GGATTCGAACCAGGACGAACCAGGACGAACCAGGACGAAAAGATTTTAACTGGGCGAACAGGATTCGAACCTGTAGCATCCGGATCCAAAGTCCAGCGTTCCACCATTTGAACTATCGCCCATTCTTTCCCGCGAATGTCTCTGTTTGACTATGGCAGTTTGGACAAAGCAATCTTAGGTTTTCTCGTCTATTATCTCTACAGTTACCATTTTTATGATCAAGCTGAAGAGACAATGGTTTATCATTCCAATTCGGACCAATTTTACACGAAGAACATTCATTCACAACAATATTTTCTTTTATCAATCTTTTCTTAAGAGATCTACTGTTGGTGTAATTTGAGTTTTCAACTAGAATTTCTTCTAAAGGTTGTCCTTTACAACCTCTTATTGACTTATTTTTGTTTGAATTTCTTCCAAGAACTATATGAGAAAAATCAATTTCATCACTAATCAATCTTTCTTTAAGAGTTCTACTGTTTCCACCTTTAGGACTTAGACCATATTTTCGCAAAATAAATGAAAGAGAATCCGTAGACTTTACAAGCTGATCTAGTTCTTCTCTTGGTATGGCCCAAAGTATTGATTTTTTCTTTCGCATATCTATCTCCTGTAAGATAGATAATACAAATAATGGTAACACAACCCTTCTTTTGTCTCCTATGCTACCGTTACATCATAGACCAATGTTTTACTTCTTCTTAGAAGAAGCCAAGGCTTCCTGTCTCTTACGACGAAGACGCTCTTGATTCTTACGATGCTTTCTTGCCACGTTTTTTTGCTTGCTTGTCATTTTTCTTCTCTTTCTTTACTTTCTCTTCTTTCAATTCGAAGAGTTTGTCTCCAACAAGAACCGACCCGCCCATGACCTTTGCAATGTTCAAATGCATCTTAATTTCAGACGCCTTCATTCCGCTCTTCTTGAAAAGTTCTTCAAGTTGTTCAGCCGTTACTTGAATAGGCTTACCTGCTTTGCTAGCAGTTTGTTTCAAATGGTTGAACTTTGCGGCGGAAAAGAACATTGCAAATCTCCTTATGCGGTCTTTATTCTTACAGAAGCAACCGCAGCAGTCTTTCGGAGATTCTCAAGCGCTGACTCGCAGTTTTCACGACTTGTATAGCTTTCGCCAGACTCAGCCGTTATACGACCAGAGGAGTAATGCCTCCAACGCCACTGAGAAGTAGCGTCCTCGTACAACTCAAAGCCGTCAGGATTCGCTGCCTTCTGAACTTCATTTCCTGCTACGCAACCCATTTTATGTCTCCATTCTGATTAGATTTTGCGCCAAAAGTAAACCCGTATGTTACTTTCGCTACATATTCCAAACAGCCCGACCTGGATTCGAACCAGGACTAACTCTTTCAGAGAGAGTTGTGCTACCGTTACACTATCAGGCTAAATTTCTTAATTCTAGTCAATATCATTATCGTAAAATCTATACTCGTTCATTAAAATATCTTCTACAGATTCCTCAATTAATGATAATAGATCTATAGTTTTCTTTTGCAAAGGAGTAGATGATTTATCTTCTTCGCATAGTTTCTTGCATTCTGCTAAAACTTTGCGCATTTTCTTTACTTGTTCTATTGCATCTTCTGTAAAATATGGCATAAGTGGACCTGGGGAGAGTCGAACTCCCTACCTTTCCCGTGCGAGGGGAATGTTCAACCAAATTGAACTTCAAGCCCATGTTCTATGCTTTTCCGAAATCCATTCTCTGCCATCATACTCTTCTATTTCCCATTCTACATCGGCAGGAATGCTAACTATCTTAAGTTCTGACAAAGCGCCAAAAGCCCTTTCTCCCAAGGTTTCAATACACTCAATAAGAAGAGGATCGTCTTGCTATTTGCATAGTATTCAGAAACCTTGTAGGCAATATCTTTCATTCCTCTTTCGAAGAGCCAAAGAGCAGCCTCAGGAGAAAGACCAAAACCACCATAGCAAGTATTTATGACAACCTTCTTCTCAGCGTCCATTGCTTTCCTCAAACTTCTCTGCTCGATTTGTAGTGAGCAGTTGCGGGAGTTACAAACGGTATTGGCTTGCCGTCTGGTCCAACACTAACCATCGCAACCGTTGCCGTTGTAACTTCTACTTTTTCGTGAGTATCGCCTCGTATGGCTTCTACTTTCACTTCAATCGTTACACTTTTCGTTCCCGTCTTTATCGTTCTTGTAGAGAACGATACGATGTCGCCTATAAGGATAGGCTTCTTGAAATCCACTTTCTCAAAAGAAGCAGTAACCCAACGATGAGCGCCGTGATTCATGGCTTCAACGAGGGCTGCCTGGTCTATGTAAGAAAGAATAATACCACCAAAAATTGTTCCATACTGGTTTGTATGACGAGGAAGCATAACAACCTGAATGGCGGTAACGAAAGGTTTTTCTTCCATAAGTGGAGCCTGCGAGATTCGAACTCGCCACCTATTGCTTTAGCCCCTTTTTAGTCTTAATAAACAATAAAGCACTAATTTTGATTCTTCATATAGATGGTAACAAATCAACATCTATCAAAAATCTATCACATACTACTTTAACGTATTCCTCATTAGTTTTATACTGAAAACTTTCCCACAAGGAAAATCTAGGACCATTACGCGATTTATTCAGCCTTCCAATACAAACATAAATGTTTCGTATAGATCTATCTAGATCATAAATACAATGACGATCTTCTTGATTTTTCAAAACACTTAACAGCCTCTTGCATCGGCTCTGTAAGGCGTCTATTTTTTCTTTTACTTTGATATCAATGTCCATAAGTGGAGCTTATGGGGATCGAACCCACCGTCTCAACCTTGCAAAGGTCGCGATTCACCTTCGAATCTTAAGCCCCGCTACCACTTACCTGCATGCTTCTCTCTATGACATCTACAACATAGAAGGTCACACTTATCAAGTTCTGTCTTCAATCTTTCCCAACTCCAGCATTTCATTTTATGAAAATCCGGATCTTTTTCTTGCGGATTGCGATGGTGAAAATCCATCGCTTCATAACATTCACTATAGCCGCATTTCAAACACTTGTTACCCTTATATTCTATCGCTTTTTTCTTCTGATCTTTAAAACGTTTCACCGTTTGTTTACTGTGGCATTTTTTGCACAAATTCCTTGAATAACCGTTACGCCCATTCTTCATCATCATTTCAGGATTTGATTCAGAACAGCTTTTGCAACAGTAGGATTTTTTCTTGACAGTTGTTAGACTAAATTTCTCAAGCCAATATCTTGCATTGGTTTGAGAAACACTTAACTTCTCTGCTATCTGTCGAGTTGAAAAGCCTTCATTAACTAGTTTTAGTAAAAGCTCTGAATCCATAGAGTATATTTCTATACTCTAGCTCAGCAATCCTTTTTTATTTGCAAAAGATGAGCTAAGACCCCAAAACAACCAATATGTTAGGTGACCAACGGGGGTAACTTAACAGGTTAACCGTAGGTACATTCGACTGGTTGTAATGCCCCTACCCGGATTCGAACCGGGAAAACGTCGGCTTAAAAGGCCGCTGCTTTACCTGATAAGCTTCAGGGGCGCTTCTTATTTTTGTCCGAAATCAATTCTTCCCTAGATTTCGGCTCATGACCTTTGGCAAACCACATCTTAAACTCAGACTCGCATTCACAACACTTGGGAGGCTTATTACCTCCTTGGTCAAACGCAAAGGTACATCCGCAATGACATTTAGTACCTTCAAGTCGTTTCATAATAGCGGAGATAGGATTCGAACCTATATGGAATGGCTTATGAGACCACCGCTGGGAACCGTTCCAGTCTACTCCGCAGTCTATATTCAAATCGACAATTACTCAAAACTTCCTTTAGAGAACACGATTGTTTTAGTCGATACTGAAGTGAAAGAAGAAAGGTTAAGTATGGACACAAAAAACATTCATGTCGATTTTGAAAAGCTATCAGCAAGTCTTGTTGACGTTCTTCCTATTGCTATTATTATCTTCAACAGCAAGCATGATATAATCTATTGCAACAAACACACAGAAGCTGTATTCGGATACAAAACTGAAGAACTTATAGGAAAGCCTCTTAGTTCTCTTGTTCCTGATAGATTCAAAGAAAGTCATAGCCATGACGCTCATGAATATATGAAAAACCCGAAACCAAGGTCTATGAATAATGGACTGGAACTATATGCTATTCACGCAGACCATCATGAATTCCCCGTAGAAATAGCTCTTTCTCCATTAGTCAAAGACGACGGAGAACAACTTGTGGTAGCTTCCATTCTTGATCTAACTAAAATGACTTCTCTTATTCTTAGAGTTGATTCTTCTGTTTTAGCTAACACTGAACTTCAGGGCAAGATTGTTGCAATGAAAGAAAAGATGGTAGAAATGGAAGAGAAGTATTCTTCGCTTCTAAAAAGCTCCCGGTTGGATTCGAACCAACGTGTCGTTTAACGATTCTGCTTTGCAGGCAGGCCCATTCAACCTCTCTGGCACAGGAGCATGGAGGCGAGGGCAGGACTAGCAACTTCTTACCTTGCAAGGGTTTTGGTCTTGCGACCAAAGAAGTTTACCTGCACCAGTGTCCGTAATACCAGCCGCTCAAGGCCGCCAGACATCGTTCTATACGATGAGCCATCGCACCTTAAACTACCTCGCCAATAGAAACCGCAAGCGCTAACCTGTTGTTTCATATAACTTCAATATCAAACGTTTTACCCGGAAGACATTTTTTGGCTATAGTCAGTCCTCTAGGAACGGAATAATCTCCAACAAAAACGGATGAACCGTATTGTTCTTTGGATACTATGGCCTCATAGTAAGATGGGGCTGTTCTTTTAAGAAGAACATATCCTATCTTTTCCTTGCCATCATAAATGGCAATTCTCATTCTTAGTTTCATAAAGCCCGCTACAGGACTCGAACCTGTACACTTCTGAGTTGCAGTCAGAGCCATTTGTCCATTTTTGGTAAGCGGGCATTTAGCTAGTATGGGATTGAACTGGGAAATGCCTACACAGGCTATCCCCCCATAGTTTTGAAGAGGAGGATATAAGAGTTGAACTTATTGATAACCCAGAAACTTCGACTAGCTAAACCTAGTTATCGGCTTTTCAACCAACACTAAGACTTCTTTACACGCTTGTTCCAAGCCTTGACCGCCTTCTTAATCAAATGAGTATCAAGGCACTTGTTACTATTCCAACGAGCAGGCAAATCGCAAAAACAAGACTTTGCAAAGCATTTAGAGCAACGAACATGCCAGGCATGTCCGCTGCATTCGACATAAGCATCTCCGCCGCAAAAAGGGCAGGGAAGCAAGTCGTCATGCTCAACTTCTTTGCGAAGAAAATGACCTTGATCGTCTTTCTTATTCCAGATTGGAACTTGAGTCTTCATGATTGCCTTTTCTATCTGGACGAATTTTGAAGTTTACAACCTCTATACCAGTTTCGTTGATTATAACTTCTATGTCATCAGGAGTTGTAGGCAAACCAAGCTCAGTATACTTTGCGCTTATATCTACAGCTAACCGAGCCTTGAACTTAGAGTTAAAAACTTCGTTGCTGATCATTTCATGAGTAAAAGACTCAATAGTATCCAAGCCTGAGTTGTCAAAAGACTCAGCAAGAGCCTTTGCAAGAATTGGGGAGAAAAAAAGGTCTCTAATCTCTCTTGCAATATTGTCTTTATTCATGGCAGTATTCCAAACTACTTTGCTAACGAAAGTATATCCCAAGCAGCAGTAGCGGCTATGGGCCGACTCTTATGAGTATATTGACCTGTTTTCTCGTTCTCAGCCCACCACCAAGGCCGACCAGCTTCGATTTTATGAAGAAGCCGCCAACCATGAAGTTGCAAAGTAGACCAACAAGAAGGAAATAGGTCTTCCCTTATTACATCAAGCGATTGTTGGGATTCGAACCCTGAGTCGGCTTTCACTCTTGTTATTCCTAGGAAACAAAACGTCAGACTCAATTAACCAAACCAGTATGCCTACCGGAATACAATCGCATCATTTTTCAAACCAAACCTTGTCTTTGCAGGAAGCTTCTCCGTTATAGTTGATGAAGATTTCTTCGCCCTTCCTGATTGACTTGACAGCAGTAAAGAAAATTTCTTTCTTGCTTTCATTGAAGTCGTATTCAGCATTGGCGCTTGAAGAATGATTGAAGAAGCTTCCATGACCCATTGCTATCGCAAAGGTATTCTTGCCCCATTCGTACCAGTAGTTGCTAAGGTCTGTTTGAAACAGACTATTAGTGTCTTTCTTCTTGGTAATCAAAAGAGGATTTACCAGGAACTTTTCGCCCTTGCGGATATCTTTGGTGGCAAAAACACCTCGACCCGAAATCTTGCTCACTTTTACAACTGTTGACATAGAACAGATTATAGGCGATTGTTTGACACAAATATCTGAAACAAGCGGATGGGGTCGGGGTCGAACCGACAGTCCGCCTTGCGACGGACGCCTGCTTTCCAAGCAGGTACAGAAAACCAACTATCTGAGTCCCATCCAAAGAATTCCTGCCGGGCGTCCCCTGACTACGCTGTTCAACCATATGAACTTCCAGGGCAAAAGCGCCCCAGATTGGATTCGAACCAACTACCTTCATAGCTCGCTTAGCGAAGCAAGAATTAACAACGCCGCTAGCAGCGTTGAAAGCGGAGAGCAAGGGATTCGAACCCTCATTGCGCCTTTTAAGACGCAAGACTAAATATCTCTTGAAACTATATCTATTTTCTTTCGCAAAACTGTAACGTCTTCTAGATATTCTTCTGAATCTAAATCTAAACAGTGATTATCAAGAAAGTTAACAACCTCTTTAGCTATATCTTTTAGAGATTCTATCCTAAACAAAAGTTCACTTTTCCATTCTTCTACAGTATCTCCATCTAATTGATTGGTTGATGCCTTATGTTGAGAATGCAGCATTTGGCGAATCAACTCTTCAATAGATGCGTTTTTATGTGATCTTTCTTTCATAAGCGGATGGTGTCAGAGTTGAACTGACGGCACCCCTTACGAGGTGCGGCGGTTTAGCAAACCGCTGGGAAAAACCGACATTCCCGTACCATCCAATTATCTTTTCAAGATATCATCGCCATTTTTTATAGCTTTGATTTCTTGCTTTTTCCAAACCAGAAGCTTATGGTCAAACTGACTCCACTTGCTTCTGTCTTTATCTGTCTCGAATCCCTTGACTTCCAAGTAACTGTCTATGTCTTCAATATAGAAATCAGGAGTATAAAATCTTTCTTTACTGTCGTAATTATAGGCAAAACGATTCTTATTTCTCTTCCATTTCACACCAATTTTATCAAGATACTGAGCTACTTCAAGCTCCCAAGTTCCATCAACTTTTATTAATCCAGCAATCGGACTATTGTAATCTATTTTCTTACAGCGACCAGCTTTTGGCATCCAACCATTTTTGTATCGTTTATTGATTGAATTTCTTATCTTTTCTCGTCGCTGTTCTTCTGTCTTTTTGGTCCCTGCAACGCCTAGATTTGGATGACCAATTAATTTAGCAGAAACCCTCGCAGATAACTCAGCGGCTTTTTCTTTGCCGTAAAGCTCTTCGTTAGTCTTGCCTTTGTTCCAAGCTTGTTGCTCGCCAGTTTTCCCTTTATTCCACGGAGCTACGCCAGTTTGCTTTTTAGCAAGTTTGGCCCGTATTGCTGGACAACGAGAAACATTCTTCTCACAGCAATAATTCTTACCTATCAGGTATCTACCCTGACAACCGCATCCATGTTTACATATTATATCCATACATTATATGTATCGACATAATATCATTATTGCTTCAATAAATGCAAACTGCTGCCGCCAACCATATCGGCCTACTCTCCAAGGCGAGCTATCTTAGCTCGCGATTATCTTACTGACCTACCGTAACAATCGGAAACGGGCTAGAGCAAGCAACTATTTCTCCACTTCCCTTTTCCGTCAAAGTACCATTAGGAGTGTGAAACACAACCCTATCAACTTTTACGTTTACAACATTATTATCGTCATCTACCCCAACGATAACACCAAGAACTTCCATTTTTGCAATACCAACTGGCTGATCATTATCAGGCCAAGCCTTCACAAAATCTCCAAATCTAACTTCTTTCTTTTCAAAACCTGCATATCCATAATTCATTACTATTCTCCTTATAGGGTTAATAGTAATTACAAATGAAAATCTGGCATTCCTCTTACAAAGTGGGGACGGTAGGATTCGAACCTACAAAGTCTCAAAGACGCCCAGTGTACCGCTGGGTTTGCTCGCCTTCTCTCTATCGTAATAGATCAAAAATTACTATAGAGAGCGGAACTCGCTTCGCCGCGAGGGTGGCTATCCATGCCGCGTCCCCGAATAATCCGATATTAAAGCATATGACTCCAATATGGGTTCGTCAAACCAATCTACCAGGTCTAGGCGATTTTGTTAGAATCTGCCCGACAATTCTTACCCTTTCCCTAAAAGAAGGTCGTCCAATTCCAGTTTTCTTCGAAAACAAAGAAATGGAAGTTATTTTCCAAGACTGTTCTTTTATAGAAGTTCTTCAAGAAAAACCCAAAACACCATGTTATCTTTCAACGACAGCAATACTCAATAAGAACATTAAGTATGGCGCTATCAAAAACAAATACTATGGCGTTCACTTCTCTCTTCATGGAAACGAAAACATGCTTCCATTTTCTATTGGAACCCAACTCCCATATAGAGAGAAGTTTCCTAATGCAGTAGCTGTTTTTTGCGGTATTGGAGTACCAAGACTCTATAGATACGGCAAAAACATTGGAGACGACAATCGAAGATACATTCTCAAGTCTCTCATAAAGAGAGGTTACAATCCTGTTATTCTTGGTACTGAGAGCGACCATAAGATGTTCTGGTCTAATATAGACATGACAGGATGTGTAAACATGCTTGGAAAGACAAAGCTTTTTCAAGCAGTTCGTATTTTGAATGATTGTCAGTTTTTTATCTCGAATGATACATGCCTGTATCATTTTGCTTCTGGACTACAGAAGAAAGGTCTCGTCTTTTGGAGAGAAACCTCTCACAAGATTGACGGCAACCCATTTGATAAGGACTTTATCCAACACCATCAAAGCGAGGATATAACAACTTACAAAACAGTTGTTGACAAGTTCCTTGACAAGCAAAGTTCCCTCCCGGAATCGAACCGAGCTATCTAAGGTACGAACTTAGCGCATCGCCTACAATGCTTAGGGAACATTTTTCTTTCCGCGAATCAACTTCATCATGATTCTGTAAACTATTGGCGTTGAACTTCTCCAGGCAAAGTTAAAAGCGTCTTCAATGGAGACAATTCTGCGAAAACGATATGTTTCGCCCTGCCAAGAACGATAAGCATGATAAAACAAAATCATGAATCGAAAAACTCTCATAAACAGAGTTACTGCTTATGGAGTAAACATTCCTACTTAGTTGAAGAAAAGTTCTAAATAAGCAAACAAATCCTCTACCGAAACAGTTGAGGAATCATTGCAATCAGCGCTTATATCTGAAATGAAGTAAGCGTCAAGAAAAGAAAACAAATCCTGAGGACTCACTTGACCGTCTTTGTTGAAATCACCAGAAGAAACAAAGTAACTTGCCGGAGCAACAACAACTTCGATATCGCCTTTCCATCGAGTTTCTATTGTCCAATTTCCATCATTAGATGGACGAACATTGAAGGCTTTTATCCAAACTTCATTAGATTCTAAACCGCTCACGCTTTGAGTTGAGCCATTTGATAATCTAACAACTTGTTGACTTCGAGGAAAACGACCTATGTAATGGCGTCCGCCAGCTACAAGATCCGAAAGAGTCCAGTTCTCGATTATATCAGGGTACTGCTTTACCCACATAGGAATATCTCCTACATTGGGAAAGAAATACGAATTACCATTCCATCCAATTGTGTCGCATTGAATGGTTGGTCCATAATCGCTTGATGTTTCTATTTTTACCTGCGTATTTCTATAAGGTTGCGACGTTCTTTCAAATGGCAAACTTACATCAACAGCAATTGGTTGATTATTGAATGTAGCAAAAAGTCTTGGAGGATCAAAATCGTAGAAACACTGATAGTTACTAATCTGTTCTGGCTGCTCCCAGCCGCCAATATAAACAAGAGCATTTCCCATTCTTGCATTCTCAATGCGAATCGTCATAACGTCCGCTTTGATTTGAGAAACAAGAGCTAACAAACCAACAATAAAACCTAAAACTTTCATATTTTTCCTTTCTTAGGGTTACTACCTTAAGAACTGGAAAGTAGAAAGCTTTTCCTATCAAGAAAACAAAAAAGTTTCAAAGTTATACTAAAACAGGGGAATCGCTCGTATCTCAGAGTGTTGCTCTAGCCCTGTCAACCATCTCCTGATGGCCCTGCTCGGCTTCAATCCAGTTTTCGTAGCGTCTCATGCTACCGTCCATAGGACCGCCGAATACCAGAGTCTCAAAGAGAATCGGTTTATTACGATCCCCAAAGTTATGATCAAGACCAAGAAAGACTGTTGAAACCTCAACATCTTTTGCTATTTTGGTCAAAGCAACTCGTTTGGCTTCTTTGTTCTGTATAGACCAAAGGCCATTCGTTTCGTCCGGGACAGGACGAACACCATCGAGTTTGTACCAAAACGGCTTTCTCATAATCCATCCTAAAGTAGCGGTATCTGGAATCGAACCAGAATCTCAAGCTTATGAGGCCTGCGCCCTAAACCATTTGGACCATACCGCCATCAAACTTTGTGTTTCTCTCTCCAAGCGTCTAACTTGGCCTTCTGCTTCTTTCTCCTCTCCACAGCAGCTTGCGCATTTTCAAGAGAAGAGTAACAAGAAAAGTAAGCCGTATAATGACCGTCATGAGAGAGTCTACCTGGCAACTCTATAACTCTTCCGTCTTGAAGAGTATAGCTTTCTGGCTTTCTATCGTCTGGATATCTCCATAGACATAAGCCTCCATTTCCTCTTATGAACCTTACCATGCCAGTTATGATTTTGCCGCTATCGTCCCAAGGATGATAGTGCCAAACCTGCATGCCTAGTTTTACTTCAACTCCGTCAGCAAGCTTGTAAGGCTTTTTGCGAATACATTTAATGTAGACCTCGCCATCGACTATCATCTCATGATAGCTCTTGGCATAGCCACAACGCTGACAGGTCTTGTCATCGTCGAATCTCATTGGCTCGTCAATAGTCGGCATTAGATGATCTTATTGAGGTATTCGTCAATCATTTCCTTACGAGCAAGACCTTCAATCAGGTAATCAGGTATGGAATCGAATCCATAATGAGCGCCAGCAAACTGTCCTGCAATCGCTCCAGTTGTATCGGAATCATTGCCAAGGTTGACTGCTCGCAACACAGCTTGCTCGAAGTTATCCGTATCGTAGAAGGCCCACAAAGCCGATTTGAGGCTTTCTATGACATGGCCCCGACCGTCAACCTCATCCGTCAAGAAAGAGCCATTAGCGACCGCTCGGACTTCTGGAACGAGTTCTAGACTCGCTGTTTCTTCCCAAGTCGGATTCAAAACCTGTTCCTTTGACAAGCCTCTCAGCAAGCCAGACAGGATAACAGCCATATATTCGCAAGCAGAACGACAAGCAGGACTACTATGAGTAGTAGCGCTTGATTCAACTGCAATAGTTCTCAGGTTCGGGTCTGTTGCAAACTTGATTGCAACAGGAGCGAGTCTCATGATTGAGCCATTACCCATTGCTTCAACAAGCGGCGACTCAAGTTCGCCAGTTGCAATGTAGTTCTCCAAAGACTTTCTGGTAGTACCTCCCATGCCAAAGCATTTATTACCAGGAGTGTACTTGCCATTCTTGTACCAGTCAACGTACTTGTCTAACTGGTCTTTCTTGGAGTGACCATTTGCTAGAGAATCAGCAAGAGCCAAAGCCATGCTCGTATCGTCTGACCATTCCCCAGCAAGGGAACGACGAGCTTTTGCGTCTCGATATCCCAGAACAGGAGGAAACGTGCCTGCTTGCTTCATCTCGACTGGAACGCCCAAAGCGTCTCCAATCGCAAGCCCATAGAAGCAGCCTTTTTGACGATTTTGCAAATCGGTAAGCATTGCAACAGTATAGGCGACAAAAACAGCAGACGAAAAAACAAGTGAAAGCTGACGGTGGGATTCGAACCCACGACCTGTCCCGTGCTTCACCATTCATATTCTTCTGCGAGATGAAGACCTTTAACCTGACCGTTAGCGGGTTTTTCAAAACGAACTGTAATCGCTGTTTTATCAGCTATCATTGATGCTTCAAACCAGCAAAATTTGTCATAACGAGGGAAATATGCTATTACTACATCTATTTCGTCTACTGAATAAGTCCAACGTCGTCCGCCCTTCTCAATAGGTTTTTTGTTATCAGCTTGCAACCGTATTGCTATAGAACCTTGTGCGTTAGATCTTTCGCCGTCACAATACTTGATTTGTGTCCTATATAGCTTTCCATTTTTGTCAAGAATCAAGTCGTAACGAGAAGCGTCACTGATAGGACGACTGACTCCTATTCCTTTTTCTAGCGCTCTCAATATTACTTTTTGACAAGCTATATCACCTTTTTCGTTTGTATCCATTTATAGACCTCCTGCAAGGGTATGCACAGGTCTATCGACAAGAAGAGTCTTTCTTCTTCAAAGTCATCACCCGAATTCGAATCGAGGTTTCCTTCGTACCAAGAAGGCGTAATAACCAACTATACTATGATGACATTCTAAAGACTGGTCCGGGAGTCGAACCCGGCTGGAGTTTTTACACCCGCAAAGCGGTTAACAGCCGCTCGCTTAGCCGCTCAGCCAACCAGTCATACATTTTGGGCCGCCTGGCCTCTAGGCTACCAACCCGAAAGCTCCAGAGCTAGGATTCGAACCTAGATTATCCTAGTTAACAGCTAGGCGAATTACCAAAATTATTCGACCCTGGAATAAAGTGGTGAGAGTAGGATTTGAACCTACGACGCGCTGATTTACCTAGGTTACAGCCGCTCTACCAGACTGAGCTATCTCACCAAAAGCCTCCTCCCGGAATCGAACCGAGTATCTCTAAGGTACAAGCTTAGCGCATCGCCAGCAATGCTTAGGAGGCATGTTATTTTTTCCTGAGAAGTTCCTCATGAACCTCTGCATGACAATTTCTACAAAGCATATCGCATTTATCGGCTTCGGTCTTCATTTTTTCAAATGACTGCACACAACCACTACCTATTCCGAAGTCTTTCTCTTTTGGATCTCGATGATGAAATTGATAAACGCTTGGATACGCCTTGTTATATCCGCATCGTTGACATTTTCCACCTTTGTAATCAATAAGCTTGAGTTTACTTTTTCGTCTCCATTCAGAAACCTGTTCAGCATTCCTTAGCTTCTTAATTTTCTTTGGAGCATCAATATCGGCCTTGGTATTATGAGATTTCCAAGGCGAACACTCAAGACAATATTTGCGGTTACAAATATTCTTCCATTGTCCGTCCAAAAATACTCTGTTTTTGAAGGGTTTTTTACATTTTCTACATTCCATACTTTACCTCCTAAGAGGTATTTCGACAATGTAGCTTAGTTTTCTTCAATAAAGTGTAAGAAAGCTCCTCGACCAGGATTCGAACCTGGAAAAACAGATTAACAGTCTGTCGTGATACCGTTTCACCATCGAGGAATCGCTCTACCAGTTGAGCTACTAGAGAATCAAAACGACGCATACGAGAATCGAACTCGTGTCTTAGCCGTGACAAGGCTCTGATCTACCACTGACCTAATGCGCCATAAACGCCACCGAAGGGATTTGAACCCTCAACACCCTCGTAGACAGCGAGGTACTCTAGCCAATTGAGTTACGGCAGCAAATGAACTGATATGTAGTTGATACAAGGGTGGAAACATTACAAGTGTTAACCTTATATCTATCGACCAGTTCTAAGTGAGGGATGCGGGATTCGAACCCGCAAGACTTCTGGTTAAGAGCCAGATGCTTTACCTAATAAGCTTATCCCTCATAAATGACCCCTCAGGGAATCGAACCCTGTTCTCAAGATTAAGAGTCTCGTGCATCGCCACTTATGCTTAGGAGTCTCGTAAAATGGTTGTCTTAGCGCCTGCTCCGTATGGATTCAGGATACTGCCGTATTGTAGCCTCTCAGCTTCACTCGTCAATACCGAACCTAAAGAATCAACCATTCACAATGACTTCGGTGGGAATTGAACCCACAACCGTGAGCTTAAAAGGCTCCTGCGCTACCTGGTTGCGCCACAAAGTCGAAAAATCAAACCTGAGACCTTCTTCTTTGAAAAACTTCTTCCGAATATCCTTCGGGCTTTCGTCCTTCCCACCAGTTAGGCCACCATTTATTTGCTTTTAACCAATCAACAAACTCTTTACAAGAGTTGAATTGACCTGGACCTTTTTCTTTGGTTTCGCTTTCATGATGAGCCGTAATCCATCCTGGATTTGAACAATCAAGATGGTAGATATCTAAACAAGCCCAAAGCTTTTGAGGATATCTTTTACCGTCTCTTTCGTACCAGCCGTACATTGTATTACCATCTCTAACGAAAAACTTACAATCGTTCAGAGGTTGGTCTAGGTTGGTCAATCCTGATACAATGTTTTGCCAACGTTCTTTTTGACAGTCATTATGGAACCAAGAAGTCGTTCCTAAGAAAACCGTGTCTCCTCCAGATAGCCATTTCTTATTAGGAAACTCTTTACCGTCTTTGGGGAGAATTTCAGTATTACAGTATTCGCATTTCATAGTTGTTTCCTTTCAATGTCAGAAACACACAAGCACTCCCGGCAGGACTCGAACCCGCTGCCTTCTCGTTCGAAGCGAGATGTGCAAATCCAGTTACACCTCGGGAGCAATATGTAAGTAGGTTTCATATTATTGTTTCTATGAAACTCGCAGTCTAAATGGTCTGCTGCATTGAAGCTAGTAACAGCCACCTGTACACTTGAGCGCTCGCATGTACAAGCTCTTATATCCTATGTACGTTCTAATCCGTACTGCTACTTACAAAGCATCCCCAGTAGGAGTCGAACCTACAACCTTATCCTTAGGACGGATCTGCTCTTCCAATTGAGCTATGAGGACATGAAAGCTGCCCCAGTTGGATTCGAACCAACATTGACTTGCTTCAGAGGCAAGTGTCCTACCATTTAGACGACAGGGCAAAGATGCAGCGACCTTGTATATAGGGCTTCTTCCAGCAGAAGAGTTGTCTCCCCATACTCGACCTTATCACGGGCAAATCTATAGGCTCGATTCTGGCTTCGAGGACAACCCCATAGACTCTCCGCTGCTTAAGCGCTCCTGGAGGGATTCGAACCCCCAACTTTCTGCTTAGAAGGCAGAATTTCTGTCCAGTTGAATTACAGGAGCATAAGCGTTCCCAAGAGGAGTCGAACCTCTAACAAAACAAGCGCTCCTGGGAAGATTCGAACTTCCAACTCCGACATTCGTAGTGTCGGTTTCTGTCCAGTTGAATTACAGGAGCTTATCAATATTACCTCGATACCAGCCAAACTGTTTAGCAGTTTTTCGTTGATGACAGTTTGCACATCTTACATCGCATTTTTCTACTTCTTTGAGAATTGTTTCCCAACTAAATCCATACATAAGACTTGATACTGTTTGTCTTTTCTTGCCTCTTACATGATCGAACTGAAGAACAACAGGATCTTTTTCGCCGCAATCAACGCATGGATGTTCAAGTAGATAGCTGTACATCTTATTCTTGTTTTCAGCTATGATTACAGCGTTTCTTTTCACTGCTTTCTTTTTGTAGTATTCTTTGTTGTTTTGATAGTGCTTTTTCTTATGAATCTTGTTGCATTCCGTACAAATGGAATGTCTCAATTTCTTTTCTTTGCTGCGAAAAGTAAAGTCATTGATAGGCCTTTGTAGACCGCATTTCGTGCATGTTTTTGTTTCCATACATACCTCCTAAGAAGTATGTACAACAATGCACTCGAAAATCCTTCTTTGATTCGTAGTCAGAAACTCTATCCAATTGAGCTATGGGAACAATGATTCATTTTTGATGAGAGAAGAAGACTTCAATAGGTCCGGTCTTTACTTGGTAATACAACTGGAAGTCATTATCAACGTGACAGTAGTACCAATACTTCTGTTTCCAAGTGGCGTCCTTCTTGACGTTGAACTTCTCGTCCTTTGCCCAAGAGTTTACCCATGCTTTCGGATGAAGTAAAAACTTAAACTGAACAGAAGTGCCTTTAGCGAAGCCACACCTTGAAATCCCAAATCAAATGAAAGTACATAGCGTACTCCTTTCTAAACACCCCCAGTTGGACTCGAACCAACAGCTTCAACCTTCGCAAGGTTGCGTGCAAAATTCCCTTACACTTTGGGGGTAGCTGCTCATCTCTTCTTCATGAAGTTATGAACGCATCTATCTGTTCCGATTGCAACTTCGATATTCTTGATTTTAGAATCGAAGTCTTTTCTGCGCGAAATCGAGCAAATCTCCATTTCTTGCTCAGGTTCAACGAAGATTACGTCTGTCGTTTCGTCTGAATAAGAAGGCAGTCTATCGCTCTTTTCGGTCTTGCAGTTGACAAGAAGTTCTGCAAGGGCTTTTCTTACGTCCTCAACAAGACGAGGATAGTAGTCATTAGAAGTATTCGCAGCAAACAGGATCTGAAACTCAAGTTGATAAAACTCTTTGAGTCTCATGAACTTTGTTGGCTGGTCTTGTTCTCTTCGGAAGCTCTTTCCATGTTGCCAGACGCAGATTGGCGGTTTGAACTTCGGGTCATGATACCCGCTCAAGATATGGCGAGCATACGCATATGACCCCATTGTTGTTTCTGGTCTCAAGGCAAGCTGATCAACCATGTAGAAATCATCAACTGAATAGTTGAGATTAATTTCGCTAGACGGCGTAAGAATCGGCGCTTCGCATTGAACAAGCTTGAAAGCTTGATTCATAGAAAGCAAAGAGCGACGAACAGCAGAAACCATATGTTCAACGAACATATTTCGGATTCTGATTTCCTCTTCAGACCAAAAGACCAACCCGTTGACGTTATACAAATTCGCATGAGACATAAGAAACCTTTCTGGTAAACGATCTACTTGGTATACTAGACTTCACCAAAACGGATGGTACTGGACTCGAACCAGTAGAGGCTTTTTAGACCCCGCTCGTTTTCGAAACGAGTACGACTAACCGATATTCGTCTACCATCCATTGATTTTTTCTTTTACAAGAAACTTACCATCTAAGTCTGTTGCTATAAAAGCTTCTATGTTCTCATTTAGCTCAAAAATCCAACTAAATTCTTTTTCTTGTTGAAGTTCTATTCTTAGAAGTCTCAAATCTTCTTCTGTGATATCATTTTCATAGACAACCATATGAAGAACATGAAGTTTGTCTTCCTTGTGATAACCAATCAAGAGTATATTTTCCATAAAGACCTAGCTACGGGATTCGAACCCATATCTCCGGGCGTTTCAAAACCTGATCAGGTTGCCCATGCGCATTACCATTATGCTAAGCGGCCTACATTCTTTCATGTTGTCAATCCAGTTTCGGACAAGCCGTGACTTGGACGGGTCAACCCTCGTTTAGCCGATCTCCGTCGCAGTAGCCTTACCAGGGGTCTCTGCAACATTATGGAGGTCGGAATGCTTGGAGTATTGGGCGATTCCAGGTAAACTGCCTCGCTAGGACTCGAACCTAGATTCAGAGCTTCAAAGGCTCCCGTCCTACCAGTTAGACGACAAGGCAATAAATCAATAACAGTCTCTTACTCTTGTTGAAGAGTAACCAACTGAAGACATAAGACTATCTCTTAGTTTTATGAAGGCTTCTTCGCCGTAAGCGTCAGCTTTACCGTCTCTTCGACGAGCCTCATTTGCGGCCATCATGCCTTGGGCTTCGATATAAGCCGCCATAGCCTCAGCATTGAGTTCTGCTGCTATCATTGCGATTCTTGCAGCGGTTTCGTTCATGTTCTTTCATCGCATATTTTGCGTTGATTAGAACAGTTATTCACCGCATGTTTGATCGTTTTCTGTGGTTTTTTCTACAACAGGTTCCGTCTTATTCTCTTCTTTGTTTACAGGAGTGTTTTGCGAAGAATCTTGCGTTGTATTTACTGAAGCATGTATAGGATTGGTTCCGCTATTGGTCATGGGGGTATACAATGGATTGTTGGCGCTTTGTTGTTCCATATTCTCTTACTCCTGTAATTATGCCTAAGCGGAGCGGAAGGGATTCGAACCCTCATGGCGGGGGTTACCCGCCAGCCAGTTTTCAAGACTGGTACAGCATAGCCTTTAGCTGCCACCTGCTCCAAACGCCTTGCATGGTTTACCCTAGGAGCTACAGCCCATGCATCTAAACCCTAGAAAAGACGAGTACAGGAAACTTTGTACTCTTAAGCCCTCGTTTATCGACTTGCTGAACCGCTCCCATAAGGCGGGGGCGTGCTATAGTCATTCAAGGTGTTTGGGCCAAATACCTACCCAGTTTTCGCCTGTGCGCAAACAGGACTTATAAGCATTGGGTTATGCTAAAGTGGAGGTAGAGGGACTCGAACCCCCGTAGACCTAAAGGCCGCCTGATTTACAGTCAAGAGCAATTGCCGCTATGCGATACCTCCAAAATGCAGGTACGGAGAATTGAACTCCGTCGTACTCCTTGGCAAGGAGCCATGCTTCCGTAACATCTTACCTGCGAAAGTGGGAGTAAGAGGAATCGAACCTCCAATGTTAACTCTTAAGAGAACAGATTTACAGTCTGCTGCCACACAACCAATAGTGACGTTACTCCCGAAAAGAGGCATAGGGGAATCGAACCCCTTTGAACCTGCTTGGAAGGCAGGCAATCAACCAATGACTCAATGCCTCAATACGCTATCAAATGCGCTGAACCTGGATTTCCAAGTCCGTCAACTTCATAACTTGATTCTATCTCAAAACCAAGTTTCTCAAGAACAGGTATGAGAATAGGATTTACAACCCATATTCTCATCATTGTGTTATGACCCATTTCTTGATAGTCCATCTTCTCCATATTGTATTTCTTGAGAGCTTGCTGTATAAGACCTAAACCAACACCCTGACGACGAAACTCAGGCTTTACTACAAGGTCAAACGAAAACACCATTACGTCTTCGCCGTAACTATTATCATTCGTCCAACCGCTTGCCAAAGCGCCAATAACAACGCCATTTTCTATGGCAACTTGACTTACATTCTTTTCTCTGCCATAACGAATAGCATTATCCTTGAAAACTTGGTCAGCTTGTTCAGCTTTTTCCCAGTCCTCTTCAGGATCAATATGCTTGAAATCGGCGTCATCTGCTTTCTTGTACCACATAACACCTAATTCTTCGGATTCTTTTATAATCCTCTAGAATCTTACAAAGCTGCGCTCGGGACTCGAACCCGAAACCTCGACCTCAAAATGGTGTTAACCTTCATCCTATCGACCAGTCAGTTATTAGACTGACTGATATGTTGCCGGCGAAGATGTTTTTTCGCGCTCTACCATTGAGCTAACGCAGCATTTTGAACTGATATGTTGATGAACGTAAGGGGTTAATTTGCAGTTAACCTTATGTTCTTCGACCAGTTCTAAAGTCAGGGAGACAAGATTTGAACTTGCGACCTTCTGGACCCAAACCAGACGCTCTACCAAGCTGAGCTACACCCTGAATGAATCAGTATGTTGGAGAATAAGGTGTTGTTACAATTTCAAGTTGTTAACCTTACTCATTCGACTGATTCTAAATCGTTCAACAAGTTTTATCCTGCTGAACAAGGTCTTTTTGATTTCCAATCGTGATGTGGAATGTATGTTTGTAGTCTTTAGGAGGCTCAATGTAAGGGCTGATTATAGGCAACCCAAGTTCCACCCGAATCTCTTCGAGTCGCTTACTAAAAGCATCGACCCAAAAGTAAAGCGTACCGTTACGAACCACGTGGGTGTATTCAAATTCTATTTCTTCACCCGCATGTTTGTTCCAGAACTCCATGTTAGGATTTTCTTTGCGAACAACAGATATATGAGCGTCATACATCTGAGTATTCGTTCTAATTGATTTCGGTAGTAGACTGCGATAGTACCTAACAATCTCTTGGTCTACATCAAGAACGAGATTTTCTCGTCCATACCGAAGTATGCCAGTTGATTTGAAAAGGGTACTCATAAATACGGCGAGTAGGACTCGAACCTACAACCCGGGGTTTGGGTTAACCTTGTTCCATTCGGCCTGAAAAGGCATGTATTAGGAGAAGGTGTTTTAGACTCCTGCTCTGCCAATTGAGCTATCGCCGTAAAACTTACTACAGAGGTTAGTCCGCAGCAAACATAGAACTTAACATCGTCAAGTCAATAAGGAGTTCACAAATGGAGCAAGAAAGAAAGTTTGGAAGAATGTACTCAAAGGACAGTAGAGACCGCTTGTTTATGGCTCGTCCGCCAATGGCAACCTCTAATATCAAGTATAAGTTCTGGTATACTTCGCCAGCTTACGACCAAGGTAATACAAGTCAATGCGTTGCTTACTCTGGTGTAAAACTCCTTGATTCTGGTCCTGTCAGAAACCTAAAAGCTGAAATGGACTTTTCCTTTGCTGACCTTTACAAAGAATGTCAACAAAACGACGAATGGCCTGGAGAAGATTATGAAGGAACGTCTGTTCGAGCGTTGATGAAGGTTCTTAGAAGCAAAGGCTATATTAGCCGTTATGAATGGGCTTTTGATTTACAAACCATTATCAATCATGTTCTTACAACAGGTCCAATGGTTGTTGGAACATGGTGGACAAATGATATGTTCTATCCTGACGAGAAGAGCTTCATTCGAGTTGGAGGACGAGCGGTTGGCGGTCATGCCTATCTAATCAAAGGCGTGAATACAACAACAGTTTGTCCTGACGGAACGATTGGAGCTTTCCGCATTATCAACAGTTGGGGAGAGAACTGGGGAGTTAGGGGTTGCGCTTCTATTAGTTTCAAGGACTTTGAAACTCTGTTGAATGCGGAAGGCGAAGCTGCAACGATTGTTGAGGTTAAGAAGTAAGTCAGGGTGACTGGATTTGAACCAGCGGCCTCTTGCTCCCGAAGCAAGCGTTCTACCAAGCTGAACTACACCCTGAAGTAACCAGTATGGGGTTGAGAAGACGTTTTAACCGCAATGCGGTTGCTTTACAAGAGCGTTAATCTTACTCATTCGACTGGTTATAAAGTGGAGCCGAAGGGAATCGAACCCTCCCAGTTTCCTTGCAAAGGAATCTCGCCGCCTTGGTACATGCAGCCCCATATGTTAGTACATGAACGGCTCTAACAGCCGGTTGAATTCTCGACTCATGCTGTGATTCAACAGACCTTTGCCGAATCAATGAGAATTCATTTGAAAGCAGCAAGCCGGACTCGAACCGGCAACTTTCTAAATTCCGCCTCTAAGGTTAAGAGGAATCGACACCTCACAGGAATCCCTCTCGGGGACACTCTGCCATTGAGTTATTGCTGCATAAGTCAGGGTAGCTGGATTTGAACCAGCGGTCTTCTCGTTCCAAACGAGACGGATTTCCAAGCTTTCCCAAACCCTGAAAAGTCAGAGAGGAGAGATTTGAACTCTCAATTTCCTGTACCCAAAACAGGCGACCTACCAAATTGGCCTACACTCTGAAAAGAAGCAAGTAGTCTGCGTAACTACACTTCAGGCTCCTATTGCAAATGCTGTGCCTGCGTGCTTTTATTTTCCAGTACCCTTTGCGACCCTCATCAAATTACTTTCAAGTCTACTCTTCCGCAAGGCCTTGTCGGGCGTTTAACCCGCTCAACGTTTCTAGAGCCTTTGCAATTGTTACCTTTGCGATTTTCGACAAGATTTCAACATGAATCCATTCGCATACTCTTCTGGCGCTTTTACACCATTAGCTTCTAAAGTGGGACGGGTCGGAATTGAACCGACGTATCTCGCTCTTCAGGCGAGCGCTTGAACCAACTCAGCTACCGTCCCAAGACATACCAGGGCTTCTCGCCTATCTGGTATGAGTTTGGCATATTTACAGATTCCACGCAACCTCTTATTCCGGCCCAATTAAGGGACGAAGAGTAATGCGTTTCATCTTTCGCGGTTTATCACCAGAGCCACGTTCGGTGGGTAGTAATTCCGCTGTATTCACTTTTCAAAGATCCGACCATTCTTTAGCCGAATGGTTTGAGCTAGAAAGTTTAGTTCCTACCAAAGAACCTTATTTCTACTCTAATGGGTTGACCCAGAATCGAACTGGGGACTTCTGTTCTTCAGACAGACGCTAGACCACTTTAGCTCTCAACCCTAATCGAACTTAGAAGTCATTTCTCTCATGTACTTCAAAGTTCGCTTCAGTATACTCTTTCCTACTTGCCTCGTCAAGTTTCTTATTTAGTCTTTCTTGTGCTTTCTCAAGTTCTTGGATTTTCACAATGAGCGCGGAAAGAGTGTTACGCAGTTCTCTTTCTCTTGTTGAATCTTGTAACAAGCTCATCATTCATTTCCAAGGTACTATTCATTAGGAAGACTTCTATCGTCTTCGCTCTTACGGATTCACGCTCAAGGCAAACTTCTTTCTTTCCAAGGGGCAGGTATGTTCGTATACCATTGTTCTTAAACATTCTCTCCGCAGCTTTCTCTATCTTCGAGCGCTCTTCGGCGTTGAATGTATCTCTGCAAATGTCGTTGAATTCTGCGATTGCCATTTTGAAACCCCCTGTAAACGAAAAAGCCCAGCTTTCGCTGGGCCTCTGGTCTTCTATGCTGTTGGGTTCTTTTAGAACAGTTTCTGGTTACTGTCCTCCCAAAGCTAGAGCCAGAGGCCCGATCATATCGGGACGGCTATTAAAGCCGCAACCGGCAGCAAATCCTGCTGTCGGCTTCTGGGTATAGGTTTGGGACGATGATTGCAACATGGAACTGTTATCCTTCTGTTCGGAGACGGCGATACGCGCCGCTCTGTCCATTACTATACCTTGTATATCGGCTAAAGTCCTTCCTCGATTGCAGATTTTCTCAAAAATTCTGCTCGAATGCTCATTCTCGCTTGAAAAACAAGGATTTTTGCGCCAAGAATTTTGGTGTTTGTCTTTCACTTCGACCGAATCGTGTCTTGTTCACTCGGTATGAACAACGTTTTCGTCAACATGAGCCGCATTGACCTTCTCTTTCCAGCTTTCCTTGACGTTCGACTTCTGGAAAACAGTTTCCAGAATCTCAGTCTTTTGGTCAATGAAGCTAGAGTAGTTTACAGTGTCATACGGATTGAAGACCGGAGCAGGCTTGTCGTAGACAATCTTCGCTCCAGGGCAGGTCTCATGACCAGCGGCCTTCCAGTCCCAATGCTGGGAAAGACCAACAACTCGGTCGCCAACGTAAATCGCCTCATTGATTTCATGCGTCACAATAATGCATGTAAAAGGAGGCTCTTCGCCGCGCTTCTTGGCTTCTTCGTTCTCCGCTACTTCGTTCGATATCGGCCAACCGCTATTGGCCTTCACCGAAGTATAGGGAGGGCGATTCCACTTTTTCAAGCGCTTGCTTCGTTCGCTTTCAAAAATTCCGCTGCCTTCGCCTCAAACTCCGCTCTAGGGATGATAGAGAAGTCTGCGAATATGTCCAAGTGGCATTCTTTGGCCTCTTTGACGATGACAATATCCTCAGGAAGTACGTCCTCATAGGTCGGATTGTTGGCCTCTTTTTGCTCTCGGATTATCGTGTCATAGATTTCTCTTGCAGAGAGAGGCGAGTTGTATCCAAAAACTCGTCGCCTATTGAGCAGGTCTTTTGCAATAGCTTTCTTTTCGCCAACAAAACTTCCTGCCAACTTATTGTACCTGGACATTTTCTGGACTTTGATGATATCGCCGTAATCCTCTTTATCTCCAAACTCAAAGAGCATAAGAGTCAGGTCTTTGATTGGAAAAAGGATTTCCTCAGCGCCGCCAAGAACATTTTTACGAAGAACAACTCGAACTCGTTCTTTGAACGAATCATTATTGAGTTCTCGAATGACCTTTGCTAAGAAAGGTTGGAGAGAGTCATAATCCTGGTCTGAAACCTGGTCTGTATTAATAAGCTTACAAAGAGTGGTATTCAGATACCAGAGCATTGTCCCCTTTTTAGCATTGAAACTGAAAGAGGTATTAGGGGCAGGCATTGCCTTGCCATGCAAGGCCTTGATAGCATTATTGATCTCTTCATTACCAATATCTTTTCTCTTCATGACGCCCTGACTCATTTCATAGTCAACGTCAAGAGTTTCTTTTGTGCCTTCCGCTTCCAAAGCTGAAACTACGTCTTCTGCTATCTTCTTTGCATTTTCGTCGATTAGTAAAGCTCTTAGCTCGCTCATTTACTCTTCCTTTTTGCTAACCGCCTGTTTCATCAGATACATATTTCTGACGGCTTCTGCCTGTCTTACAAAGTTCTCGTCTGACAAGAACCTTCCCAAATATGCTTGCGCCTGAGACGAATCTGGTCCGTGATCATTAACAAGCATTGTGTAGGTACTGAGAGACGGGAAATCTCTATGACCTGTTTTGTACATACTCATAACTAGCCTCCTTAAAATAGGACTTCACTAATCTTTATTCCAAGGAGCTTCGCTATTTTCCTTCAAATCTTGCGAAACCCGAACTCTCAGTGTATAGACCTTAAGGCCTCTCGATTGCGCCTGGTTTATCATATTGAGAGTTCCCGGAGAACTGCCGTCCCAAACCGCAATTAAAGCATCGGCATAATGAGCCATTTCGGTATTGCGCATAATTCCTGCTTTACGACCATAAGATTCCCAATCAGCAGGAAAAACCTTGAGCGATATGCCTTTTTCCTTAGCATATCGTTCTCCAAGAGCATCAACGCCTCTTGCTCCTCCTGAAACAACTTCTGTTATCTCAAAACCAGAAGCTTCAATAGCGTCGAGAAGCGCTTGGTATTCAACAATGTTTCTACTACCCGCAATAATTGTTTTCATTGATTAGCCACACCTTCAAGAGAAAGTAAGTCCATAACCGTTTGTGCATATCGTCGCCAATCATATTCGGTAAGAGCAGAATCACTACTGATTGTGAACCTTTCATAATCAGTAATCGAACGAGAACTTAGCTTCTTATCAAACAAGTCTTTACGAGTTTTTACAGAACCAGCTATTTCCGCTGGAACGTCAAATACAAACCAGCTTTTGTTACAATCTTTCAAATAGCTTTCTAATAAGGCTTCATTTGAAGGCCAATAAGTTCTATAGGAAGGATCTGCATAATCAACGGTAGTCCCGTCAATACCCGTAAGTCTAAGACTGCCACTTTTAATAATTCTTTCTTCTCGCTTGATTTTGTTCCAAAGATCATTAATTTGCTCTTTTGTTTTATGAGAGGGAGCAAAAAAGGTTACAATCCTACATTCTTTTTCAAGCAGAGAATTTGCCAATATCCTAATAGGAGCGTCAACCATATTGATCATATCTTTTGACAGATATGGTCCAGTCTGCTTTGAAAAATAGGATACTCCGTCTTTCGAGAAAAGACGAATATATAAGTAAGGATTTTCTACAGGAATCTTTGTACTATAAACTTTGTCCATTATTTGTTCCTCCAATCGTAACATCGTCAGTCAAGGGATTTTTTCACAAATAGCGAAGATTACACTATGGGATGGTATAAACAAGCATCTAAAAGTTCTGCTCCGGTATTCGAGAGTTCTGGTAAAATGCAGGACTCTTGGAATACCAATTTGGGTGACTATCAAAGATGGGTCGTTGACGCATATACGGCTTCTGCTTATCTAACTAAAACAAATTACAAGATATCTGTAGCAATAACCGTAAACAAAGTTCATCTTGGAACAATCATGCTCCAAATGTTCTGGAAGTATAGCCTTGACGAAGAATCAAAAGCTCGTAAGACCTTCAAAGAGGTTTGCAAAGCTCTTAACGACATTTTCGGAGAACTTGCAGATCAAGAAGCTCCGTCTGCTCTGTATGAAAGTATGATACGCCATGATTGCGGCCAAATAGACAAAGAGCATATTGCTAAAACAACAATACCTCATATCAATTGGGCGCAAGACGTAAAGTACGAAAGAGATTGGCGAAGCTCTATATATGGAAACCGTTATCCAAAGCCAGAAGACACAAACGCATTCTAAGGAGATTCATGCATGCTAAAACTAAAATTCGAAATTAGAATATTCAATGCAGGCGGATGTTTTGAGTTTAATCTTATTAAGTGGAAAGTTGGAGTTACTATTGACGAAAATCAACACGCCGAATACTTCAAGTTTCATCTTGGACCAGTTTGTTTTGGCTTAATTTGGGATAAGAACCCATTCAACTAATGTGGTACAAACTAGCACAACCAAAGATTATGTACATTATGAGAGGGCCTAGCGGCGCTGGCAAAAGCACAGCAGCCAAAGAACTAGGTATTAGCGGTACAACTCTCTCAACTGACGACTTTTGGATGAAAGACGGGCAGTATATATACAATCCTGAAAAGAAAGCTGAAGCTCATAGATGGAATCAACAAAGGGCGAGAGAATGTCTGAAAAAAGGCGTCTCGCCCATTATTATTGACAACACTAACATTGAACCTTGGGAAATGAAACCATACGTTCATATGGCTCAAGAGTTCGGGTATCAAGTTAGACTTGTTCCGGTTGAAGTTAAAAACACCGCCGAAGAGCTTGCGGCAAGAAACAAACACGGAGTTCCCCTAAACGTTATTCAAGAAATGATCAAAAAATACGATCCCAAAATTGGTATAAGGGATATTTTAAGATCAAATCCTCCTCAAATATAAAGAGGAGTCCTGCTTTGGCTATCAAACTATACCTCATACAATTAATGATTGGAGACTTAATGCATAAGCAACTCATAAAAATACTTGTTATCGACAATGAAAATGAATTCTATGAGTTTGTTAAAGAATGCATTACTTTAGAAGCTTTATCATTTTATGGAGAAGATTGCGAGTGTATAGAAGTTGAAAGCTCCAATCAATATGCTATATCAAGTTATGATTATGATATCTACGTTGTAGTCGAACAAGATAATGAACCAAATAATGGTGATAAGGTAATTTTAATAGTAAACGATATTAGAAACGAAAAAGGGCTTGGGCCTCATATATTTGTTGTTACAAGCAATAACAATCCTACTCTACTAAAGAAACTTATAGAAGTAAACATAACAGGATTGATAGATAAAGACGAAAAAGATTGTTCGGTTCTTGCAAAGTCTATGCATAGAGCATTTGAGACTAGAATTGCAATATGCCGAATTTGCGAACTAAAAGAGAAAATCGAGAAGATATAAACTTGTGGTACAAAACTGCTCAACCTGACCTAAGAACAAGTCTTAATACTTTGAGACCCCAGTTCGCTGCGGCTGCTCAAAAAGTCTATGACGAATGGAACGTCATTCCTGGTCAAGAAATTGACGACGATCTTAATGGCGGCGGAATCTGTCAAGACATTGCCGAAGCAATTGCTGGTGTTATAAATTCAAGCATACCAAACGTTGAAGTTCAAACAGTTGATTCTCAAGGAGTTGGGGACCAGCATGTTTGGGTATGCGCATGGAATGAAGAGTCATGCTTTGACGTTGATATATCGCCTTATCTATACGAAAGAGGCGGCGGATATAGTTGGACCAAAATACCAGGAATAACATTTACTCCCAACATGATTTTAATAACGCCTCAAAGATACAGACCGGAGAACTACTGATGTGGTATATAGAGGCCCAGCTTGAAGACAAAATCAAGAAACTTGTAAAGAAGTTTCCTGGCAATGGGATAAAGATTTGGATCATGAAAAATCCAAAGAAGATATTTGTTAGCTTTGGAGATTGGGCCGACGATATTGGCCGTTTCCTCAAAGAACTAAAATGGTCCGCTGGCGGAGCCTATGTCATTGACCATGACTTTGAAGTTGGAAGTCCTGCACCTGATAAAAGAGAATGGAAGAAAGTTGTTTGATTACAACTTGATCTTACAGTTTTTACGGTCAGAAACTTCGTTGAATTTATTAATGGTTGCTTCAGCAAGATTGATACCCATGCTAGCTGCAAGCAAATCGAGATAGCACTGAACGTCAGCGATTTCTTTAGCAAACTCTTCTTGAGGAACGGCCTGTCCTCGACGAGCCTTTTTGATAAAGTTACAAAGCTCGCCAACTTCGCCAGCAAGAGCGCAAGCCCAATCAGTTGCGGTCCAAGAATTCAATTTATGGAAGTGTTTCTCGCAACGAGTAACATTGGCCTCTCTTAGCTGACTAAACCTAAAACCCTTAACCTTGGAACGACGATGCGATTCTAAATAGTCTTTCTTTTCGTCTTTCGAAAGCTTTCTATAATTTCTCAGTTCTTCTCCTGAAAGCTTCATCTCTATTTCTGCTGCTGTAAGTTTCATCTTTGTCTTCTTCATGTTTTACTCCAAATGAAAAGGGCGAGAGCCGAAGCCCTCGCCCTCAATGCGACGGGAACTCTATTCTTATGTCGTCTTAGACGGACTAGAACTTGCCTTATTCACGCTGTTATTCTGATTTGGGTCAGGGTCAGCGTTTTTGGTAAAGTCAGCAGGACCGTTTGGGCTAAAGAAATTCATTGAAGCAGCGGAGATGGCTTCCTGGTCATTATCCGCAACAGATCTCGAAAGATTATCAACATACAAGGCTCTGGCGGCGCTCAATCCGCTAAAAGCGCTCTTTGTTCCTGCTCCAGTGCTTGCATAAGCGGCAACATTAGAAGCAGAAATATTATACTTCTTAGCGACTTCCATAACGTCTTGATTAGCGCCAATGTAGGTTACGGTCCAAAGAACCTTAGAACCCTTCTTGAACTCCTCATTCATCTTAGAGATGTCTGAAGCGCTATACTGCTTACTTCTATTCTCTTCGCCGTCAGTAATAACAGTCAACAGAACGTTGATAACGTCGTCATTGTCCTTATTATCTGCGGCAAGCTCTTCCTGCATGCGATACATCGTGCGTCCCATTGCATCGCAAAGAGCAGTATAACCAGACGGCATGTAATCTTGGTCATTTAGCTCTTTAAGAGAAGCAAGGCTCTCTCTCCAACAAACATTTTGATTTTCGTCAGAGAAAGTTACCAACGTAACCGTATGAGTTTGAGACGGATCTTTACTTGCAAGCTGTCGAATATTTGCTACAGTCTCATTAAATCCGCTAATGGTTGGACCCTTGACGGAACTCATCGAACCGCTCTTATCAAGGACAATAACGTGATGAAACTGAACCTTTTTAGGGGCTGCTACTACTGATTTCGATTTTGACTTCTTTGGTGACGATTTCTTTGCTTTCTTCGGCATATACTTTTCCTTTCTTATTGTCTTAAATAGACAAAGCGGGCGAAGGGATTCGAACCCTCAACATTCAGATTGGAAGGCTGACACTCTACCATTGAGTTACGCCCGCATTAGGCGGGATTTCACTCCCGCCCTATCCTCTATCGGTTACAATAGAGGTGTGTCCCTATGTTGACACGGTATGTTTGTTACTTTTTCCAGCTATCAACAAGCTTGTCAAGCTCTCCAGCGCCCTTATTATATGCGCTAACGACCTCAGAACGGACAGCTTCGATGTGCTTTTTGTTGTTCTTTCCGAACACAATAACAAGCAACCCACCAACGACAACACCCACAATCAGTCCTAGTATAAATCCCATTTCTAAGCCTCCTTTTCTAGGTCTACGACAAATAGCAAGACCTTTGTTTAACTATTCGACAAAATACCTTCTTCTTCCTCTATTGCTATTTTCTGCTTTCTTTTGTAGGGTTCATTAGTAGTTGTACGCAGAACATAGCCGCCGTCGCCGTCAAAATGGCCTGGCTCCCAGCGAAGAATATGACCTCGCTCTCTAAGTCGATTACCATAAGGATTCGACCCGCCATGACGCATCATCGTCTTGATGTTCGTTTCAATACGAACTCGCCAATCGTTTGCTTGCTTCTCAACGACCCCTGTATCCTTGACGGCCTTGACTTTGCTTTTGTTCTTGAATCGTTCCCACTTTTCAGGGTCTCTGTCTTCAAGCAGGGCAGCAACTTGATCAACAAAATCATGAAGACGAAGCGGGTTATCATGATTCTCGTAACCAACTCTCAGAATTGCCCAGTAGCAAGAACCTGGTTGCGCAGGCACAACAAAAGACAATTCTCCGTCTTCGACAACATCGAGAGTATTCTCGTCTTTGTGCAAAAACGAATAGTTTCTCTTCTGAGGCAGGACCGTCCCCTTATCGGAAGCGCCATCACTCATAAATGCTCCTAACATTGGACTCAATGATACTCGCCTAGAACGACACAAAATACCTGCATGTTTGTGCTAAACAAACTTAGAGCAGAAAAGGCGATTGCATAGCGTGATATCGAAAAGCCGCTATACAAAAAGGTCGAAAACACGACATGAGCGAAGACATTCAATCCTCGGACAACTTAGATAATCTTGTTCCACTTGAAGGCTTAGAAATTGAATGTTATCGCCTTAACGATAAAGGTTGGGATATAACTCCGGCTTCGTCTCGTAGAGAGTGGATGGACGAAACCAGAGGACATGCGCTCAAGTGCTTACCTTTATTAGCGGCTTCTCAAATGGGTTGGGTCATTCATAGCCCAACCGACTTCTCTGTAATTTGGAACGGCGAACCTAGCATTCCTGCTACAAAGATAATCATAGAAGATAAAGAGTTTGAACATGGTATTATTTCTCACTTCGGTCATGGCATCTTTACTTTTCAACTTCCCTATCTATTTAGAACAAGCAAAGAGATAGGCCTCTTTGTAAGAGGAGCAAGTAACTTTTGGGTTGAAAATGCAGTTGCGCTTGACGGTTTTGTTGAAACCAACTGGTCAAACTATTCGTTTACTATGAACTGGAAAATGGTCTCGCCGCATAAGGTTGCAACCTTCAAGAAAGGCGACCCGATATGCATGATCATTCCATATCCAATAAGACTTCTTGAGAATGTAAAACTAGCGTACAAACCCTTTCAAGAAGCTCCTGCTAAAATACAATCAATCTTCAATGGATGGCATAAGCATAGAGCTTCATTCAATGCAAACCCGAATCGCAAATCTGGCGATTGGCAGAAAGACTATTTTCATGGCAAGAAGTGTCCTTTCTCTGGAATGGGCGAAGAGAACATAGGCGACCCTCATCGAACAAAGTTCAATCTACCACGATTTGAAGAATCGTGAAACTATTTGCTGAACGACGATAACGAAGTCTCTGGAGTAACAAGAAAATGGCTTGGTATAATAACGTTCCGTCCAATCAAGTGCTTGACAATTGGATCAAGTATAAGTACAACGTCCTCTTTCATGGTCGTCATGGAGTCGGCAAGACTTCTATGATTTTTGACGCTTTCAAGCGCGCAAACTGGGAGTTAGGTAGAGACTTCTTGTATTTCTCTGCTGCAACCATCGACCCTTGGGTTGACCTTATCGGCGTCCCTGCAAGAGTAAAGAATGAAGACGGCGAAGAGGTTTTGAAACTCATTCGCCCAGAAAGCATTCACAACAAGACCATCAAAGCCTTCTTCGTTGACGAGCTTAATCGCTCTCACAAGAAGGTTCGCAACGCTCTTATGGAACTTATTCAGTTCAAGTCCATTAACGGACTTAAGTTCCCCAATCTTGATATTGTCTGGGCAGCCGTCAATCCTGACGAAGACGACGTTCTCAAGTTTGACGTTGAAAAGCTCGATCCTGCCCAAGAAGACCGATTCCAAATTCAGGTTCAAATACCTTACGAGCCTAGCGAAAGCTATTTCTCTGAGAAGTTCAATAATCCAGAAATGGCAGAGGCCGTATGTAAGTGGTGGAAAGGTCTCGCTGATAACGTCAAGCCAACTGTAACTCCAAGAAGACTTGAATACGCTATCGACGTATATCGCAATACTGGCGATCTTCGCTATGTCCTGCCCATCGAAGCTAATGCGTCTGTTCTCAAGAATGCAATTGAAACGGGCAATCCTGAAAAGATGCTTAAGAGACTTATTGCCGCAGGAGAATCTGCTGAGCCTGAAATCCGTAAGTGGCTTGCTATTGAGAACAACCTCAATGCTGTTCAGAACATGATTTGTACCGAACGTCAAGTATGCGCCAAGGTTCTCCACCTTCTTTCCGAAGAGCGCCTTGTTTCCTTTGCGACAAAGCATAAGGTTGTTATTGACCAGCTAAAGGCTGAGCCTAAGAAATACGAAAGAATCATCAGAGACCTTGCCAAGAACTCTACGCAAAAGATGCTCAAGGAAACTTGCGCCAAGCTTATCCCTCATCTTGATTCCGCTGATAAGCTTGCTGAAAACATAAGCATCCCAACTAAGTCTCCGTCTGCGCTCACTCTTACAAAGCGAAAGAAAGCTCAAATCTTCGCTAACTACAGAATCAACAAGAACGAATCCATTTCGCTCGTTGGAAACCCGCCTGCAAACATTGTTCAACAGATTTCTGTTATTGCAACAGAATGTTCATTCGCTTCTAACTCCATGCAAAGAGCAGATATCCTTCAAAAGCTTGGAGAGGTTGTGTATCCAAGCATGAGCAAGCAAGAGGCGGATATTTGCGTCAGAATGGTCGAGTCAGTTGCTGGCTACTTGACTGGTGATGAATATATCATCAAGTACCTTCCTGTAATCAATACATGCGTTGCTGCTTGGTCAACCGCCAACAATACTGTCTCTACCGAAGCGCTATTCAAGGTTGCTCCATATCTTGTAACAAACATCCTTATCAACGTTGCAGATAATCCGTCGAAGTACAACATTGGCATTCTTGAAAAGCATGACAATAAGACGCTCATAGACATTCCTGACGAAATAGATAATAAGCAGAGCGTAGAAGCTTTGTTCTAAGGAAACGACATGCCAGAAGCTAATGAACAATCAAAAGACAAAGTAGTAGTAGACTACGCTCCAGGTAATATCTCTGAAGAAGAGAGACGGTCTCTTCTTGGCATGAATATCGAAGACGAGTTCAATACTATAAGCAGAGAACTTGACAAGTTTCATGCTATATTCTACCAGATCTGGGAGATGGGATATCCAAGACTAACCTTTGATGTCCCAACCGCTGCTGTTGGTTTTGATAAGAAGGGTCGCAGAATTGAGTTCATGTTCAACCCTATCTTCTGGAAAGAGAGCGATACTTATACAAAAGAGTTCGTTATCTGTCACGAATGCTTGCATGTCATTCTTAATCACGGCGTAAGAATTAAAGACCTCAAGGGTAAAGAGTTTTGGGCAAGAATTGCAAACTACGCTCTTGACGTTGTTATCAATCATATGCTCGTTGATAAGTTCAACTTTGACCGCTACTCGATTCAAGATCAGGACAAATACTGCTGGATAGATACGGTATTCGGAAAAGACCATAAGCAGGTTGACCGTAACCGAGCATTTGAATACTACTTTGGTCTGCTCAAAGAGAAGATTGTTGAAGACCTTTCAACAATGAAGCTCAAAATTAAGAACGCAGACGGGTCTACGTCCGACGTTGGCGGCGAAATGGTTGACGTACACGATTTCCTTGAAGGGCTTGATAATGAATCCCTTCAAAAGGAAATCGAAGAACATATCAATAAGAACCTCAACGACTTCGACAAGAAAGACTTCATTGATAAGTTAAGCAAGACTGGCGAAGGCAAAGAGCGGATGAAGGAAAGCAGCAAGCAAGCTGGTAGCGTTGCTGCTGGTATTACGTTCAAGATGAACCTTTATGAAAAGGTTAAGAAAAAGAAGAAATGGGAGACGGTTATCAAGAAATGGTCCATGAAGTTCATGAAGAATGAACAGGGTATTGAACAATGGGCCAAAGTAAATAGAAGAATCAGCGATTTGCAAACTAATCTTTTGCTGCCAAGCGAAATTGACGAGCAGCATATGACTCAGGACCGCATTCAAGTCTGGTTTTTCTTAGACGTTTCTGGTTCTTGCGTGCATCTTAAGGACCGCTTCTTTAGAGCGGTTCGTAGTTTACCTGAAGACCGTTTCATGGTCAAGCTTTTCTCGTTTGACCATGAAGTTTACGATGTTGATATCAAAAAGGGCGAAGTTTACGGCGGCGGCGGAACCTCTTTCTCAATTCTTGAGAATCGCATACAGTCCGATATCAAGAAAGAGGGGTTAAAATACCCAGAAGCCGTCTTCGTTATGACTGACGGTTATGGGGACAAAGTATTTCCCCAGTTTCCCAAAAAGTGGTATTGGTTCCTAAGCGATAACTACAGATACTGCATTCCGCAAGAATCCAATATTTACAGTCTAAAAGACTATGAGTAGACAAAGGAACAAAGACTAAAACTTGCGAAGTTAACTCATACCTATTATTTTGGAGTGAGTTAACTAATGCCAACGAGTGACAAATTTATACAAAGTATGGTCGAGCTTCTTGATAAGCTGATTGAAAATCAGTCCAAGAATGCTTCGTTACTAAGTGAAATAAAGTTCTCTCTAGCTGAGCTTAGAGAAGAGCAAGATTCTATTTTAACAAATCTTAGAGAGAAGCTTCCTGATCAAATCATTAGAGAACAGGAAGAATACTACAATAAGCTTTCGATAGTTATATCAAAAATAGAAACTGCAAACTCAAGACTTGCCGACAATATAAGAACGTTCGAGCAAGACAACGTTTTTGTCAAATCCAATATAGATAAAAACTCAAAAACTCTTGAAGAGTATGCTTTGCTATTGAAAGAAATGAAAGAAACTCTCAAAGAGAAAGACTCCAATAAAAAAGAAATTGAAGACACCCTTAAAGAGGTAAGGGGCTTTGTGGAGTTTATGAAAAATAAGAAAGCTTGGGCCACAATTATTGTTGCGGCTATAACCGCTTTGGGAACAATGATTGCCGCAGTATTTACAGGTGTTGATAGTATCAACAAGAACATTGATAGCAAAAAGCAAGCCATCATTCAATCAATGCCGTCGAATCAACCAGCAACACCGCCGCAAAATCCGACTAATCCATAAAGAGGTAAAACATGCCACCCAAAAAACACTGCACCTGTCAAAAACTCGCAGGTTCAAAAACGACAATTCTCGTTATTGAACAAGAAAGGCAAATAAGCTCAAAGCTTAACAAACTACTAAGAAACTCAAATCTAAGTTCTTCAATAAAGCTACATAACAGTAGAGGGCTGAACAGCATTAAGTGTCATGACATCTATGTTATTGAAAATCAATACTCCTCAATTGAAGAAAAAATACGATTAGTTAAGAAAATATACAAGTCTAATCCAAAAGCTTGCGTATTTCTTCTAAATGAAACCGATGAAACCAAAGCTGCCATTTCTAACGAAATTCAGTCATATATCGACCCCATAAAGCTTGGGGTCGTTTTTGAATCAACTATTTCCAAAAATGACGAAGAGTTAAGTAGTGTAATTGAGTATGTATCTTCAATAGAGAGTACAAAAAAGAAGCTTATATGCTTGTGGCAAAAGCTAGAAACTGCATAATGCCTCCCTGGAAACGAAGAAATGACTATCCTTGTTAGAACTGAACCATTAGACCCCAAGATGCAGCTTGTGCTTTTTATCAAGCCATTTAATGATAATCACCCCATAAACATTCATCCAAATGTTACGATTCTTGCAAGGGTAAGACCGGACGCTGTTAATCTTGATAAACCGGCAGGCTTTTCAAACTATCCAGTAAACAATCTTGTTTATTACAGCAATCAAAACGCAATCAACCTTGGCAAAAGATGGGCTGATTGGTTTCAATATCAGGGGCTTATTAAGGGTTTGGGAAGCGCTTATAACGGGCTATATGGCGGCGGAGTTTTTGCTCAAAACTGGGGAACCACAACAGGCAATTGGAGTCCCAAGGCTCTTATGTACAATCCGGCTGATAGAGTTGGCGGATTTGATGTTGGATTCCATGCAAACTCTATTTTGCGAAATCAAGGCACATTACCAGACGGATCTTTGACCTTGGGTGATTTTATCAAAGTCGCTTTTCAATCAATGAAGACCGAATGCGATAACAGGAATTTATGCTATCCCCTTTACATATGTTGGGATTGGGAACAACAAAGAAGTGCGGCTGGCCTTGTTGGAACACAACCTTCTGGCGCAGGTTCTGCACCTTGGCTTGCAGCTATGGCTAGTTCAAAATTCTCAACTGAAATAGTTTATGAAGAATGGGACGGAGCAACTTGGACTGGCAAAACAATGGCAAACGCTTGGGAAGCAGCAGGCTTTCCAAGTCATGATCCAAACGTATACTGGTTTCAAGGCAATAATAGAAATTGGTGTTCAAGAATGCAACCATTCTATGAAATGATGAATGACCATGCCTTATCAAAAGCTCTTTATGAACCGGCTAAAGAAGTTTTTCCAAATATGATATGCGGAAATTATGGAGTTAAGTTTGGCCTATCCTCCACTCAAAGCAATCAAACATGGTCATATCAAGACAACTGGTGGAGATATCCAAAATCAGACTTTCCAAAAAACAGATACTTCAAGGGTGATTATTCAAGTCCAGTATGCTATTGTCCTAACTTAACATCAAATGCACCTTCTAGATATAACCCTCAATATAACGTCCAATATCCTGCTCCTGAGTTTTCAGGTCATATTTTCGGAACTACTAATAGAGATGTTTATAGAAACTTCATAACTCAAATAGTTAGAGCAACTACCGTAAATGATAATCCTATTCAAACAATGCCTTGGATAGAACCCCCGCTTGAAGGTGCTGCGGCAGAACTTTTTCCAATTCACGTTCCAGATAAAAGCGATATACTCCATATTATGCAACAACATTATCTATTAGGTGTTAAGGCTTGGAATGTTTTCAATCCTTCTCATGGTACATCAACGGTTGGTCAATCAAGATGCGACCTTTTCCTTGAAACCATAAATGATTTCAATAAATGGATGCAATCGCAAACAAAGACAGCAAGAGTAAGGATAACGAGTTAATATGCCAAACCTACCAATAACAAGATATCTTTCTTACCGAAAAAGGCCTTTGTACGCCATACAGGTTCACAATGGCAATGCGTCTGACGGTAACGAGCTAGTTTCTCAATGGGGCTGGGATAATGCTTCTCCTGTTTCTGATAAAACAGCCTTAGAAACACTTATAGCAAACCTTGATATGGCTTATAATATTGGATATAGAGATTTCATATTTCATATGCCCGCAGGACAAAGCCCAGAAAACACTTTTTACTATGGCGGAAGTCATTGGTATACAATACCAGAATCAAGAAGGCAAGTTCTAAGCGAATCTCTAAAAGAATGGATTGGTTCCAAAAAAGCAGACAACCCAGAAAACGGTTTCACTTTTGGTATCTATATAAGTATTCCCGCTAGAGACGATTACGATCTAACACAACTATCTCTTGAGCCTTTAGATAAAATACATTTACCTGAACCTGATAAAGATAGCGGAGATAAATCTTGGGTTGACGGTCAAGTTGAGGGTTGGCTTGAAATTGGAATTAATAGAGTCTGGTTTGATGCTGCCTCTTCATTAGATGCTCAACCTCATTTTGAAGGTAGAAATATAGACGTTTTGTTTGACGGCGCTCTGATTCAGAAAGAATACCTTGAAAGAATACATAATCTTCATACTGGCGGAGAAGCCCTTGTAACTGATGGCACAAACAATTGGGCAATTGATGAAAAATACAGTTCTGCAATGCCTTGGATGGCTGTTAGTGATTGGATTGACATTTATGACAGACTAACTTCAACAAGTTTATCATTCAATTTTGATTACAACTCAACAACTAGAATTTGTACTATTACAACACCGTCTTTTTCTCTTAGCACTCAAGGATATACAAGTTTTGTATCAGGAGATACAGTTAAGGTTGGCTATCATCCGTCTATGCCATCAGGTAGATATCTTATAGAGGAAAGAACAAGCAATACCTCTTTCAAACTATCAACCGCATCTGTTATTGAAGGCTTATCAGCGGTATTGCCAGTATCTAATACAACAGGTCTAACTGGTGGAACTTTCTATAGGCCAGGAATTCTTAGTTCAACATGGACGGTTCCCGGGCAGACAGATGAATTATGTCTTTTGTTTAGACCCGAATCTGGATATAGCACAAGCGCTATTACTGGATTTTTACAAAAGGGATTGCGTATTGGTGCTTGGACATTCTTACAAACGCTACCAAATACAAGTACAGAACAAGCCGCTCAAAACATTTACGATACATATATGACATGGATAAGATCTAATGCTGTAACAACTAGGATAATTAGAAGACAGCATTGAAAGGAAAGCTATGATATTACTCAAAAACACCGCAAGCCAAGTTGTTTACTCAAAACTCATTGACACTCTAACAGGAGAACCTGTTGTTGGAGTCGCTTCTGGATCATTAAGCGCTTATATATCCAAAGACGGAGGCGCAGAAGCAACTGTTTCTAACTCCATAACAGGGGTTGGTCATGGCATTTACAAACTTACACTAACTCAATCTGAAACAAACTGCAATACCGCTGTTGTTAATTTTGTTCATACTTCCAATGCTCAATATCAATTTGAAACTCTTTACTTTCAAACAACTGAAGCAAATCCAAGCGTAAATGTCTTGCAAAACAATGATAAGACAGGCTATTTCCTTGACAATGCTCAAACTTTCACCACTTCAGGTAGCGTAGGTAGTGTCGCTGACGCAACCTCAATAAACTCTCTAATTAGAAACTCAACTTATGACGGAGTAACTCAAGAAAAGATCTTTGAAATGATACTTTCTTTCATGGCTGGTAAAGTTGTTGTTACGATTGTTGATCCAAATACAAGACTTATATCTTACAAGAAAAGAGACGGAACAACAGAAAGATTCAGCGTTACTGTATCGACCGCTGACGGTTCTAGAGCAAGTGGTGGTACTATTGCCCCATAAGGAGAAGAAATGCTCTGTAAACTACCAAAGTTTGCTATACCTGTTCGAAGCTTACCAGAGGACGGAACCCAAGTATCTTCGAATACAACAGATAATAGCGGAGTTGAAGCATGCAATATTCGATCCCGTCGTTTAGTATACCCCTTTTCGCCTTACCCTCGTTCAGTTTACCAGAAACACCAGGCGAGAGTCCAAGTTTACAAAACGAAACCATAATAGACTTTGAGTTTTACATTTATGGTATTAGCTCAGCCATAACTCCAGAGTTATACAAATATCTCTCGGACCAATATGGCTTCGCTTATCATGACGCTAGATACTCTCTAAACAACATTCATGATGCTGTTACTCATATCGCTCAACTCAACAATCCTGACGCAAAGATAGACTTACTAAAGCCGCTAAGAGGCACACAAAAAGACTTCAATCAAAACAAGATTATAGCAAACCTGTATCCTGCTGTTCAGAAACTAAACAAACACATTCTAGATAGAACTGGCAAAACAAACCTTAACGATTGGCTTTCAGAAAATGAAGTTAAAGTCTTACGCGATTGGGCTACGCTTTGCGAAGAGACTGGCATAACAATAGACGAAGAGAACATAGTCGTTGAAGGCTAAACAAACTTTTCTTCTCCGTTTTCAAATAAATGAAGAACTTGACGGCCATTGGTTGACAGATAATACCTGTCAATAACTATCTGACCGTCATGCACTTTTCTGTGACATTTACAACATAGACAAGTGCTGTTTTCTCTTGTGTAACGACCGCCCTCAGCGCCTGGGATTATCCGATGAACATCTAGCACCGCCGGGTCTGTTTCTCCGCAAATACGGCAAGAACCCTCGGCGAGTTTGTAAACATGCTTATCAACAAGCTGTTTTTTTCTTGGCATGAAAGGATATCGACAAAGATGAAACTAAAGATTTACCTTGACCTTGACGGAGTTCTTTACGATTGGATGGGTTCTGCTCTTCAAGTTTTCAAAGTTGACGCAAAATCCCCTGAAAACAGACGCATTCTTAAGACTTACCATGATGGACTTGAAATGATCAAGTCGAAGCAGGAGGTCTTTGAAACTGTTGAATCTCTTGGCGCTGCTTATTGGGAAAATCTCAAACTTTTCCCTTGGGCAAATGCTTTGTATGAAGCTCTTACCGAACTTGGAGAAGTAATAATCCTTACCTCGCCTGGCTCCTGGACTTACGCAGGAAGAGGCAAGCTTCTCGCTCTCAAGAGAGACTTTGAAATCAAGAACTTCATTCTAGCAAAGAAAAAAGAAGTCTGCGCCGCTCCTGATTGCATCTTAATCGACGACAAGAAGAAGAATGTTGCTCGCTTTAGAGAAGCTGGCGGCTGGTCTCACTTATGGCCTAATCAGTTCCATATAGAAGACGGGCAGCCTCCTGCCGCAACAGCTATTGCTGACTGTTTGGAATATGTAAGAGCCGTAAGACATAAGGTTGTAGACCGTCGCATTCCTGCCCTCATGGACATGCTCGCTTACGACAACCAAAGAGAACAAGACCTAACCGAAAGGTGAAAGTCTAAATAAGCTGCTGAAACTGGCCGAAGGACGTAGCATGAAGATATATCAATGCTTTCCAAACGATCAAACCCTTGATTTTTGGGTTAAAAACAACTTGAACGTACTGTTCTTTGGTCGTCATGGAGTTGGTAAAACCTCCATGATTCTTGAATCATTTGAACGAAACAACATTCGCTATAAACAGTTTTCGGCAGCAACAATGGACCCTTGGGTTGACTTTATTGGCGTTCCCAAGGAAATGAAAGACGATAAGGGTTCCTATCTGGAACTCATAAGACCAAAAGATTTCAGGGACGACGAAGTTGAAGCAATCTTCTTTGACGAGCTTAACCGTTCTCACAAGAAGGTTCGCAACGCCGTCATGGAACTCATACAATTCAAGTCAATCAACGGTAAAAAGTATCCAAACCTCAAAATGATTTGGGGAGCAGTTAATCCTGAAGAGGATGATAGTGTCAAGTATGATGTTGAAAAGCTTGACCCTGCTCAACAAGACCGATTTCATATTCAAATAGAGATTCCATACAAACCATACATGCCTTACTTTGTTGAAAAGTTTGGCAAAGAAAAGGCGCAAGCGGCTGTTGATTGGTGGAACCAATTGCCTGGAGAAATCAAGCTCGAAGTCTCTCCAAGAAGGCTTGAATATGCAATTAAAATAGGCGAACTTGGTGGCAACCTCATCCATGTTCTACCTCCATATTCAAATGTTGAGAAGCTTGCTCATGCGCTAAAGCATGGTTCGCCTCTAAGAGACTACAGAGCGCTCATCAAAGAAGGTAATGAAGCCAAGATAGCAACATGGTTGTCAGAAGAAAATAACTACGACGCAGTTAGAGACGAAATCATCAAGAATCCTGAACCTGTTCTCCATCTTGTAGGAGAAGAGAAAGCTATATCGTTGGCTTCTATTAGCAAGTCTTGTTCTGAACACCTATTCAATAACTACGACAAGTTTAAAGAAACCATCAAATCAATCGCTGAACATTCAGGTAACAAAGCTTTGAAGAAAGCAGCCATATCCGTTCTACAAGCTAACACGGGACAATCAAACCCCATTCAACTTCTTAAGCTGAATATGCCAAATGTTCCAGCGACCGTTCGAAATCAACAATCGAGCGTTGCTACGAGTTACATCTGGAATAATAACTGCAAAATTGGCTATAGTAAAGCTTCTAAGAAGATTCCTCACGGATATGAGCTAACTATTTCTGGTTGCGTAAATGCTGCAATGAATTGCGGCAATCAAACCTATGAAAGAATAAGAATCTGCAAGTCCCTCATAAGGATTCTTACTCTTAAATCTCCAACGGCTCTTACGAAAGAAGACGCATTGATTTGTTTGCAGCTTTTTGAATGGTTCTCAAGTAAGACTCAAGAAACAACCATTAAAAACATAGACGACATAGAAGTTGCAATCAACAACTGCGTACAAGCTCTCCGAGCTAATAATGAGTTTGAGAAGGTGTCGGACTTCGCAACTAAGTTCCCCTTCATATCTGGTAAAATAATGGCGTCTAGTACAGGTGATTACCGTTCTAGATGTCTGGTCCCAAACTAAGGAAAAACAAATGGGTAAACTTAACGAAGCAATATGTTATCTCAGCGGCCCTATTGACAAGGCCAAAGACCTTGGAAGAGGTTGGCGCAAAGAATTCATTGCCAAGACAAGCAACTTGGGAATGCAGATTATTGACCCCTGTAATAAGCCTGCTTCTTTTGTTCATGAAGTCAAAGGCGACGTTCGAACCGTCACCAAGATGAGAGAAGAGAAGCAATGGGTTGAGTTACAGAAGTTTGTCAAGAAGTTCCGCAGAGAAGACTTGAGATTCACTGACGTTTCAGACTTCTTGGTTGTTTATATAGATCCTGACGTTCCTTCCTACGGAACGCTTGACGAGTTGTTTACAGCCGAAGACCAGAAAAAGCCTTGCTTCTGTATTTGCAAGGGAGGTATCGAGTGCCTTCCAACTTGGCTATTCGGAGTTTTTAGGCTTGAAGAAGTCTTCGGTTCGATTGACGAATGCGTTGCTCACCTTATGAAGATTGACAATGGCGAGATAAACATAGAAGAGGACCGAAGATGGGTATTGTTCAGAAAAGAACTGAGAAATCAATGTCTTTCCTAAATGGTTATCTCCGATGGATTGGAGGTAAGTCTAGTATCGCAGAACAAATTCTGCCGAACTTCCCAAACGATATTGATATCTATGTAGAACCTTTTGTTGGTTCTGGTGCTATGTTTTTCGCCTGGTACAAGAGTCTTGAATATAAGTCTTGCAATATCTTCCATGACAATATAAAGTTTCCAAGCAAAATCGTTCTCTGCGATATAAACAGCCATCTTATAAACTGTCACAGAATGGTTAGAGACAACTGCGAAGAAGTCTTGGCAAGGGTTTTGCAACTTCAAGAAAAACATAACGCCCTTGGCGAACACTTCGAATCAATGTACAAAGATATTAGAAAGACAGTAACAGACGATATAACAAGCTCAAATCAAATCGAACTTGCTGCGCAGTTTATGTATGTCAACAAGACTTGCTTTAATGGAATTTGGAGAGTAAATAGGGCTGGAAAGAACAACGTTCCTTCTAATAAGAAAACGCATATTAGCTTTAACGAAGAAGCGATTAGAGACGCCTCTAGAATGCTTAAGAAAGCAGAGATTAGAGAAGTCAACTTCACGAATCTAAACTTTGCTCCATGTAAGGATGTCTTTGTTTACTTAGACCCTCCATATTACCCAATCTCAAAAACTTCAAGCTTCGCTTCATATAACAAAGAAAGAGAAAATGATGACAAGCTGCTTGAAAAACTAAAGAGATATTGTCAAGAGCTTGACGGTTGCGGAATAAAATGGGCAATGTCTAATAGCAATGCAAAAGAAGTTCTCGACTCCTTTTCAAACAATCGCATTATCCCCATAAGCGCTCACAGATTCGTTCGAGCAATTAAGAAAAACAACGAAAGGCGAGAGAAGATAACAGAAACTCTCATACTAGGCAAACAATGATATTCAAATACTCAGGAAATAAATGGAAGGTCTTACAGAAGCTCGGTCTTCAATTACCTTCTCATAAAAGACTAGCTGAACTTTACTTGGGTTCTGGCGCTTTCATACTTAGTAATAAAGGTCCAGCTTTAGGCATGGACACAAATCCAGATATTGTTGACCTTTGGAAATGGCTTAAAACAGTCAAACCAGAAGAGCTTAGAGAACTTGAGAGGGTTAGACAAGTTCATGTTGCTGCTGCTAGCAACAACAAGCCTGACGTTAGAAAGATGGGTCTCGATAGAGGCGCTGAACTCTATATGCGAGTCAACGTTACGGGAGTGTATGTAGGTCAACTAAGTTCTTGGAAAGTTTATCCCAAATGGAAGCTTCCCGTTGAGCAAACGATCTCTCGTCTAGAAAGAGTGAAAGAGATAGACATTAGACTTGGCAAAGCTCATATAGATTACACGCAAGAAGACGGCGATCTTGTTTTCTTAGATCCGCCGTATGTTGGAACGAAAGGTAACTATAAACAAGGCGCAAAGAAAGGTATTGAAGAGTCATACAATCCTCAAGACACGATAGACCTTATCTCTAGGCTTTCGTGTCCAATCATTTTGACTTATGGAACAGACGCAAAGACGGCTTTCCCTCAATATGAATGGCAAGAAGTCCTAAGAAAGAAAGTTCCCCTTATTAGAAAAGGCGGAACCGTTGAACGAATAGAGCATGTTACTTTAATAAACTGGAAATAACAATGAGTAACGAAGGTATTAACATTTTCGAAAAAGCCATACTTCCTGAGTTTGGAAAGAGATTTCCAAGCCAGCATTACACTTATGATATGTTCACAAATCTTGTGCGTCCCAAAGATTCGCAAGACCGCAGAGCCGACGAGCGCTATTGGCAAAAGAAGGCCAAAGCTGGTCAGGAATGCTTCATTATTTGGAAAGAAATACTATCTAAGTTCGACGGCAATCCAACAAGCGTAAGCAAAGAAACCAATGACTTGTTAGACCGTCTTGAGCAATGGTATAACAATGAATCAGCAAAGGGTTTGATAAGAAATCCGAACTCTCAAGGTTCTAATGCGCCTTTCAAAATGGCTCCTGATTTGGACTTTCTGAATAGAGTCTGTCCCGAATATGCGCCGTGGGATACTAAGTCTTTCAGAAGCCTTATGATACCAGACAAGGCTGACAATCCAGTTGTTACTTCTATGAAGAAGGCCTTTTCTGAAGGCTATAGAAGCCGTAACGAGCAATCGCTATCATTGTGGTCAAAAGACAGAAAGTTCTATTTCATGAATAGAGACCGCATTATCAAGCTGCTAACTAGCAAGGGAATCGACCCCAACAACAAAGACGTTGCGCGTTCGTTATTGAAGTTTTCTGACAACTACAATGAATCGCTTAGAAAAGAGCTTGATGTATTATGAAGAAAATCTGGGACAAAATCAAATATCATCCCATTATTGAGTTTTGGCCGTTTTGGTTCTTACCAACCATTATTATTCTGGGTTGGGTCTTGACCACCTTGGGGTTCTAATCCCTGGTCAATAGGCGGCATTTGAAGAGGGTCAGGAACCTGCTCAAAATCTTGGGTTCTATTGTTCAGTATTTGAATAAGCTCTTGCTGTGTAGGCGTAAGCATACCGCCCTGCTCTCGCATAACGATAGCAGACGCTGTACTAACTGCTCCCATAAGAACCATTTGATTGTCTGCGCCTTGCATTTGATGAGATATGTCGTCATTAGCGCTTGCTGAATCAAGTCCATTTCTTGCGTTTCGTAGCCATGCTACTATAACGCCTGTTATGTCATTACCAAGTGCTGCTATTTTGTACCAACTACTCATTTTTGCTTTCTATATCCCATCTTCCAAAGAGCTTTTGATAAATCTCTTCCTACTTCGCTAACAACTTCTTCGTCTAAATCCCAGAAACAAGCATGCAACATCTCATGGATAAGTATTTCAAGCTCTTCATCATTTTCCAACATCTTATGTATCTTGATTAGTCTATTTGTAAACTTAGGGTCAGTACAATATCCCCAAAGATCAGAACCAACCTTACCAGTCTTCTGGATCTTGTACTTCTTTCCCCTTAGTTTAACAACATGCTGCTTCTTGCTCTTTGTTGCCTTCTTCTTGGCGACAGAACAACTATTCTTTTTAGGAGCCTTTTGGCGAGTTGTCTTGCGAGCCTTTTTCATACCCTACCAATTCAATCTGTAAGGGTATGCTCCTTTCTTATTTTCAGTATCTAAATCTTCTTAACCAGTTTCCAAAATTTGTATTTGCCAAAACTTCATCTACAGTAGCATTTGCGCTTATAGAATGATAATTAATAGCACAAATTAGTCTTTCTGAATAATCTTGATTGTGCCTAAAATCAAAAATATGAGTAAGCATATTAGGATTCCTGCTACAGTCTAAAACCGCCGCAGAGCCACTGTGAAAGCTTCTTGTAAACGCAGCAACTGGAATTCCCATGTATAAAGCTTTATACATCATACTGCTTGAGTTTAATACCAAAGCCCCGCATCTTGCCAAACTATCAAAAGGATCGTCTATAAAGTCGATTTCCCAGCTTGGATTACGTTCGCAGAAGGGCGCATAGAATTCTTGCATCTTTTGACGGTCTCTAGGATGCCCTCGTATAATAACTTTTGTGTTTTTAGGAAGATACTTCTCACAATTCTTGAGCAAAATAGTATCTTCATGTTTACGAGCTTGTAAAGCCGCCATTACTATTTTATCTTTTGATACTTTTTCGGGTTGTTTCCAACCGTTATTAGCGAGCTTAACATAAACTTCATCAATATAACTTTGAGGAAACTTCCTAACATTTTCTCTCAAAGCAACGATATTAGAATTTTGTCCATATCCATTATCATCAAGATAATAGGACTTGCCTCTATCAAGAAGTCCATTCTCTAAGAACAAGATATTGACTTTTCTTTTCTGTTCTGCTTCAGACGGAGAAAAGCAAACCCATGCAATCGAGTTTTTCTTTTGCTGTATAGCTTCGAAATGCTTTGAAGCAGAAGTATTAACTCCATCAACAAATGGAATCTGGTCTAAAAATATGTCAAATGAATGACAAGCCAAACCAAATGATTGAACAAGTTTGGTCTTGAGAACTCCAGGCCAAGATATAACCGAAGCCGTACCAATCATGATTCGGATGAGAAACTTGTTGCGGCTTTGAAGTTATTAGAAACCTCAATACTCTTGATGCATCTGCACTCAAAGCCTTTACTAATCAAGTATTTTGAAACGTCTGACATTGAGTTTATCGAATCTTTCATATCAAGCAAAAGATGAGCGGCCTTTGCCGGTAAAATAGTTATGCCGCCATGCAAAGCAGATATGAGAGGGATATCAAGAACAGAATCCTTACTCTGACTTAGATTTGGTCTTATACCGTAATCGTCTTCAAGCTCTCCATATGAAACGGCTATCTTATTATCTTCATAATCCTTGCCAGCCGTACAAAAGAATGCATTAGGGAACTCAATAGACGCCGCTATTGCTCTTTCAATATAAAGCTTAGGAACTTTGATATGACCATCAACAAGAATGATTAGTTTACCAGAAGTTTTCTTGAAAGCGTTCCTTATTGACTCAAGATAAGTAGCACCGGCAGGAGCGAAGCGAATACCATCAATCTTAGATAATAACTTCTTTTCTGCTTCATGGAGCCTAAAGTCTGAAACAATTGTCTCAGATGGAGCAATCTTTCTTGGGATTATAACTCTTAATGTTGAATCATAAACAGAACCAAGCGAGTTTGGAATCACAATAACAGAAGTTGTTGGTATCTCGACCTTTCCAACTCCTCCAAACTTTTCAACTTTACTTGTTGCCTCAGGATAGTCTTTTACAATCCTTGATATGATTCTACCATATAGTTCTGAGGATACTGGCTTTTCTCCGCCAGCATGAGCATATTTTGTTCTTACAACTTGATTCATGCTTACCAAAAATCTTGGCGCGAAATTCATTTCCTTTGCAAGCATAACAGAGACGTACTGATCTAAAGTATCCTGCGGAACCCATTGCAAAGCCGGTTTTGCAGAGAAGAAATTATCAAAGTTCTCTTGATTAAGAGAAATGATATCGAAGATTGTCTGAGAGAACCTATTGAAGTATTCAAAATTACTTCCACCTATAACGCCAAGGGTTGCAAAGTTATGCTCTTTCTTGGCCTTGTAGTTATTCCACCAAGACGGGACATCAAACTCTGAAAATAACTCTGGTCTACATGGAATCTCTGGAGCTTTTTCAATAGAACGATAAAACTGTCTTTCAAATAAGACTCCGCTTCCAAATAATTCTTGAGGTATTACATCAAACAAGTAAGCGTCATAATCAAGATGAATAAACGGTTCTTTCTGTATACCAAGCGTATAAGTTCTTCCAAGAGAAAAGAATCTAGGATTCTTACCCTTCAAATCATTAAGAGAAAGATCCACGCTTGCAAAGTCAAGACCCAATTGATCTACAAGGAAATTCTTACCCGCATCGTCTGTATAAAGATGAGGCTTACCATAAGTCTTGGTTACAGCTTCTACAGAAAGTATCCATGACATATTCCATGCAGCAGGATTCACCCATCTACGATGGAAACCTCTTATATACGGCTCTGACCAAAAAGACATTATCGGTTTCATATACTACCTTTATAACTGCTCTGTTGTTCCGCTCATATATGACTGATCAAAATGAGTATTAAAAGCTGTTGTTGTTCCAGTTTTTGTTGATGGAATATCTTGCGCATTGTGAACAACAAATTCATCTGCAATAAAGCTATGAATATCTTTGACAGTCAAATTGAATGTCTCAACTACTCCTAAAACAAGTTCAATACTTGTTATTTCTACTTCGTTCTGTTGTTCGTCAAGCATCTTGAATCCAGCTTGAAGAGCCTGCGCCTCAACATACCTCCATTGATTCGCAAATCTAACAAAGAAGGGATGCTCATGAGTTACTCTAATCTTATTATTGATAACATAGTGTTGTTTTTCTGAACCTTTTCTTGCGTTCAGAACTTTTCCATTCTTAAAGAACTGCCCATCTCTTGAAGAGAAGTTCGCGGAGAGATATTGTTCCTTTATCAAGGGAAGTTCAGGTATGTAATAACCCAAAACTTCTTCGCCTTCGATAACGGTTTCAATAGGCTTCTTAGAGCCGTCGCTCATAGTAATCAGTGTTCCTGCTAAGAAACATCCAGAAGGAGAAAGAGAAATAGGCGGAGGTGGAGGAGGTGGAGGGCTTCCAGGCGGAGGGCTTCCAGGCGGAGGGCTTCCCGGAGGAGGGCTTCCCGGAGGAGGACTTCCCGGAGGAGGACTTCCCGGAGGAGGACTTCCCGGAGGAGGACTTCCCGGAGGAGGAGATATAATAATCGACGGCGACGGAGGCGGCGGCGGCGGTGAAGGGCTTGGAGAAGGCAATGGCGGGGGCGAAGGAGACGCAATAGGCGACGGAGATAACGACGCTGGCGGCGGTGACCCTCCAGGCGACGGAGAAATTCCAGGCGATGGAGAAGGCGACGGAGAAGCCCCAGGCGACGGAGAGGCTCCAGGCGACGGAGAAGGTGGTGGAGGAGGAGGGGAAATGGGCGGAGGGGAAAGGCAATGGCCTTCGTCGCCACCAGCCGTATTTACAACCTGACAAGTTCCATTACCATCAAGATAGTAAATATGAACCCACCAAGCAGTTCCTGAACCGCCATCGCAATTTGGAATAACAACAAGCTGCGGCGGCAAATCAGAAGGATTAACGTCAACTATAACGTCTCCATTGCAACCGCAACATCCTGAATCAAACAAGATATGAAACGGATCAACTCCATATGGATAAGGAGGAGGACCGCCTCCAAAGTTGCATAAGTTTGTCGTAATATCATTCGGATCAGCTAAAGCAGACAACACTATAACATGGTCTTTAACTGAGTATGTTTCATATTGAATTCTAATTTGAGTTTGATCTATAATTGGAGTGCAATCAAGAGAAGGCGGAGGATTACACCCGTCATCATGAGGATATGGAATGTACATCTTACCATGAAGATATCTAAGGATATTTAAGGCATAGATAAGCTCATTAATTCGACTACCTATGTCTTTAGCAAACTCGATTATATTTGCGGAAGCAAACGGGTCTGGAGGCGGAGTAAAATCAACTCCATTTGGAGCTATAGCTGATACGCCAATAATAGGCAAACCGCCGCTATAATGGAAAAATCCAACATAAACATCGCAATCAGGAAGCTTGCCATATTCTTCTATGATATTACCATAAACAAACTCTCTAATAGCGTCTTGAAATCTTTCTATAGAATCAATGAGGCCAGTTGGACTGGTTGTATCATAGGATTCAACGTTGATAAATGCATTTTCTGGAATTGAAAAACCAACCGAAATTCCAGCCTGCCTCATGCGGATAGCTTCTGCTACCTGCGAAAAAATAGTATCAAAGTCCGCAAACTGAAATGTCTGCGGAACATAGTTTGATACCTTCTTGAAAGAAGTCACATATTGAGATAAGTCAAATGGATCTGGCATGGTTTATTTTCTCATCGGTTCAAAAAGCGATTCGCAATCAAGCTGCACAACATTATCTCCAATCAACATAAGGACCAAAAAGAGTTGAAAGATATTGTAATACTGGTGGCGGCGAAGAGGCCATAACTCCAACTGAAGTAACAACCATTCCAGGATTAGCCGACAGTAGTTGAGCAAAGCTCGTTCCAACAGTAAACGGGAAGTTTGCATCTTGTCCGCAATCGTCGAACGTTCCGTCTGAAAGAATGAAAACATTCTTCAAGTCATTAAACTCTGTATGCAGATTCGAAATAGCAGAACAGAAGTTTGTTGAAACTCCTGACGGTATAAAGAATGTTTCAAGATAAGAGATTATTTCATTTGCGTCCGAATATGTTTTAAGCTCTTTGCTTATTCTAATCGGGCTTCTATCGTTGAATCCAATAATCGTAATCTTGTCATTATATCTGACATAAGATTGCATCATTCCTCTGAAAGCGTCAATAATCATACTGATTCTTTGACCAGACATAGAAGCACTAATATCAACCAAGAACAACCAATGAGAACGACCAAGAACAAACGGGAATGGTGAAACCCTTGTATCTTCTCCGTTTATCGTTGTTGTTGAACCTATCGGAGAGGCAGACAAAGTATAACCCGTATCAACTGGAGTTACAGCGTCTATGTTAACTCTAAAGAGTTGACCGGCAGGATTGCTTGTATAAAGAACTTGTCCAGTAAGAGTATTGTCAGGGTCTTCAACAAACGCAAGAGTTTCAAGTCCTGCAAAGAGATTGTTGGTTGGAGAAACAGGTGTTATGTCTCCAGTGACGCCTATATTTGCTAACGAATCATTTAGCATACAATAGGCCTGTAAAGAAGAAGAATAAGTTGATGGGTATGCCAATCCTCCAATACGATATGATCCAGAAAAAGTTGCATTTATAAGAGAATGAGATAAATACTTAACTCCCGTTCTTTCCGAATATTCCATTCTAATATACGAAGGTTGAGAACGTATCCCAATCTGGGTATTTATATGTACTGGATGAAAAAGGTACAAAGAAGCATCATAAATATTGTATTCAATTTTAGGACTATATCCATCAAGGGCATTAGAAGGTATTGTAAAATTACAAGAATTGTCGCTAGAGAAAATACAAACGTTCTGTCCAAGATTGCCCCTATCAAATGTAGCAACTTCGCCCAATCTTGCGCTTGAAGTTAGAGATCCAGGATAAAGCCTTCTTATGCCATCATTTGTTAAAACAAGCAACGTATTGTCAATAGGTATCCAAGTTATATCATACAACATGATATTTGGAGATATTGAAACATCAATATTACCTCTAAAAACTAACGCTCCAGAAAGCAATGCAAAATCATAAGAATACAAGGAATATGTTGCTTCGCCGGTATTCTGATCTATAACTCTAGTAAGATACCAAATTCTTGTTGCTCTTCCAATGACGCCAGGCTGAGGAAGATCTGTACTTGGAATAGAAAGCTCAACTTCGCAACATCCTATTTGTGTATACAATGGAATTTGTGGATACCTAAAGACATTGCCGCTAAGATCGTTTGTTATGGTTTCATAAGCAAATGTATCATATCTATTCGGCGCTTGAGCTTCGCAATTTGCATTATAACCGGCTGTTCTTATGAATTCGAATATTCTTCTATTGTTTAGATTGATAGCGTCTTGATAGGTTTCAACATCGACAATTGAATCCGAAAGCGCCGAGGCAGAAGGCATCATAACAAAGTAGCCTGGCGATCTTGACCTGTCAAATGAGCGAACAGGAACTTCAACAGGGTAGCAACCAACAAAATAAGAAGAATACGCCAAAACTGAACGAGGATTAGCATTATCAGCAGGGTCGTTTGGGTCTACGCTTGTTATGGTCGTTAGTGTATCGCCACTCTCTCTATCCTTGATATTAAGAGTACAATGCCACCATTTTCTTTTTCCAATTGATTCACCAGGCATTCTTTAGTCCTTACGTTTCCTTCTGATTATAATAGTAGCGGTAACAGATATCAACTTCTGGAGAGGTAAATAGACCCTGAGGGAAGAGAAGGTTCAATCCAATAACCACATCGTCTTCTCTAACGCCATTCACCCAATTCTTGAAGGTGTACCCGATACCAACAACAACAATCTCGTTATTGCTACAGTCTTTGATATTATCGTCTGGAGGGAAACTAAACTGCGGCTTGACATACAAATACGAACTTTCTGAATTCAATAGATTTCTAATCTCAAAAATGTCAGTAATTGGAGATGTTCTATCAGGAAGAAGTAAGAACTCTCTATTGAGCCTTTGCATCAATGGCAAGTTCGAATTCAAACTAGAACAAGAAGCAAACTGAAGAACATCAAGTTGATTACCAACTGGGAAGTAAAACCCTTGAACCTCAGGAGTATAGCTCGACTTGATAAGTAACAATGCATTGCCATTTTTGAATGTTGGAATGTTTGTTGCCGTAATAAGTATAGGCGCATTAACTGCTATGTTGTAGTTTATAGGCGTTGTCAAGTTTGAACAATCAACAAGTGTTTCATAAGCCACTTCAATTCTGTTCTGAATAATCTCTGGTCCAGTTGGCTTTGGAGGGTCAATAAGATTCCAGAAGAAATCGCAAAGACCAATATCATAAACACAAGTGTAATCATGATAAATGGTTACTCTCGCTGTGCCTTCAACCTCAGTCGTTCTACCCTTGACAAGAATATCAACATTCAAATAACATCCAACCAACGATTCTTCGTCGTCATTTTGCGCCAACAATGAAGCAAGATACCTCTTGACCGCATGCTCAATTCTTAGAATCCAAACTTGAGGATTTCCAGGAACAGGAATCAAAGATATTGCATTTGAAACTTCTGGCGGGAGATTGGTAGTAATACTAAAATCATAACTTTCGTCGTCGTCAAATACATTTCTATTGTAGTAAGAACCAAGATGAGGGATTGTTCCTGAAGGATCAAGAGTAAGAGTAGCTTCTGGAGAAATAAGAACATCCCAAGATCCCCTATTATCAAGAACAAGACCAAAGACTCTTGCGACCTTAGATTCTGTTTGAGACTTCGTATTATTTGTTCGATTGACTGCCAAGAAGCCAAACTGATCAAGTTCTGCTGGCTTGTTTGTTATTTTCAATGTTATTGAATCGAGAATACATGAATCCTCAATTGTTACATCCATAAGCGTTGAATAAACAGGAACTGATATAGTGACAGGAACTCCAAGCCCCTGTTCTGTCCAAACGCTTGTAAACTTAGAATCAGTAGGTACAAATGCGTTTATAGAATATGGATTATAACCGTTGCTATATCTTACTAAGCCAGAATAACAAGAAGCAGTTGAAGCATATGTTGTTACCGAATCTTCGGTCGTTCTGCTCTTAACTAGAAGATAAACAACGTCAGCGTCTATCGTTGTAAAGTTGATTGGGAAAACAGTATTGTAAACAGGCTCAAAGAAAGCATTCGGAGCAGTATAAGGATAGAAAACACCGTCTTTCTCATATCCGCCAAGAGCAACCTGTATACCGCTTGTTATAGTTCCGCCACCGCCAGGAGGACCGCCTGGACCTCCATTACTTGCAAAAGCAATGCTATAAGAAATTGTTACATTCTCTGTTGGTATTAGAACATTCGAAATATTTGTTACAGTTCCATTTAGCGTTTTTGGGAGAGGATTGGATCTTATGTCACTTGTTGTAAATGGAGAAATAAGTCTTAAAGGTCTAGCGTCTGAATGTTGACTTGTTGCAGTATTTATACTTACATCAATATTAGAAGCCCAATCAGTTTGTATAGCATTTACCAAAGATACAAGAGTTGAATACTGCGATAGCTGATACCTTCTAACATAAGGTATTTCAGCTTGAGCATTCATATTTATATTACCTTGAGTAACTATATCCCAAGGACTAATTGGAGAAGAATTGAGAAGAATGATCGAATTGCCATAATTCGAATCGACAAGAGACGCTGTAATATAATCCGAAAGATTTGTGTTTATGAGATTTACAAAATCTCCTAATGTTGTAAATGCATCTCCTTGAACTTGAGTAGCAACAGAAAAAACGCCTGTTAGATTGAATTTAGAAAAAGTGTTTACAACGGAATTGCCTTCTGAAAGCTGTAAGGTATTTGGAGGCCTAAAATATCTAGTCCATAAAGATGGCCCATAGGCAAAAACTGAAACATCGCTTCCGTTTGGCGTTTGCGGAGCAAGAAGATTTGCCGATGGTAAGTTTCCGTAAAAAGATACTGGAACAGAGCAATTAACTTGCAATCTTGGCGGTAGCATTGTATAGGACGGGTAAGACCCTCTAACGCTTGAATTTGCTATAACCGCATTAAGCTGAGTCGTAATATTCGTTGCAACTTGCTGGATCGTTGTATTAGTTTGCGTATTAACTATTATAGGAGTTCCCTGCAATAGCAAGTTTGCATTATACTGCGAAAAATGAGTGCTATCAGAAGATATATCAAGCAAACATTGAGGATCAGAGACTATGGAATGACCATATTGAACTCTATTTTGGACCAAATTAACATATGTATCAGCAAGAGAAAGGCCAAATGGGATTAGAGCAAGCTCCCTCCATTCAGTTGTATTTGGAATAAACCACTCTAATATAAGACCATAACTTCCAAACGTCTGTATAAGCCATTGTTCAAATTCTCTAAATGTTTTTCTAACAGGATTAGATGGATCTGTTACTAAATCGTGAGGAATAAATTCTCTTTGAAACTGAGAAGAATTTGCGTCTTCTGGCTCAAGTACAAAAACAATAGAATTTGGAGTATTGGGAGAAGAAGCAAGATCTGTAATTGATTCGGATCTAACATCTCCCATTCTGCCGTATTGATATATTGTAACAATATTGAATGAAAGACCATTATGCCATAATGGATATTGGCTTAATAAACGACTTCTTACTTCTGCAACAAAATCCTTAACGGTCATGTCATTTGAAAAATCTTCATATCTAAAAGTTGCTGGACCGTTATGATAACCAACAAGCTCAAAATAGTTGTTTAAGGAATTTGTTCTATCTATATTTAGGGTAACAGATACAAAAACGCTTCCGGTCTGATTTTGAAGATTAAAAGGTCTTCTTACAGCAGCACCAGAATCGTTACAATTGTAATACATGCTAACTTTGCGATTATTTCCAGTTCCTGTAACTAAAGAACTAAGCTCAACAGATTCTGCTGAATAGATATAATATCGCAACATATCGCCAGATTGTAAAACGCCATTAAGATATCTTCCAATTCCATAGCGTATAGAGTATTTCAATCTTCGATATATACTTGATTCTCTATAAGGGAAAGAGGCACCACCCGCAGAACCGGAAGGCAATCTCCATAAGCCAATAAAGGCATTCATATTCAAGTTTAGATCTGTAGTTATAGTTCCATCTGTAAATGGCAATGGAGTCAAATTCGCAGGAACAAGCCTAATGCCTTCTCTATTTGTAAAATCTTCTATAACATCAAGACGCAAAGTGTAGTCAAGAGGACTAACGTTGTTGTAAGATATAGACGCAAGAGTTACATTTCTAGAAGTCGGCCAGTTTCTCTGTATAGAAATGGCAGGAACAGTTTGTCTTATATTACCAGCGTTAATGGACAACTCGCCATTATCAACTGAAACTATGATTGGATTTGGAAAACTCGAAGGAGGAGCATTGCTTCCATCAAAATTCAAGAACGGTATTACAATGTTATTACTTGGAACGTCTACGTTTGAATCTTCGAATGGTATATTTACAGTAAACTCTCTTATGCCAGAACTTGCAATAGGAGTTAGATTTACCGTAAAAGTCGCAATGTCGTCAATACCGTTTGAAGCTGGCGTTTCAACCAAAAAGATTGAACTTCTAATAATGGAAAGCTGAGAATTTGTAAGGCCAGTTCCTGAAACGGTAATAACAGGGTTTCCTGTTGAAACATTTCTTTTAACTCTAAACTGACCGCTATAAATAGTGCCGTCAGGGTCTTGGCCAGGAACGCCAACAACCGTCATTGTACAAACGCTCGTTTCAGGATTCGGAACCTGAGACGAGATTGATATATTCGAAAGAAAGGGACCAGGCGCTGGTACGTCAACGGGAACTCCGTCATAGGTCATTGAAGAACCAATAAACCTTTGTTCTCGAAAGTTTATGTTTGATACATATGATTGAGCCATCTATTTTCAGACCTTTACATACTTACCAGGAAGCTCTACGCCAACTTCAACTCGCTGCTTTTTACCATTTGAGTCTTCCAATACAACATATCCGTCAGATTTAGAAACAACTCTAAAAGATTCTTCTTGACTTGCTTCAAAAGCAATGCCTGAAGACTTACTTCTAAATCTGTCTCCAACAGCAACCATTGAAGAAGAGCCAGGCTCTCTATAAATCATCGACTTAACGCCTTCCCATTCTGAAGGAGAACCTTCTCCAGGAAGTCTACCGCCAGCGCCAAACTCAGAAGCAGAACTTGCGTCTGCCTCTTTTACTCTATTATACCAGCCTTGAGCCTTTTTTGGACCATACATATTCTCTATCTCCATTCGCATAGACTCAACAAACGCAATTGCTTGCTGTTCGTCCACGATATTACCGCCAAGCTGCTCTTCAAGAAGCTTGTCTTGAATATACTTAATGAAAGAGGGCAATCCCTTTGGCGGCTTAGGAGTTAGAGTAGGAAACATCTGCTGTAAACGGTTGCCGTCAACAAGCGGTTTCATCTGAATTGGAACAGGCCTATTCAAGTATTCTCTCATTTGCTCGGCATGTTGACCCTTTAGGTCAAAGTCAGCCTGATCGCCTTCATCAGACTTCGCCATTGTATCTGCTTGAGCATGCATCATAACAAACTCCCAGAGATCCTTTCGGTCGCTACCTGGGATTTGCGTATCACGCATAAACTTACCAATGGATTTGTTAGTCCAAGAGTCAGTGTGAGGCCTCATATGTTGACGAACAACGACATTGACAAACTTACGGTCGTCTTCGCCAATACCAATTCTCTTCATGATGGCGTCAGCTATGTCAGCAGACTTATCCTCATGACCAACATAGGTATATTCGCCTGGATCATGTTCTTTCGGCTTTCCAATTTCAGGATGAGCCTTACCATAATCATGAAAGACCGCAGCCATAAGCATGTTGATTCGATCTTTCTTGGAAACATTTCTTTGCTTCATGAGTTTGTCAAGATTTTCGACAACTCTCAAAGTATGCTCAAGAAGGTTGAACTTGTGATGCCTATTCCTTTGGTCCATGTTAAGGGGAAGTAGGTTCCTTGTCTCTTCAGCGTCAAAAATAGCAGCGTCGAGACCTGTTGCAAACATGGCTCGAATGGCAGCCGCAGGTCTTTCTGCGCCAAACATCTTAATAATTTCAGGACCAGCCCTCTCAGGAGCCACCTTGCTTCTATAGGCATTATGAACATCAGGGTCTCTCATTGCATTGAGAGTCCCTTCGTCAATATTTGCATTTGGATAACGACTATAGAAACGGAAAACTCTAAGCATTCGCAAAGGGTCGTCCATAAACGTCTTTTTCGGGTCCAGAGGCGTCCTAAGAACCATAGATTGAAGATCTTTGAGACCTCCAACATAATCCTCGACCTGACCAGTATTAACGTTATAGAACATGGCGTTGATTGTTAAATCTCGCCTCAAAGCGTCAACCTTTGGATCGTCAGAAAGAGTCATTGTTGGAATACGAGAATCGCCATAGCTCTCGTCTCGAAGGTTGACAAAATCAATCTTCAAACCACCAATGTCAAGAGCGGTTGTTTCAAGATGCTTTGACTTCTCAACATTCTGCTTTACAACATATGCAGAGTCAACCTTAATGGGAGAACCTGGAACCATCTTTGTATATTCAATGGCCTTATTGACAAACTGTTGTCCAGTCATTTTGTCAAGAGCGATATCAATATCGTCGCTTGGAGTTCCAAGAAGTTTATCTCGAACCCAGCCGCCTGCAACTCTGAAAGTAATACCCAAAGACATCTTTGTATTGATATCCATGAGGGTTGCAAAGATTGTTTGCTCTTGAGGAGTTAGATTGATTTGAGGCATTGCTGCTGCTTCTTTTCTACGTCCAATATGACGAACTATGCTGTCAAAAAATCCAGAGTTAGCCCAATATTCTGCTGTATATCTCTCTGGCCTTCTCTTATATACTTTACTATCAGGATGCCTGTCCCATCTTATTGATAATACATCTTGCAAAGCCTGCGTTGGGCTAATAGACCTACACTTCTCTTTATGAATACCAAGAGAGGGTATATCAACCTCAAATAAGTGCATTGTTCTTGCGAACTTATACTTATCTATACCAGGTATGAAAGAAGTCGTATAAACAGGACAGCCAATATTAGTCTCTTTAGAAATTGCTTCAACTACTCGAACATTTTCATACCCGCCTCCCTCAACAACAATGCAGTTGATCGCATCTGTTATATCGAGTTCATTGGAGTCAAAAATCGCAAGACCACCATAAGTCTTGACTTCGCAGCCATTCTTTTCTGCAATTTTGTTCGGGTCTAACGACAAGAACAATCTGCATTTCTGTTCTTTGAAAATTCTATCAGAGGCGGCATTGGAGAACAATAGAATACTAGAAGGAGCGGTAACTCTCTTTGTCTCTAGTATCCTGCGAAGCTGAACAATGTCGCATGGATAAACCGACTTGCCATAAAACTCCTTATTCTCGAAAACGACCTGCAATAAATGCCTTGGAGAAACCTGCAAAATTCTCTCTGTATCTCTAGCGGAAAGAAGAGCGCGAATTATATCCTTAGCAAGATCTTCAGTCAACTTCTGACCGCAATTCTGCTGATAAACCGTAATCGTGTCTTTGATGATCGTTTCGAAATCCATTGTTAAGACCTCTTTCTCCTACACCCTCCGCAACCAGGTTTAGCAGGCTTTGGAGCAGGAGTAGTCTGAGGCGACGGAGGAGCCGCTGGTGGAGGGGATGTTTTTGACTGGTTTGGTTGACTTGGCGGAGTTTGAGATTGAGAAACTACTGTTGCTGGTTTCATCTGCGGGGTTCCAAGGCCAATCTTCTGAAACAATCTTTTCTTCTGTATGATATCATTTAGTGACATTTAATGTCTCCGTTTCCTTAACTACTACGTCTAGAATATCCTGTATGGCTTGTTTAGCCTCTGGACTTTTAGCATCATTCCATTTGATTGTCATAACGTTATTGAGTCTTTCAATTAGTATCTTGACTGGTTCATTTTCTGATTGCAATGCCTTAATTCGCTCTTGAACTTTAGTCGCCTGATCAATAAGCTTTATTAGAGTCTCATGACTCTTCCTCATTTCCTCAGGATTTGTTTGATGAATTGCAGATGCAAGCATATGTATTTGTTGATCAAGCAAAGAAGAATAAAGCCTTAGACGGTCTTCGTCTTGCATCTTGATTTTAGAATAGTCTTCTAAGTTTTCCGCATAAGCCTTTATTCTGGCTTCTATCATTGGTTTCTGATAATGCTGAACAAAATGATTATGAACAGCTTTATCAGAAATATCTTCTTTCTTACTCTTCAACCACTTATAAACATAATGAGGATTCTTGCCTTCAGCAAACATCTCTTCAGCTTCTGTTCTATAGATTGAATTACAGAGTTTGCAGTTTGTTTTGACTATGGGATGGCATGTTAGGTCTTTAGCATAATCTATAATGCTAGAATACTCTCTTGGGTCTTTCGCAAGAGCTTTTGTTTCTGCTTTTTGTATGTCCTTGTCTTCAGCCACAGCTTTCTCCTATTAGAACAAACCTTTTTTAGGCTTGATGTAGTCTTTAGGGCCGTCTGAGAACTCTTCTCTAAGTTCTACAAGCTTAGAGATTCTTCTGTCAAGTTCTATTGCGGCCTCTTTACAAAGATCGGCAAACTTTGAAGGAGAATCCATCGCAACTTTATCAGCTTGTTCCAAAAGCTCCATAACAATCGGAAATGACGAAATCTTCTTATTAGCCCTCAACTCGGCAACAACGCCTCTTGCTCCTCTTTGTGTTTGATAAACTAACCTTGCGCAATAATCAAGCATATCAGCAATGCCTATCAAGGATTCAATTCTTGAATTAACAAGATTTCTGTCAGAAAAGTTATCAATCTTGAAAGATTGATCCTCGTCAAACATTTGCTGGCTCTTCTTATACCACATTAGTTCACCTTTTTGATTTGAATATCAAAGTTTTCTGTAGCGTCAGCAAAATCTCCATCTGGAGACTTCTGTAATACTATACCCTCTAAACTGTCACCATTAACCTGAATATAGAAGGCCTCCATACCCGTAAGTTCTCCCTTGACCGCCATAGAGAACTTATTACCGAGTATGCTAAAAACAACCCTCATACCTTCTTCGCTTTGATAGAAGTTTTGTGCATTCTTAGCAATCGCTTTCGTATTGGCAACAATTCTTCTAACTTTTAGTTCTTTAGCAGCAGTTCTTATGGCTCCTCTTAGGATTTCCATATCTGCTTCATATGTTTCTTGAGAAAGGGGTATCTTTACAAGTTCTTCGAGAATTGGATTGTAAATACCAAAATCCACTTTTGCGGCTTTGGTTGCCTTTCCTTTGCTTACCGACATTTTCATTTGAGGAACAGAAGCAAAAGAACTTATGCTCGAAAGCAAAGAGTCTTTATCAAGATGGCATCCGTTTTTGTCAATTACAAATTCGTCGTCCTTCTCAACCTCGCCCTCGGTTATGTCATGGTCTTCTACGCCCTCGTCAGCACTAACGGCCTCGCCTTTTCCTGCCTTCAAAAGCGCAGCTTCCAAAAAGCTATCGTTGATATGAACGCCATGCATATCGACCGTCTTACCGTCGATAACTTCTTTCTGTCCTCTTGTTGAGGGTATATCAGCCATTCGCATGCCTCCTAATGTATTCAGCTATTAGAAGTGATTCGGCTTTACCGTCGTCCTTCTTTAGCTCAAAACACTCCTTCAATTCAGGATACAATTTTCCGGCCAATTCTCTTGCTTTATCTTTTGCAAGTTTTTTGGCTTTATCCATATCCTGTTTGTATTGTTTCTTTGCGTCTTTATGTTTCTTTCTATCAGTCGCAGACAATCTATTAATTTCCACAGGCTTTAACTTGAGTATGTCGGGCTTATCAAGCTTTTTGAGCAAATCGTCAGGCCATTCAGTCTTCCATGTCAACGGAGTAATAAGCTTCAACTCAAAACCTAAACATCCAATAATGCCCTTCCAGATTCCAAAGCCTTCTCCAAAATGGAACATACTTACAGTACCCTGACCAGGCATGGCGGATACCTTTTCAAGACAAACTAAAACGTTCTTACCTTGATACGGCCTAAGAGTGTCTGATATAAGCTTGACATTGTATTCGTTTTTAGCTTTTACTTTGCCTGTTGCTTTTGTCTTTATAACAGGAACGCCATAAACCTTGGTATCAATAATCTTACCATCTTTTTGAGTTATAACGGAATAAGCCCCGCCAAGTCCAGGGTCTATACCAATAAAATGAAATTCGTCATTCATGTAGATAATCTCCTATTTCTAGGAAATTATCGTCATTAGAGACCTAATGACTCTATGGTACGTTGCAAACCTTCTTCAAAAGTAAACTTGGGTTCATATCCAAGAACTTTCCTGGCAAGCTGTATAGAAGGGTATGTCCTCATTACATCACCAGGTCTAAATGGTGCTTGTTCTATATCAACATTGAATCTTGAAGTAATCATTCCAAGTATTTCGTTGTTACTAATTTCCGTTCCGCTAGCAATATTAATCGGGATACCCTTTAACTCGCCTTTATACGTTGCCGCAAGTATGTTGGCTTGAACAATATCCTCAACATAGACCATATCTCGGCTTTGTTCTCCGGTTCCGTCTTTTCTAAGAGGCATATTATTCTTGATAGCATTTAGCCAAGCACTAACGGCTGTTGCATATGCTCCTGTAAGATACTGATACGGTCCATAAACATTGAAATATCTCAACGATACAGCATCAAAGCCATGAGTTCTACTACTAAATTCAATAAGTTGCTCGCATAACAGTTTCTGTAATCCATAAGGCGATTCAGGCTTCTTTTCGGAACCTTCTGTTGTAGGGAAAACAGTTGTATTTCCATAAACAGCAGCAGAAGAAGCAAAAACAATTCTTCCTATATTGGAATCTTTTGATATCTCAGAAAGCATCATTAGCGTTGTTTCTTGAACATTATTTTTGAAAGACGCATAAGGTCTCTCAACTGAATAAGACACGCTTGGCAAAGCTGCTAAATGGAAAACAACGTCAAAATTATCAAACTTTGACGTAATAGCAAAAGACTTAAGACTTTGATTGTAAAGCTTAAAAGAACCAGCTTTGGCTATAACTTCTCTTCGGAAAGCATGTTGCTCTGTTTTTCCTTCATCAACGATAACAACCTCCCACCCAAGCGACAAGCACTTGAGCGCGAGGTTGCACCCTATGAAACCAAGTCCGCCAGTTATCAATACCCTCATAAATCACCTTATTAGGGCGTTAAAGGGTATGTAGCTTACTTTTTACCCTTAGCCTTTTTTGTATTCGACTTTTTAGTGGCTTTTACCTTCTCGACTGCTTTTTCCTTCTCAGGAAAAGTAACAGCGCCAAGTGCTGCCTCTTTTTGCAAACTAGAAAGCAACATCCAAACCTCTCCTGCAACTTTTCCGACTATCTGGCGATACTCTGCGCCAGGGTCTTTCTTAATTGCAACAACAACAAAATTGTCGTTATAAGAGGAATTCTTATAGTGGAACTTCTGTCCAACCGGGAAAACGTGGCTCTCTGCAACGCTTTTACTAATGATTTCACCATGAAAAAGAATGGATTGATCTCTGTCAGACTTTGGCATTTTTCTTCTCCTTTTTGAGATACTTCGATACAGTCTTCTTGAACTCATGAGTCTTTGGAGTATTATCGACCGTTTCTTCAATAGCAAGCTTAGTCGCTATCTTTTTGACTTCTGCGGTATTAGCTACTGTTTCAACAACGACAACGACGATTATATTACCTCGACCGCCTTTTCTATAAAGGCCTTTCCCATGAATAACAAACTTATCATTAGTGGATACTCCCGAAGGAATCATTATTTTTTCAGAGCCTCCCTCAGGTATAGGTATTTCTACTGTAGTACCAAGAATAGCTTCTGACATTGTAATATATACTTCAATAACAAGATCATGGCTTGAAGTCATATCAAAAAGTTCATGCTCTTCTGGATGAACTCGAATATAACAATCACCTTTTTTATCTTTAGAAGACGCATGATAACCCTGTCCGGCAATTCTAAGAACAGCACCATAAACAAACTTAGGTGGAATGTCTACATCTACCCTAATATGCTTTTCAATCAAACCACCAACACAGTCTTTGCATAAATCACTATCATTAATAGAAACGCCAGAACCCTGGCATTCATCGCATGAAGAAACCATTTGCATAACCTGGTTCTGCCCCATAACATGATTCATAACTATGCGACCCGAGCCTCGACATTTCTTGCATTTATCTTTCTTAGCGCCTGCCTTAACTCCCTCGCCATTACAAGAATTACAAATCTCTGTTGTAGAGAAACTAACGCTCTTCTTAACTCCATGAATAGAATCTTCAAATGAACATGAAATATCGCAAAACGTATCTCTCCCGTACAGAGAGCTATGCTGGCTTTGATTTCTAAAGAAATCCCTGAATACATCATGAACGGACCCCTGAAAATCAGGAGCATCGCTATTGAAGTTTATATCAGGTCCACCTCTGTGCTTAAAGTGATCGTACTTCTGCTTCTTCTTAGGGTCAGAAAGAACATCATAGGCCTCATTGACCTCTTTGAACTTTTCTTCTGAGGCCAAATCGCCTTGATTACGGTCAGGATGGTACTTCATCGCCAATGAGCGATAAGCCTTCTTGATCTCTTCTTCCGTTGCGCCTTCAGAGACCCCTAAAATGCCGTAATAGTCTTTCATTGCTTATTCCGTATCGTCTTCGTCGTCAAGGTCGTCGTCAAGTTCTTCGTCAATAATATCTTCTAAGCGGAAATCTTCACCGTTTTCTGGAATACCCTTTCCATTAGCAAAAGCTTGCATAGCAGACCTAATGAAATCATCAAGATTAAGAATGCTGCTTGTAAGCGTCCAAACTTTGTCAAGCGTTTCAGCAACGTCTCTTAGTTCAGCCGCATTCTTTGGTAACTGTCCGTCTTCTACATATCGCTTATGAGTAATCTCAATTATCTTCTCGCAAATTTCAAGAAGACGGTCATGGTCTATACCATAGTCATCAAGCGGTGGATTTTGATCGTTATTGTCTTTTGGATCTTTTTCCGACATAAAGCCTCCTAATTAATTTTGTATCCAATATCAGTTTGAGAAGAAGTAATTTGCATTTCCTCGGAAGGCTCTGCAACGTTCTTAAGAAAATCCATAAGAGCGCCCTGAAACTCTTCATTTGCTGATTGGTAAGTAGTAGCAAGCTCAGCGATTTCATCAATCGCTTCCTGCGAAGGAGAAACAACGAGCTTTTGACAAGCATCATGCAACCTTGTCATTGCAGAAAATGTCTGCAAGCATTTTATCTGTACCTTACTCAAATGCAAACCCTCGTCCATAAATCATGCCCTTATCTTGTTAAGAGACTTTAGTATCTTTGATACTGACGCTGAATCTAATACCGAACAAATTGTCATAAAAAGAACATCGGCGATCAAACTAGCCTCTCCATGAGAAGTACACGTTCTTGCTAGAACCAAACTATCTTCAATGCACTTAACTATAAGATAAAGGTCTTTTCGAGAATAAAGCTCTATCTGAGGCTTTCTTCCATAGTTACCAGAAACAGCCATAGAACATGCTCTTTGATTCCAAACTGGAATAGGCTTATCTTTATCAGGGCCTGATTCTATTAAATTGGTTTTGGTAACAGCCTTCAAGCCCGAACTCTCAAAAGCAACTTTTCTGATTGAAGAAGTTCTTAAGACGGTTTCTTCGGTAGAAGCGCCATTAGCAAGCAAATCCTTCATACAGAGAAGCATGCGATACTTCCAAGCCATCATTGGTAGTATTTCATTGATAGCCTTGATTGGATCGGCATTTGAAGCAACGCATTTATTGAAAGCATTCAAACACTTCTCATAGTTACGCTCGTCGCAAGCGTTCATCAAGCTCCATATAATGAAGTTATTGTAGAATGCAGCAGTTGAAATAACGTCTTCAAAAGAATAGACCTTCTTACCTGGAGCGTACAAGGTTAATCGCTGAAGCGTTGATTCTAAGGGATCAAGAGCGGTTTCTTTATCATTGACAAGTAAAGCGTTTTCAGCAATTGCAGCAACCGCTTCTTGGTCAAGTTCAAAGCCAAGCTCTCTCGCTCGCCTATTTATCCAATCTGTAGCGCTATTAGAAGCAACAGAGTCGTCAAACTCATAAAGCTTGCCAAACTTCTTGACTGTGTTGTATATAGCTCTTGCGTCAGACGGGTCTATCATAAAGAAAATGACCCATACATTGCCTTCAAGTTTTTCTATAGCAAGCTTGAACTTATCCTTTTCGCTTTCCGTCATCTTAGGAAGCGCATGAATAACGATTAGGCGATTGTCCGCAAAACATGAGTTCGACGAAAGCCATGTCATGAGCTTACTAAATAGAGTGTTCTCGTAGCAGTCAAAAAACTCTGCTCCCTCGAACTTCTCTCTAATTTTAGTAAGTAACGGCTTCGCTAGGTAGTAAGCGCCGCTTACCCACGCTGCATTGTTCTTATTTTCAGCCATAATAAAACTGTTGCAGCCATTTCTGACTGCAACAATTCACTCACTCCTTCAGTGTTGCAAAGAACACTGAGTATCTTTCCTGAAGACCGTCTTCGCTTGGCTTATTGAAAGCAAGATAGTTACCGACGCCTTTGGGGTCAGCATAGTGTCTTACGACAACAGGCTGATTAGCGTCTTCAATCTCAAACTGCAAATGCTCTTCGTCATTAGAGCGACTAATAATCTCGCTCATATACTTAGAAACGCAGTTGATCTTGACTTCCTTTGCGTCCTCATTCGTGCCAATATCCTCAATCGGAACCTTTCTAAAAGACTTCAACGTATGGTCGGTTTTTGTGTTGATAATCTTCTTGGAAAGGTCAATATTGAGAACGCAGTTGTGAACCTTGTTCTCTTCCTTGAGGTCTACGTTATTCGTAGCAAGAATACCCTTGATTGCATTCTTCCAGTTTATAGCCTTCGTCGTCAGCTTGTACTTACTATCTCTCTTGAGGAAGCGATTTTCGTCAGGCCATTCAACATTCGGATCGCAAGAGTAAATATTGACTCTAATTGCTCCGCAAGTAACGCAAATGTATCGCTCGCCAGACTCAATAATGATCTTATCGCAAGCAAGCTCTTTGAGTATGCCAAGAAGAATAGTTGTCTGCTCATTCGGGAGCAGCATCTTGATATCTCCCTTAGCGTCAGTCATATTAGCGCCGTCAACTTCTACAACAGCAAAGATTGTTCCAGTACCAGAAACAAATCGCAAAGAGTTTGTCCCAAACGAACGAAGAACCCAATAAGTAAACTGCTTATACTGTTCTTGGTCTCCGTAAGCAAACATAATCTTGCCGGCATAACTCTGGAAGATATCTCTACGAATAGAGAGCTTCGTTGGCTTTTGCCCATTAGCATTTATGTCATGGAACTGACATGGAGTTCCAATAACCGGCAGCGTCTGCGTTTCGTCGCTATCAGTTGTGCTGGATATTCTTACCTCTGAGCCATTGACAAGCTCGCAAGATATCTTGCTAGAAGGCGCAAAGGAAGAAAGGGCATTTTCAAGGTCTACTGCATTGACAGTAACTGTACCGTCCATGTCGCAGACATAATCAATGTTGTATGTATCATTTCCAATTTCATTCGTCGCGCTGACCTTGCCGCCATCAGCAATCGCCTGTATATATCCGTTGACAACATTCAACGTAACCAGACCGCCAAACTGGTAGTCTTTCAAAGTTCCCTTTGTTGCAACAACCAAAACAGGCTTCAAACCTTTGAGCAAGCCGCCAACCTGAGCCGTAAACTTCATCTTAAATCTCCTTGTTACTTCTTTTCTTCGTACTTTGTCAGAATTTCTCTGGCCTTATGCTTTATTCGGCTAAGAGCGTTGTCTACACCCTTGATATTCACTCTAACTTTGGACCTTTTGTTGTTGATTTTTTCAGCTATCTCTTCGTAGGAGTATTTTTGTGCATACAAGAGATACACTTCCTTTTCGAAGCTAGAAAGCGAAGACAACAACAAATCTTGTAAGTTTTTGTAATACTCATTTTCTGCTGTAAGTTCACAAATATCAAGAGCGTCTGGATCTGAAATAATGTTAGACAACGAAACATCTTCTTCATTGTCATTGTTTTTCGAGGACTCTTTGTATATAGAAATTGACTGGTTAAGTACCCTCTTCTTATTCTGATAAGAAGACTTAAACTCAGTGGCTAAATGCCTTCTTATACACAAGAGAGCGAACTTATCGAACGGCGCAGGACCATCCCCTGTGCCTCTAGCCTTATCATAGTCTTTAATTGCTTTATAACGAAGAGCATAAAGAGCTTCCTGCAAGATATCTGAATACTCGTATCCAGGTATATTGAACTTAGAAACCACCTTTTGAATCTTAGGTAAAAGCATTGATAACAATTCTTCAAATGCCTTGTTTACCTCTGTTTCGTCTTTTGTTTTCCTGATATTATTGATCAGTTTTATACATCTTAGATTGTTTTGGTAATCTTGTTCTAATTTCTCTTTATCCGCAAGTAGTTTTTGCTTTTCTGCGGATAATGTCTTGCTAACTCTTTTTGCCCCAGCCTTATTTGTATTTTTCTTTGGTCTGGGCATCAGTTGATAACCTTATGCCGCTTTCGCCTCCGTCCTGTTGAAGATAATCGAGCAAACAACGAACTTTTCCAACATCGTTTGAGGATTTATGTTCAGAGAGATTCCTCTCATAACTTCCCCAAGCAAATCTATCATCTGTATTAGTAATGGAACAGATGTAGCTTGCGATTGTACAACGAATCTCTTTTTCTCTTCTTCAGTCAGAAACAAAAGCTTTGAAGTGTCTTTGGCGGTCCTTATGACCAGTAGCGTTCTAATATGTCCAACGAGTCCATCAAGAACCTCCCCAACTTCGCGTCCATCTCCCAAAGTCTGGTCAATGATACGCATAGCCTCACCGGCGTCGGGTTTAAGGATCATATCGACAATATCAAAGTATTTGTTCTCATCAACTGCCGCTAATGCTTGTTGCGCGATCTCAGCAGAAAGCTTTGATCCATTCGCAAAGGTAAGCATAGTCTGTAAATTTTGTAAAGAGTTTCTAACAGAACCCTTGGAAAGTTTGGCCGCAATTCGAAGCGCAGCTTCGTCATAATCAAGGTTTTCAGCCTTTGCAACCCGAACAAGGTTCATATACAACTGATCCCAAGAAACCTTGTTAAACCGCAATGGCATACAACGACTATGAATCGTGTCTTTCAAATCTTCAGCATTAGTTGTGCAAAGAATGAAAATGCAGTTCGGCGGCGGCTCTTCAATCATCTTAAGAGCGGCCTCAGCAGCAGCGCCTGTCAATCTATGAGCCTCGTCAATAATAACAAAGCGATGCTTGAGAGTTATGGGAGAATAGCGTATCGCTTCCTTTAGGTCTCTGATTTCTTCAATCTTACCTTTTGAGCCAGCGTCAAACTCCATAACGTCAACAGATTTACCCTCAAAGATTGCCTGAATATCTGGGTCATTCAAGTCAGGCGTAAGAGTCATTCCGTTCTTGCCATTTACGGAAGCTGCAAAGATTCTTGCGCTCGAAGTCTTTCCGCAACCAAACTTGCCGCAAAAAATGTAAGCATGATGAAGCTTACCTGACATAATCGTGTTGGTCAAAATCCTCGTAACGGACTCTTGCCCAATGAGATCGGCTATCTTCTTTGGCCTATACTTATTAGCTAGAACACTCATTTTGGTTTCCTAATTTCTTCTGCAACCATTCCCAAACTACGTCTTTTGTTTCGGCTATTCCCAAATCTGACGGAACGATAATCACCCTATCTCCCAAAAGAGACCAATCATAACCGTCAAGAGCGGTTTCGCTTGGGTGTTCGTCGCCTTGGCTAACGTCCCTGGTTAGCCTTACAACAAGGCCTCCATGCTGCTGAACTCCATTCAACTCGGAAGGGAATCTCAAATCAGGTATAATCGCATAATCAACTTTTTCTTTTGCGATAAGCCTAAAAGTTGCATGAACCCAAATATACTGACTAAACATTCTTCTGCATATATCTGTTCCAAGAACCTGCATAAGCTCTCTACCAGACATATTGCCGGATTTCAGATTAACAGGTACGGCTCCGCCAGAATTCTTAAGAGACCAATACAGTCTTTCTGGAGAAAAATCACCAAAGCCAATTGAACTCTCGAAAAGAGGAACTTGGCTTGTTAGTTGTCTACCTCCAAAATCAACCCATCTACCACCGTTTTCCCATCTCATGAAGTCAGGGAAATTCTCCCAAAGGTAGTTTGTTTTTGTATTCTTCTGCTCGTCCGTTCCCCAAACCTGTTCAGGACGCAAACCCATAACATCTACGAGAAAATTCTTAAGTCCGTCAGCAAAACTGTACTTCTTAACAGTACCATTTAGATGAGGGGTTATATTGCTAAGCAAAGTATCTTTACCGCTTTGCTTTTTGCCAGAAAAACCAAGAACAATTGTCATATTGAAACTCCGTTCAGGCCAAAGGCACAACAAAGTAGATAGACTTACCAGCTAGCGACTTATGATTCATGCTAGAGATAAGATTACCCTTATCGTCAGTCATGTAAATCTTCGCCTCTTCCCTAGCGGCCCCTTTGTTCGTAAACTTTGAGCCAACATAGATTCTAACGGAAGCCTTATCAGGAGCAAACTCAACAGGATCAGTAGAGCCAACCTTATAGGTTACAAACTTGCCTCCTCGTCTGTTGCCTCCATAAACAACGTTGCTATCTATGGTGTTCTTCTTTCCAAGAACTTCAACAAAGTAACTCTCTATATTGCGCATCTGCTCAAGAGCAGACAGCGAATTACCAAAATTAGCGGAAGTTACCAGTTGCCTCGCCTGAGCAACCGCCTTTTCAGCGGAGTCAAACGTGCCAACAATAGATCCTGTCCCATATTCGTCTTGATTCCAAAGTTGATACTTCATTCATCTCTCCTTATTGTTTCCAATCAACGTTTTCTTCGAGAATGTTAGCGATAACAGGCTCGCTCATATAGTCAACGCCAAGCGTTCTAAGAATGATACTATGGTCTCTCTTGTCAAACGGAATGGTATCGCCATCGACAGTTGGAGAAATTGAGAACAGAACGTCTGCAACAACAGCAGCCTTACGAGCCTCGTCAAATACGTCCCAATCGCTAGAATAGAGAACAACAAAATAGACCTTAGGACAGAACAAGGTGACTGGGGCCTTTACAGGCTTGAGATCCCAAACCTGATTCTTCTTTTCAGGACGAGGCTTATTTACAATCTGTACAGCAGCAATTTGCTCGGGATCAATATCAGGAAAGACGGCTGGATAGCGGTCTAGAACCTTCTGCATAATCTCGACAAACTCTGGTAGTTCCTTGTATTCTGGTTTAATCTTCGCCATCTTGGATTCCTTTATCAGTTAGGGAGCTTGGAGTTACATTGCCCCATTCAAACTTTACTTCTTTGCCGTCAACGTTTGCGGCATAGAATATGTCGGCATCAAAGTCTGCTATTTCAATCGTTACACCATTATCTGTCTTCTTTAGGCGTAACAACAGCGTGCCGTCCTCGCTTAAATACTCACCAGCTTTCAGTCCTCGGATTTCACCCTTCATTGTTTTTTCTCCATTCAGCAGTTGGTTGCATAAAATCAGGCTCTTTCTCTATAACCTCCTGTTTGAACGGAGGTCTCCATCCAAGTTTTCCAAGTTGAGGATCAACTTTTGCTTCTAAGGCATAAGCCATAATAGCGATAAGTTGAATCGAACCTGATTCGTTACTAATTTCAAAGCCCCATTTATATACAGATATTCTACTAATATCTGGTATAACAAACGAATTCTTAACCTTATGAGTGATTGTTGAGCCTTGTAGACTTCGTTCTTCAACCATATCCCATCCTTCAAAAACCTTAGGATAACCGTCCCAGTCAGAATGGAATAAAATAGAATTTGAAGAATGCTTTGGAACAGACATTCTAAAAACAGGAAGACTTTTTAGATGCTGAAAACACATTTTTTCATTATCTTTGCCAATATAGAAAAAACAATGAAGATTAAAGGCCTTAGCATGAACATTTCCAAACTCATTATATATAAACGTCATTATTGATCTAATACTTGCTATATCAGAATGATCAATTTTGACATTCATGCTAATATCGTCTTCCGAATTGAAAAGCATGGATTTATCGTCGGTATAAACAACCACAGAACCGTCGATAGAACCACCAGTAAATGTCGGAAGACCAACAACAGGAACGCTAACAGAAAAAACAGTTCCATCAATGCTTTGAGCAGGGATTGAAGTTACATTCCATTCAAGATTGTCGCTCATTTATTCTTCCTCTTGAAAAATCTCCGCTTACCACCTTCGCCAGGCGGTTTAGGTTTTATTTCTTCGCCATCAGAGCCTCTCATGCCCTTGCATTTAGGATACTTCTCGCATCCATAAAACTCTCCAAACTTACTCTTTCTAAGAATCATCTTAGAAGAACAAGCAGGACAGTTATCTTTGCAATAAACCTTTTCAACAACAACCTTTTCTTTCGGCTTGCCGTCTTCGCCAACATTTGCTGTGAACTTGCATTCCTTTACAGGGCAGGCAAAAAAGTCGCCAAAACGACCATGCTTGAGTAGTAATTTCGTCTTGCACTTAGGACAATCAAAGTCAGTTATAGCAAGGTTATTCTTAGTTTGAGTGGCAACGTCAATATCTTTCTTTAGCCTATCCCAAAAATCAGTTAGAACATCAAGCTTCTTAAGCTCTTTGTCGCCGATCTTATCAAGCTTACCTTCCATATCAGAAGTAAAGTTCAAATCCATAAAACAGAACTTTGACTTAACAAGGAAGTCGCAAACCTTCATGCCAAGGTCAGTAACCTTGTATGAGTTGCCAGCAAGCTCAATATACTGTCTAGCCTTAAGCGTTTTGGTTATACTGGCATAAGTGCTAGGCCTTCCTATTCCAGTCTCCTCATACATCTTTGTAATAGAAGACTTGGTATAGCGAGAAGGCGGTTGAGTAAACTTCTGCTCAGAAGTAACGTCAATAACGTCGCAATCGTCGCCAACATTCAAGAGAGGCAAAGGCTTATCTTCGCCAGCAGACCAATGCCATACCTTTTTCCATCCGTCAAACAAAGAGACACTGCCTGTTGCTCCTAGCTCATACTTGCCAACTTTGAAACGAGCAGAAACAGATAGATTTTTAGCCTTTTCCATTTGACTCGAAACAGTTCTGCGCCAAATTAAGTCATATAGCTTTCTTGAATCAGCGTCAGAGGAAACCTGAGTAACGGTTACGTCAACAGGTCGTATAGCTTCGTGAGCGGCTTGAGCAGCAGCTTTGTTGGAATATACATTTGCCGTCTTTGGCAAGTAAGTTTTGTCAAAGTTAGCTTGAAGATATGTTCTGGTATCAGAAATAAACTGCGGAACAATTGTTACAGAGTCAGTTCTCATGTACGTTATATGACCATTTTCATACAACGACTGAGCAACCCTCATTGTCTTGTCCTGGTCCCATCCAAGAACAGAAGCTGCTGTTTGTTGAAGCGTTGAAGTTGTAAAAGGCGCTCTTGGTGAAACAAAGACTTCTTTACTTTCGTACTTAGAAACCTTTGCAACTTTTCCCTTAATTGCAGCAACAATAACATCAGCCTGCTCTTTGTTCTTGACATCCATTTTGTCAGGATCAACAAGAGAAGCTACAATCTTCTCTTTCTTGGGAGTCAAAAGTTCAGCGTCAATTTCCCAAAACTCTTGAGGAACAAACGTCTGTATCTCTTTCTCTCTTTCTGCAAGAACTCTAAGAGCAGCGCTCTGAACTCTTCCTGCGGACTTACCGCCCGTAGCAGAGGTTGTAATAAAGCTGCATTTATAGCCTACCAATCTATCAAGGATTCGTCTTGTTTCATAGCTATCTACAAGATCATAGTCTATACTATGAGCATTATTGATTGCGTCTTGAACCGCTTGCTTTGTAATACTGTTTGTCTTTGCGCGTTTGAACGGAATACCCTTAGGGAGTTGACGGCTTAGATGCCAGGCGATTGCCTCTCCCTCCCTATCAGGGTCGCTCATGAGATAGACTTCATCAACATCTTCTGCGGCTTTGACAATAGCCTTAACAACGTCTTCCTTACCAGGCATAACGTCATATTTTGGCTCAAAATCTTTCTTGATGTTTACGTTAAGTCCCTTTGAAGGCAGGTCAATGACATGACCAACCGAAGCCATTACCTTGTAATCTTTACCAAGGTATCCGCCTATTTTCTTGGCCTTTTCAGGCGATTCAACTATAACGAGGTACTTTGCCATAACATCATTTCGACAAAAAAGGCGTAAGGAAACGAATCCTCACGCCTTTTGAACTAACCAGGCATAATCACTCAAATACTCAGTTACTGACTGTTGGAAGATCGTACAAATTACGATCTGTTGTGCTTTGCAAGTACGTTCCTTGCGAGCTTCGAACTACCCTAACACCACCGATCATTGACTGCCGCGCCATGCGAACGGCCTCGGCTCTGGAGACCCTCTTATTTCCCGTCAAAACAAAACCAACCGTATGCCTCTTAGAGTTGATAACTCTCTTACGAATCGTTGATACACTCATTCTTGATTTCCTTTCTAATTGCCTGATTAGTTCCAAAAGTCTGTATTATCTTGACCTTCCTCGTCTTGTGGAAAGTCAAAACCATTCTCGTCATCATCGTCCCTTTGCTTCCTCTTATTCTTCAAATCACGAAGAAGATTCTTCATTTCTTCAACGCCTTTGTTGCTCGAAATGTCAACCATAGTCTTAAGACGAAGCTTGTATTCCAAATCTAGTTCGCTTTTCTTGAGTAAACCAAATAGTTTTTGGTTCTGCAATAACTTCTGAAAAACAGGATTGGACACCAACTCCATTAGGCTCTGTTGTTCTTCTCCGCTGAAAGAGTTCTTTATTTCAGATTCAAGATCAACAGTTAGTTTATCCACAACCTCAGTCAGAATATCGCCATAACTCTTGTCATAACTATCAATGAGTTTCATATTGATAGCTATAAGGCACTCTTTAGTATACTCAAGCTTTTCTTCATCTATATCCGGGTTGCGGCTTTTTGCATTCTCAGCAATGGCATCAATCTTGGCTCTTATATCAGCTTCAACTTGAGCCTTTTCGCCTTTGAATAAACTATAGCCATCAACATAAGATCTAAATGGCCTTATGAAGGCAATCGCAAGTTTTGAAGCCCAAGAAATAGACATTTCATCTAGCTCCCCTTCTTGCTATAAGTTCCTGCCTAGAAGGGCCAACGCCAATGAAGCCAGAAGCAAGTCCGGCAATATGGCACCACGCCTTAACGGAACGTTCCATCTCAGCGTCAGTCATATCGTCATTCATGATCAACTCAGGATCCCTAAGAATAGGAGAGTTTGCTGAGAAAACTCCATTGATTTGAAGTCGCTTATAAGCAACCTCGATATGCTGAGGAAGACAACCGATAGTGTCGGCAATATCCGTCAGCTTATTTGAAGGTCGGATAAGCTGTGCAAGACAGATAGCGACACCAAAGCCGCCGTCCCTCTCGTCAAGACTAACCTCATTTGTATTCCAGTTATCGCCGCAAACAGTTCGAACAACTTTTTCGTAATGCGCTTTCATTTACTTCTTCCAAAAGGAACAATCTTGAGAAGCTGCCACGCTAGCAACTTCAATGAACTCTTGTTATCGCATGAGGAGTACTTTCGACCCAACCATGATGCGATATTTCTATAAACACAGCTTTTTCTTGCAAATCGTAAATAGAACCTACTCCAGAATAGGTCAAGCCTGAGCGAACTCCGCCAGTAAGTTCATTTAGAATCGAAGAAACCGGACCTTTCGCTCTCACCTCTATGGATTCGCCTTCAGCAGCAACTCCGATCTTGCCTATATCCTTCAAGAAATGTTTAGAAGATTGTCCTCTATACAATTTGAAAGATCCGTCTTTTGTTGTAAAGATTTCCCCAGGAGCTTCATCGCAACCAGCAAGAATACTACCAAGCATAACCGCATCCGCTCCGGCAGCAAGAGCTTTTACAATATCACCGCTATTCGTAATTCCGCCATCAGCAATAATGCCAACTTCAGGAAAGCCTTCAATCTCAAGAGCTTGTCGAGCATTAATTATTGCAGAAAGTTGAGGCACTCCATGACCAGTAACTATTCTTGTAGTACAAACAGAATTATGAACAGCAATTCCTTCAATATTATAGGAATGATCGTCTTCTACCTCGATATCAAAGACTTCTCCGCTATATTCTAGAACCTTGATTTCGGAAATTTCAATTAGTGTAAACTTTTTCAATTTTCAGTTCCTGCAAAAATATTAGATTCTTCAGTTTTAGAAGAATCATTTTTTTCAGCATATTGTTCCAAGTGCTTATCTAAGATATTTTTGATAGCAAAACGACCACGACCATACTTGTCTTGCAATATTTTTGCTATATCTTTTTTCTTGGCCTTAGTTGAACTCATTTGAATGTAATCAAGACATATAGATTTTGCGTCTGCATCAGTTATTTTTTTACCTTGATTAACGGGAAGAATATTTTCTACCTTTTTCATCATCTTAAGGTCTGAACCAAGTTTAATTTCCTTAAGTTTATCTATATGATAATCATATGATTTTTTATTCATTTCATAACCACAAACACTTCTTCCAAGCCTTGTTGCGATATATGCAGTTGTAAAATTACCCATAAAGAAATCACACACCATGTCTCCTTCATTAGAAGAATACATGATTATCTTGCGGATTAATTCTTCCGGAAGTTTATTTTGATTTTTCTTTTGATTTGGAGCATAATCTCTATTGATTGCGAAAACATCTTCAAGATCTTGATACAAAAGAGATCCGCCTTTAGAATCTTTTTCCTGAGAACCAAAACGACAATTAAGATTAAAGGTAGGAGTTGATTTACTAGACTTGCTGTAATACAAAACATGATAATGTGAAGTTACAAATTTCTTCTTTGTATTAACTCCAAAATTATATTTCCAAATAATATGATTTATTTCATGAAGGCCTAAATTATGAGCAGCGTTTAAGACGTGCCTCAATTTACTATGCCCCATAATAACATACATGGAACCGTTTTCTTTTAATACTCTTTTTGCCTCGGCTAACCACAAATGAGTCCATTGTTCATAATCATCAGGAGCCTCTTTATATCCTTGAATAACGTTGCTTGAGTCTCTTTTGTAATGCTTGTTAAAACCAGTTTCTCCTATACCGAATGGTGGATCAAAAATACCAAGATCAACTGAACCATCCTTAATTTTTTTTTCCTTGTCTATGCAATCTTCTGAATAAATTCTAATCACAATTCTTCTCCCATCAACATTCTATATTGCTGTTCTATACAACCCTCTTGACATTCAATGAATCTAGCGTTTTGTTCTTCAGCAGATACAGCATGATACTGAGGCTTCATCTTTTGGAGGTCTTGTTCACTTATTTCCAAATAAGCCAAACAATCTTCTTTATTAGGCATTTGTATCTGTATTTGTCCAATACCGTCATGCAATGGTATAAGATTTTGTACTTGTTTCATAGACAACAAATATATACCCGAACCAACAATGCTCTTCTCATTAATGCAAATGACCCATAAATAATCAAACGCATTATTGTTGAAATTTTTACTATTTTTGGTATTTACCAGTTGAATCTTCGTGGCCTTTGTTCTACCTTCGCCTCGCTTGCGTTTTCTGGAGAAGATTTCTGATTTTGTCGATTTTATACTAACTCTTTTGCCGTAAATTTCTGCGTCATGCGAAAGACCTTCATGTTCTGTTATCTTAAGCGTTTCTGGACTAAACTTCTTTCTAAGAGCAAAATTAAAATAATCAGGAGCATGCATTCTGTACTTCAAAGATGAACTTACTACAGAAGGCGTCATTTTCATTGACAGATAAAGAGCTTCTTTTATCTTGGATGCATTCCTGTTCATAAATTTAGCTATTTCATCCATGTTTTTACCTTCAATTTCAGGCTGTATAACTAACTGATCCATACTCTATTTATCCTTTGATAATTCAACAACTATTTTATCTAAAATCACAAAATTGCTGTTCTTTATTTCACTTTCCCAAATATACCACATTTTGTACCCGTACTTCTCAGCGAATGCTTTCTTTTCTTCGTCTCGTTGTACCTTAAACTTTTGTCTTTCACTGAGTTTTCGCTTACCACTTTCATTACCATAAATAAGTGGGTTTCCATGCCAATAATCACCCATCACTTCCAGTAAAATATCGTCGCCAATGATAAAATCATACTGATACTTTCTATGTAGAATTTTACTGTATTTATACTTTATGTTTCTTCTGATCAATTCTTCTTCAACAATCTTTTCTATTGAAGTTTTTAGACCTTTAGACTGCTTCTCAATAGATTTTATTCCCTGCTGCTTAAGCCTTTCTAAGGCCTCAGGATGGTCCTGAAGATATTGCTTATTTTTGCGACTAATAGTTTTTCTTGCTTCATCAGTATGGGTTTTGTTGTAAAAAGGGTTCTTAAATCCGGTAACAGAATCCGATATCTTTTGTTTGATTTCTTTGGACTCTTGCTCTGTATATGTTTCCCACATATTCTTTTGGAAGAAGTAATTCTTTTCGCCCGTATTCATTCCTGTTTTAGAGTCACGAATCTTGTCAATAGATTCTTCTGAATGCTTCTTCCCGTAAAATGGGTTTCTTTTGCCCAAAGATCTACAATAAAAGCATTCATATTTCTTATTTAAGGGAGAAGATTTTCCGCTATAAAGTGATATTTGATTGTAATTCGTGCAGCCTATATTTGAACAGTAAACGTTACATCTTTGTCCGTATATTTTAGAACCATCTACTCTATCTCCATTTGATAACAGATAAATACATCTACGACCGTTGAGTTTTTTCTTTTCAATAATCTGAGCATCGTTTTGACAAAGTACAATCTTGTTTATCATAACCACTCTCCAAACTAGCACTTCCAACGCCTAGTTTTACTGAGATGGCTGATAAGCTCCTTCATTCTTTATTTATTTTTAGCAGGAAATATTCAGGAGACAAGTCTTTGGCTCTGATCCACTCCGCATACTCATTTATGTTTTCATCATTTATAATGTCCTTATATTTCTTATGCAAAACATAATATTCATGATTATCAGTTGACTTTATACCGTTGATGGAGATTAGTTTCTTGTTTTCCTGTCTTACCATTTTACCAACAACTTTTTTATATCTATTGCGATGAGTAAGAACTTCTTCTCCAACCTGTATTTGGTCTATGTTTTTAGAACCATTTTTAGTTATTACTTTATTATCGCTGGTAAAACATCCAGAACCAATACCAACTTTTACACAATCAGCGCCAGCAGCAGCAAGATCAACAGCACCTTCCGGTGTTGCAATATTTCCTGCTATAATTGTAGTATTAGGTATTTTTGACAAAGCCTGAACAGTTTCGATAGACTGTTCCATATGACCATGAGCTACATCTAAACAAATTATTGCTTTTGTTGGGAACTTGGGACTAAATCCATTACAAATATTCTCCGCAAATTTTATCCACTTATCTCCGCAACCAACACTAAATGCAGTATGCTTGCATGATTCATGTACTTTTTCTATCTCTTTTTTATAATCATCGATGGAGGAATAAAAACGATGCAAAATACCAAGACCCCCATGATCGCACATTGCTTTTGCCATCTTGGAGCCAGTTACAGTATCCATATTGGCGCTGATAAACGGGATATCTAAAGATACTCCTTCAGCAAGATGAGAGACAAGACTAATACGACTGTCCATTCTTGACTTGAATGGAGACCTTTGCGGCTTTAGAAGAACGTCATTGAACGTCAACCACGACGAAGGCCAATATTGCTCACCAGCAGCATTCTCAAACTTCATGTTGCTTATTCCTTACTCGGGAGTTACAAGCTTCAATCTATTGATTGCCTCGGATTGGGCAGCATTAGGAACAATGATATCAGGCTTACTCTTGGCCTTATCTTCCTGCTTCTTGCGCAAATCGTCAACAACCTGCTTTGCAAGCTCTGGGAACTTCTCATAAGCCTCTTTGAGGGTTTCACTCTCGATTGGGAATCGAACTTCTTGAGGACGAACATCTATAAGCATTGGTCGTCCGTCAGGGCCAGGGGCATGAACACCAACAGGAATAAGAATAACTCCAAGATGGACAACTCTAGGTTCTGGCTCTTTAAGCTCAGCAGTCATCTGCTCGTCCGTAGGTGTCATTCCGCTTTCTGCGTCAACAAGAGTCAATCTTTCGATTCTTTCACCGTCTGGTCCAAAAAAGTTCTCTACAGTTCTAATCAGCATGTCTTTAGCTCCTTATGCAACATCAATCGTCTTTCCAAGCTGGCGAATATCGGAATCCACCATAATATGACAAAGCTCTTTCATGGATGTTTTCGGAACCCATCCAAGCTTTTCACGAGCCTTTGAAGGATCGCCAAGCAAAAAGTTCACTTCTGAGGGTCTAAAATACTTCGGGTCAATGACAACGCAATCTTCCCAATCAAGATTAACTCTCCAAAATGCTTCTTGCAAAAACTCTCTCACGCTATAACTCTGACCTGTTGCAACAACAAAATCTTCAGGTTTATCTTGTTGAAGCATGAGCCACATTGCTTCAACATACTCTTTTGCATAACCCCAATCTCTCTTAGCGTCAAGATTACCAAGACGAAGCTCTTTCTGTAAGCCAGCCTTGATTCTCGCAACTGCCCTTGTTATCTTTCTTGTAACAAACGTTTCTCCTCGTCTAGGGCTTTCATGATTGAAAAGAATACCACTGCATGCATACATGCCATACGATTCTCTATAGTTTCTTGTCAAATAATGAGCGCAAACTTTTCCGCATGCATAAGGACTTTGCGGCAGGAAAGTCGTTAGTTCATTTTGAGGAGGTAATGCTGCGCCAAACATTTCACTAGACGAAGCATTGTATATCTTAGAATTAAGGCCCAAAGACCTTACGGATTCAAGTATATTTAGCGTACCAAGAGCGGTTGAAGATACAGTATAATGAGGTATTTCAAAGCTAACCTTAACATGAGACATAGCCGCAAGATGATATATTTCGTCTGGTCGAGTTTCGTTGATAACTCCAGATATACTTGTTTGATCAAGCAAATCCGCATGATGCAAATGCAACTTATCAAATATGTGGTCTATTCTCTCAGTATTGAATGAACTAGACCTTCTCAAAGTCCCATGAACCTCATATCCTTTAGAAAGCAAAAGCTCTGCAAGATAAGAGCCATCTTGTCCTGAAACGCCAGTTATTAATGCCTTTTTCATACTCTCTCTTTCTCTGAAGTTTGCTGAAGATACCAGTCGTATGTCTTCTTAAGCCCTTCGTCTAAATCAGTAAATGGCTCAAGAGCAAAAGCGCTAGATATCTTTGAAATATCTACGTCTTTTCTATGAACGCCGTCAAGTTTTCCATTATAATAAATACTGCCCCAATAGTTCGTAACTTTCGCAACTGATTGAGCAATCTCTGCTATTGAGTAGTTTCTTGGATTTGCAAAGTTAAACTCGCCACTAATATCAGAATTAAGAATACGGAAAAGCATCCTAGCAAGATCGTCAACATATGTTAGTTGTCGCAAAGACAAACCTGTTCCATAAAGCTCAACAGTATCTTTACCCTCTTTTACAGCATTATGGAACTTAAGCATTAGCGCCGGAATAACATGACTTTTTTGCAAGTCAAACGTGTCATGAGGACCATAAAGATTGCTAGGATAAACAGTTGTCCAGTTCAAACCATATTGCTGCTTGGCTGTCTCTATCTGTACCTGCATCATTCTTTTGGCAAAAGCATAACCATAGTTCGTTTTTTCTGGATAGCCTTTATGAAGAACCTCTTCCTTAATCGGATAAGACTCAACGATTGCCGGATACACGCAAGTGCTTGAAAGAGCAATGACCTTCGGAACTCGCAATTCCACACAAGCATTGATAACATTTGTATTAATTCTAAGATTCTGAACAAAGTAATCATATAGAAAATCAGAGTTATCCTTGATACCTCCAACTTTTGCGGCAAGATGGATTACAGCGTCAGGTTTATGAGAGAAAAACAAACCACTAACCCCTTTTGGGTCTCTCAAATCGCAATCCATAGAGCTTAGATAGGTTGCATTAGGAAAAATTCTTTGCAGGGCTTTTCCAACCATACCCGTTCCACCAGTAACTAGAACCTTCATTATTCACCTTTCAAAAACACTGTTCATCGTCTTTAAGTTCATTTTCTAGTTCTTCGTCAAAGATAAAAGCCTCGTCCAGGACTTCAACTTCTGGAGGGGGCTGTATAAGATAATGAATACCGTCATTTTGAGAAGATTTGGTAAAAGCCATTTCTCCGTCTCGGAGAATATTCTCTATTACAGGAAAGTCTACCGGATCTATGACCAACTCCTGTTCGACCCTATTTATTTGGCAAAAGCTAATTATGGCATAGATCTTATCCATCTCCATGCCAATTTCTTTTAGCTTGATTACCTTTGGTTTGCGCTTGCCCCTCTTGATTGGTTTAGCATCTTTTGTCTTTTTGATAACCTTGCTTGGCTTGGATTCTTTCTTCTCTATCTTTCTCCTCATATACTCTCTCCATAATATGACTGAACATATACTTTTCGGAGTTAGTACAGGGAGCGCTTGCGCATTTCACCAAATATCAAGGTAATCTGGGATTGAAATTAGATCTTTTTCTGCGCTCGTATGTTCTTCCGTCTTGCCGGTAAAACGATTCGTTTCGCATATGAAGCTGATCTTTGCCTGTATAGTCAACCCAGTCATGCCTGATTATGACCTTATCGAGGTAGACAGCCTTATTCATGGCATAAACAGAATCATGAAACTCATTATCGCAATACAGACTAACGTAACTTGGATGATAGATATACCCAAAATGGTCGTATAACGGCTTCCCCATAATAGAAAGAGTAATCAATCTTTGCCCAACCCTACCGTCACTGTAATGTAAAGCTCCATCAAAACTAGGAAAATGCTTTGTCATATCATCAAAGATAATCTTATCATAACCCTTTTCTATAGGAGTCATATCATCACTTGCCAACAAAAGAATCTTCCAATCATTATGATGATGCATGTCTGCATTTATTGCTTGAACTTTACTTTTTGAGTTACCATAATAATAGAAAATATGCTGTCTTCCACCATTTGCAGGGCTTAGCCACCATTTCATATCATCATTGTTCATCCAATGGTCGTCAATGTCCATAGAGACAACAAACTTAACCTTTAGCTCACCAGACAGCATGCTATAATACTTATCAAATTGATTACGAAACTTATCCGGTCGCCCTCTTGTTGGAAACTTAATTAGTAGATCAAACATAATAACTCCTTAAACTTCAACTAACCAGCATTGACCATTGGTTGAATAATTGCCTTGACCAAAAACTTCATTAATAGCTCTAGTTACGCCTTCCCAGCCATAATCATGACCAGCAATAATTCCGCCTTTACGAACCTTAGGCAGCCAATGCTTGATATCTTGTATAACAAACTCATACTTATGTTCCGCATCTATAAAGACAAAATCTATAGAAGAATCAGAATAACGAGCAGAAGCAAGAACGGAGTCCATTTCCACAGGCCTCATAATATGAAGAACAGGAGCCATGTTATTCAGAAATTCTGGAAAAATAGTACCGTTACGAACAAGTGTTTCATCATAAGCGCCATTAGAAGGATCATACATTTGCTCAGACCCTTTCCATGTATCAACGACATCGAGCTTTATACGCTTACCTGAGTTTATTATTTCAACAGCAAGATAAGAGGTACTCTGACCGTACCAAGCTCCTATTTCAACGAAAAAATAGTCGTCTTTTGCCCAAGAAACAATCTTGGAATAAACATCCTCATAATCAAAATATCCAGGAATCGTCTTATAGAAATGATTCATACTTTACTCAACAATCCAATATAGAGACCATGCCACCACCATTCTTTTATCGGTTCTTCTCTTTCCAACTCAAGAGAATATTGAATCTTGATTTTTGAAGATAAAGATTCCAAAGAATACTTGGTTGCTGATTTAACAACAGGAAATGAATAATCATCAACTATAAACAAAAATGTATCCGAAAGATTGTCTAATGCATATTCTAATGCTCTACTTTGAGGCTCAAAATCATGACAGCCATCATAGAAGAAAACATCAAACTTACCATGCTCAGAAAGATCTGTTTTGAAAAAGTCAGCATCAATAAAACGATGCTTACCATCCGTAAAAATCATAAGGTTATTATCAAGATCATTTCTTATCGAAACACCATTATCCCATTCCCTATCTGTTTCTAGAAAGTCTTTACCAAACTCCGAGAAGTTATCGATCAACAAACTCTTAGAAATATTGTTCTTATACAAAGCAGCACAAGCTGTACTGCCTCGCCAACATCCAACCTCTAAATAAGAAAGACCTTCAATAGACATTAGGTTATTCAAAAAATGCCTATTTCGCTCGCTAGACATTCCCATAATTGAAAGAACAAAAGAATCAAGTTTTGACTCTTTATTATTCGCTTTATGAAAACTTGTAAGTATATGTTCAGGTGTTAGCTTTGATGACATTTTGAATCCTCTTCATGTAATTATCCATATGAATCTCTCCAACATTGAAATTATTCCAAATCTTGTCATAAAGCTCTTTACTAAAGTTGATTTTCTTAAAATCAGACCAATCATCAAGAATGATTATTGGAAAATCCTTATGAGCTTCAGCAACAGGACTTCTTGTTACAATAGGTATTGATTTGACATACAAAGCTTCCCACGTTCTATGGCAGTCAATACCGTTGCCTTTTGGGGAAATACAGAAATAAGACTTGCTAATATCTCTAAGATAGCCTTCAAAAGTATTTGGAAGCTTATACCCTCCAGCGAAACCGTTCCAACCACCATTAGTTTCAGAAGCTAATGGCACGCCGGTCTGTTGTAAACAATATTCTCTTTCTGCTCTATTGTTTTGAATGCTATAGTTAGCATAAAACATAACTTCTTTTATATTCTCTTCACTTCTTACTCTATTGATGGCAGAGATATCCCCATGCGAATATCCTGCATCCGCAATGCCTATTGGAATAGGTTTAAGTTTTGGATGATTTATAGCAACATTTTGTGCAAACCAAACTAATACCCTAGGATCTTCCAAGTATCTAAGATGGGATTCATTGATAGGATAATCACTGTTATGAGTAAAAAGAACAAATGGATTAGGCAATCTAATCGTTGAGAAAAAGTTTGCTAAGTAATCTGTTTTAACAAAGACCCAGTTTTCAGGTTTCGAATATGGATTTATCTTATATCCATCATAGTTCCATATGTGTTTACATTGTACAGCGAAACTATTCCCCGTTAAATAGGGAAAGCTATGATCCTCAAATGTCTTCCATTGCCAAAACATATTACGCCCTCTCTGCCTCTTTAATTTTCGCCATCATTTCTTTATTGCCATGTTCTTCATAAAAAGCAGACATTTCTTCAACCGTTCGCTCTCCATAGGTTGTATTTTTACAATTTGCAGCGCCTATATAGTTGGTAAAATTATCGCCTTCGTCAAGAACTTTTTGACTAACACCTTCAAGAGCAATTCCTGGTACACAATCTTTCATATGACATCTATCATTTGGTCCTTGAATTCTATGTATCAAAGAATCATTACAAACCTTAGGCCATATTCGTTCCATCAAGAAAGACTGATCTTGTCCATGAGAGTCCCAACCCTCTCTTGTTCGCCTCCAAGAAGAAATCATATCTGCAAAAGAAGAAAATCCTACTAACGAGACAAATCTTTTTGACTTAACACCGATCATTCCTCCCATAAGAGGAATTGTATGAGCATTATTATCGTTAATACCATGAACAGCTTTATCTGAATCAATAAAGCTTTGAACAAACTTAGCTTGCCTTGGAGTCAATATTGAATCTAAGTCTCTACAAAAAACATATTCATTATCTTCCCAAGCTGGAGCAAGTCTCCATAACATGCCAATGCCTTTTACAGGCTGTTCCCAAATAGAACCTCCATTAGGGAAAATTCTTAATTGCAAAATACCTCTATCTGCAAGACTATTAACTTGCCTTCCGTAAAAACTTGTTGAATCAAAAGGCTTATCAGTTGTAAGTCGTATCTTCCATTTTGGATTAACGTATAAGGAGTAATGCATTCTAATAATGAGAGGAAAAAGAGACATATATGCCTCTCTTCTCTCTCCAAATGCTGAAAAACTATTTATGAAATCACTCACCGATTAGTTCCTTAAACTTTCGATCAACCATGCTTTCTAGTATTTGAAACTTAGATCCGTCTTCAATTGGTTCGTCCCATTTATTATGCCAATGCCAAGTGAATGCGCCGTCATAAAGCTCTGAACTATCATTGCCAGAAGCATTTTTCTTAAATGGTTCAAGAGGGATGCCAAATCCCCACTCAGTGTTAAACCATGCACAAGGGAATACGGTCCAGTTTTTATTGTGCTGTCTTACTTTGTGATACAAGTCAGTTCCCCAACAAGTTGTATTAGGGTTAGCAGGAGTCCTTGCTAATTCATTTAGTAAATCATGGCAAAGTTGACTATATGGTTTAAGCCTCATTATAGCCCCATTTTGGCGAATAACAGGCTCATTCTGAAAGGTTCCTGACGCTCCCCATTGATACATAAACTCATAAGGCAATATTGGACTAAAATCCCTCAATACAACAACGTCCATGTCTATGTACACGCCTCCATGCTTATGAAGACAAAGCAATCTGAACAAGTCTCCACCTAGATAACATAAAGGATCATCTATTAGACCTTTGAGCATATTTGCGTTCTCAAGTGGAGAACTTTTGGATTGCTCACTAATATCCCATATTCGAGTTTCGACAAAAGGGAGCAGGGGCTTAAGATATTCATTGTTTTTCAAATCAACGTTGGACCAAAGAATAAACTTTGTATTAGCAATCTTTTGAGAAACTATAGCAGACTTTATTGGAAGAACTTGTTTGCGCGAAAACTCTTTAGGAACTCTCCAGTAAAAATGAAAAGTCACTGGCTCAGGAACAATTGGTTCTGGCAAAGACTTAGCAAAATCAAGAGATTTCCTTACTCTCTCAACAGTGTCAAATAGATACAACTCTCTGTTCGATTCTATGCTAATCATAACTTATTTCCTTTTGAAGAGCATAAGAGTATTTCTAACATGCCCACCGTTAGGTTTCCATGAGCCATCTTCATTAAATAACAACCTTCTAAGCATCAAAGACTTTTCTTCTAAATACTCAAAGCCATAATCAGAAAAGGTTGTTATCCAATAATCGGCATTTTGACAATTAACATGATGGAATCCAGGCTGACCAGGAACTGCATGCGTCATAGCAACAAGATTACACTTAGCAAATGTCTGCATGAAATTAGCTTTGTATTTTTCTTCTACATGCTCCACAAACTCACAACACCATGCTAAATCGAAATTAGAGGGCGGAACAAACGGGCCGCGAGTATAATCATGTAAAACGATATTGCCTCCAACAGGAGATCGAGCGATGGCTTCTTTATAACCTTCAACTCCAATACCATCAACATTCTTATCCATGAAATACTTCAAAGAATAACCGCAACCGCAACCAACATCTATAACAGTTTTTGGATTATAAAGCTCGATTAACTTATCCCAAACCTGAGGTGCAAAAGTTCCTATATCGCCCTCAAAGACGCATCCACCAAGATGGTTACTCATTTGCTATCTCCCATTTCCTTGACCCAAAAATCAATCATTTCATCAATCATTTGTTCAAAACTATATAAAGACTGCCAACCAAGAATCGTTCTTGCTTTCGTTGAATCTCCAAGAACTACTTTCTGATCTATTTTTCTTACAAACTCGGGATCTTGAACAACATATTTTACATAGTCCAAGCCTAATTTTGAAAAGACATATTCTATTAGATAACGAACAGAATTGCTTTTCATTGTACTAATAACAAAATCATCGGGAACACTATGTTCAAGCATAAGAATCATAGATTTTGTACAATCCTTACTATGACCCCAATCCCTGTAGACATCTAAATTGCCAACTTTCAATTCATTTGTTTTTCCCAGCTTTATGGCAACAGCAGTTTTTACAACTTTAGTTGTCAAGAACCGCTCTGGTCTACGAGGAGATTCATGATTAAATAGAATACCATTAGCAATAAACAAATTGTAATGCGACCTATAATACTGGCACATCTTATGAGCGTAAAGTTTAGATATGCCATATGGCGTGATAGGATTCATTGGGGTTAGCTCCCTCTGCATTCCATCAGTATCCATTGAAACTCCAAACATTTCACTTGAACTTGCTTGATAAAATCGAGAAGAAGGGCAGCATCTACGGAATGCCTCAAGCATATTAAGAGCGCCAATCGAATTAACTGTTGTCGTTAGATGCGGCAAATCACAGCTTAGCCTGACCTCTGATTGTGCAGCCAGGTTATATATTCTTGACGGCTTTATCTCGCATAATAGCGATTCAAGAAAATAGAAATCACAAATATCACCTTTATGCCAAACTACTTGACTTGGAACAAACTTGCATTCTTCTTTTGAACGGCTTCTTTCAAGGCCATGAACCTCATATCCATCTAATATCAAATGCTCCGCTAAATATGAAGCATCTTGACCACCAGCACCAGATATAAATGCAATTTTAGGCATTGAATCGTTTGTTCCTTAGAACCATGTATCCGTTTCTATCATTTGTTATGTCACCAAAAACTTCATATCTATCAGGATTAGCAAGAATCATTTCTCTAATAAGCTTGAACTTCCTGGTTCCTTGAAACGTATCATCAAGTACAACATAGTTTGATCTATCAATAAGCTTATGAAACTCTTCGTGAGAACTAAATTCTCCACCGTCTAATACAAGCAAATCAATCTTAGAAGGAATACGGTCAATAATGTTTGGGCATTGCTTGTAATTTTCAATATCCTCAGCAAGCCATCTCTTTTCGTCCGCACTCAAAGTTGCAGGATCAAACCAGTTAAGATCTGAAAGCTCAACAATTCTGCCATGAACAATACTGAATCCAACAATAGCAGGTTGATTGTTTTGAATTGCAACATCATACATTGACTTCCAAGCTTCAATAGATAGAACATTACATGGCTTGCCTTTGTCTAAAACTGCGTCTCTAATACATTTTGTAGAGCCAGCGCCATTCCATGTTCCAATTTCAACAATTACATTTACATCATCTTTCTTGGCTAAACTATAAATTGTTTCACCAAGATTACTACCTCTGTTTATCTGTCCTTGAGCCATGATAGTCCCCTTAAAACTTTGCGTACAATCGCATTTTTCTATCGTCACTTCTTTCTGTTCCGTCAATCATTTGATATTTGCCAATAAGCTCATAATCTATTGCCTTAGAAACGCCTTCTCCTCCGGTATCATCAATCAATATCAAAGGAGGATTCATTCTTATGGCATTTCTAATATCAGAAAGAGCAACATCATAAGAATGACCACCATCAACAAAAAACAAATCAACTTGTTGTCTTGGAGAAAATGAACTCAAAGTTTCACGACTATCTCCATGATGGAAAATTACTCTGTGTTTTGGAAAATGATCATTAACAATAGTAACAGCTTTCAAACTAAAGTCAGCCATATCAAAAGTATCTATAGTAACTGACTCTCCAAACTTATCAAGGAATGACAGGCACACAAATGAAAAGAAAGCCTTATTAGTTCCAGTTTCAATAATATACTTTGGGCGATACTTTTCAAGAGTTCTTTCGATAAGCTCAACTTGTAGTTTAACACAAGGAGCAGTATTGTTTAATAAAGAACCCTCGTTAGCGTCGCTAACCTTCATTAACATATTTGCAATTTTCTTGTCATATTCCATCATGTTATTTCACTCTTTTCAAGAAATTAGTCCAAATATCAAGAACTTTTTGTCGTCTAATAACATTGAACTGAGACATCTTATTGCTTATAGCAAACAACTCGTCATCCTGTATTGACCCAAGCCTATCTCTAAGCGCATTCCAGTCATCAAAATACTGTATATGAGGCATCCATTCTGTATCATAAAAATCAGCAAGAGGAAGCCATTTCTTAAACTTATTCAAATCTGCAAAATCATTTGGATCATTAGGTCCAGGTCTTATAACAGAACCACTTGGAATATTCCATGTTTGATTCCAAGAAGTCTCTGCAAGAACATAAGCAGTAAAATCCTGTTTCATTCTAATCATAAGATCTACGCTTGGAAAAAACAAAGGCATATTCTCATTATAGAACTCAAAAATACTCATTGTTGAAATATTGTAAGGGACTCCAACAAGACCCCTATATTTAACTCTTTCAGACCATTGATAACCATTTCCTAAGGCTTTTGACTTTTCAACAAGATTCGGAATCCAGCTTCCACCAAGATAATGACTATACTGCATACATCTTGAGTAATACAAAAACTGCCGTTTTTGAGGAGCATAATGAACCCTTGTATATTCGCAAAGATTAGGAATATGAGTCCATTCTCTGTCAGTAAAATACTTACCATATTCGGCATCATACTTACTATTCGCTGCCAAAAGGACTTGTCCGCTATCCGCTCCTCGTCTTAGAAAATCATTAAATCTTTCCCACTGTTCTGGTCTTGTTGAAAACGGAAGTTCATATCTAATAGGAGCAACAACAATTATTGGCTTATTCCATTTTTCAAACAACATTGAAAATGCCGGAGGATAGGTAACAACAAATGTGTCATAAACTGAAAGCTGATCTTTGTAAGTATTGTAGAAATTATCGCACATAGACTGATCTATTTGCGTCCAATTTTCAGGAGTAACAACTGAGGTCGAAGCTTTTCCTCTACCCAAAACCCAATTATGACCAGACATATTCCAGCTAGTAACTTCATGTCCTAACTCGCCAAGAATACTCTTGATGTCTTCAATAACTGATATATGCAAATCAAGATTGAATATTTTCATATTATCTCCCCGACATGAACGCCATAAGTCATTGGTGGATGATTTGGAAATGGCCTAATGTCATGTTTCCCAAAAAATCTTATCGGATCGTAAACATAATCAAACTCTGAGTCCAAGCGGTCAACGCCTAAAAAGCCTTGCTTATGTTGTCCTTTTTCAACAATAAGACCGTCAAAATACTTATCATGAACAAGTATTGTATTTAGGTAATTAGGCCAAATCTCGGTTCTCAAAAAATCCTGATCGCTTCCTTTGTAGTCATTTGCAGACCATTCAGAAATAAGCTGTTCCATATTTGGAATAACTTTGTTCCTGCATCCCCACATCCCGCCAAGCATGGGAACATTATGCTCAATATGATCTCTCATACAATGAATATCTTTATCACTTAACAACCATTCATCCACGGCAGCTTTTTCTCTTTCATTCAATCTTGAATCAATATCTCTTGAAATGAAAATATCCGCCTCAGAAGCAGGAAGAAATCTCCAAAACAGACCTTCCCAATTGTCTTTTAGAGTGTTTTTGATAACAACTTGAGCGCCTGCCTTTTCGAGTTTACGAATGAAGTCTTTATTAACTTCTGAATCGCAATAAAATCTAACAATCCAACCTGGGTATATTTTCTCCGCAATTTCAATATTCTCAATACATCCATTGAGATACTTGAAAGAATTACCCCATACACTGAAAGATATTATCTTCAACATTTATTCATGCCCTTTTGTTCAAATCTTCTTTGAGAAACTTTAAGCGTTCTTCCATAGATAAAGAAACTATTTCGTTATAAAGATCTGCATTAACACTAAAAGGAGTAAGCCTCTTATGATTCAAATGCAAAAATACACTATCTCGACTTTCGTAGAGATTGGTAAGTTTGTTTATTCTTTCCCAAAACTCACAATCTTCACTACCGTAACCATAAAACCTTTCGCACATTCCACCTACAGCAATAAAAGCTTTCTTAGTAAAAGCAATACTGCCTCCTGAAAAATAATCAACTCTCTTACTTCCTCTCCAAACAACAACATTACGCATCAATTCAACATTGTAAATTTCTTTTCCAAGAAAAGAGCAATCATAAGAATTCAAAAACGTATCTATTCTTTGCAAATATCCTTTTGGAGGAACTATGTCGGCATCATTCATGACAATTTTTGCATGTGTTGCAAACATAACACCGGCGTTTATTGCAATGCTTTTATTAAATGGCTTAGAAGGACTCTTGACGAAAATCTTCTTAACTCTTGAATCGTTTCTAAATCTATCAACATTTATCTTTTCAGAAGAATCTTCTTCTGAAACAATAATTTCCATTGGCTCAACATTTTGTAATAAAAGCCTAGAAATACAATAGTTAAGATTTGGTTGTCTATCAATTCCTCGAACAGGAATAACAACCGTTATCCCTGAAACAGGCTGAACTGAAGACGAAGAGAATTCAAAATTCTTTCGTATATCAAGAGGAAGATTATTTATGCTTCTTGGCAATATCATCTAATTCCCCTATGAGTTTTTCTCTGGGGTCTATTACTGGGCGGTCCACCTTTTTCATACAGATAATGATAAACAACACCGCTAATAAATCGCTCTTCTTTCAAAAGAGGAAAAAGCCGAGTGGAGTAATCCTTATCTTCTCCAAAATTAGTTTCTGGAAACTTAACTTGTAAAGCAATTTCTCTTTTTACAGGATTCAAATGATTTGGACAACGATAATAAATATTGTTCTGCTCAAACCATTCTTTGTATTTCAAAGAATGTATAAACATTCTTGGTCCTTGACCCTGAAAGGTAATAATTCCTTGTATGCCACAACAATCAGGATTAGACTCTAAAGCTTCTAGAATCTTTTTAACATAATCTTCGGAAACCAAATCATCGTCATCAACAAACGCTATATAAGCTCCTGAAGCTTCTTCCAAAAGAAGATTTCTTTTCTTACCAATAGGCATCTCTCCGTTATCGGTTTTAACTAAAAGTTCTACAGAATCATTAATTTGAGGTTGTAGAACATTCATAAGCCTCTGTAGCTTATCCGCTCTAGAAGCCAACGAACATATAAGTATTGAAAGTTTCTTATTCATGCTTACTTCCTATTCCTAAGTTTATGCACTCTTTGTTTTTCATAAGACTTAACCCATCTATTCAACGCTATAGCCTTTCTGTCATTAGGATTGGGCGAAAGCATTTCTTTTGGTATTTGAGCATTTTGATCTGCCAATCGCTGAAAACCTTTGCCTTCTTCAATAGTATGCCATTGCGTAAAGTTACGTTCGCCTCTATTGAAACCTTTTTCTTTCATCCAATTTCTTCCAAGGTCTTTCAGTATGACAGCCCTATGGTCGAATGGAAAATAAAGAAACCCTTCCGGCTTATATCCACCGCAAAGAGTCCTTATTTGAACTTCAGGATTATCGACTATGTTCATTTTTTCAGCTATCTCCCTACAAAATGTACCTCTTAAAAAGCAAGGAGAGAGCCAGAAGTTACTCTTAACATTTTTCCAAGCCCTGAAAGCAAGTTGCTGAACATGAGGAGGAACAAAAAACTGATTGAATATCGAAACCTTAAACGGGGTTAGCAATTCCCAGTCGTCCTCTAAATGAAAACAATAGTACGTTTCAACTTTCGAAAAACACCACTTTACAGCAGCCGCAAAATTAGGGCTTTCAGGCATATTAACAATGACATTACCAAAGTATTTTCTCGCAACGTCTGCAACTTCTTGTCTCTTATGATCGTCTCTTTTATCAGGAAAGCTATCTATATTTAGGATTAGAGTTGCTTGCTTGAAATCAAATTCCAAAAAATGCCTTGCAAATGAAGCATAGGTTTGCTCTATGATTTCTGGTCGAGGCATTGCAGTAGTTGTAAAAGTCAATGTCTTTTCAGTTATTGGGTACATCTTTACCTCTAAAATTACCATCAAGCTTTGATGTATCTATCTCAATATTTTGATCTTGTATCAACTGCTCCCTTGCTCTTATAAGAACATTAGGAACAAATTCCCAAGAAGTCCAAGTATCCAGACCTCTTGCAAAAGGAGTATCCTTCATCCACGTTCTACCCAAGTCTCTAAGGATAATTTTGTCATCCTCATAAGGCCAATATATAAATGACTCACTAACCTTATAAGGATTGAGACCTCTAATCTGCCATTCAGGGTTACGCTTTGTATGCATCTCGGCAGCAACCTTATGACAGAAAGAAGTTTTCAAAATTGACGGACTAAGAACAAAGCGGGGATCGGATTTCTTCCAAGCTCGAAAACCAACCTGGACGATCTTTGGGTCATCAAAAAAAGAAGCGACATATTCAGGTATGTCGCAAAGTAGCTCCCAATCATCTTCTAAATTGAAAACGAACTCTCTGTTTGCATTCGAAAAAATCCACTTAACAGCGGCAGGGAAATTTCCCCTCTCTTGAATGTTCGCCGTTACTTCGCCAAAATGTTCTTTGGCAATATCAATAACAGACTGAACTCGCTGAGCGTGATCTTCATAATAATGGGGGAAATAATCAACATTGATAAACAACGGACACTTCTTCAAATCAAGCCAAGGAAGATGCTGCTTAAAAGAAGCATATGTTTTAGCAAGAAGCTCGGGACGAGGCATCGCTGTTGTTGTGAAACACATATTCTCAGAATTTGGTCTTGTCATACCTTAGTGCTTTATCATTTTAGACGGAGTAATCATGAGCCAAATCTCATTGTCCGCCTTTGTATTTTCGTCTGTTTTCTCCGGATCTTTTAGCTCGGTATGAAACAAATTCTCTGCGCAGACGCCTTCGCAAATAGAAAGGCTATCCTTATGAATGCAAACATGCAGCTTCTTGGTTGAGTTATCAATGTAGAAAAATCTAAGAAGCTCTTTCATCGCGCTGATAACATTGGCGACATCATAGCCTTGCCTAAACTCGGCGCTATACTCTTCAAGATAGATGAAGTTTTTATGCATGATTTGCCCTTTGTCAATAGTTCTAACTTTGGGCAAATCAATCCTCTAGAGCTATTCTAAAGTCCAGGGAATCCTGCGAAGTCTGTAAAAATACCTGATAACATCATAGACCGCGCCCTTACCTCCAGGAGAATGGGAAGAGTAAACAGAATGCTCAACAATCTCAGGCACGGCGTCAGAAGGACATCCAGAAAAAGCCGCTTCGACAATACATTTATGATCGTTTTCCGCATCGCCAATATAAGCAACCTCGTCCCAACTCAGTCCGTTCTCAATTATGTACTCGCTTAGCTTCGCAAACTTGTTATCGCAACCCGATAAAATCGGATACTTTTTGCCTACTTTGGCATAAATTACCCTATCTCTTGAGCCAGTTATAAACACTATCTGAAAACCATTCTTGGCAGCCTGATCTATTGCATACATATCTCTTGTAAAGAAATTCTTGTATACGTCACCCGCTTCGTTGATATAACAGTTTCCGTCAGTAAGCGTTCCGTCTACGTCTATGGCTATCATTTTTACAGCTTCAATGCTCATTCTTCAATCCTTAGTTTGGCTCTTTCGATCATTTCTTCTGCGGTTGGCTCTGGACCTGAAAACTCCATAGCCTTTGCAACATTTTTCAAATCTCGACACAGCTTCCGCAAACCCTCAGGCTCAAGGCTTGCAGCAGCGTCGGTATGGCGAAGAGTTCTATCGTCAACAAAATGTCTCTCTATAAACGTAGCACCAAGAACATACGCAGCTATATCAGCCGCTATACCGTAACCATGATTAGAAAATCCGACCTCAAAATTGTACTCATTAGCAAGCTTCAGCAAACCTCTAATGTTCATTAAATATAGCTTTTCAAACGGACAAGGATAAAGACTCGTACAATGATAGACAACAAAACGGCTCGGATAAGGCTTTATGTAATCAAAAATGCGAACCTTCTCATGATCGAAAGTCATACCTGTTGAGATATGAATGTCGCCTTTATAGTTGCTCAAAAGGTATTCAAGCATTTTGAAGTTTTGATTACATGCGCTTGGTATTTTGATAAACTCAGGATTTAACGAAACAATCTCTTTAGCAGAAGTCATATCCCAAACAGAGGAAGAATACTTAATGCCAATCCCTTGACAATAAGACATAAGCTCTAAATGCTGGTCTATTGAAAACTCAAGAGCTTTACGATGCTCAAGATATGTAGGACCATAAGCAAATATCTGATTAGGATGAGGTTTGTGCTTAAGAGATTCTGGCACGCTTTCCTCGGGATTCCTCTTTTGAAACTTTACATAATCAGCGCCGCAAAGTTTGGCAAGACTTACCAAATCCTTAGCTCTTTGCATAGAACCAAGATGAACACATCCAACTTCTGCAACAACTTTAGCTTCAGTCATAAATGCTTATCCTTCAAAAACTCATAAGCTTGAAAAATCCAAGTAACAAATTCTTCTTTACTCATAATATCTTTAGCTCTATTACATATCTTACATGCTGTTACGCAGTTTTCAAATTTATATCCTAAACAATTATCTACTCTATCAATTCCATTATACAGAAAAGACCCATTACGACCCTCAACAATACATTCATTAGATTTAATTGCGCCACAATAAAAACATGGCTTATTACACAAACCAATAAAATCTTCAAATGTCAAATCAAAATCCAAACCTTTTCTTTTTGCTCTTAATTTATATTGCCAATAAATACACCGACTTGCAGCCAATCCCGGTTCAAGAGAATTCGCTTCTGAAACTCTTTTCCTTGCATAACATCCACAACTACGAGTCCCGGCCAAAAGAGAAGAATGCTGTATCCATCGTTCTTGTCCACAATCACAAAAACATTTCCACTTAGTCACATAACTTTTGCCAGAAGGGAATCTTGCACTTTCATTAGAAACCAATAACTTTCCAAACCTACGACCAGAAAGGTCTTTACGTTTATTCTTTTTCATAATACTTTCCATTACTTGAAAACGGTATTATGTACATATCGAATATCTGTTTCAAATTCCTCCATTATTTTCTTTATCAAAAAGAAATCAATTTCGTCATCAACTTGTATAGAGGAAAGCTTATCGTTAAAATATAGAATTGGATCTTTATCAAACCTGCATTTTTCTCTTAAAAACATTGGAACTCTAAAACAATACAAACAACCGTCATCGTGATACGCCATTTCATTTATAGTTAATTCTTGTCTCATCTTTCTATTTTTAGCATCAAATAAGACATCTGTATAACCATTTTGTTGTCGGAAAAAAAATGGAGTATGAGAACTTACTGTAAGTAAAGAATTCTTATCTGAATCATCTAAAATTTGAATACAATCATCTATTAGTGATATTTTTCTTATTGGAGATGTTGCCTGCAACATAACTAAATAATTGAAATCAGCATAATATGGATAATTGTCAAATAGATGACTAATAGCTTGCTCAGTCTTGCTTGTCGCAGAGCAAAGTTCTGCCGGTCTTTCAATCGCCCTAAATACCTTCTCTGTATGTTCAGAAGCAAACTTGTTGAATGCTTCAAAAACCAATGGATCAATAGCTGAAACAACTATTTCATCTATGTACTTACTTTGTGTTGCAGCAAGTAATGTCCACTCTAAAAGAGAGTGTTGACCAATCTTTTTGAACATCTTTCCGGGAAGACCAATAGAAGCCGTCTTGCCAGGAATGAACGCTATTACTTTTGATTTGTCGGGGAGCATACTTCAATCAACATATTGGGAACAAATTCAGGTAAAGGGCTAAAGCAATCTTCCAAATACTCATATGCCTTATTTAGTCTAATCGAAGGAGGCTCTTGTGATGTAATAATTTCCAACAACTTATGAATACAAGCTTCGGCTCTATTCTCACAAACTGAACTCTTAGGCTTTTCTTTTTCCTTTTCCTTTTTAGGACAAGCTTCGGTTAGACGCCTTCTTTGCTCTTCCCAAGCCTCCTTATTCAAGGCCTCAAACTCTTTCTTCTTATCATGTAACCTTCTCGAAAACTCTTCTGCGTCTTCGAACATTTTAGCAAACTTATCAAACTGAAGTTTGATAATCTGATCTCTCAATTTCTTTTTTGATAACTTCTTAGAATTCTTTTTTCGACTAGAAGTTTTCCTTACTGACTTTTTGTTTTGCGTCTTCTTCATTTCTTTCTATCTCCATATGTTTTAAGAACTTCGGACAAGCTAATTCTTGGAAAAACCTCAACAATTCCACCCGAGGCATTGAGAATTCTTCCTTGCATCAGTCTTGGGTTCATTTCAGCAAAATGACTCCAATACAAGTCGTATGCAACACAGTGATTATCGACAGGTTTATCTCTGAGCAACCCTCGATTCGGTGTTGAAAATATGCGATTATTATACTCTATAGCCTTGGGCTGATTAGGAAACTGCCAGTAATACCTATTTCTTCCTTCAAAACAACCGTCCATGCCAAGAAGAATAATAGGATCGCATCCCATAATATAAGCAATATGCATCGCCGAAGCAGCCGACGTTCTCGCCCCCATAATGGGCTTTTCTGGATCGTCCGTCATAATGACATTCTCTTTATGATAAATCAATCCATTTGGACCCGAAGAAGCCCATCCTACATGATCATAAAATAGAACTTCTTCTGGCCTAAAAATAGACTCATGACCTTGAAGCTTTTCTCTATAAAGAAGCTTCAAACACTTACTTTGCTTAGCCGTTACTTGCCAATAGTTCCAACTACAAACGCCATTATCATCGGTTACAAAATAATCGCAGTTAGGGAACTTCAACAAACCAGAGTTAGACGTAAAAACAACATAGTCCTTTAGACTATCCGTTTCAACATGCCGCAAAGAAGGGCCTGCGCCAACGATAAAACCAAGCTTACCTTTATGTTTGTCCTTAAAGTCCCTTAGATGCATTCAAAACTCCTATTACTTCTTCTTCTCTTATAAGGCGGTTCTTCGCCATATTCAAATACTCTTGTTTGCCATCTATTCCAATGAACTTCCGCCCATTTTGCAAGGCTATAACACCTGTCGTACCTGAACCACAGAAAATATCAAGAACCACGCTTTTGTCAACTTCATTTGTTTCGCAACTACAAGTTTTCAACCATCCGACAGTCTTTGTATCAGTTAGATGCCTTCCCGAATCCCTATTTGCAAAACCCTTCTTATCAACCTTATTGTGTATGCCAGGACGAGTTGAATAGCGAGTTTTCTGAACTTGCCTTTCATAAGGAGAGCCACACGCCCTGCAACAACCATGACCGCTAGTTGAAGCTAAAACACAAGGTTCAACCAAACCTTGAGGAAAGACAGCAAAGTGAGCGCCCTTAAAAGACGCAACAGGAACGGTCCAAACGTCCCTTTTGATACGTCTCTTAAAAGAACCGTCCGCATTGCGTTCAACAGCATTCTCTTTTATAGACTCTTGATCATAATAATAGTTTTCAGACTTACCAAGAAGAAATAGATATTCATGCGAAGAAACTGGCCTATCCGTTACGCCTCCAGGAAGGGGATTTGGTTTGGCCCAAATTATGTCGCTTCTCAAAAACCAACCGTCTTTTCTTAAAGCAAAAGCGAGCATCCAAGGGATTCCCAAAAGGTCTCCCTTTTTATATCCTTCGCCGGAAGCTCTTGCGTAAGTATCGCCTATATTAAGCCATACAGTTCCGTCATTTCTAAGAACACGTTTAGCGGCAGAAAACACGCTAACAAGCTTAGCTATATACTCGTCAGGAGTCTTTTCAAGACCAATCTGATCTTGAAAATCATAATCTCGCAACTGATAATAAGCTAATAGGGCGGAGAAGTCACAATAGCATGAACGCTATTGGGACTCATTCCGCCCAACACTCCTTCCGTATCACCGCATAATAATTCATAGTTTGCCATAAAGGAGTTATCGACCATATGAAAGAAATAGTAAAATATACCGTTATACGGAGGATGTATGAAGAACGAAACCTTAGCCTATCTGGCAGGAGCAATGGACTCTGATGGTTGGTTTTCAATAAAAAAATCAGATTACAAAACAAGAGTCATCAAAGACTGTTATTATCCTACTTATCAAGCAAAAGTTGGACTAAAACAAGTAACTCCTCAAATTCCAAATCTATTACATTCCATTTTTAGAGGTAGCCTGAGAAAAGAAAAAGGACAATCAGAAAACAGCAAAGAACTCTTTGTTTTTGAATGTAACAATCAGCAAGCTATTGCTTTCTGTAAAACCTTGTTTCCTTTTCTTGTTGTAAAGAAACAACAAGCCAAAATTATTTTAGAATTGGAAGAGACCAGAAATCGCAAGTATCTAATGCACAGTTACTGGTTCAGTCAAAAATATCCAAACTGGAAAAATGACGAACTTCTTAGTAGCCAAGAAGTTTGTCATATTTTGGGGTACAAAAATCTAAGCTCAGTATCTCAAGCAGTAAAAAACGGCCTTTTACTTTCTGTGAAAGGAGCTTATCACTTAGCCAGTAAACCTCGTATACCTAAAAAACTTGTTGAAATAGTCTTAGAAGAGCAAAGAAAAGGGAAAGACGGGAGGGTTAGAACTTCTCCACAAGAAGTTGTAGAATGGAGGGAGAGATTATACAAACAAGTAAGAGAACTAAATAAAATAGGCATTCATGGTACGGAAGTTTATTTCCGTACAGGGTATCATACCAGAAAAGATGGGGCTATTTAATTTCTTTGTCTTTGTTAATATTTATCTTGCGCGGATCGTTCTTATTGTATTAGCAAGCCCTGATTCTTGAAGAAAACGGCTCTTCTTGGTTGGCTCAAAAGATATACCGCCATTCTTGAACCGTTGCATTCTTGTGTCAGCAAAAGAAACGATCAATCTCTGCTGCGCCCTTGTCATGCCAACATAACAAAGTCTTCGCTCTTCGTCAAGACCATCTCTCTCCATCAAGGCTCGCTTATGAGGAAGCTGCCCTTCCTCAAGTCCAGGCATGAATACGACAGGGAACTCAAGTCCCTTTGAAGCATGAAGAGACATTAGAGAAACAGTATTCTCTTCCGTGTCCTTATCAGAAGAACTTTGCAAAGCTATATTGTTCAAATACCCAGCAATATCATTGCCTCTCTTTTCCGTATACAGAGCACAAGCATTGATAAGTTCTTGAACGTTATCCTTCCTGTCGTCAAGTTCTTTTGTTTCATACTTAGACTCAAGATAGCGATAATAACCAAGTCGAACAACAATGTTGTCAAGAACGTCGCCTATTGACATGCCAGTTCTGTCAAACGAAAACGCTGCATGAATTTCTTCGCATCCCTGTATGACCCTTGCTTTATCATTACCAGAGGCAAACTCTCTAACCCGCTTCATGGCCTCCATAAGATTGATGCCTTGATCATTAGCAAAATTCTCAATCTTACCCAAAGATACTTCTCCGATTCGGCGAGAAGGCTTATTGATGAAACGAGATAAAGCAGTTCCGTCAAGAGGATTGACGATAAACCGCAACATTGCAAGGCAGTCTCGGATCTCAGAACGGTCAAAGAAACTAAAGCCTCCAATAACTTGATAAGTTACGCCAACAGCCATAAGACCCTGCTCGATAGCTCTCGACATCGCATTGATTCTATACAGAACCGCAAAATCATGCGGCTTATAGCCTTCATTGTCAATCATATGCTTAATACGATGAGCAATCCATGCACCTTCCTGCTCTGGCGTTGGTAAGCAAATGCATTCAACAGGCTGGCCACTTTCGTTACCCGTCTTGAACTCAAGAGTTTGTTGACGATTCTTGTTGTGCTTTATAAGCGTTGAAGCAACCTTGACGATCTCAGGCGTTGACCTGTAATTGTGAGGTAAGTTAACAACTTTAGCCTTGTTGATATTGATGAAGTCTTCTATGTTCTTGTAGCGAGCGCCACGCCAAGAGTAAATACCCTGGTCCGGGTCTCCAACTATAAGAACATTGTTGTGAGCGCCAATCAACTGAACGATTCTAAACTGCGCAAAGTTTGTATCTTGAGCTTCGTCAACCTGAACAAAATCAAAACGAGTTTGTAACTTACAGAGAACAGAACCGTCCTTCTCAAGGAGTCTAATCGTTTCAGACAACAAACCACTGAAATCTATCTGGTTGTTCTTTCTCATACGAAGAACATACTCTCTGCAAACCTCGCCTTCGGCTTCGTGCTTGAAATGAGAAGGAAAATCGTCCTCAGAAATAAGGTTTTCTCGAAGTTCATTAGCCTTCCAAATAAGGCTCTTTATTTGCTGCGCATTCCATTCATGGCCCGCTTGTCTAGCGCACTGAGCCATTAAGCCTTCTTGATCTTCGTCGTCAAGAATAGTGGTATTGAGTCCGTAACCAATATAAGACCCATACTTCCTGATAATTGTTGCGCAAAGAGCATGGAAAGTGCTTATGTAAACCTCTTGGCCTTGCGTTTCGCCAAGCTGCTTACAAACTCTTTCTTTCATCTCATTCGCAGCTTTATTGGTGAATGTTATGCAAAGGATAGAGCGGGGGCTATAGCCCTTTTCTATAAGACGGATAACTCTTTCAACAATAACGCGAGTTTTACCAGAGCCAGGGCAGGCGCATACAAAACACGGTCCCATGACATGCTCAACAGCTTCTAGCTGTTCAGGGTTTAGGCTGATTTTTCTTCGAACACCCTCCGCAGGGACGCTTTGATTGCTGCTCATGAACGGACCTCATTACTTCTTGATGACCTACAACCTTATTCGCAACGCTTGCGTTCATTTTGAAGAACTCTTCCAACTGTTTTGTATGCTCTCTAGCCTTCTCTATAAAAGCAATTGGACTAGTGTAACCTATATAAGTATGAAAAACCTTTCCGCTTTCAGAATATCTTGCCTGTATATGCGGAAGTTCGTCTACATTATAGGTATCGCATAATGCTTCATTTTCAGCAGCATCAGCGTCAACATACTCATACGCAATATCATGGTACTGGAAAGCCTTGACTAGAGCTTGGCATCGCTCGCATTCTGGCGAACCAAAGATTCGTATAGTAAATGAACTCATGTTACCCTCTTTCGACGTTTTTCTTTGAAACCCCAAAGTATTCACGAAGGCCGTCGCTAAGGCCTTGATACTCTGCAATAGCCGCAGGCTTTGGCAGGCTAGGTTCTTCGTCTATAACAAAATTGATATCTTTACCTGTCATATCTGAACAAAACTTGTGAAGTATTTCTGTGGTTGCCTTGCCTTTGATATTAAGACAAGAAAGAAGATCTATACTAGGCCAAACGTAAGTCTGCTCTACTCCTGAATCAGCAAACTTCAAAGTCCAGCTAATAAGATCGGCATGCTCAAGATACTTGCCTTCAATAACTTTAGCCTTCCTTGGAGGAAGCATCTTCTTTGGCTTGCTCACGTTTCTGCTCCTTGAACTTCTTCAACATGCCCATCATTCTTTGAATGACTCGCTCCTTATCAATCTTAGAGCCGCCAACTCGTATTTCCGAAAGCTTATACAAATTCTCTTCGCCTAAAAGATGAATAAGGATATGATCGTGATAGGTTCTATAAGAACCTCCGTCGTCGTCAGAAACCAAATCAGGCTTCACGCCCATTTTCATTTCTATCGACTTAAGTTCTAGCCACCAATTGTCCGTGTCTTTCTTTGTAACTTTTCTACCGTCAACAGTAGAAACAAGATTGCATTGCTCTCGAACGTCAGGATAAATGACTTTCAACCGCTCATATCTTGGCTTGAACTCTTCTTCTGGAATGATACCATAAACCCTACAGTTAAAAGGCCTTGTTTCATGTTGAGCGCACATATTCGTTTCTTTGTTCAAGAAAACGCAACCCTTATCTTCGTTTGGGTAAAGATACTTTCTCAAACATCTTTCTATCAATGATTCAAAATCGCCGTCAGAAAAAGAAGATGTTACATTCTTCCATGTATTCAGAAACTCTGAATACAAAACCTGCGGAGTCTGCATTCGGCAACACCAAGCGCCGCAACCGCCCTCTGATTCAGGCTTTCCTATATGTTCCATACAGCCTTTTGTATCTGGAATTTTACTGTATAGAACATTCAAGGAAACTCTAGCTTCCTTTTCTTTTTTAGGTGTAACCGAATACAGCATTACTGAAGCTCCCTTTTGTGATTTAGGTTGGGATCAACAAAATCAATTGCAGCCTGAACATTAATACCTTGAGTGTCAATCCCTTCGCAACAAAAATCAATGATCTTAGGTATCATATCGCCAGGATTATCCGTTAGTTCATTGAAATTCACATCAAAATTGGGCAATCCATATTCTTCTATGAGATTCTTTCTATGAAGCCTTATAAGAGAATGTATATGCTCTATGAATTCCCTAGTTCTAAAATGACCATATTTTATGAGAGAACTCTTAATTGCGCCTTCTTCTGGCCTATCTATAGACAAAATTCTACAGCTAGTGTACGGAAGAACATACTTATAGCAAAAAGCTATCTGATACGACTTAAGACCCCAAAGAGGACTCTTATTGCGTTCCTCAAAGTATGCTCTAAACTCATGTTCTCTCTCAATCGCATCCTCTTTACTTGCTAAAAGTTCAAAAGGAAGGTCTTCAAAATGACCTTTTGGATTAAGACGACTTGGCCCTCTGAGATTAGACCCCATGTTTATGCCAGCGGCATGAAGCGCTCCGGCTAAACAAGAGGAACCAGATCCCTGAGGGCCAATTATGAATATTGCGCGAGACATTAGATTGTTATATTTTGAGGCGATCTAACAGCAGGAGCCGCAGGAACAACGGGAGCAACGGTTGCTTCTTCCTTGGGGAAAGAAACGCTGAGAGAAGTCTTATCTTGCTCTTTCTGAACGAAAGGAGAAGTATTATTATTCTCTAGCAACTGATCGAGAAGCTTATTCAAATCCTTCTTCTTGAACTTCCAAGAAGTTTCGGAAACCTCGTCAAACTTACCAAGGGCCTGCAAGTGGTCTCGAAGTCCTTCGTCGTCAACAATCGTCCATGTTCCCTTTGAAGAACGAACCTGAACCTTACCAACTCCAGGGAAATCTAAGGTCTTATCCTTATTGCGCTGCATACAAGTCTTGATTGCCTCTTCAAGCTTTTCAGCGTCAGACTCTTCTTTCTGAATTTGCTCGTCAATAGCAGCGACTCTGCGTTTCTTGAGTTCTTTGAGAAACTCAATCTTCTTTGTCATATTCTGCAAAACAAGTAGAACGTTTTCTATTTCATACTTGTCCTGAAGCTGTTCAGTACCATTGATGATACCTTCAACTTTCAAGTACGACATTCCTGGTGCTTCATCTTCATAACTCATAAAGGCTCCTTATCGTGGTACAACTTTCAAAACTATAGCAGTCTTATCCCCTCCATCGAACGAAGCGCTGTCAAAAGATGGTTCAACCACAAGGTCTAGTCCCTTTTTTGCCGCTTCACCGCGAGCGATAATGATTGCCTTCCAAGCATTATTGCCAGAAGACGCTCCAACTGTCTTGAGTTTGGCATGTCCATGTTTTGATACAACAGTTAACACAGCGGAAGCAAGACTCTTAACATACCCTTTTCTAAGTTCATCCGAAGTAAAAGAACCTTCTCCCTTTACTTTTAGCAGGGTTATATCCGGCTCAGTATTAGACATAACTAACTCCTCATTCTATAATACCGTAAAACTTCAGTCGCTTTTGCATTAAGTCTGGATCGCTCCAAGCTTTACTACTATGACATATCGACTGAAATTCACAATACCTACAGTCATAACTGTCCTTAGACAGCGGACGAGGAGGCGGAAGTAACTTATCCTTGGACATCTCGTTTAGCTTATAAGCCTGTTCTTTAATCTTTAGCCACATCTCTGGATTTCTCTCAACCTTGTAGATCTTGGTTGAAGAGTCATCTTTGTTCTCGTAAATCAATATTCCATAATCAAGGTCAAGAATGTTACTATAAATCACTAACTGCGTTTTATAGACCAATGAAGGGCCATTTTCAAGCTTTGATTTGAAACTGTAAGAGTTAATACTCTTCATATCCAAGACAATAGGCTTCTTGGGTAAGTCTTCTACTCTAAAAAGAACATCAACAGCATTGCCTTGCGAGAACATTGCAGGATCAAACTTAGAAAAATCAAGAATCTGGTCGCAATGACCATAGAAATTGAGTTCCTTATCTTGAACGGTAATTTCATGATAATGGAATTTGTCATTTCCGCAAACGCACTCTTTTGGCTTAAAGCAGCCAAGCTTATTATCTAATCCATACATTCGCGGTTTGAAGTTTGCTACAACCTCAGGAACCTTAAGCCCATCTCTTTGAAGAATATCAGGATGATAATTGCCGTCATTATCCCAAAGATGGCAGCATTCATTTGCGCATTGCCAAATGCCTCGCAAAACTCCTATTTCCGCGAAATAATGAGACCAACGAGCATGCATGCTATGACCTGTATCAAAGATTCTTACGGTCTTTGGCTCTACGTCCCCCTTATCAGGCGTTATAAGGCCCTGGTCTGAGTATCTTTGATACTGAACCTTTCGTAAGCATCCTCCAAATGAAGAAGGATGGTACGAGGAGTATCCGCGAGGAGGACCATTGAGATTCTTCCATTTCAGGAAGGTGTTCAATACATTCATTACATTTGTTACTTCAGGTGGTTGTGCAACAGGAGGCATACGTCTTCCTAATCTATCTCTAACTGAGAATGTCTATTACTAAGACCTAAACAATACTTCTTCAATCCAAGTTCTTCAACTTTTGCTTTTGCTTCTCTAAGCAACTCTAGATAATCGCTGCTCGACTCTTTCTTTAGAAACTCGTCAGGATCTTTATGTTTTGGTAGAACAACAGGAATAAATCGGATTCCCGTTGATTCAAGGCCGTACTCTCTATACATTCTTACTGAGCGACTAAGGTTCTTGAAACCTGAATCGTCAGAATCAAAGCTAAGAAAGATATCTCTGCAATACCTAGAAATAATGCATAAATGGTAAGGGCTAAAGGCGCTTCCAAGCAATCCAACAGTAACTCCAAAACCATATCTATGAGCGCATGCCGTATCAAACTGGCCTTCAACAACAATCGCCTTTTGATGCTTGATAATGTTAGCTTTTGCAACATTCATACCAAACAAAAAGAACTTCTTATCAAACTGCTCATGCAAATGAGGCATCTTAGTCTTATCCTTACATCTAAAATCTCTTGATGTAAGAATGATCAACTCGTCATGCTGGTCATATAATGGCATGATGAGCCTTCCGGCCCAATCATGCCCTTGCTTCTTCAATCTTTGAGGATAATACCCAAAGCGAAACTTCTTTATTACGTCGTCCGTAAGACCTCGTTCAACCCTTAGATAATTAAGGGTCTCTCGAACATCCTCGGTATCCTCCGTCCATAGAACTTCTTGCGAAAGATTGACTATCGCCTTCCGCTCTACTTCTGGAAAATAAACCTTCATACATCAGGATTTTCGACAACTTCTACTTCAGTTTCGCTCGATACACCGTCTTCTTCCTCAAGGATTTCACTTAGCTCGTCTTTCTTCGACTTTTGCTTCTCCGCTTTCTTCTTCGCATTTTCCAGCTTTTCTTTGTTCTGCTCAATGAATGCAATATGCTTGTCGTAGTTCAAAATTGCAGCAGGAAGAACAACATCAGCTTGCTTAGCAGCGCCCTTGATTGCGTTGATAAGTTCGCCAACCTTATTTTGAGCAACCAATTCGGCTGCAAACGCCTTCTTACCTTCGACCTTCAAGCCGCCCCAAGAAAATACTCCATTACGAACAGTGATAAGCTTGGTTTGACGACCATACTCAAAAGCACTCTCTTCAACTTGAGGAAAGTAGTTTTCATAGTATATAGGAATACGAATGCCTCCAAAATGAGGAGGAGCAAAGCGATTCTTCTGAACAAATACATTAGCAGATCCAGCGATCATCTTTTGATTACCGTCATCGTCCTCAATGTATCTGTAACCATCCTTGGCATTAACTTTGTTCAATTTCAAAATAACAGAACAAGCATGGGCTATGGCCTTTCCACCCGGATAACCTTCCGGATCCTTAAAGGCTCCAGCGCCAGGATTGATACGAAGCTGATTGATAAAGATTACAAGAGTGTTATTAGCAGCAGCAAGACTGCATATCTTATTAACGGTTCTGCCAAGCAATCGAGCCAAAGCAGCCATCGTTTCTTTATCAGCATCATGTTCAAGAACATATCTAGGAACAAGAGCGCCAACTGAGTCAAGAACAACAACGCCTGCGCCTTTCCTACAAGCATCCATTACGCTATCAAGAGCCGCCTCCCCGTCAAAAACCTTATCAGTGTCGTTCTTATCGAACATTGATCTACGACCAATCTTTGCAAGATCAACACCATTGATTTTAGCTAAAGACTCGCTAAAAGAGTTCTCAACGTCAATCCAAATAGGAATCTTACCCATGCGCTGAGCGTTTCCGCAAATTGCATAAGCAAGAGACGACTTACCACCAGCTTCACCGCCGTAGATCATCATCAACTTGCCTGTTGGAATGCCTCCTGTTTTAACTGAATCTTCAGTATTAGTCAAAAGGCCACTTGCAATAACGTAATCAAGCTCAGCATGTCCTGTAGGAATAAACTCAGTTGGATTACCCTCAGAACCAAACTCAAAACCTTCAAAATTTGCTAATGCCGTACTTTTCTTTGCCATTTTTCATCTCCGTTTCTCTGTTTGCGTACTGATAGCTTATCGTAACAAAAAGGCCGTGGCCCAAGAGCAACCACGGCCTGTTCATTACAGACTTATTTACATTTAGAATCCAAGATCAAGCTTGCCCGAAGCAGCCTTTGCAGGAGCAGCGGTCGGGGCCGAAGCAGCTTGCGCTGGGGCCTTTGACTTGCTCGGATAAAGCTTCTCTTCGATTTCGCTCTGAGGAGTTGGAGCAAACTCCTTACCAAGATCCCAAAGATCCTGTTCCTTCAACATCGCCTTCTCTTCATCAGTGAAAGGCGTTTGAACAACTGGAGTTGTGTTGTACTCAGTACGCTTCTTGTCGCCGCTTGCCGGAATCTTAACGGTGATTTCGAAATCTGCGCCGTTTCTATTACCGGGGTGCTGACCTGAAGCCTTTGCCCAGCGCTTGATTGCCTCAAATACGCTAGCAGGAGCCTCCATAATCTTCAACTTGCCATCGGCACGATCAATGACATTTACCGCATAGCGAGGCTTGGCCTCAACATTGTACTTCTGACGAATAATGCAGTTCTGAGGGTCTTCTGTGATGGCCCTGTTGAACCTCTTAGGATCGTCTGGATTTGCAATGTAATAGGCGTAAAAGCCGCATGGGTCGCCAACAGGACGGACTCTGTAAGTTGTACCCTGGATGCTTCCAGTCAACTTAAGATACTTGCTATCATTGCCTCCGCCCTTGCCACCCTTCTTACCCGTCGAAGTCGTATCAATATCATCCCAACCAATTATCTTACTCATTTCAAAACTCCTTGTCTCTGATACTCTATTTGTTTGAGTTCAGCTTTTTATTCTACGTCTTCTCGAAACCCTGAAACGCTCAGAATCTCTTTTCTCTAGGTCTCTGTTTACTCTGTCTATAATAACAATAAAACATAACCTAAAACTAGCATTAACTTCTAACAATTTCAATATGATTTACTTGCATTTGTCGGTTACATCTCCTTTCTCTAATCTCTAGAACTCTAAAACTCTAAAACTCGGATACTCTTAATTCGACTAAATTCAACAAATTCCTTTAGTCATCCAACCAACTTATTTTCCCTGTCTTTCCTGGACCACTCATCGACGTTTTTGCTGCCGAAGATTGAGCTTTCACAGCCTCTTGAACCTCTAATCTGTCAAAGCCTTCTGCTGCAATTTCTGGCGAAACAGCGGAACGAGTAGAAACGTTCTCAACAACCTTCTTAGCCTTATCAGACAAGTTTACATAGTTCTTTTCATGACTATCCGTAATGTTTTGCTGCTTAAGCAACTCAAGCGTTATACTAATCTTGCGACTAAGAATTTCTTTTGACTCAAGCAAATTGTGGTAAACGTCTTTAGCTGCTTGCTCAAGAGCCTCAACATCGCAAGCGTACATTTCAATGTCTTTCATATGATCATGAATAACACCATCTTGACGAGCCGCTGGCTTTTCGTAAGTAACTTTTGCAAGAACACCCCTCAATAGCTCAACACCTCTTTTAGAAGCAGAACACTGTCCTGTTGCTTGAATCTTAATCTGAACAACTCTATCAAGAAAGGATTGTATCTTGTTAAACTTATCAGCCATGCCCTCTAAATCCATTAGCTCTGTACTTGCGCTAACATGACATGACCTAAGCTCGTTCATAAGCTTATCAACAGGAATTGGCTTTCCACCCCTTGTGAGCGATTTGATAAAGTTCTGCTTTTCCGAATAGAAATGAGCAAACATTGGCGACGGAGGAACAAGAGTCCAGCCATCTTCGTCTGCCTTACTCGCAACCGAAGGAGTCGTTACGGACTCCTCCTTTGTCTCCTCAGCTTCTTCTCCAGCGTCTGTATCTTCATTATGAGTGGTTTGTTTTTGCGCCACGGGTTTAGTCTCCTCGCTGACAGGCTTTCCAGGGAGAACTGACTGCTTGAGTATCTTCTCAAACGAGTTCTTGCTGGGTTCTGCGATTGTGATTGGTTGCTGAACGACTGGTTCTTGTTTGGTCTTCGCTTCATTGCCTTGCTCCTTTGCAACGTAAGTAACCTCAATCGGCGGAGCATCTTTTGCTAAGACTTCGTTCAGCTTTTTTGACTTCTGCTCAAAACCCTCAGCGCCACTGGCCTTTATGACCTCAGCGTAAGAAGTTTCTTGGCTTTCGTCGTCTTCTTCTCTGATATTCGATCCATCTTTGGGAATACCAAAAATGTCATCTAAAAGCTGTTCATTTATCGACGGCATTTATTGTCTTCCTTTAACTTCAATCAAGAGCGTCAAAATCTTTCTTTTCTTCTTCAGTTAGACCACGTTTATTATTGGTTGTAGAAGATACAATTGCGGAGAATCCATTGAGATTCAATTCCTCAAAAACCCTCTTCTGGGTATTCTCGAAATCCTCTCTCACAAGAGTTGTGATACCGTCGCTTTTGGCTCGCAACATATCAATGTTTTCCCATTCAACCTCAATCTGATGCTCCACAATAACATCCATTGTCTCAAACTTTGCAGTATTATACTTTCTGATAATAGCTTTGCGTACAATGGACTTTCTCATATTTTGATCTTGTGACATATTTTTCTCCAAATAGTAATTCGTCTACTCTATATCGCTATTGCGCTTATTTCACCCAAAAATATTACCAACAATGACGCCCTTCTTCTTCGCCCTCTTTAGGTCTTCTCTAATAACCTCAAAAGTCTTAAGAACTTCCTCTCTATTTGCGCTTCGACCGCCGCCCTTAGCAGGCTTGAAGAATCCAGCGTTCAACAAAGACTCAAACGATTTCGCATCGACCATCTTCGTGTCAGTCTTTTCCGCAAACTCTTGAAGGCTAGCATAAGGTTGATGCTCTACGATATTGTTCGCAGCATTATGACTCAAGCCTTTGCACTTTATAGAAGGCATGATTTGCGACCTTGGAACGCCATTAGCAGGGTCCGCCTTCTTGACAATGAAATACTCAAGCTTACACTGATTGATTTGCCTTGGCAAAATCTCCACGTTCATTTCTTTAGCCATCTTCTCAAGAGCGTCAACTTTATCATAGTTTGAACGGTTGATTTCAACATTAAGATAAGCTGTAAGGAACTCTTCTGGGAAGTTTGCCTTCAAATAAGCAGTAACATAAGAGTTATAAGCATAGCAGCAAGCGTGCGCCTTATTGAAACCGTAATCAGCAAACGGCATGATTACCTTGTCCCAATAGTCTTGAGCAATCTTCTCTTCTACGTTATTCTCTTTTGCGCCAGAAATAAACCTAGCCCTATACTTCGCCAAAAGCTCTGGTTTCTTTTTACCGATTGCCTTAATAACAACATAACCCTCAGGGATAGAAAAGCCTGCAATCGAGTTACAGATCTGCATGACTTGCTCTTGATATACAAGCAATCCATAGGTCTTCTTGAGATAAGGTTCAACGTACTTCTTTAGAGAAGGATGGAAATAGTTGATAGATTCCGAACCATGCTTGCGGGCGCAATAAGTCGGAATCGAGTCCATCGGACCAGGACGATACAAGGCGATACCTGCCATGATGTCGTCAAGGGAGTCAACTCCCATGTTAATCATGGTCTTCTGCATTCCAGTCTCTTCGCACTGGAATACGCCCGTTAGCTTACCGCTCTTGTACAAATCAAAAGTCTTCTTGTCTTCAAGAGGTAAGTCATAAATGTTGATCTTCAAGCCATAGTTTTGCTCAACAAGCTTACAGCATCGGCCAATAACCGAAAGTGTGCTAAGAGCAAGAATATCGAACTTGATTAGTCCAAGAAACTCTAAATCATTGTACTCAAACTGAGTTGCAAAAGCATATTTAACTTCGCCGTCTTCGGCTGTGTCTGTAATCTTGCTTTGCTTAAGCGGAGCTATGCGTCCAAGAGGCTCATTCGATATAACAATACCGGCAGCATGCACTCCGAATATAGATAAAAGTCCCTCAATACTCCTAGAGTGTTCAAGTATAGCAGGGTATTTCTCCATATAATATGCAAACTTAGAACACCATTTATTAGCATCTTGGACGGTCTTGATTGGATGTTCATTTCCTTGATCATCTGTTACTTTCAAAAAAGCGCCATACTGAGGCGGAAGAGCATTCAATATCTCATCGCCAAGTTCGTTGGTCTTTGTTTTCCACTCGTCATAACCCTTGAAAAAGGTATTCTCTGGATCTATAGCCTTGACCGCTCGGCGAACAAACGATTTCATCTTAAGACCAGAATACGTTCCGATGTTACCGACATGCTCTCTTCCGTAGGTATCAATGATGTATTTATACATCTCGTCTCTACGTTCGTAGTCAAAGTCGGAGTCAATATCGGGAAAACCTTTACGAGCAAATGCGCGACGCTTTGGCAAAAACTCCGAACCTTCGTCAGGCTTCTTATCAGTCATTCCAAGCGCATATGCCGTCCAAGAATTGATATCATTACGATGACCAACCTTACCATGAGAATGCTTCCAAATGGAATGAAACTTTTGTAGAACAGGCTTTTCGTCCAAGCCCTCTATCTGCTCCATTAGAGCTATCTCTTTTTCAATCAAAGGCAAAAGGGACTTGTCCTTAACTGCCTCCAAGATTTCTTGCTTCATATCCGCCATTTATCGTCTCCAATTGCAAAAACTCACGGAAAACACATTGGCAATTTTTCTTTATCTTGAGCATAAGAGCTTTTCTTGACAACCAAAACTTCTACAGCCGTATCTTTTTTATCAGAAGTTTGCATATGCTTTACGACACTCTTCTCATAAAAAGAGTAACCTTTACTTTCTGGATAAAGCTGCCTTATAAAGGGACTATCGTAATAGGATATTGCAACAGAACCCTTTATGCTGTCAATGTATTTAGCCATGTCTTTATGGTTGAAACCATCAGTCATGTTGACATGATAGAACATCTTCTCAACATTTTCATAAGGAGGGTCCAGGTAAAATAAAGCCTCTGGACAGTCCCACTTCTTAATACATTCCTTGTAATCAAGATTTTCTATGTAAACGTCTTTGAAGAACTTAGCGCATTTAGCAACAAAAGGCGGCAAGGTCGCCCAAGAAAGACAAATATTCTCTCCTGTTCTTGAAACGCACCATGTTCCGTCTTCCTTTCCAAACATAGACTGTCTATTGTAGATAAGATAGTTTCTTGCCCACTCAACAGGATCTTCTTTTACAAAGTCCCTCTTCGATTCGATATACTCAACCGCTTTCTCAAACTCTTCTCTAGAATATGGAGTTAATTCAAGCTTCTCAAGAAAAACATCTTTGTAATCTCTAAGAACTCTAAATAAGTTCCATACATGACTATCTAAATCATTGTAAACCAAACGATACTCGCCGTCTGGCTTTGGCAATACAAAACCAACGGCAAAGCTACCGCCAAAAGGTTCGCAATACAGCGTATGCTTTGGAAATAGCTTTTTGATCCAATCTCTAAGCTTGACTTTGCCGCCAACTCTTTTTATGATTGTATCTGCCATTTGCCATTTCTCTTAATAAGAAGCACGCCCTGCTCTTTTAGTATATTTCTGAACTTACCAGTACCATATTTAGTAGGCTTTTCAATAATCGGAGCATTCTCGAAAACTTCCTTGCTAACCACAAACGCACCTTGTAGATCAATAGACACAATAACTAAATAGTTTGTTCTAGATTGCCGAGGATTATGAGTTATACTCTTTCTGTTAGGAAATGAAAAGCCTTCCGATTCAACCCTCTTGGGTAAGCTCTCAGCGCTCTTCCAGAATTCTTTCACTTCAACGTCAAAATAAACCGCATCCTTCTTACTATTAACTCCCCTAACATCCCAAAAAGTTAGATCACCGTCTTTCATTTCATTTTCGCGAAGAAAAATATCCGTATAAAAGCCTGAAGCCTCTAGTATTTCCTTTAGAGTCTTCTTCCCAACAAGGTCATACTTGTCATTAAGTTCCTTATCAAAGGGTTTTTGATCATCAAGAAAATGCATAATCAATACCTATCTACGCCACCGGCGTCTTCTGTTACATCCCTATCTTCAAACAACTCTTCGCTGACAGGCTTCTCTTCGACCTTTGTAACAACCTCTCCGAAGAAGTCCTGGTCTTGAACAAAATACTTGTCGTCGAAGCCAAGGAATCGCTCCCAAATCAAATCATACTTCAATGGGTCTGGACCGTAAGCAATACCAAGCACTCTAAGAAGAACGCTTGCATAACCAGAACCTCGACCGCAACCAGTAAGGATAGACTTGTTAGTAGCCTCTTGAATGTAATCTCGAACAATAAGGAAGTAAGTTGCAAAATCGTATTTGTTATTCTCCCATGCAACTCTAACATCTTCAAGCTCTCTCTTGAGCCTTTCCTTATGAGGCTCGCTACGATCCCATCCAAGTTTCTTCATACCTTCCCATGCAATATGAGAAAGATAATCAAACGGAGAGGCAAAGCCTTCTGGAATCTTGTACCTAGGCAACCTCATGCCAGAAGTCATGTTCTCAAAAATATCCTTAGCATCTATCTTATCAGCAACCATGACTGTATTGAGAAGAAACTCTGGATGAGATCCAAACATTACAGACATCTCAAGAGCAGACTTGAGATAGAATTCATGGTACGGAAAATGCAATCTCTTTGGATCGTTAAGACAACGACTCGTACTCATGCACATGAGTATTTCTTGTGAAGAACCATGCTCTTTCTTACAATAGTGACAGTCATTTGTGGCAATGATTGGAACATTCATTTCATTGCCAAGCTTTATGATATCAGGAATAATTGCCGCTTCCGCTTCAATTCCATGATACATAACCTCTAGATGGAAGTCTTCCTTGAAAATATCCTTGAAAAGAGCAACAGACTTCTTAGCCTGGTCATAACGGTCATGAAGCAAGTTAGCGTTGATAACGCTGCTAAGACAAGCTGAATTACAAATCAAACCTTCGCTATGTTCAGCCAAAAGGTTGATATCAATTCTTGGGTCAATATAAACCCCTTCGGTCCATGACTTTTGAGATAAAGAGCAAAGGTTCTGCCAACCTTTCCAGTTCTTTGCAATAAGAACCAAGTGGCGATTACCTTTTCTTCCGTCAGGTTGACCCTTCACAATCTTATTGCCGTCTTTCTTTTCACCTCTCAAGTGACGGTCTTTAGACAAGTAGAATTCGCAACCAATAATAGGCTTTATACCCTCTTTATTGCATTCTTGAGTAAACTTGACCGCTCCGCCCATATTGCCGTGGTCAGTCAACGCTAAGGCCTTAAACCCCATTTCCTTAGCAGCCTTAGGAAATTGAGATATCTTATTCAAGCCGTCAAAAGACGAATACTCGGAATGATTGTGCAAATGCACAAAATCGCTATTGCTTATGATTTTTGCCATAGTCATGTATCGACGCTACAGGACTCGGATTTAGAGTAAAACACTAACCATGTTTCTTGGGGTCAAATCGCTCTCGAATGCCCTTTTCTTTATCATGAATCCACTTAGGTCGTGTTTTCCTAATATGATCACGAACATCCGAGCATCTGTCCCAAGCTGGTTTGCCGTCTCTAATGGCTGGCGCGCAAATAGCCCTACGGATTGGCTTGCCGCTTTCAGGATCAACAGTAAGAGCGTCGTCTTTCATGCTTTGAAAGATCTCAATAGTCTCACCTGTTGGCTCGCCCTCTTTACTCAGTATCTGGTATATGTAGGTTGGAATTTTTGATCTCCTTGAAGGAATTTTCATGCCGCATAACTAATATAAATGTATGAAAAAGATAATCATATCAAAGCGTGAATTAGAAAAAACGATAAATAGTAGTAACTCTAGAAAAGAAATTTTAGACAAACTTCAAATATCTCAATCTACATTTTACAGCATATGCTCTTCATATAAAATATCGGCAATAAAACCTAAATTTAACGAAAACTATTTCGAGAATATAGATTCAGAAAGAAAAGCTTATTGGCTTGGTTTTATTTTTGCAGATGGATGTGTTTCGGAAATAAAGGGTTGTTCAAAATTCTTGTCCATTTGCCTATCAAGAAAAGACAGAGAACATCTTGAACTATTTAGTAAAGATATAAAATCTTCTATCAAAATACATGATTATCATAATAAGCACGATTTTTCTTATATTCGTTTGTATTCAGATAAGATAAGTAATGATTTAATCAAACTTGGATGCACTCCGAGAAAATCACTAACACTCCAATACCCAATCCTAAATAAGAATATGGATAGACACTTTATAAGAGGATATTTCGACGGAGATGGATGCGTTTCACATCATAATAATGGAGCAAGGGGAGGGCCAAGATTATCTATTATAGGAAGTGAAATATTTTTAGATGAAATGCAAAACAAATTACATGAACATTTAGGAATAAAAAAGAGACCAAAACTATTTAGATCAGGAAGTGCCTACAAATATGATAGTACCGCATACAGTTCTGTAAAAACAATAATGGATTGGCTATACAAAGATTCCAATGTCTTCCTGAGCAGAAAAAGAAATTCTTATTTATCTGCTATTTAATTTACGTTGGCATTGTCTTTACTATGTCCTGCGCATTGAACAACAATGGATGTTACAAAGTTCTTTTTGTATACCTTCCATTCAACCTGTCTTCCAAAGACAGTTATCTTTACAGGCTCAATGGGATTAGAACAATCCACTGTTTCGCAATCATTGCATAAAGGGGAAACAACTCCAAGAGGCCCAACAGGAAGCCTTTCAAGAGGAACAAGTTTGCACTTATACTGGCTCACTCGTCGTCATCTCTCTTCTTAATCTTCTTCGCTGAGGTTTGCGCTCTCTTAAGAGCAGCTTGTCTTTCTTGCAAGATATTTTTTGCTTCTTCTTCAGGAAGATCGGTTTGCTCAGCCGCTGCTGACAAAGATACTGTTGGAGTAGCACCATCAATTGCATTTTGAATCTCATGCAACCTTGCTTGTTCTTGACGAATCTGTTCTCTGACTGCCTCAGGATACTCAGATAAATCGTCTCCACCGTCTTGCTCTAAGTCAACAATAGTTGGTCCGCTAGACGAAGTTTTAGGCTTAGATATTGGTCTTGAAGAAACCAATCTTGGCTTAGGTAATGAAGAAGGTTTTTGGGAGACAGTCTTCTGTACCGGCAAAGAAGCCGAAACAGTTCGCCTACCCTCAAGAACCCCTTGAGCAATCAAGAACTCAGTTATCTCGGCAAACATTCCGACAGGGAAGCTAATAGCAATTTCCCCATTTTCGTCCAGAACGCCAATAGACATACCGCAATCAGCGGACTCATAAAGTCTTAGCCAAATGGAGAAAACAGCATCTCCATTAACGTATTCGTATTCGAAATCTATCTTCTTATTTGACTTGATTGCCATTGCTATCTCCTAAAATCTTCTTCCTTAAAAACTGCCTTATCTGCTGTTGTTGCTGCGTCAATCGCTTCTTCATTTCCTTGTATATAGGGGCTGGAACTTCATTTTGTATAAACGTTCCGCATTTAGAGCATACCGTTCCATATACATTCGATCTTGCCCCCAAACTTGAAAAACAATGAGGACAAACAAAACTCATTGCTCATCCTCGTCTAAAACAATATCGTCATTTTCGTCTTCGTCATCGTCTTTGCTAAATAGTATCTCTTTCCTATAGCCATACTTTTTGTCAAGATATTCTGAATCAACAATGTAAGTTTCCCATTCTGACTTCCAGAAAGCCGGCCATGAATCAACAACATGAGGCAATGGCTCAGGAGTTTTCCAGCCAAACTCATTACACCAATAAGTCAAACTCTTTATATCCGCATTATGAGCGTCTTTACTTGACGGAAGATATTCAGCTACATAAACCTTGCCTGTATTGTAAAAATGACAAATGAGAATCGCAAAACCAAAAGGACTCATAACAGTAACCTTTGAGCGGACCATCCACTCACCCTTATGGCTTGCAACACCAGACTCCTCAGCATCAGCAGCCATGATTTTACAAACCTTATCATAGTTGCCATTTGCCTCAAGCAATGTTACATCTGAAAATTGAATCTCAAATTCCATTTAACTAATCCTGTTTTCCTCAACAGTATTTACTGTCTTTTTATTTTCCTCAATTCTCTTGGATCTTGGAATATAATCGTCAAATATATTAGAAACGGCAGATATCCTTTGTCTTGCGTAATTAACATCGGATTCAGAATTATCTATACCAATGTAATTTCTGCCAAGAACTTTAGCCATCAAACCTGTAGTGCCAGTTCCCATAAACGGATCAACAACTGTATTCCCTCTGTAAGAAAATAGCTTAATGACCCTTCTTGCTAACTCTTCAGGGAATGGCGCTGGATGACCATTTAGATTCTGAGTTTCTGGTTGAATAAACCATGTTGAAAAAGTCCAGTTTTGGAACTCTTCATTTGTCATATCAGAAAGCTCAGGGTCTCCTTCGAGTTTCCAACTACCCTTAGACCAAACCATAATATACTCATGATTTCGTCTAATAGCAGGATTAGAGCAAGACATATAAGAACCAAAAGCAGTTGCCCTGCCTGACCAGTTCTGCTTATACCAGCAAATTTCGGTTCTATATTTAAGACCTACCTCTCTACCTACATTGATAAGGTCACCCGCGATAGGTCTCATATATTCGTCGTCGTCTTGCCTATTTCTAACAGAATCAATATTGATTACAAGTCGGCCTCCGTCAACAAGTATTCTCTTGCATTCAATAAATATCTTCTTTAGCCAATCAACATATACCTTATATGGATCGTCGTCATTACGATTACGATACCCTTCAAGCTGAATATTATAAGGCGGAGAAGATAAAACAAGATGAACACTCTCGTCAGGTATCTTTTTGAGACCGTCCAAAACATCGTCCAAAATAATTGTGTTCAACAAGCTCATGATTACTCCGAGAATATATCTTTTACTACATCTAGTCTTTGCTTTGCTAAAGCAATCGCTTTAGGGTTCTTATCGCTTCCAACAGGGAATCTTTTAGCCGCTAACGCTGCTTCTAAAAAACTACCGCTACCGCAAAATGGGTCCAAAACTCTATCCCCAGGATTGCTCCATATAGTAACTACTCTCTCCATGAGTTTAAGAGGCTTTTGAGTGGCATACCCGTTCTTTTCCGGTTCGTTCCTGCATATTGCAGGAATATCAACCCACCAATCCTCAAGAAGCTTACCTCTCTGTTCATAATGTTCCCAAGGAATTTTTTCTTTCGACCAAGCAGCAGCCCCTCCGACATTCATCTTGGTTTTATATGGAACCCTGGGTTGGTTAAATACATACTCTCCGAGTCCATACCATAGGATCGTATGATGCTTCCTAGGGAGCCATCTCTTAGCGCTTGCAGGATTACTAAAGCCCCATATAATTTCGTTCCTGAAGCTATCCCTTCCAAAAATCTTATCCATTGAAACTTTGACATAATGTATCGCCTTGTAATCCATATGAACTACAATATTCGAATCTTTCTTCATGAGCTTTTTGATGGCGCTTAGCCTATCAGCCATATAAGAAACAAACTCGTCAAAAGACGAACCAACTCCATAGTATTCATCTTCAGATTCACAACTATAAGGCGGATCTAGATACACTAAATCAACAGGCTCCGTTACCAGCCCAAGACAGTCAGTATTATGAAGTTCATATTTCATTCTTCTTGGGGCCTCTAAGTCTGTCTATCTCTTCTTGTTTCTTTTCAGCCATGTAAATCTCATACCTTGATTTTGTTCTCGCAGGAAGAGCCTTTACAAGCTTCTCTAGATCGTCTACTCTTTCAACAAGAATATAGGAATCCACAACCTTGTAGACCTTTTCCGCTATTTCTAGGTCTTGGGCATTGAAACCAACCTTTGACAGGAAGTTGTACATATGATTACTGACAAATAGATCGGCAGCAATAATTGATTCTGTTTTATCAGTTTTACCTCCGCTTTCTGAGTATATAACAAGTTCTCTAACAATAGAGTCAACAATATCGTCTAGACTTATATTTAATCCTGACGATAACTTTTCTATGCTTTCTCTAAGAGTTATCTGCTCATAAGCAGAAACCAACTGTATGATATTACCAGCGCTTTTACATCCAAAGCAGTAATAGTCCTGTCCATTTGGCTTGTCAAATACGAAGAACGAGGGCGTGTTATCATTGGCATGCGTAGGCAGAGGGCAGCGATACTTATACCTCTCAGCGTCATGACTTTGCCATTGTATACCCTTAAGAGCAAGATAATCAGTTATCTTGACTGATTTTGAAATTGTATCAAGTATCGCATTCATATTAACTAAAATCCAAATTTGCTACACTATTCAAAACACCCTTTGTTGCGCTCTTTGCGGGATTCTTTACTTCGCCCCTACTGAGCATGGGTTGAGGCGCTTCTGGCTCAAAGGAAAGGTCAAGGTCAGGATTCTTGATTACAGCATCTTCCGCTTTCTTAATCAAACCTGAAGCCTCTGGATCTCCAAAGTCAAACGTAGCCTCAACAGTTGAATAGATCTTGCCAATATGGGGATTAACTTCAAGATCCGCCTTTGATTTGTCTTTGTATTGGCCGAACATCGTTGAACCGTAACGAGACTTTACGCATACAAGATAAAGCTTCTCTTTTGGCCTATCAGGATGAGGAAACTGAACAAAAATATTATCAGCGTCTGCTGAGAAATCATGGGAGCCTCTAAGAGCGTCTGAGCCAACAGTTTGCTTACCGTCCTTTTGATTGCGAAGAGACTTGATAGCCTCTCGATTCAACTGTACAGCAGACAAAACAGAGAAACCCATCTTCCTACCAAGCTGCCTGAGGTCTTTGCACATCTGACCATACCAGCTATGCTCGGCAAGTCTCTGATACCAAGGCTCAGGGCTAAGAATGGAAATGTAGTCAATTACAACAAGTCTTGGCCTAAAGAAATGCTTGCGCTTCTCAAGTTCCGCTCTAATCTTCGATACGGTCATTCTCTCTTGAGCGTCAAGAATAGCAAACTTAGAACTTATCTTCTTGAACTCTTCATTAGCCTTCTTGAGCCTTTCCTTTTCTGGCGGCGAAAGAAGACTAGGCTTGCCAATTTTCTCAGAATGAACATTGGCCTCTCTAGCCATAATTCTCTGCATCAATCTGGCTTTAGGCATTTCAAGCGAAACATAAAGAACATCTTCCTGAGAATCTCTACAGACATTTAACGCAATATTGATCATTGTTGCGGACTTAAATCCGCCAACGTCAGCAACAATAAGAGTAAGCGCGCCGATATCCAAGCCCATCGGCATTGTCTCGTCAAAAGGCTTTATTCCAGTTTGCAGAACCTTCTTTGGATTCGTTATCTCGTTCTCTAATTCCGCATACCAATCGTCTCCGTATTCAGCAACGGTATCCCAAGAGGCAGTCTTGCCATCAATTGAGTTCGAGGTTAGTATGGTAAGCTCTTCTGTAAGAGAAGAAAGCGAACCCATCCAATCTTGACCTTTGTTGTCGCTAAACTTCTCTATAAGCTTGACAGACTTTTGACGAATGAAGCTTTCTCTAACTCTCCTGCACATAAGAGGAAAGTCAGCCGAATCAGTCTTCTCAAAATTCTTTATGCCAGTATATATGTCCTTTTCATTACCAACTGCAATTTTTTGACTCGAAACCTCGCTGCCAGTCCACTTATTGTAATCACCGTTTGCAACAGATTTCGATATAAAATCGCTGTAATACTCTTCAGTAAACGCTTGAGAGTCTTGATAAGATTGTTCTATGCCTCTAACAAAGGGTCTGTATTTCGTGTCAAAGTATTCAGTACCAATTTGTTCAGATAGAAAATCAGGTATAAACTCTTGTTTATTAACCACTATGTTGAGTAATTTTTGCTGAGCTTCTGCGTCTATAATCATCCTTGTCCCCCAACCTTTATCAGCCATGTATTATTCGCAGAAATGATTTTCTGAAATGCATAACCCATGAACTTGCTATAGTCCTGGGACTCAACATCAAAATCGCAAATCAGAATGGTTGGTAACTTATTCTCAAGTCTTGTTATCAAGAAACTTTCGAATAAAGCAACAAAGGACTGATAGTTGAAATCAAGCTCATTCGCAGGCAAAGTTATATCGTCGATAACAAGCCAATCGCATTCTTTCAAATCATTGGCTTTATCTGTCTTTTGCTTTAGATCTTGCTTGAGGGTATGAAACGATACCATCGAATATGTATCTGCTCGATTAGAAGCGTAAAGCCTTCTCCATATAGCTTCTTTTATGATAAGGCTTGCAATGAGCGTCTTACCAGCAGGTAAGGAACGAGAAGAAGCCCCAAGCTTCAAACGAATAGCGTCTCCGTGAATAACGACATTATCGCCGTCATTAAAACGGGTATCCATCTTAGAAGCTTTATTCATAGCCTCTCTGGTTGAGAGCCTAGCTATTTCTTCACCGTCAAACAGATACTTACGAAGATCGTTTTGTATCCTAACTCGGTCCTCGTTACTCCAAACGGATTGAAGGTTCTTGTTTTTATCAACAACCATTCCGGTTAGATTTTGGATGCTTAATTCTCTGTATTGCTCGGGTATCGTATACTCAATATTGCCTTTGATTTCTGCGAGTTTTCTACAAAGACAACCGTTAGGTCTACTACACTGGTCCGCTCCGATATAGTTCTTGCAAAAAGAAGGATTACCATTTGAATCTTCCCCTGCGGTTTGATACAAATAGAACCTGTACTTGCGTATGATTGCAGTTAAATCAGACATATGTTATTCTCGACAAAAGCAACCTAGCGATTGCAGGAAATCACAATCAGCAGGCGCAGAGAATGTTGTTCAAAAATATACCGCAACTATCGTCGCACGTTATTGTAAACGTTTTTTCTATTGAAGTATCTTCTACGCCACAAACTTTGATTCCAACAACAGAAGATTCAACAAGTTTTGATAGAGAAGAGCGCTTGCTCTTTTTCTTGATATACTTGTTCAAATCCGCAGCCATATCATGATTCATAACAACATTATCTTGTTCAAAGAGGGCAAGCTTTTCATACTTCTCAGCAGCCATGCCAACGTCTGTCTTGATACTTGAAAGGGACTTGCCAAACTTATAACCTAGCAAATCAACGGCAGGAATAGGCTTATCTACAAGCTCTGTCATGTAATCATCAACCTTAATGACAAGAGACTTAATCAAGTAAGGTATAGAGCTAAAGAATGTTTCAATATGACCGCTATCAATAATTATGTAAGAAGAACGAGACATGAAAGGTACTATGCCAAATATAAGCAAGCACTTGCAAAGCCTGTCAGAAGATATTTCGCCGCCTCGATGAAGAGAAACGCATGGCTTAAGTTTTGCCTTATCAACAAAGCCAAAGGCATTACTTGCATGAAAGTATCCCGCAAGATAGTTTAGTACAATTTCTTCATTCTGAGAAGCGACTTCTTTCAAGAAAGAGTCAATCAATGTAGCAACAACTTTGTTTTGAACCCTAACCAAATCTCCATTAATCTCTGGTTCAACAAGAAAGCATGAAGATATAGCATGAGCAAATATACTATTCACAACCTTGTCGTTAGCGCTGAAAAGAATGTCGCCAGTTTCAAGATTATAAGTTCCTTTGCAATCAATAAGGCCAGCAGCAAAAGCCAATCCCATCAAGAAACTAATAGACATAGAAGCGTCTGCTTGATGGATCTTGCCTCCAACTCTTTGCTTTATAAGCGAACCCTTCTTATTGGGAAAGACATTTTCGATCTGAAAGTTGTTCTCTCGAAAAGAAAGAGACTTTGGCATCAAAAGCAAATCACCACCAACAAGCTCGCCAACAGAAGCCTTATTCAATTCTCCATTTTCATTAATGTAGACCATGCAATCATGCTGCAATTCTAGAAAAGAACCGCAACTCTGTATTCTCGCCAGCTTAGAAGGCGATGCTTCGACGCATGACTGAATTCGAACAACCTTTGATTGCCAGGTATCCTGGTCAAAACCCATTACCTGCAAACTTCCTTTTTTAAGGACATTTGGCAACTCGGAAACTCGATAGCTGTTTCCATAAAGATCATGCAGGAAAGAATTCCCGCCAACACCTTTGATACTAGAACTTATCTTGACTTGACCTTTCGACATGAACATGCTCTCTTAGTGGTTTGAGTATTACGAAAACGATGTTGTCTGTAACCCTTAATTCGTCCCATTTTGCAACATCTCCGAGGTCGGACACCGCCTTGTTGAGAAGTTCTTTCGCATTCGAAACGAACGCTCTTTCTCTTCCCTTTAGTTCGATTCCAAACTTAACAAGGCACTTCTTTTCAAGCATGCCTCTAATCTTCGTCTTTTTCACCTGAATGTCGTGTTCTCCTGTCTTCAAGTGAAACATCATTTCTTTTGTTTCGGTAGGTTTGCTACTGTTTTTCTTTTTTGAAGCTTCAAACTTAAGCTTGCCAGCGTCTGCAAACTTACAAATAGGAACACCCTTGTCATTCTTCGAAACCTGAACAAGGTCAAAACCTCGTTCCCTCGCTTGGGAGATTGCAAGTTTCCTGTTAGTCTCTCCCTTGCTGACCCCATTCTCGTCAATTACGATTACGGAGTAACCATAAATCTCTTCATTCGCCAAAATCCTGCCAGTCACAATAAGCTCCTTAATTCCTCGAAACAAAAGATATCTCGTTTATCGCTAAACTCTTGAGTAACGCATCTAATTGCGGGTCATAATGTTTCTCTGTATACGGAGACATCTTCTTTGTTATTTCTTTGATTCTCTCAATAAACGCCGGTCCTGATTTCGTTGCGTCCTGATAAAAGCTCTGTATCACTTCTCTGCTCTCTTTAGGAGACAAGCCCCTATTCGAAAGCAACCATGAAAAACAAACAACAATCCCATAGTTCATAAGAAATGCGACACCGCCAGAGTTGTAATACTCTTCAATCTTCGATAGATCAATTCTGTTTCCAAGCGCAACGCCTTGAACTTCCTTATGCTTATTGAGACTTACAAACTTCTGAGAAGCCCTACGGGAACAGAAGTCATACAAATCAAAAGCCTCAACATTTAGCTCCTCTTCAATAAACCATTCTATGTAGGTCTTTACTATTGAATTTGATGGCGGAGCGGATAGCCTTCTTTCAAGTTCCTCTTTGATTCGCTTTGTAAAACGAGCATGAATCGCAGGACCAATTGTAACGGCAATTTTATCTCCGAGGCGCTTGTCTTTCTTTATACAGAGATAGCGAAGATAATTGAACATCGCTTTATCAGTCCAAAGATCTGGATGAATAGTATTAAAGCCCTTTGAGGTCTTTATATCTTTCCATTTACAAACGCCAGTCTTCTGGCCGCTAGCCTTCTTAGTAGTTGGTCCGTCTACAATTTCAAGCTCGTCTTCTCCAATGATATCGAGAAGGCTATTCTTCTTCTTAGCTTTAGGACTAATCCCCTTACTGGTGTCCTTTTGACTTTGCGCAAGAATATCACCCATAAAGTCTTTTGTTTCTGTCTGCATTTTCTTACCTCTTTTGGGCATCGCTTTGACCAATAATCAAATATTCTACACCTGACGAGTTTTCGGCTGAACGATACTTGTAATCGTACTGCATTGTCTTAACTATTACGTTCTTCCTAAACTCGCTTACCAACTCTTTAATCGTCTCAATTTTGGCCCAGCTACTATCATTGTAACTAATTGCCAAAGTTGCATTTGAATCCAAACTATCTAGTAACTTTCGGAAATGATCCTCATAAGTTTTAGCTTTCGAAAAAGACTTCGAAGCTGTCTTTAGATATTCAATATCTTGGAAAGATTTCCTAGCCAAGTATTCTTCTAAAAACTGATACATAAAAGCGTAATCGCTTTGCTGTCCACCATATGGAGGATCAATGTAAATTAGATCAAAGCTACGACCACTACCAACCGAATTACAAAAATCAAAGACATCATTATTGAAGAACATCGACGGAGGCCCTTCGCAAGGAAAATAGAAAGGCTTCATTGTCTTGAAATTCATTTCACTGTTATCGTTTCTCTGATGCTGTAAACGATGTTCAAGAGATGCAATAATCTGTCCGCTATTAAGCCTACCGCCTACAAAGCAATGAGACATAATGAACTGCATCATTGTCGAATGAGCAATACAGGCTCTAACATGATCATTTACAAATCGCTCTTCTACGTTTGCGAAGTAATTGTCAATAAAAACAGCTTCCGCACTAGTTAAACGAGAACCTGCGTGAGTCTTTTCCATAAAGGAATCAGACTTCGAATTCTTATTAGATAAGAGGAATTCCCAATCTTCGTCGGAAATCTTACTATTCCAACCCTGCGTCAAAGAAACGCCATTCATATAAGAAGAACGAAGCAACTCATTCGAATAAACTTCTTTGCCGAACTTCTTAAAGAAAGCTCCAACAACAGCAGAGCCAGCAAACAAATCAAGTACCGAGCTAAAAGAATCAAAAGAAACTTCGCTATTTAGCTCAATAGCAATATCTGCCAAAATTTTGCGTTTGTTACCGACATATGGATTACTCAAACTATTGAAATCAGCTTGAGTATTCAAAGCCTTTTCAATAAAAAGCTCTTCTTTGGTTTCGGCAAACAAGTTACCAAACTGTTCTCGATTTTTACGAGCCATTTAGGTTGTACCCTTGAAATCTTTGATTACGAATTCTGGTTCAGTTTCGTAGATTCTTCGACGCGCTCTACTATGAGCAAGCATGTACTTCATATTATCGTGAAAATCGACAATGTAAGCATCCTTTTTCACGAAGCCAGAAGTAGGATCTTCAAAAGTTCTGATTACACGCCCAATTCTTTGCAAAGCTCTGGTTTGAGATTTTCCAGAACCCGCAAGAATAAGACCATCAAGAGGTTTAACATCAACGCCTTCGTCAAAGATTGATGTTGCGATAGTAACAGGAACCTTCTTCAATCTCATATCATCAATATGAGTTTGACGAACCTTATGACCCTTGCTACCATGAACAAAGAAACTATCAGGAATCATTGACTCCAAAAGCTCGCCATGCTCAATATGACGAACGAGAATCAAAACGTGTCTACCTTCTTTAACCATATTCTGCGCAATGTTCCCGATTAACAGGTTGCGCTCTTCATTCTGAACAATACCTTCTTTATAGGCTGTTGCATAGTTGATATCTTCGTCCATAGACTTTCGAGTATGAACAAAGTAAATAGTTGGCTTAACTAAGATTCCCTTACGAATAAGAAACGACGCATTGATCTCATGAATAAGCTTGCCAAAGCAAGAATCAATGAGCAAGTCATCGCCCATGTCTCGCCAAGGTGTCGCCGAGAGTCCAAAACGGAATCTAGCATTAACAGAATGGTCAGCTAAGATCTGGCAAGTTTCAGCAGCCCAGTGCTGAACTTCGTCGCAAATGATTCCCTTCGCATTATGAATGAGAGACGCTATTGCTTCTCTCTTCTGCTGAAGCTCTTCCGAAATATCTTCTACCTCGTCTTCCTCGTCAAACTTATGGTACTTTTCCCCAACCGCTCTAATAGCCGTTTGAACAGTAAGAACATTTACGTCCTTGATATCAAACTTACCACCGCCAATACTACCAACCTTGAGGGGACTTCCATTTTGGAGCAAGAACTTTTCTAGTTCGTCTTTTGCCTGCCTAAGCAAATCATTGGAAGTTACATAGAAGATAAAAGGAGCAGCGCTTAGCTTCTGGATAATACCAGCACCAATAGCTGTCTTTCCGCCTCCAGTAGCAACTTTAATAATGCCTCGTTGTTGATTGACGGCTTTATCAATAACCTCCTGCTGATAATCTCTAACTTGAAAAGAAGGGCTAGGGGTTAAAACGATATTGTTTGTCTTCGCTTCTGTTCGCTCGTCAACAGTTGTAACATCAACGCCATAAGCCCTAAAAAACTCAAGCGCTCTACTATACAAGCCTGTTGGAAAATGAACGCCGTCTTTCTTGAGAGAACACTTACAGTATGTCTTATTGAAGCATACGGTTGTAACATATCCGTCCCAGTTTTTAGCGTTCTTGCCTCGCCAAATTGCATTTGGATCTTTATAGCCAAGAGTTTTCTTGAACTCCTGATAAAGCTCTTTGGTCATTTTGCCAACGACAAACGTTGAAGAGTCCTGAACTCTTAGCGTAATATACGATCCAATTGATGAACTCATAACATTCCTGATTCGTTCGGTTTTGCGTCAGGCGTATCTACGCCAAGTTGGTAAATCTTACTCGAAGGAAGTCTGTTCTTTCTCTTTAACTTATCTTCGATACGGTCAGGCTTGTCAAAAAGAGAAGATTGCCCAGAATCATTCTCTCCTGGGAAGGAACCTGGCTGTCTCTTAAGATCAGACGACAACTTTTGAAAGCTATTTGTTTGGATTACTTTCAACGTTGTTACCTTTCGCCATCAAATATTGCAATCGCTCTCCTGCGACTGTCCAAAGGTTATTGATGCTCTCTTTTGTTCCTGTAATCCTATAAAAAGCATCAATAAAATGGCCGTTCCTCATCAAAGGCAAAGTATTCTCAAGATTTGAGTTTTGCTTCTGCATAGTAGCTACAACCTTCTTAAGGAACTCTATCTCTGACAAATCATTGTAATTCATCTCTTCTGGCATATTTCTTCTCCATTACCAAACTCTAGTCTTTGACAAAAGCTGTTGCAGCGTCAAGTTGGGAGACGTAACAAGTTCCTTACTCTGTACTCTAAGCAAAAGCTCAAAAGGAAGTTCGGACATTCCCCTCGCTCTTCTTTCAGATTCCACCTTCTCCCAGAGATCTTTGCTAAAATCCTTCAAAGTTTCTGTAGTGGACCAATCTGGCCCTCTTACAGAGTCAATCATTTTCTCGGTCAATCCCAAGAACCACCAGTTACCTGCATATGGATTAGCCGCAGCCGAAGATTGCGCTGTTTTCAACTTGTCCATTTTTCTTAAGCCAAGCGAAGCCTCTTCCAAGTCCTTTGACTGGCAAATAAGAGACAAAACCGCCAAGAAATTCGCAACTTCTTCGTCTTCGCCAAAAGCAAGACCCAAGAAATCCGTTATTCGTTCTCTCATAAAGAAATTCGAAAACATTTCTCGAATCAAAGCTTCAGGAGAATCTCCTGGCTTCATCATAATTCGTAAAGCTTCAACCAACAGGAAAGCAGAACGAACTGAGCTTTTCTCTATATCAAGATTGACAAACAAATAAGGTTCGCCATTATTATCAGCTTGGACAACTACATCTAGCTCCTGCGATTTCTTAGCGACAATCCTTATGTTTTGTAACTTCAATCCTTTATACGGACAAAAGACATTCTTTATTAGCATCCAAACGGCATGAAACTGATCGAGCTTCATGTTGATTACTTCGTTGTCATCGTCCTCATGAGATTTCCCATATTGGGTTTTGAAATCTGCAAGCATTGAAATAAAGTATCGCATTAGAGTATAGCGAGCGTCCATGCTACCTATATTTCTACCAGAAACCGAACCAAGAGCATTTATGTAGACCGAATATATAGACGCCATAGTGTCTAAAACAGATTTGCTTTTAGGAAGAACAATTTGTCCGTCCCTCAAAGAGGGAGAATCAATTTCTTCGAAAACAACGGGCAAATCGACAAAATCACAGTCAAGCCTCTTGCATAAGATTTGCAAGGCCTTAGTTACAAGCAAATAATTACTGATTCTTAGTGCCATGTCTATATATTCGAACTTTTATGAAAAATCCCTTCACGATCTATCATGCTGTAGGTTGATATTGTAGGTCCAAGTTATACCTCTCTTAGGATGGATTCCAAAGAGCTTTTGCTCTGGCTTGTTGCCTGGCATATTATTGCTCAAAGAATAAACATCAGAACCGACAAAAGAGCCGTTCATAAGAGCTTTACCGCCATGCGTAGTAAACTCAGAACAGTTGTGAAAATGTCCACAAAGAGTATAATCGGGATTAACTCCAATCATAGCTCCCATCTTCCTCTCAACTTCCAACAGAGAAGTAACAGGAGGATTTTTGGCCTTTACGTCGTCTCCATGCATCATTAAAAACTTATGGTTTTGAATAGACTTCAACATCCACCAGCTTTTCGTTGTATGGAACTTTATTCTAGGTTCATCCTTGAACTCTTTCTGTATAAGCTCATAACATAGCAAATCAAAGTTGTTATACTTTTTCTCTGCACCATTTGGGGCTATTCGTCCATGATTTCCGTATATAGCATAGAACTCAACTTCCTCAAATAGAGTTAGCATGTAATAGAGGAAATCAGATATAGCCTTTTCGCCAATCATAATCTGGTCAAATATTGGAGAGTCAATCCAAACATGAGACCAAGCGCCTGCCGTATTTGCTCCTTCAACAATATCTCCTAGAGAGAAAATATGAAGCTTCTTAATAGGATACAGATTTGAATGAAGTTCATGAATATCGGTAATGGCAAGCTTTAGATTTTCAAGTCTTTGCAAGAAAATGTCTATGTTATATTCAGATAAACCGCCAGTCTCCTCAATCGTATGTTCGTGACCTATATGAAGATCGCTTAGAATAAGACCAATATCTTCTGGCGTCCTATCAGTCTTTGGCGTTTTCGTATAAACAGGAGGAGGCGCAGGAGGGAGCTTTCTCATAGCATTATACAACTTGTCTGCTATGATATCAGCCTGAAGCCTATATTTCTCAAGATTCTTCTTGACGCTAATATCTCTATTCACCAAGCCCTGCTCTATCTCGGCATTCCTCTTCTCTTCAAGTTCAGGCTCATAAAAGTCATAACTTGTCCAGTCGGTATCCTTGTTGTACTTTGTTTCAAGAGCCTTTGGCGTGCGATTTAGCATCGCAGATAAAACCTTGTATGGAGTACCTTTCATTCTTTCCGTATAAAGAATTTTCAGGTCTTCTTCAGTCCATTTTCTAGCTTCAAAGTTTGACATTTTTCATCCTTTTCTTAAGGGCAAATATTACAGCATTATGATCAGCTAGCTGCATTGCTCCGTTTTTCCTAGTCATACCGCTTGGATTTACTCTGTATTTGATTAGGTAATCTTGTAAGTTTGCAAATTTCTTACCATACAGAATCGCTCTACACCAAAAATCTAAGTCATGCGCATACCTAATCTTGTTATCAGGAGAATAACCTCCAACCTCCCTATAGCCTGATAGCCTATACATGGAAGCTGGATTGATAATCGGACATTTTGATTGAGACACAAGCATTCTCACGATTTCTTTGTGAGAAGCCGGGGGAAAATCCCAATCTCCAATAAAATTTCCCGCCAAATCAATCTTTTTAGCCCTACCTCCAACGCAAAAAATATCGGGATTCTCCTCAAGATAGTTAAACTGTAACTCAAGACGATTTGACATGCTCACATCGTCAGCGTCATGAATGGCAATATAGTCCGTCACGGCTAAATCTATCGCCTCTTTAGACCTAGCTAAAACCCCTCTATTTTCCTGGTAATCAACAAAGCGTATTCTTGGATCAGTAAAAGACTTGATTACTTCTGATGTTCCGTCTGTTGAACCGTCATTGATAATGATGAACTCAAAATCCGAAAACGATTGCCCCAAAATAGACAAGATAGACTCTTTTACAAGTCTTTCGCAGTTGTAAGCTGGAGTTATAACGCTTATCCTAGCCATGCCTTCTTTGAGTTGAAAAAGTCGCTATACCTTTCTTTTATCTCGTCCCAATTATAATCGGCAAGAACTTCTTGATATCCGTCTTCTCCTAGGGAATCTACAAGAGACTTGTCAGAAAGAAGCTCATCTATATGTTTCTCAAAAGCCAAAGAAACAGCAGCGTCAAACTTCTTCATCTCTCTCGGTCCCGTTACTGAATCAACACAGAAACCGCCCTTCAAATCAGCAACATGACCAACGTTCAAAGCAATCCACGGCTTCTTAGCAGCCATTGCCTCTAAAAGAACTATCGGCCCGCATTCTTGCTGAGACGGAAAAACAAAAGCATCGCTTGCAAAATAAGACTGAACAACATGAGACCTTGGAATGTCATTCAAAAACTTCACAGGAAGGCCTCGGCATTGATTTGTAATCATCTCCCTCAATCTATTGCCGGGCTGGAAAGCAAGGGTTGAAGATATAAAGACGAATGTAAAGTCCTTACGTTTTCTACTCAACCTGGCTATGATTGGCGTCAAAAACTCTTGACCCTTCCCAGGGAAGAAGTTAGAAACACAGAGCAGCATCTTTTCTGTGTTTATGCCGTAATGCAATTTGAAATCAAAATCAGACTTAACAAACTCGCTCATGTCAACCGAATTGTGAATTATTCTAACAGGGATACCCCAGTCTTTACAAGTCTTAACGTCAATATAAGACTCGGCATGAGCTAGAACCTTGAATTGTTGATGGTTTCGCCTAAAAAGCTCAGCAATGGCCTTATTTTGAGGTATTTCGGACCTCATTCTATTCATGCCAACAAGAGCAATGCTTTTATCAGAATTGATTTTCTCAAGATTCTTCAGCATGGCTGGCCACATAAAGAACCAGTCGCTGTAAACCATAATATGATCAGCACCTTCAGAAACAAGAAGTTCTATGAACTGTTGCTCATTCAAAAAGCCAACAGGAACAACTTTTACTCCGTTATGATATACAGAATGAGTGCCATGCTGACAGAAAACCGTACATAAGTTACCTTTAGAAACGATATGTTCAGTTATTTGCTGAACTATCCGCTCGGCTCCACCCGTATGAAAAGGTTGGGCAAAATTTGTGCAAACAATAAGCTTCATATTATCTCATTGGCAAAAACGTCTTACCAGACCATTTCTTCTTAAACTTATCGTAACTCTGCGTGAAAAACTTCATCCTATCCTTATCTTTACCTAGGGTCTGATGCGGTAAGTGATCTATCTTCGCTAGGCTATTCCAGCCTATTTTGAAACCAGCCTCTCTTGCCCTAAAGTTGAAATCAGGATCTTCAAAATAAGCGGGATTGAACTGCTCATCAAAAAGTCCTAGCTTATCAACAACCTCTTTCTTTACCATCATTCCGCCGCAACCGACATAGGTATATGGATCGCCTTTCTTCTTGCAGTTATGTCTTGGCATGAAACTCGAATCCATAAGCCAAGCATCCGCTCCAACTAAATCGTAATTACCGCTCTCCATAAACTCATGATATTGCTCAAGCCATCCCGCTCGAACAAACTGATCATTATCAAGAAAACACAAAAGTTCTGTTGGGTCAGATTGATAAAGAGCATAACCCATGTTACGCCCGCCAATAACCCCAAGATTTCTGTCGTTGATAACGAGAGTATGGTTCTTAAACATTGAAAGAGCATCTGTCAAATACTCTTTCGTTCCGTCTATAGAACCATTGTCAATCATAATAAGATTGAAAACTGAAGGTTCTGTATATTTGAAAAGTAGTTCTATGAATTTCTCCGTTACAGCTTTGCCATTATAGGAGAGAACTACTATAGTTGTTTGCTTCGTCATTTTACATTCGGTTTACTTTGTCAAGCTTCAAAAGATCAGCATCAGAAATCTCACCTGTCTGGCAAAACTTCTTTATTTTGTCCAAAGAAACACCAGACAGTTGCGATATCATTTCGCAATCATTACCCATAAATGACAATTCTTCTCTCATTGCCTCTTTAGATTGCAATAACTTGGATTTCTTCTTCACGGCTTTCTTCTTCATTGCCATATTTCCTTACACTATTTCAACGGTATTCGATTGGGTTGCCGTACCTACGCTAATACCGTCAAACGGAATTACTTCGGCTTTCCATCTCTGTCCAGAAGCGGTATTCACAGCCGGAACAATTCGGACATTCTGTAGAGATGGAACCTCTTCAAAGGTTGAAGAGCCGCTCAAGGCCCTAAACCATCTAATCGAACTCTGGTCGTTCTGAGTGCTTCCTTGCTGCTGAGATTCAGCGTCAACATAGGTATATGTCAACTGCAAAGCAGACGCAGAAGAGGCCGTTGGGCTAGGCGATACAGTTACATTCCTAACCGTAGGAGGATCATTTTCTACGGAAACGGCAGCGCTTGTTACTGGATTTCCAATGATATTCTGAGAAGCAGGAAGTATTGTAACCTCTAGAACATTACCAATGGCAATACCAACAATGTTATTCTTGACTTCACCAGGTATGATTTCATTATTGGATATTCCACCAACAGTAACCCCAAGATCTCCTCTCTTGAACTCAATTCCATTGACATACCAAATTATCTGAGAGCTAGTATTACCGTCGCCGTCTTGGAAGTAAGCAAAATCAGCAAACGCTCTTGTTGTTGTTGTTACTGTATCCTGTAGCGTTCCGTCATTCTTCTTACCCTTGATTGTTATAGCCGTTATAAATGGAGGAGCCTCTATTGCGGTAACGGAAGGAGAACGAACAATGTCGCTAAACAAGATTCCATCACTGGCCTTAATTGTTGCGTAAACAACATCGTCAACCTTCAATATGCTTTCTCCCTTTTCTCTTGCATATTGCTCATAGCTTGTTCCTGCGGGAACATTTTCAGGTCTAAATGACAAAGCGTAAACCCATATTGGGTCATTAATGTCATTGATGTTATTCCAGATTCTTAGATTACGCAAGTATTCTATTTCAACTCCATTGATATACCAGCGTATAACAGTTTGATCTGTATCCTCGCTTCTCTGATTGATGTCAAAATACTTGTAAGACAAACTAATCGTCTGATAAATCGTCAATGTACTTGGAACAACTCTAAAGTCAGTAATAGTCGGCGGTCTCTGCGACAATGGAGGCGGCAAGAAAACATTAGTGTTGTACATATACGCAACACCATCTATTTCAACAGGATTGTAAGAATCCATATTGAGGATTCTAACTCCAAGTCTTAGATTTCCTGCGTTCTCTATCGAAACAGAGAATGGTCCAAGCTGCTTAGAAGAAAATACAACAAGTCCCTCTTTAGGATAAAGTTCATATCCATCAGAGGCAACAGTCTCTCCGTCCTTATCAAGAATGGTTACTCTTGAAGTAACGTCCCACTTGCCATATCTAGCCTTCCACATAAAACCATTAACATTGTCAAGAGGTTCATTAAGAGTTGCGTCCTGCTCTTGATTGTAACGAATAGGTATGAATATCTTTCCATACCTATCCGAAGCAGGCTGAGCGCCACTATAGTAGTCAGACCAGTTATAAGACAAACTTGTTGTTGCGCCAACCTGTATGGTACTAAGATCTGGTTTATTTGCAGACACCGCAACAGCTATTTGCTGAGGGCTAAAATCGGTTGTCTCTGGCTTCAAGTATATAAAGCTTTCAGTTGGTACACTATACTTAATGTTGATGGCAGTTAGAGCAGGAACGCCAGGCGTTGGGATAAGATCATACTCGTTCTCTATATAAGAACTCAATCCGCTCAAAAGCGTGACCTTGAACTTGATATATCTAGCATTGACATTTACAAGCGATATTTCTGTATTAGGATTGAATGAATCGCTGTAATCTGAATAGTTGAAACCATCTTCACTTGTCGCCATCCTCCAATTACCATCTGTATTTGGGTATAACTCATAGTCAAGAGATACGGTATTGATAATACTGTTCTTGCTCAAATCAATAACACACTCATACAACCCCCAACCAATTGAGCCTTCTACTCGACCCAATGAGTTGTTCAATATCTCGTCAATATAAGCTGCGTCTAGAATGGTCTGGCTTTGTCCGCCAGTCTGATTAGCAATAGTGTCTAGAGAATCTGTATCTGTTCGACTTACCAAGGCTGACAAAGTAACTGGGAAAACAACAGAGAAGTTATTGATAACAACAGGAACCTTACCAAAACCGTCGATTGCCTGAACGTCTTGTATTGCGGTATCAAGCGTATTAATTGAAAGATTCTCTTCATTATCAGTATTGACATAAATAACCTTGGCATATGGATCAAGGTCTTCGTCAAGCATGATTACTGCATTTTTAACAAGAGCATCATAGAGAGGCGAAGCTCCAAAAGGAATTTCATTTCTAAGCCTTGTTAAGCCCTTAGCCATGTCCTCAAACTCTCCATTCTCGACATGAACAATGATTTGAGGTATCCATTCAATATCACTAAAATACTGTACCTCAGGACTTTCTAGCTGAGGAGTCTGCGGCGGATTGAGATCGAAAACTGGATTATCGCTTTCCTTTAGAGATTGGTCAATGGTTTGATTGTTTTCAGAATCTCTTCCTGGGTCATAGTTGTTTTGGTTGGAGCTTTGCTCGACAGCTTGACTTCCTTCAACGCTTCGGCATCCTTCGAATTCTGTAATGTCTCCGCTGGAAGATCCTGAGGAGCCTCCCGAACCACCAGTGTTTGAGCCTGGCGTGTCTGAGCCTGCCGAACCATCTGTTGTATTATTCGTTGTTGTGGAGTCTTCATTGTCTTTGATATCTATTACTGTTTGACCATAATAAAACTCATCAAGAACCGTTATACGAACCTTAATGGTATAAGGATTCCTAACCTCGCCTTCTTTGATAAGGAGAGTATTGTTACCTTCGTTTCCGCCTTCACCAGCAACAGAATCTTGTATACCAAGCTTCTCTTTAATTTCAGATATCTTCTTCAAAATGTCATCGGCTCTTGGAAGCATAATGGTAGATGCTACACCGTCGTAGATATAGAAATCGTTTGAGCTAAAAACAACAGGATAAACAAGTGCGTCTCTAAGCGCTTGATTGTCAGATTGTTGCTGCGATTGATCTCCACCAGCGGTTTGATCGTTTCCTGCTTGCGAATTTGGGAACAAGAGTATACCTTGAACCAAAACTCTCACTTCCTTCGTAGGATGTTCGCCTACGTCATTAAGCAACTCAATAGAAACAGTTGCAGACTGCTTACCGTCAAGACGAATAGAAGACGGGCTAACTCTTGCTTTGATTTGCAAGAATCCGGCTGGGCGACCGCTTGTAAGACCGCCGCAAGAATAGACATATCTCCAGTTATCACTAGAACAACCAAAAGCTGTCTTAGCCGTAGGCATTCTTTTGCCTTCAGCATATGAATAAACAGGAGAGCCTTCGGTAATAATATCAAGAAGATTAAGAACTTGAGACTTATCGCTTGTTCCGCCTAAGAAATAATGCTGGTCTAGAATGCTAACACAAGTACCTCTATACCTAGGAGAAGGAATCTGCCTATAGATATAGTCGTCAAGCGTAATTTCAAGCGTATCCAAATCTATTTCAAATGCATCTGTAACAAACAACAAAGGCTGTTCGCCTGTCTCTTCATTTCTCTCTCCTGGTATCGCTCCGCCAACAACATGAATCTTTGTTTGATTTGCTTCTACAAACGCAAACGGAGAAACTCTATTATAGAGAGCTAATTCTTCATCAACAAACTGATTACTCCAACTCCATGTTAAAGTCTCAAAATCAAATACAAGAATTCTGTCATTAACAGCATCAATGCTGCCTCTTGTTCCAATCTTTCTTATACCACCAATAATGTATGCTTTACCATTTGAAACAACGCAAGCGCCCAAAGCGACTCCATATGTATTCTGGTCAAATACAGGCATTGGAGCAAGCTCTTCCCATGTATCATTAGCGATATCATATCTTTCAACCGAACTAGAGATTACAAGTTCCGTTCCATTAGCTGTTATACCGCCAAAGACATATACATAGCCATAGTCCTGAACCGCCATGTGATAGAATCTTGGCGTATTCATTGACTTCTTAATGTACCACTTATCCTCGCCGATATCATACATCTCATTATAAGACAAGATAGACTTACCGTTGAGGCCTCCTATCGCAAACAATCTTTCACCATAGGCGTCAAAATCCCAACTTGTCGTCAAGCAACCTCTTGGATAGTTCATGGAGGCTTTTACTGCCCATTCATTAGTATAGGTGTCATAAACGTCAAGAGCAGCACTAAAGACATTGCTAACTTCGCCTTCCGGTCTATCCTCAGGGCCTTCTTCTTTAGGTTGAGAAGGATCGTACTTAATAGTAACGCAGCAAGTCATACTGCGCTCAACGTCGCCTCTCTTGTCATAGTTTGTTTCTGCTTGAACTTGAGCTTCAAAAGCAGATTCAGGACCAAAAGGAGCAACAAAGAACGAGGCAAAACTTCTAACATTGCCATCAGGATTCAATATTGGATCATTAAGTTTTTCCGTAAAGATCGTATCATTTTGTAATATGATTTTTTCTGGATTCTTACCGCCAATAGTCAAGAAAACAGGAGTTCCATTAGGAACAGGACGGCCCTTGAATGTTACTTCAAGAACAAACTCATGAACAGCAACTCCGTCGCAAAGAAGCTTTTCAACAGACTGACCGCTCCTTCTTATGTCAACAATAGATATATCAAGAGGCTCTTTCAAATCAATAGTTGTTGGAGGGATACCAGTCTTTAGATCTCCTCCGCCGCGAAGATATCTTGTTTCTCCATTGAAGTTGACGGTTGTTCTACCATCAATAACAGACAATCCTTTTTTCTTAGCCAAACCTGGTGGAACTTCTATGCAATCGCATGAATTTGAAGATTGGCCAGAATCGCCATTATCATCTCCTGCACCCGAATCAGGCTGCGGTCTTCCTATAAACTTGTTTATTCTCAAATAGAAAGTCGTTGTTCCGCCAGTTTGCGCAAGAGGAATCTGAGCAAAACCTTCGGACTGATTTGCCTCATTAACAACATACTCTTCTATGTCTTCGTCATAGACAACTTCCAAGTTATCGCCATATAGTATTTCAAAGCTGTCACCAGACTCTATTTCAACTATTTGTCCATTATCAAGAACAAAGATTGGTCTGCTTGCGTTCTCTGCGCATTGTCTGAAACATTCAGCAGAAGAACCTCCAGTTACATTTGGATCATGATAAACAGTGCAACGAACAAGGCTATATCCGTCAGCATAAAGCGTGTTTACATACTGAGGCATATCCATAAGGAATCTTGAGCCAAAGCCTCTTCCTCCAAAATTAGGAGGATATATGATAGCCGGTCTTTCTTCAAAAGCGCTAAGACCGTCATAAACAACTGAAGCCTTAATAGCATAAAGTTCAGGAAGATAAATAACGTTACCTGGACATGGTACATAAAGCTCCCATGTAACTCCGCAAGCGGGGCCGAAGAAGATCCTTCTTGCCATACCGCCTCTCGTATAAGAGAATACGCCTGGTCCTGCTGGAACATTATCTGTTGAATAGAATGGTCTATCCTTGGCGTTTCTTCCTTTTCTTAGATTCCAACGAACAACCTGCTGATCCGTGACAGGAATCTTTCTTGGCCTATCAATATTTGGGCTATCCGGATCAATGAGATAGATATTCGCCATCTGCTCAGAAACGTCAATACAATTTGACTCTGGCGGTTCTATCGTTGTTTCAACTCTCAGTATGTTCTCAAAGACAATATACAACTTCTTACGAGCGTAGTAACCATTGAAACCAACTTTTGTAAAGAGCATTACCGCCTGAGGTGTTCTTGGGGCGCGAAGGGGAATGTCTGTATATGTAACTTGTCTTGTTGTTCCGTCGCTCAACCTCTGCAATCCAATTCTAAGAGGAATGGAAGTTGCAGGAGGTTGGACTGAACGACTTCTTCTCGTTGAGAATGTTGGAACAAACGGTCTTCTTTCGCTTGAACCGTCTGTTTGAGAACATGGATTGCTTCCCGATGCCTCGTCAGGATCGCATTGAGGATCAGAAGCTTCAAAGACAGCGGCGTTACAATTTCCGCCGTCAGGCAAAGCCTGTCCTCTATAAGTAACAACAACTCTAGCCATGAACGGTCTTGAACGACGAACCCAACAGCCATCAAACTCCGCAAACTTATCAGGATCAAAAAGAAGACCACCAGAAGATATAAACTCTTGATCGTCAAGAGGAACGGTTTGCTTACATAGTATCTTTACCATGTCGCCACCGCTAGATGATTGATTATCTGGCAATGGATCGTTTGTTGAGCCACCAGCAGACCTTCTTCTCTTAGACTTCTTTCGAGTACCAGAACTTGTTATGGTTCCAAAATTTGCCGCATTGTCGCCTATATTGACAAGCTCCATTGCAAATGGATTTCTCATCTCTATAGTTACAGGCAGCGATTCAAACTGGAAAACATTCTCAGAAGGATTATCTCTATTAGGAATTTCATACGAAACGGTTATCTGAGCAGAAAGCGAGTTTATAGCAGAAAGAGTATCAAGATCAGGCGTCATCCTAAATACGCCTCTTATAAAGCCGCTTCCAATAACCGTAGAAGAAAGTATATAGCAATCCTCTGCCTCTGGGGTCAAAGTAGTAGTATTGATAACTTCGCCAAATACATCTTCCGCAAGTTGCGCAGAACCAACAGTAGCCTTAGCAGTGAACTTAATCCTGCTTGCGTCAGAAATAGGAGCGCCATACTCGTCTGTTATCTCAGCGTATAAAGCGACCCGTTGATCAAACCATGCTTCAATTTCTTTCTGGAATTTAACAGGAGCATTCCAACCCAAACTTATTGCGTTCTCGTTAACAACTTCGTATCTAAACTGCTTAACTTCAAGAAGCGGAATTCCATCTTCATCTGCGTCGTCAAGAGGAATCGTCGAAACGTAAACAGGAGCAGACAAGTTGCCATATCTATCTGCGGCAACAACTGCATAATAGTTTACAATCTCATTTTCAAGATTTCTGTCAACAAACTCTACTTGGCTTGGATTGCCGCTAAAAACTAGCAACGCAGAAAAGCTAACGCCGTCGTCATTGTTTATGATCGGCGGACCCGTATCAGACCAATATACAAAAATCTGCTCAACAGTATCGTTATTAATTGCATTCCATGTCAAATATGTCTTATGATTGCCTGCCCTGATTTGAACATTTTCAACAGGCTCAATAAAAGGCGTCGTTATAGCCTTGTTCCTATCGTCTCTACTCTTGAAGGCAGGAATCTTAATAGACAAAATTGGAGAATCAGAATCTAAGCTAAAGTTCCCTATAGCATTTTGCGAATAGATACGGAAGTTGTAAATTCTATCATGAACATAATCAAAAGGAAGGGTTACAACAAAATCGCCCGGTCCTGAATCTGCCTCATAAACCAAATCTCCGTCTTCTTCATTTGAGGGCTTTTCTCCAAAACCCTCAAACACAAGAACAGGTTCGGCGGGGGTTCCATTGCTACTTACGGGTGTTTGATAAGAAAATACACCAGCACCAGCCTCTGCTTTTCTTATGATACGGACTTTACCGCCTTCAAAGTTATAATCGTCAGGAACAGAGTATCTAACAGCAACAATTCTATCTCCATTATCCAATACTTTTTCAGAAACTCTTTCATAACGAACTGCGGCAGACGCAATATAGTTTACAGATCGAATAGTATCATGAACGCTTATCTCAGTAAGCTTACCAAAGAAATGAGAAGCTTTTCCGCCAAGGTATATATGCATTGGCTCTTGACTATAGTAACCCAAAGCTGTCAAAGAACCGCTACCAGCCTCAACGCCATTAACATAGAACGTAGCCGTAAGAGCCAGGAAATCTACAGTAACAGCAACATGGCTCCAAGCATTAGCTGTCAAAGCAATATTAGAAGAAGCGAATGTCAAGTCGTCAAAGGTAAAGAACAAGGTTCCGTCCGTATTTGTTCCAAACCTAAATGACATCTTATCTAGAGAAATAGTCTCTCTAGATATAATGCTTCTCTTGGCTGCAAAATTAAACGGGTAAGCCCAAGCCATGAAAGTGTATTTTGTCTTAATAAACTTACCGTCTTCGTCGTATCCTAAAAGCTTAGTATCAGTTCCGTTAAACCTAATACCGCTGATGCCGCTTGGAACATCATTATTATTGAGCCAAACTACATCTTCGCTTGAAGACAAAAGCACAGGATTATCGCTAAAGTCATACGCAAACGTTCCTGTTGATTCATTAAGATGCCAAAGTCCAATAGTATTAGAGTCTCTTTTAACACCTGAACCTGCAATTGTTCTGTAAGTAAAACCGCCAACTCCACGAGGATAGATCTTGACTCTAGGAGAAGCCTTCAAAAATCTGCCGTTACTGAAAATGCCATTTGAATCAAAGGTATATGCGGCATAGTAATATTGTTCGTTTTCTTCAAGCTCGTCGTCAAATGCTCTTTCAACAAAACCTTCTGTAACTATATCTCCGTCAAGAGGGCCTGTAGGATAAGCTCCAAGCTTTCTAATGATTCGAACACCAGCATATCCGCTTTCTTGATCGGCGAAGAAAGCAGAAGCAACGTCTGCTATATTGTTTGTATTTACCTGATCTGTCTCTACAACCGCAAAGAAATTCAGCTTGATAGGAGTAGACCCAAGGCTTAGAAGATTATACTTCACTTCGCCGGGATAAGTCGCTTCAAGCCTATCAATCATTCGTCTTGTTATTTCGTGCCTTAGCCCGCCGCTATCGTTCCAGCTAAGAGAACCGCTTTGGTCCATAACAACAGAAACCAACCTATCAGGAAGATTCAAGGCAACCTTATTCGTAGTTGAATCAATATCAACTATTTTGGTTTGCAAAAATACAGGCTCTAAGTCGTCTATATCAAACTTCTGAACAACCTTTGTCGCAATAGCCGACGCCGGAACAATCAGTTTACAAGCATTCTCATTTATAGAATCTCTAAACGAGTAAAATCTAATAGCATAGTTTCGAGTACAATCAAGATTCCAAACTCTTAGAGATGAGTCATAAGATAGAGCGCAAGAAACGCTGTAAGGATCAAAGACTGGCTCTTCATTTTCAGCATAATCCCAAATAAGGTACAAGTTATCGCTTGATCCAGAAACAAACAAAGCCGCTGCGTAATGCAATGTAAAGCTTATGGAAGAATTTCCAGGCAAAGGGTCCAAAGCAAAATTGTACCAATTATCGTCTTTGATTTCTTCTATTGTTGTCTTGTAGCTATATATTGGTATCGCGTCGCCGGGAGATATGTTATCATTGACTTCGTACATTCTAAAATGCAAAGTCAAAAACTTGCTCTGATACTCTATAGAATCAAGCATTGTTTCAGAAGAACTTATAATCACAGAGTCTATGTAAGACTTCTGTGTTTTAGGCTTTATAGATAGCTCAAACTTCTTATTATCTTTGATAACAATTGTTGCAGAAACCCAAGACCATGAGCCTGGAGTTACTGTAGCGGTATTTTCGGAACTTGAAAAACCGTCAACGAGTAGTTCATAAGAAAACTGAGAAACATCTGTTTGAGTTCTCACTCTAATAAAGACATTATACTTTCCAGCCTTCGCTGCCGTAACAGGGTAAGACAAGACAGGATAGGAAGGGGTTCCAATGGCCTGAGAAATAGCCATAGAACCTGAGCCGTAAGAACCGTCCACAACAACGTCAAATACCGCCGATGGATCGCCTTGCTCAAGCCTTGAAAAATTAGAAGCGTCAAACGCAGCGAAACCGTCTTCCGGCACTAAGAAAGAAGCCGAAGAATCGGTCTTGCCAACGGTTCGAATAAAAACAGAAGCTTTAGTGAGTATCATGTATATATACTTATTTGTTTCTTAAAGACATTATCGTACCAATCTTTGACTTCAATCAGTACGTCACTCCAGAACGATGTTGTAGGAGTATCCCAAGCCCCTTCCCAAACGCCAAAATTCCTAATGCCTATTGATATTGCATACTTAATAGTTTCGACCCAAACCTTTCTAAACTGTACTGTATTTGTATCGTTTGAATTGTAGGGAGAGGAAACCGAACTCTGTACGGAACCGTCATTTCGGACGTTCCAAGCCGAGAACCAAGGACACATCGGGTTATCCAAACCTCCTGCAACAACACCATTATAGAGTCCCCTTCTCATATGCTGCATTCTAAACCAATTCCAGTCTGAAAAATCAGCAGGATAATAGTTGGAAAAATCATAAGTCATGTAATTTCTAAAAGTTGACAATCTTGGATCTATTGCCGAAAAACCTTGATTAAAGAAATTGTTAAGGTCTTCTGAAACATACAGAGAGAAATCAGACTGATCAAAACAATACATACTAGCAGATTGCATCCAGTTAGTAAACGTAGGCATTGTGTCAAAAATGGCATAACCATTCATCGCTCTTAGACTTGTATTCTGAACGCCAATTCTTGTTGTTTTATGATATTTTGTATACAGGCTTTGTTGCGCGTTTGAAAAAACCATATTTGGAAAATGCTGCAAAGCAGGCTCACAAGATGCCTTCCATATGCAATAATCTCTAGAAGTAGTATACAAAACAGCAGCCCTCCAAAAACCTTCAAAAGCCTTTGGCGTTCTTACATATCCATCGGTAGCAAAATCAAGACAAGGCCAAGAACCTCCGTCTCTATGATTCGCCTGACTCCAAAACTGCTGAAAAGTTCTTTGCCCATCAACTAAAAAATCCGTATCTGATGAACGCGAATCTTGTAAACAACAACTTATGTATCCAATATCATTAAGACCAAATTGATCTACACAAGCAAACTGAGCGTGAGTTCCTGATATTGGATAAACCGCAACTCCTGGATAAAAATCCAATCCGGTTGATTCAACATTGAAATTGCAAAAATATGGATCTTTGTAACCTATATTAGTAAGACCAAGTTTGAGTTTTGTCCAAAACTCCGTATCCCAACTACTGTTATTATCTATACCGTTCTTTGACCACATACCATAATTCAATCCATTCAATATGGAAGGTCTCTCTTCCGGTCTATTCATGAATAGAAAAGTATTAGGCCCATCTGGAGTGCCATTAAGATCAGGAGGAAAACCAGGCGGATATCCCCAAGTAAAGTTTCTAATTGAATACTCAAAATCAGTCCTTCCGACAGACTGCATTTGAGAGTTCATATAAGGAATAATCTCTTGACAAATTTGATTAACAAAATAGTCAACATTCCTTACAACAAGTCCTGAATCTCTCGGGTTGTACCTGATATGAGGCATAACCCAAGGATGACTCCATAAAGATTGATTCTGAACATCTGGTCCTTGCAAACTTCCAGTGAATACACTTTTCTGAAAAGCTTGCTCAAAAAGGAAATAGGGTTCTCTATCAAATTGAGGACGACCAATCGGCAAACTTAAATCAGGAACAAAATCTGGAAGTTCTGGCCAATTTCTTTTTGACTGAAAACCAGAACCAACCCTAACTATCTGCCCTTTTCCGCTAGATTTTCTTCCTATATATTCCATGTTTGACTCTTTAGTTACTCTGTAATACCAGGGATCTCCACAGCCATTCATTTTACTCCCCTATTAGTTTATTGTTGAGCCTGTAGCAAGTTTTCTAATGAAGCTCTCGGAGGCAAGTTTGAAGTAGGCATTTCCGAAGAGCCATATGTCTGAATTCACTATCAAAACCTTATGTATAGTTGGAAGTTTTGAAGTTGTATGAACTACAAAATCATCGGCATAAACAACATAACGACCGTCAGATAGTCCTATTAGCGACTTGGTAAAATCAGAATCTATGTCATTAACACCAATAGCAGCAGAGTCTTCAATATCTCCAAGAATATCAAGAAGCTGTAACGAAAGATTTCCGCTATAGAAAGAACCTCCATCTTGGAAAAGCCCCTTCGTTGTTCCGAACAGCATTTGAGAACGGTGTTTTTGAAGCTTATTGACAATTTGATTGTTTAGAACACCAACCCTATTCCAGTTAAATCCATCAGTTGAATAATAACTCTCTCCGCTATCAGAAACAGCCATTGCAGCGTCAGGAGAGGACATAACATTAACAGGTAAAGAAGTTGAAACAACCTTGGTCCAAGTTGACGAAGAATTCTTCCTTGCGTAAACTCCGTCTTCTGCGCCAATAACAAGATTACTTCCAAATATACTTACAAAACTATGTAATTTCTTTGGTAAACCAGAGGCCGTATCTTTAGTTATCTTCTGAGTATTTACGTCAAAGAAGTATAACTTAGATTCGTCAAGAATGTAGACAGTATTTTGATATTTTCTGATATCCTTAACCAAAAGGGTTCTATCAGATTTGAAAGATAGTCTATTTACTTCTTTTGTTACTGTGTTTATTGTTAGAACTCCTCCATAGCCTCCAACAAAAACATAACCAAGCTCAGGAACGTTTAGTACCGCATTGGCGCATGGAAGAGACAAATTCCTATTGCCAAGGTCCGTAAAGACTTCATAATCAACAGTTGAGTTTTCCTTATCATACCAATCAGAATTGCATGGAATGCAATATTTAGCTTGATACGGCGGAGCAACAGAATCTTGCAGACCTGGACTAATTCTCTCGCCAGCAAGACCTCCAGACAGTATGTTGGAATGATGTACTTGGCTCAAATGAGACGGAGCGCCAGAGTTTACCCATTCAAAAGTATCTTCTATCGTCCAATGCGGCATTCCAACATTCACCAAAGAAGGGTTAACTATATCAAGCTCAACTCTATTATACTTAGCAAGAGCCTTAGGGAGTTCAATGATTCCATCAATAGAATTTGCTACTGCAACAATTTCAAAACCTGAATAGTCTTCTGGAAACTGATCGCCAACGCCACCAGAAGGAACGTTCTTATATCTCTGAACACCAAACCCTTCTATCTGATCTCTCTTTTCGATTCCTCCTAAAGATACAATACCATACTTACCGTACTTCGCAATGAAAGAAGAACTACCTGAAAGGTCGCCTCCAACACCAAACGATATTGGCGGCGGCGGGTCAACGTCTATGTTGTATGTAAAGTTCCTTTGTTCTATAAACCTTGAAACAGGATACCAATTTTGTTGCATATCTCCCGTTGTTGCTACAGCATCATTATGAGTATAAACAGTTGCCCACCAGATGGCTCCCTGGCATCCGCTCATGTATAATGATCTGTATGTAAAGTCCGATATGTTTGGATTTGTATATCCACTTGCTCGAAGATATCCATTCCATATGAAAGGATAAAGAGGCTTATTAGCTATTCTTGCAATATCATGAAAATTCCTAAGAGACATTAAGTAAAAGATTCTTTGCTGTATAGGATCTGCTTGCTTTCTGCCTGTTTGAGAATAATACAAGTTAGCATCGTAATTGGCTGTCCTATCCCAAAGATACATTGCTGGCGAAATGAAATCAAACGCCTGCATCCATTCCTTCCAGTAATAAACTTCCAAATCTCTTAGAGAATTTGTTGCATCAGGATTCTGAGAACCAAAATCCAAACCGTCTATAGACCATATGCCACGAGTTGGAACTGCTCCAAAAAAGCCTATCTTTTGAACATTCGGTCTTAATTGTCTAATAACATCATTTAGCTCATTTATCCAAACAATCCAACGTTCAGCCCATTTCTTCTGCAAATAATCGTCTTGTTGTTCAAGAGTCTTACCTGAAGACCATCCTGGCTCCGACTGATCAACAGCCCATATCCACCAATCTCTCAAAGTTCTTGCAGCCAAGCCAGAAGACGGTGAAGAGCGAATAAGAGTCGGGCTTGCGTATTGACTCATCATAATAAGACCGTTTCCAACTTGGACGGCAACTTGATTATTTGAAGTATTGTAAGCTCTTAATTCAAAGTTATGGAAGATACTTCCCGTAAAAGTAGCTGGTATATACGGAATTCCACCAGACCTACCAAAGCCAGTTATATTCTGATATAGAGTTGCTTTTGCTTTATCAAGTTTATCTTGTTGAAACAACCAAAGCAAAGAGTCACCAGATCCTGAAACAAAATCATTTGTAATACCAGAAACAGGAACCCAAGAATGCTGACTTCCGCTTGGTAAAGTCCAATCATAATAAGCATCAAACTGATACAACCCTATCATTTCCTGTATATCTGGAACATTTGAACTGTAGGTTATATGAATATCTTTTGGTAAGCAAACTTTTCTACCACCAAGCAATGCGTCTCCAACTTGACATATCGAAGACCCTCCGCCAAGAGCAAATATGGAAGAATACGTCACAAACGATTCTTTCCAACTTAGCTTATTAGGAAGAAGACATTCTCTTCTAACAATATAATCAATCGTTACAGGAACCGCCTGATGTACGCTTTCTATATATTGAACATAGTCCTCATATGCTGTGTTTGTTGTTGAAGACGGTCCATAATCGGCATACCAAGAAGCGATTGGCATGTATACCCAAGGGTCCAAACCAGAAAGCAACAAATCAAGGAACCAATCTCTTCCGCCTTTAGAATAGTCTTTGGTTAAAAACTCTGACCTATCAACATATCCAGGAGCAACATAAAGGTATAATGAGTTTTCATTTCTTGCACCAGAAGCCATAGAAACAGAAGGATAAGAAGCCCTCCATCCTTGAACATACTGTGTAACATAAGAACTCGTAATATTCTCTGGCAAACCAAGAAGAGATAATCCGCTAGCAGACCTCAAGCCGCCCTCAAAGAAGTTATCAGTTTCAAACTGATCATGAAGAACTTCGTCTTCTTGGAAATCAACTGCTGGCTCAGTAAAATCACCAAGATTAACCTTGCTCAATGTATTATCTGCGGCAAAAATAACTCTAAACTGGTTTTCTTCTTCCCATTCCTTAATTTCAACAAGAGAGTTTCTTAGAGACTGAGGAAGATTAGTAAAGAACGCAGGATTCTCTCCTCGGTCATTATTTCCCCAACCGGCAATATTCAAAAACATGACAGCTTGATAGCCATATGTTTTAAGCAAAGAAACATCAACCGTTGAGTCAAGAAGCTCTCTCCATCCGCTTACTGTTTGAGGATTGACATATTCTTGTCCAGGCAGAGGAAGACGACCTTGCAAACTTTGCTTATCTTGCGTACTAAAAAGGTAATATCTTCTCTGATTGTCTCTTGCGGTAAAATATGCCTTCGGAGCATTAGGCCCTGCAAGATTAATACCATATATCCTACCGCTAATTCTTGGTCCAACATTGGCATCTGAATGGTTAGCCCAGAACCAAACAAAGTAAGGCTCATAAGATCTCAGAGCGGCAGTCCTTCTATAAGAAGCGCTGCCATTATATGAAGTGAAAGAGTTGTACTCTTCATATCTTAGCCAAACTTTCCAGGTTCTAGTTTCACCCGCCTGAAACTTATCAACAATACCTTTATCCGTATTGACATTTCCCTCTATTCGGAAATAAGCCTTAAGAGTTGAAGCGTCAAAATCTCCATAAATCTTGAATGGATACGAATAGTTAGTCGAAACGCTTGTCATCTGGCAAGCGGCGCTTGCTAAACCTGTTTTCCAGTTTTCAATAGCCAAGCAAGGAGCAAACCAATTAACGCCATATATAGCGTTTGGATTTCCAAACTTGTCTGTTGATGGATTCTTGACTGCCGGATAAGCAACAGCCTCAGGTCTCATACCGTATGAATCATGATTCATATGATTGAGAACGTGTCTGTAAAAAGAATTAGCTCCAGCGCCAACCCAATTGGGATGATACATCCCTGAATTAATACGAACAAATGGAGCAGATTGCTGCACCTGTGTCTTGTTCTTGACTGTAATAGTTAGATTTACGCCTCTTGATTCAACAAGCTCCCTATTGACAGTTACTTCCCAAGTCGCTCCATTATTTACAAGCGGAGTACCATTGGAACTATCTCTTACAATAGAAGAATCATAATCATTTGGGTCAAACCATACGAGTTTCTGGCTATTAGGGCTACCAGCTTCTCTTGGCGAAAATAGTGACATGCTTAGCCTCCGCCCTCATTATTTCTTATTCCCGAATTAGTACCCGAACCTGTCCCTGAACCCGAATTCGTCCCCGAATTGGTCCCTGAACTTGAGTCGGCTCCTGAAGTAGTATCGTCGTTAGACACAGAAGATCCACCACCAATCGAACCTCCGCCTCCATTAGAGCCAAGAGATCCTGAGCTTCCAATAAGAGACTCTGGCAAGATACCGTCCGTGTTTAGCTCGCTACCAAAAGAACCAATGTTTGAAGACGTAGAGTTATCTGCGTCTCTTGCCCAATCCTTATAAGAACCAAAGCTACCAAAAACAGCCTTGTTAACCAACTCGGTTGGATTCAAAAGGATAACCCTAAAAGCAGGAACAGTAAACGGCTGCTCGCTCGTTGTGCCGTCAGCATTCGTCACCTGAACAACTCTTGCGCCCTCATAAATCTGGGACAAAAATCTCTCTATACCATACAAGGTTGAAACAACATTATCCTTTGAAAAGCCCGTAAGAGCAGTTATCTGCCCGTCTGAATTTCTTTCAACCGCAAGCAATTTTGTTCTACTATCTTCAAACTTAGCCTTAGCCAAATCCGCTCCAACCTTATGAGCATTTCTGTCATTATATGTTGGCAAAACAAGAGAAGCTATGGCAACTGCTGGTTTCTCCGAAACACTCATCTTGTTCATTCTCTTACCGTCAATGAAAAGAGAAACAGCAGATATGTAGTTTGTATCAGCCCAACCGCCATACTTTGCCTTATACTTTTTGTATTGATTTGCAACAGTAATAACTGAGTTAAGCTTTTGCTTAACATCAAAGCACACAAACTTCCTGAGCCTATCTTGGCTCGTACTAAATCTATATCCTATAAACTGTTTTTCACCATTTACATAAACTGTTGGTATGACTTCACTTTCGTTTTCCCAATGCAAAGACAACCTACCAGGTCTATCTGATATGAAAAGCTTATCCTCAGAACCAACAAAAAGCTTATTATCTATAACATCAAGAGATGTTGCTGGTAATATCTCATCATTTACTTTAAGTTGAGAAAAAGCTTGTTCAAAAGTAACAGTGAGGTCTGCATAAATGTCACTATCAGAAATGGTTGCCATCAAACCAGAATCAGTTGTTATGTAAATTCTGTCATTCCATATAACCATCTTCCTTGATATCGAAGCGTTTTCCATAACGCCAATACGTTCAAAGAACTGAGAGCTAGGAGACTTTCTCCATAGCATATAATCCGTTATAGCAAAGAGATAACCATTCGAAGCAACAAGAGCAAATATAGGTCTCTGCTCCGTAAATTCGTCGCTAAAAGTCCAAGCAACACCACTATTGTAGGTTTCGAAAATACCAAGCTCATTGCTAACAACGATTCTTGATCTATCTTCGTCCCTAAGCATAGCGTATGCTTCAGTGCTTCTTGGGCCAAAAATAGGGGTCTGCTGGAAAAAGAATGAACCTTGTCCAATATCCCTTCTTAGCTTATACACACCTAAATCGCTACTGCAAAAAACATTTCCGTCTTCGTCTTCGCAAATGTCTCGAATAATCTTCGCATTTTCTGCGCCAGCAACTTCAGTCCATATACTAAAATCACCAGCCTGACCGCCACGACCAAACAAAATACCTCTGTTTGTTGCCGCAAAATACGTCTGATACTTCTCCGAGTAGAAAAACCTAAGAACAGGAGTTATTGTTTCAAATCTTCTATCCCAAGAAACACCAAAATCTTCGCTTGTATAAATGCCGTCGCTTGTACCTGCTATTAAAACATCAGAATCGCCATGAGCTTGCATAATACAATAGAAAACGATTCCGTCTCCAAGGTCTTCTTCTCCATCAACAGGAGCGTAGCGATAACCGTCGTCAACAGTTAGAGTGCTTATTTGAACAGGCTCAAGTCTTTCCTTAATTCTTCCACCATGATTTATAGAAGGAATCTGAACTTTCTCAAATACTCCCACACCAACCTGCTGAGCGCTGACCCCGTTTATCCTACTCTTAGGCAGAATGTTCTGAACTTCTTCAAGATTTGAAAACCTAACCTCAACAGTTGGAGGTTCAGAAAAAGGAAAGGTCTGTTCTGTTAACTCAAAACCTGTCGCAGCAAGACGAATCTCAAAATTTAAAGACCCCTCAACCTTGTTGAGAGAAAACAAAACGCCATAGCTTGAAGCTTCTTCTCCATTTAGATACACCGAATATATCGTTGTTTCTGAGATATCAGTTTGGGTCGTATAGGTTTGATTATCAGAAGTTTCCCAATCAGAAACAGTAATAACATCGCTAAGGTTTATTCTTCTATCGTTTTCTTCGTCTATATATTCATGCTTATGAACTGCAAGTCTATTTACTGTTTCTGTTCTTACAGGATCTTCTAGTTTAGCTATGTTTCTAACACTAGAAAGATCAAACTCTGAAACGCCATTTTTGGTTATAACCTTACCAAGCAAAATCGCATTACTAACTTGTATATTGCTTTCTGTAACAAACAAGTCAGCTTCATTTCTAAACTTACGAACAATGTAATACGCTTTACCAGTTTTTGTTAGAGCATTGGCGTCAACATAATAAGTTACAGCAGGCAAAACTGTAGCTATAAGCTGGAAAGAAAACTTGTTACCTATAGATCTGTATATCTCATAACCGTCAAATTGTCCTGCTGTTGGTTGCCAAGTTAGTTGAACATTTTGTCCATTCAAAGAATAAGACAAAGCCGCTGGAGGGTTCAGCGTTGTTGAAGACGTTGGCCTCAAGGTTATAAGAGCGTAATTGATATAACTATCATCAATTGGATTCAAAGATTCTTGACCAAACAAATCAACTGTTGTTACAAAGTAGATATAGGTTGTTTCATTTTCAACCTCATAATCCGTATAAGAAAATGTTGTTGCAGAAACGGTCTCAATCAAAGAAAAATCACCAGGCTCAATCGAGACGGTATCGAGCGCTCTATAAACTCGATAGCCCGCAACCGCTTCAGTTGGAGCAGCGCTCCATTGAATTGTATTTTGCCTATCCGCAGCGAAACCTATCTGTTGTCTTGGAGGAGGCGGTTTAGGAAGATCAACAAAATCGGCAAAGTCAAACGAAATTGTCCTTGTCTGGCTTTGATTACCAAACTCGTCAACGCAGTATATATCAAAACGATACCTGCTATTTGCTACTGCATAAGACGAACTCAAACTATAAATAGTAGAACGACCAACATTAAGTTGATCAATCAAGACCGTATCGGTAAGAGTTCCTAGATCTGTTCTTGTTATAGAAAGAACATTATAGCTAAATATTGACTTAGAATTCTCCCATCTCAAAATAAGTGTTCTGTCAGGCTTATCTGTTACAGAAAGAGACTGAACGGCTTCTGGCTCTTGAAAAGTTCTAGTAAAATGCCGAACTCTTTTACCTAAACTCTTAAGACCATCAGCGTCAACGTTTCTAACTGTTATGTAATACAACGTTCTAGGTTCTATGGACTTGTAAAATGTTTGACCATTATTCTTGTAAGGAAAGACCTCAATAGAACGATACGGAACACCCACAAGCGTTGGAATCCAATCCGAAGTTACAACCGTTCCGTCCGATCTATACTCTTCTATCAATATTTCAGCAGCGCCGGTGAAGTTTAGATATGGATCGGTATAAGAAATCCAAGATATATTGATACCATTCGTTGAAGCTCCTGAATCAGAAGCATAATCAACTATTTCAACCTGAACAACGTCAGGAGGACCATCTATCTCAACAGGCAAACCAAGTCTCGTAACTCCTTCAGATTCAATATCCCAACGAGTAACCGTTTTCAAAACGATTAGATACCTTTGACCATTCTCAAGACCGTCAATACTAATATCAGCTTTAGAAGAATCAACTTCATATACAGACTGGTCTCCTATTGGTATTCTTTCTTCATTAACAGGAGTCATGTAAACTCTGTATGCAAAAACGTTTCCATAAGGAGCGGAATTCCATGAAATATGCAAAACATTACTTGAGTTACCAATTCTAACATTACTTGGATTAGCAGGAACACTCAAGTCCTTTTCAGTTATCACAAGAACAGCGGATGAAAGCGGACTTGCATTCCCGCTAAAATCATATGCTTTCACCTTGTAATAGTATATTGAGTTTTCTTCTAAATCCGTATCGCTAAATTCATTTGAGGACGTTTCTGAAATAAGAGAATAAGAGATGTTATCTCTACTCCTATATATCTCATAAACATCAAAATCAACATCTGAACTAGCTGTCCAACTTATTGTTGCAGAATCAATAGACTTTGTAACAATATAAAGCCCTGATGGTTGAGCAGGAGGAGTTGAGTCAACATAATCAATTGAAAGGAAATTGGAAAAGGCGCTAATCTGCCCAATTACGCCAGGCCTCATTCTCATCCATACATATACTGTACTATTATCAAGCAATGATTTCTTGTAGTCTCCAAACGTTCTAATAATGTATCTGTCAATCATTCCCCAACCGCTCGAAACATTCAGAGTCAAAGATGACGGAGTTGACAATTCCCAGCCTTCTATGACACCAGGGCCAATAAGGTCTGAAATAAAAGCCATATGCGAATCTATACTCATAAACCTACGAGTATCTACAATTTCAGAGTAGATATCGCCAGTTATGAATGCTTCAAGTCCAAAATGTGGTGTTCTAACAGGCATTTAGATCTTAACTCTCATGCTGACAAATTCATTATTCTCAAGCTCAAACATAATTGAGAAGTTCTTTACTACAGGAACATCGGAATACGAACCGCAATAGACCTGAGAAGTAGCGTCATTGGCCTTGAATGTAAACGAGTTACTGTTGTTTTCAAATACTTCTCCATTGAAAACGTCTATAGACAAGTAATAAGTTTTAGCGGCATCAATATTTGAAAGTAAAGGCGTATAGTTTATCGTCGCTGTTTGTCCAGGATTTAACGTCTTACCAGAAACTGGCAAAGCGAATTCGTCTGCGAACCAATTAGCGATATCATTTCCGCTAAATGCCGTATGTTTAAGATCCGTTCTTTCAGGGTCATTGTAGAACCTTACTCTAAAATGATAAGTCTCAATGTTGGCTGTTGTATTGGTGAAATCAAAGCTTATTGTATCAACATAAGTTGTTCCGCATGACTGAGTAAATGAGTAGTTGTCATAAACCGTCAAGGTTTCAACCTCATTCGTCATTTCTACTTTGACATAGTAGTATGTATTGCATCGAAGAGGAGTGTTTCCTATTGGAGTAAAGGACATTGCTGTAGTATTGTTTGGTGGAAGGACTACTCCGCCAGTTGGGAATATGTCTCCATCAGAACTAAATCCAACATAAGAATCGCTACTATCAGCATAGTAAACAAGATTCGTTAGCCCTGGGTCTTCGTAGAAGCTAACCTTGAAATTACAAGTTCTTTCAAGATTATCCTCGTTCTTGAATGACCACTCGACAGCATTTAACAAAAGAGGCAACCCATACGGGCTATACTCTTCAGGAACAAGGCCAGAAGCTTCAGCCTTTGTTGGAGTAATAAGTCTTACACCAACCCTAAGGCCACTACCAACTTGAGAATCATCAGTTGTAAAGATTCTATTCTCATCAACTATCTGATACTCTGCAAAATCAGTAGAGTTATTCGTATTGATACCAAAAACAACGTCAGCGGAAACGGGAAGCAACTTGGTCGAAGTTACTATTCCGCTCTTAACTCTGCTTGGAAGCACAAAGTTCGTAGTAAAGAAGTGCGTCGAATCGCTAGAAATGCTCTTGATTATAACATTTCTCAAAGACGGACTCAAACCTCTAACTCTACTCTTCATGACTACCTTGAACTGTATAAACTGACCAGTCAAGAATGATATATCAGAACTCTGATCTTTACCGTCAACAGAGAATTCAAAAGCTTTATCAAGCAACTCGTCCTTTGTTGCGGCTGTCTTAACATAAATAGTAACACTTGTATTATCTGGTATGGTTGCGTCCCAAGATATCTTATCCCAAGCAACAAGATTATTTGTTCCATTGAAGATTTCGCTGAAGTATTCTCCACTCTCCTCTTCAACTATATCAGCCGAGTAGAACCTATCGTTTCCTTCTCTTATTGCAACCGCATTTCCGAATTCGTCTATTTTGAGAACTCTGTTGCGATTAATAAACGATGCAAGATCAGATATGGAAATTTCGTCAAAGAGATTCTCATTAAGCGTTGATTGCGCATCGTCAGTGTAAAGATTGGTTTCATTACCAGCCCTATCAATGAGTTTCAAATAAACTCTCTTGACATTTTCAGCCCTTCCAATCTTATAGATGTAAGAGTCAGAAACAAACCAAACCGCATTGTCAAGACCGCCAATAACATCTCTAACTTGCTCATTATGAGTGTATTTTGCATTCCATACATTATCTAATGCATAAACTGTATTACCTATAGCGGCATAAAGCTTATCAGAAATAGTTCTGATAGAATGGACTGCTGAAGGAACAGTCTTGAATGAATGAACAAATGGAGAATCAGGAACCTTAGACCTCTTAATCTGTCCATTTGCTGACATTCCCGCAAATATGTATCCTTGTCCGTTTACAGTTGCCTTGCCAATACTCAAGACATTCCTATCAGCATTAACGTCAACAATCTGTTGAGTACGATTCTTTGGATCAAGCTTGTATATACGACCCTCATATCCTGTTGCCGCATAAAGCTCTCTATCAGATTCAACAAGGGAATATATAGCTCCGCTTATGTTTCTGAAAACTTCAGTTGTTGTTGTACCGTCAAAGGAATACAAAGCACCATATCCACCGCCACCGCCGCCAAAGTAAAGAACCTCGTCAAAGACAACGGCGCAGTAAGCATGAGTATTGGAAGGAAGAGTTCGAAGCAAATCAAACTTCATAGTTGACGAGTTCATAACCCATAACTTTCCAGAACCGTTAGGGCTACCTGTTCCAGCGTATATTCTACCCTGATACTCAATAAGGAACTCAACAGAAGCGCTTGGATTTGCAACACCGCCAACAACATCCAAAGTATCTATAAGATCCCATGTCTGGTCAACACCGTTGTAACGATAGACATTGGCTGGCTCGGCTGTGCCTGCCATCATTGCTTGATTTCCGCCAATAGGCTGATAGCTTAGAAGCCTACGACCCTTGCCGCTCTCAAAAGTAAACTGCCTACTTACGCTATCAAATATCTCTCCAACGTTATGAAGCAAGAATCTTGTAAAGACAATAGGCTCTAACGGAGTTTCTCCGTCTGAAGTAAAGTTAGTGAAATTGGAAACAATCATCTTGTCAATGCCCGAAACGTCGTCAAAGACTCCTTCTACATCATCCTCAAGAGGCGATACATTAACCTCAAAAATACTTCTTTCTCTTCTTGTTCCAAGAGTAATCTTTCCTCTTGGTGGAGTTCTGTCAAGAATGATCTTATCAAACGGAAGATCGCTAACAGAGTCATTTATCTGAAGAGTGTTTATGTCTCCGCCGGTCGAGGCAAAGATACTTCCATTCGCCGATACAAGCCTTTCAAGTCTTGTTGCCTTATTGCCAAGAGCAATTTGCTGAGCTTTATTCTGAGCAAAAGTTCCAATCTTCTCAATATCAAAACGAACATTAACTTTGATAATATCTGTTTCAGAAAGAGGATAGCTAAATCTCAATAACTTATCGCTAGGAGAGAACGAGTACCCTCTTGTTATCTTATTACCATTCAAGATAACTTCATATACCGTATTCTTGGAAATTACTCTGTTGTCAAGACCAACAACTCGGAATGTCTGTAGGTCATCATTCCTCTTTGGCAAAACAGCGTTAAGCGTAAAGTCCGAACTTCTAAACTTGGTTATCTCTGTTCTTTCCGTTGTAAAAGACTCTTCTGTAAAAGTTATCTGGAACAAATTATAACCCGAAGCAATCCATAGAATATTGGGATTTCTCCACCTAATGGCTTTTGCATTTACAAAGATTGGAAGGTTTACGTCGCCAACCCCAACCTGAGTTGCAGCAGCAGGAGGAGCATTGGTGTTATCAAAATTCAACGGAGAAATTCCAACACCAATCATCTTATTGACGCCTGCTGTTGTGGCTATATACCTAATAGCTGTATTACGAATTGCTATATCGTTAATCTTGTTAGAGTTAAGACCGTTTGCTGTTGTAAAGACAGAAATCTCTCCGCCGCTATAACGAATAAGACCTTCTTCGGAACCAATCCAGGCAACATTTGAAGCATCAACCTTTACGGTCGTAATCTTATTAGTTGGCAATCCAGAATTCTGGTCAATCTTGATTATATCGTCGTCAGCAACCGCAATAGTCCTTACTGTTGTTGCATTTTCTTTTGTCAAAACAAGACTTGAATATATGTTGTTTAGACTAACAATGTACAGTCCCTCGCTAGAAGCAATGTACAAGTTATTAAGTCCGTCAATATCAACACAAACAGGTTTTGCTGGTAAGTTTCCAGAAAGCTTGAAGAAGTATGAATGGTCAGAGCTTGCGTAAATGCCACTAGAGGTTGACAAGAACATATTAGCTTTCTTGTCAAAAGAAATTGAGTTTACAGAAAGACCTTTGATGTTGTAATTATCAGAATCAAGCAAATAAGCCTTACTCGTATCTCTGTCATAGTACATCAAACCAATTGATGTTCCAAACCAAGAATCTCCATTGTTATTGCTTGCAACAGCCAAAACTTCAGTCTTTGGCATATTTGTTGTTGCCGAAGAAACAAGACTTATATTGAATGGATTCACAGCGTCCGATAGGTAGTATCTAAGATTTCCAATAACAAATCTAGAAGCTAAATTATCTGAGAAATCTCCAAACCTAAGCTCTTTTCTATTCAAATCGCCGTCAAGTCTTCGTTCGCCAAATAAAGTCGTTTCATGATCAGAAACATTATAATCAGGAACAAAGCTAAAATCATAAATCAAGTCTCTTACTTGACCAAAAATGTCATTATTATACAGTATCTCTCTTGGGCTTGAAACTTGTAAGTTCTCAAAAAGTATATGCAAGTTACCACTAAACTTAGAAGGTATATTAGGCCTAAAAACTTCCTTAGGTAGTCCGAAATCAAAATCAACATCAAATGAAGCTGTATAAGAAGAAGGCTTGTCCTGATTACTGCTATACCAAACCTGAGAAGAAGCGTCCCACTTCAACATTGCAATAGACGGGCTTTTCAAACTAACGTCACTTGCTCTTGCTACATATGGGTCATAAGGCGAAACAATTTTCTCTTGTTGTTTTTCGAATACTACAAAAATATCGCCTGTTGACGAGTTGAGTCCAGCCTTAGGATGAGTAGAGTCATAGTCGCCTGTTGTAAGCTGCAAAACAGACTTTGCGAAAACCAATCTAGGATTGATTTGCCTTCCAAAAAGCTGTATGTTGTTATCAACAGTATCTTGCCAAACAACAAAGACTTGACCTTTCAAATCAATACAAATGGTAGAGTTATCTGCTCGTACAGACCCTGTACCAGAAACAGAAAAGTCAAAGCCTCCTTGAGCCGCAGAATTCCACTTCTTTTGTCCGTCGTCATAAACAGCCATCTTAATTGACGAAGAACCGTTTCTCTCAAAAGCTGTCCAAGACATATATAAAGAAGTGTTGTTAGAAATAATAGCAGGTCTCTTTGCTCCAACAGCTTCGTTTGTGACCTGAATATCCTGCTTACCAAATGCATTACTCTCCCATTGTCCGTTTGACGCATTTCTGCGACAGTAGAAAATCTGAGGCTGAGACGCTCTATGATCTTCCCAAACAACGTGAGCATTATTCTTGCTATCAATAGCAATCTTTGGAGCAAACGAATCATAAAGATTTGACGTAAGCAAATATGGCTCAGACCATCCATTCACATTCTTTGTTATAACCGCAATATCTGTATAATCAGATCTTGTTGTTTCATAAACAACGTAGATATTTCCATAACTATCAACGGCTATACTAGGATTGGATGAACTAAAATCGTCAGATACAATAAGCTCCGGCTCTGACCATTCAGTGTTAGCATCATAGTAGCTATAATAGAGTTGTCTTCTATTGATACCCTTACCGTCGTCATGCCATACCGCATGAGTCTTTCCTGTAGAATCACAGAACACAGAAGGTCTAGCCGCATTTCCTTGATTAGTTGCGGCAAGCTTTATCGTTGTTTCAGCAATCAGCTTGTAAGACTGATCGCTTGCTTTCTTTCCATAGAGTTTGATTCTTGTCTTCTTTCCAACAAGTCTATAATCAGTCAACTCAGTTGTATCATACAAGAATGATCTTTCTGCGCCTTCAAAGATAATCTCTTGAGGCAAGAACCATATGTTTTCGCTACACAAACCATCATTAACATATATACCCGTTCCTTTTGGCTTACCTGTATTAGACGGAGTATCGCTATCCTCAAAATCATCTATTCTAAGGCTAAAGTCGATTGTCCATCCGCGAGAATTATCAACTCTTTCAAACCAAGGCGTGCCCTTCTTCCTATGACAGTAAAACCATTTACCTGTAGAGTATGTTCCATATGGGCTTGGATTGTAAGTATCGGTAACTTGATAATCGCCTCTAAGGGCCAAGCTAGGAAACAGCGCGGTTCTTGAGATAGCATCTAATCTAATCGCCGATTGAGAAGCAACAGAAATATCATTCGAAAAAACATCAAAGAAGAGAGAGAAGAAATAGTTTGTTGACAAAGATGCTTCTTTGATTTCGTCAACAACCTGAGATACGCTCTTATTAACAAGATCCGTTGTAAACGCAACGGTGTTTGTTCCTGCTAGATATATTGTCAAAACACTATTTGCAATTTCAATCTCAAACTCATAGCTAAAAATTGAATCATAAAGAGATATGAAAGAGATAGCTTCGGTATTAACTGTTGAAAATATCTCAACAGTGCTTGAAGATAAGTCCGCCTGCTTAGAAGAAATAGTTGTATCAATAACAAGACCTTCTTCAATATAGCTTGCTGCGTCAAAAGTTGTTGTTTTAACAAGCTCCCACAAGTTTATTGCCGGGTCAAATCCTGCTATAAAAACAGAATCGCTATCATACTTTGGTATGAAATATCCATCGAAAAAGCTTGCCCCATAACCATGTCCTATATAGAGAATGCCTTCGTCAGGAGAGGTTGCAATAGAGTTAATTTTCGTATCAAAAACATCAACATTCTCTGTTGCGGCAAGAGAAGGTTGTTCTGTTTCTATGATCTTATAAACAACTCCACTTTCTGTTGGGTTGATTGGATTTGCAGCAACAAGAACATTACCCTCATGCTCCGTAATATCCGCAAGAGACATTCCAGTAAAGTCAACAAATCTCTCAAGCCTTATATCTGAATAAACAGAGGAACCAGGGTCAAATGCTCCGTCAACATTATAAACAACTCTCTTGAACAAACCTATAGCTTCAGAACCTCCATTAGAACCAATTTCAATAAACCTATCCGAAGCAGATTCCTTGAACTCGCCCGTTCCGTCTATAATAAGGCTATTCTGTATGTAAACCTTAATGTCATCAGCCTTAGCCGTAACAATGAGATTTCTAGGAACAGTCATATCAATATCAAAAATCTTGACATTAGACTTACCAAGCATGAGTTGGCACTTAGTTTCATAGAACCTTATTTCCGCAAATCTAGAACCGTCCGCAAAAGAGATTCTCTGATAGCCTTCGCCTGAAACGCTCAAAGACGCCTCAAATGTCCAGCCCTTTGAATTGCTAACTTCTCTTTCCCACAAGTTTCCGGCAACTCTAAAACTAGACGTTTCATAGTTTGTAAACAAGTCATTCTGATCGCTTGCAGAAACGGATACATAGTAATCAATACCTCTTCTAACAATGTTATCAGGTATGGTAAACTTATTATCATAAGTCTCTATTACATTTGTATAGACATTATCAGAACCAGGCGCTGTGCCTATCTTTATCTTGGCATATCTACTTGACCTATTGTACGGAGAAATAACGTCCCACTCAAGAGTTGGGTTTACGCTATTGACGTTCAAATTACTTACAAGGCCATCAACTCTTAGGTTGACCGTCCTAAATCCTGCGTCTTGAATAACAACAGTTCTTGAAGATACTGTTGTTCCTGTAAAAATACCGTCGCTAGGCGTTACAGTAAAGAACACTTCGTCATTGGGCTTCAAACCAAGTCTTACAAACTTTTCATCATTAGCTTCGCTAATGAGTTCATTGTTGATATACCATCTTATCTGGCTCTTATCTTGAACAAGCAAAGTCTGCGTATTTGGATCGTTTACGACATAGTTTGCTTCAAGTATGTCATTAACATTTGGGTTGATTGGTAAAATCTTGAGCGACTCTGTAACGGGAGGAAACTTTATAATCCTAACGGCCTTTGCCGTTATTGTTGGTCCTTTCTCTAAATTGTCTACAGGCGTAATTTCACAATACCAAGAATCGCCATACCTAAGATACTCTTTAGATATCTTTTGATAGTTGTCAAACTGATCATAGTGAACGCCGTTCCTAATCCACTTAGTTTTGACCGTTACAGACTCAGACGACAAACCCAAGTCAAGTTCCAAATCAGTTTGTTCAGACGGCTCTTCGGGAGTTATGCTGGCATGAGTCAAGAATGGCAAACGATTAACAATAAAAACAAAACGAACCCATTCGCTTTCTTCGTTTGTCGTGTCTTTTACTCTTATTTGTCCATAGTATTTCTGACCGCGCTGCAAAAACTTTGGCTTAAATCTCCAATATTGAGATCTATCTCTTGCGTAAGGTTGGCTCAAAACGTCAGAAATATAGTTTCCTGTTCCCCAATTAACATTATGCGTTCCTATGCGTATTTCATAGGAAAGCTGCTTGATAGACGGAGTTGTGGTCTGTATATCCCAATTAATCGTAATAACATCAAGAGGCACTTCGATTGAGGTGTCTTGTATGTTTGTATTGTTTATCTTTACCTGTGTAATTGAAATGGACATCTAGTTCATATCCTAACTGATGACTTGTAAAGCTTTAGCGCCCCATCCTGAACCCCAACGATAGAGTCAGAGCCGAAAGAATTCTTCTTCACAAACTTAACTTCGTCTTTATTGGCAAAATCTCTTCTGACTTGCCACATAGTTCTATCGCCACGAAATAAAGTTCCGTCATTCCTTCCAGCATAGAAGTTCTTTCCATTGCTCAAAACAGAGGTTACTCCAAGAGCGGTTGGGTCATCGCAAGCGAAGCAATTATTGACAATCTCCTTATACAGAAGAGACTTATCTATAACATACTCAACACCAAGATTTATAGCATTTGATATCGTCTTTGCATCAACAATATACTTGCCTATGAAAACAAGTTCGTCGAGGAAGCCAGCATTATCCCTCAAAAGAGAACTATAACCAATAGCTGACTTATTGATGCTAAAATAGGTTGAGTTTGTATTTATATTCGACGGAATTGACAGTCCATCCTCGGAGAAAAGATTCGCCTTAACTCCATTTATGTAAACATCCAGTCTTCTTCCAGGCCCATAATACGAAATCCAAAAATGATGAAGCTTACCGGCTTCGTATCTTTCCGTTTCAACAGCAACCTGTCTCTTGTCTCCTCCTGTTAGAAGAATCTTCATAACATTGAAGCCGTCTTCTCTACTTTCTTCATATATGACAAAAGTACCGTTACTTGAAGTTACATACCCGGTTGAACTTGTATACAAAAACTCAGACTTATCAAACAATGCCATTCTGTAATAAACAGTAAGATTAGTAAGAGGGCTTACGGTTGGCGAAATCCAAAAAGGCCTTAGCCAAAAACCGATTGAAAACTCTGTATTGTTACTGAGCAACAAAGGAAGCGACATCGACGATTTTGGTCGCATTCTAAGACCATTACCATTCTCCCCTCTTTCTATAAAAGGGAATCTATCACCAAACAATTGTAGAGTTTGTTCACTAATCTCATCAATAATAGGAGCAGATTCGAACTTCATGAAGAACTTAACATAATCTCCAATAAGAAGCCTATTGTAATCTGTTGCTAGTATGTTTAGATTGATTGTTTCCATATTACACCTTGCTATAAATAACACTTAGAGAGAATCTATTATTCAAAAACTCGTCATTTGATTCAGAAATAGATCGCTCAATCCAAACATAAACAACCTCATTAGGCTTTAGATCTTTACCGCTCGCTCGATTACCTAAAACATTAATTGAAACTGCTGTTGCTTCATTATTGGCGTCGAAAAACTCAGAAACATTAGAACCGCTTGGAGCTTTCGTTCCTGATTTTGTTCTATGCGAAGGAGCCGTATCTATATAAAACTGGTCGCCAATTGAAATAGAATTTGGCAATCTCTCGTCAATTTCTATTGTTCCACTACTTGCTGTAAAGGACTTAACAAGCCTCTTTTGTCCATTGTTATTACCTGATATGAAAACAATAGGAGCGGCTACAAAATGATTATCTTCGTAAACTCCAGCTAAATCAGCAACAGCAAATGCAGTTATACCAGTAGACGTAGAAGCTCCTGAATAATAATCGCTATTTGGAGCCTCAATAGCAAGTCTAACAGTAGATAAGTTATTTCTACTGTTTATCTTGAAGAAAACCTTCATATCTTTAGCAATATCCTCAGCATGTTCATTTTTGATAGCAATGCATCTATACTGCTTTCTTTCAGGACTAAAGTTCAAATCAAAGAAATCATTCTTCAATATTTCCCGAACGATAGACCCCTTTGAATGACTTCTCAAAGGAGTATTGTATGCATTTCTTTCTGCTATATAACCAGCATTACTAGACCATTTGCTAATTCTTATGATTTCTTCGCCTATTTGAACGTATTCACTCTTCTGTAAATCAACTATTGAAAAACCATCACTTACAGATTGTCCAAGATACAATATCTTATCATATATGGAAACTGAAGACAACAAAGCCGCTCCTCTGTAAAGCTCATTCGTACTAACATAGCCACCCAAAGATTGAGTGTAATTGTTTTGCAATGACACTGGCTCTGCGCTTGTTAGATGATATGTAATATCAGTTGATAAAGTTGAAAACGTTGAGTTAATGTTTGTTGTTTCTGCGGAAAAATATGCCCAAGTACCAGAAACCGATGTAAAAGCCGTATCTTTAAGGAGCATTGAAGACAAATAATCAAAAGAATTAACAGATTCTGCAAAAACCTCGACATAGGTATTCAATGACTTTACTAGCTCTGATATGGGTTGTCCAACTAGCGGTATTTGTACAAGAGTAGATTCCGTTCCTGACGAATCAATAAAAACACCCGCCAAAACCTTAATACCCTCAACAGTCAGAACGCAAAACTTTGCAGAAACAAATGGAGTTACCGAGTTTTCGCTCTTTGCGAACTGAATTCTAAGCGCAGAATCATCAACTGGCTCATAGAGAGCCTTATCCGTCGAAGTCAAATTATAAGTACCTGAAATCGTTTTTTGAGAGAACAAGCTCATACAGTGACCTCTAGGAATGATTGTCCGTCGTAAATATGTATCCTCTTGGAGTTTCTAGGAACAATGTAAAGCAATGAATTATCTGAGTACAACCTATATAACTGAGACCCAAAGTTCTTGATATACGTTACATTTGTTCCGTCATAATGATAGAGACTTCCATTTTTACATCCAAAAAATAGCTTATCCCTAAACTGATGCATCGCCAAAATTTCAGAATCAATTTCGCTTAGACTGAAAACTTCCTCTAACACAAAGCCTGTCCATCTATAGACCAAAGCGGTACTATCGCTTGTTTGAGCCGAAGCATACAATATATCACCATAGACCGCCAAGCAATTAATTTGCTCATTGACGTATGTTATGAAAGAGCCATTAGGGTTAAATCTGTGAATAGAAGGCTGGCTACCGTTCTGAGCAAGCCAAACAGTATCAGCATTTTGCGAAACGATATCAGCAATATCGTTGTTATCAATTTCAAACAAAACTCTAAAGCTTCTTGTTTCAGAGCTAGTTCTATTAGCGCCAAAATCCTGGAACTTAACTTTCAAAGTCTTAACGCCGTCATCCTCTGTTAGCGCCCAATACTTTACGTTCGCAAATGATTCTGGAGGTCCAACAATATCTTCTTCTGCCTCTTCTATAAACTGCATAGAATGAACACCTGTAACCTCATCATATGCATACATCTTAACAGAAACGTTTTCATTCCTTGTAAATTGTTCAGAATCGTTGATTTGTATATATCCGCTTGGTGGCTTCGTGTCTATCAAGAAAAAGCCTTCTTGAATAATAGACACATCTCTAACATTAATTTCTTGCGATTTGTTTCCGTCGTCGTCAGCTAGATAGATAGTTAAAACATAATCGTCTGAAGGAGGTAATAGCGAAGTATCCCAAACAATAGGGCCTGCGCCAACTGGCATTCTTTGCGCAACAGGAGTGTAAGGAATTTGAGCTTTTAATGAACTGAAATAAATGTAATACTTAGCTCTTTGAGTAAAGCCATTCATAATACCAGAATCATCAAAAATGAACTTAACTGTTGAGCCGTATCTAGCACCAGGAATAGGAGAAAGAACTGTTGGAGTAACAGGTTGTGCTTTCCTTATTGAGAAAGAAGCAGCAGAAATAGACATAGTGCTTCTCTCTCCTCTACTATTAACAGCCCTAACACCAACTCTAACATTTTGACTCTTAATGCTGTTTCCAACTTTCCACAAAAACTTACCTATTCCAGACGGAACAGAAGCAATCATCTTCCAATCCGGTTCTGTCATGTAATCATAATTTTCTGTGAAATAAATTTCGTACCAAACTTCCAAATTATCTGTAGAAGGAGGAGACGGCTCTTGCCATGAAACCTCTATTTCTCTTGTAAGAATATCTTCTCCGCCATTTGGGTAAATAAGTGTTGGCCTATTGATAGCATTCTGTGGACCAGACGTTAAGATAGTCGGGATCGAAGGAGGGGTTGGTTGCGCAACGACTCTCCACTCGAAACTCAAATCGAATGTATCAGGAACCGACCATATGTATGTTACAGATAAAGTTGACAATTATACTACTCCTCCAGGTGCTGGTGCGGGAGCCTGATTAGGCGGATTGACTGGGGGTGCTTGGAGGCGGGGGAGGTGGCGGAGGTGATGGAGGAACATACACAGAGCCTTCTACATAATCAATAGAAAGAATCCCTTCCTTCAATCCAACTTCCGAAGTTTCAAATGATACAGAAAATGTCATAGCATTACCATTATTAGGAATAAGAGTATAAGGAAATGACGGAAGGCCTGATAACGGCATGCTAGCAGAAGAAGAAGTGACAGAATTTATAATCAAATTCTTGTAAATACCTGAATTCTTCAACACAAAATATCTTGACAACGAACGGTCTCTTTCAACGGTTCCAAAATCTGTTTCTTGACCATCAACAAGAACCGAATCAGAAGATCCAGAAGAAAAGCCCTCGCTAAACTCAATCTTCGATTGTTGCAGAACGGCATAAGTAAGAGTAAAATCATAAACAGAGTTAGTTCTGCTATTAGAAACTATTTGAACACTAATAGATTTACTACCTTCAACATTGGTTGATAAGTTGATATTGATATTACCATAAAACGATGGCGGTATAACAGTACCAGGTCCAATAGAACCCGAAGAAAGATTACCGTCTTCACCGATGGTAACTGATGATATTATCAACGAACTTGAGCCTGTATTATAAACTCTAATTGTAATAACAGTTGTAACACCAATCGGGAATGAAGACAAAGAAAAAGAAGATCCTTCAACTATTGTATTACCCTGGTAGGACGGAGCAATAGTTGAAAACAAATCTGGGCCAGTTGAAGTTACTGAAAATTGATAACCAAAAGCAAACCGGCTTATCAATGCATTGCTTTCAACAACTACCGTATCCTCATTAGGGCCTTGAATTTGTGAAAAATACTCAAATGATATTGGAAGAAATTCGCCTTTCTGAATTTCAGTAATAACTGTAGGCCATGATTCGGCCTCAAATGTAATATATCTATTTTCTGATGAAATTCCACCTTGCGGTATAATGATTTTCTCATCACCAACGTTATAAAGGTAAAACTTATCTCCACCTGGTTGCTTGATAATATCAGGCAAAGAGGTCGAATCTTTATCTTCCATAACAAAACCAGATTCAGTTACGGCAAGTAGATAACCAATTTCTGTAGAATTTATTATCTCAATCTCAATTGAATATACTCGTATTTCAACAGTTTCCTGTAAAGGGTTGGTTCCGTCAAAAGACAGTACAAAATCAAATTTGTCTGAAGATAAATCTTCATCAACTGGTATGTTATTCAAGTAAAAAGAAACTACCGCTGTCTTAATTAAACCTTCACTATCATCATTTGTAATTCCGTTAACGATTTGAGAATTTAGCTCAAGGTCACCTCCGTCAATTGCAACATAAGGCTGCAAAGAGATAGAAGCTCCCCCGCCTTTAGTACAATCAAAAGAATACTTAACCTTAAACTTCAAAGCGGCAGTTGTTGGATACTGTGCTATAAACTCGGCAATTTTTACATTTTTGAAATTATACGCAATATGTTCTGTTGTAAAAGACTCTTTCTCGGACTGTACAGAAGCCCAAACATCATTAAGAGGATTCTCGCCGAGACTATCAGTAACGTTGCTCCAAGTCTCTCCCTCTTTTGTTGTCAAGAGATCTAAGTCTTCAGCAAATGAGTTATAATTAGGGGCTGCCATAAATTAAATCCTTACGCAGAAACTTCCCATTGTATTCTTAGAGATGCATTCCTTTTACCTAAAACTGAAGAATCAAATCTAGTAGTAAACTGAACTGAATTTCCATTATTAGGTTCTAAAACAAAAGGAAGAGAAGGCAAACCTACGAGGATAGCGCTTCCGTCAACAAGTATATTTGTTACTCGAATACCATAAGAAATGCCGCCATTTTCAAGCGTAATTGTCTTATTGATTACACTTTTATGATTGAAAGATCCAAGGTTAACTGCATCCCCATCAAATACTTCATTTGAAGACTGTTGTACCTCTAAGCTAAATGGCTTAGCAATCTCATATATAACAGTAAATACAAATGGATTTTCGTCAGGATCATTTGATGTAACAACAACAACAAATGATTTTTGACCCAAAGAAGCTGTATCCAAAGAAACAGTAAGTGTTACATTAGAATTGAAAGATAAATTAACCGCTGAAGATTCTGAAGGATCTGTAATAACAGTTTCATCTCCCTGTATAGAGGTTACGCTAATGCCTCCCTGAGGAATAGTAAGTGTAGGAATTGCGTAGTTATATATCTGAAAATTCACAAGACCAACACTTTCTTGAGCAAACTTACCAACATCAATAGACGATTGTTGCTGGATGCTACCTGCACTATAAAGAATGGCTATGTCAGGATATGAAACAGAAGGAGCGGTAACTGAAAACAAAAACGTATACTTAAATTCAGAGTTTGTTGCATCATTAGAAACAACAAACAAGGTTACACCCTTATTGCCAACAACAGATGTATCTATGTATATTTTTACAAAGATACCTTCTTGCGGCAATATATCATAGGGCAATTCAATAGCTTCATCTTCATTTACGCTGTAAACTGGTCCGTCTTTTTTGAAGCCAAATATCTTCTCAGAAGTTCCAGACCCGTCAGTTTTTATACCATCTGAAGGTATAAAAACAGGAGCGGACGAGTCTTTATTAACAATAAAAACGTAAAAAGAGAACGTTGTATTCTGAACAAACGAACCTAAAGAAAGACTTCCTTCGTCAAAGAGTTCTTCGCCCTCACTTGAAGGACCGAAAATGTATTTTAGTTCGCCACTTGCCATTCAAGACTCCTTAATTCAATATCGTCTTAGCCCTATATTATCAACCACCCTGAAGTCCACCTGAGCCTCCTGAGCCTCCACCATTACCGCCTGAGCCATTGCCGCCCGAACCGCCGCCATCCGGACTGCCACTTCCTTCATAACCAATGTTGTTATTTATAGGGCCAGGTCCGCCTCCAAACCAATCCGAAGATTCGCCTATACCAAACTTTCTTGTCTTATAGTAATCAGGATTACCAAAAGAACCCTTTACATCGCTAGCTGTATACTTTTCTCTGAAAACAGTAAAGTTATTGAAAATTGATACGCTTTGATCAAGAGTTCCACTTGTTGTCAAAGATATAGATCTTGTTATTGAATCAGAAGAACCACACTGACCAGGTATGTCAAGCGTTATAATGCCAATGCCGTCAATGTTTATGATACCATCATCCGCAAAGACACTAAACGTTCCTCTATATACTCCATCTCTTATTTTCTCAACAACAATACCAGTTTGATCATTAATACCTTGCTGATAAACATTCATAAGAATACTTGACGAAAGCCCAAGTCTTTCAACAGACTTCAATCTTTCTAACAAAGCAATCTTTTGCTTATCTCTAAACTCAATTCTAGCATATATTGTAGAAACTTCAGTTATATCATCAGATATAGAAGAAAGGTTGCTATTATCTATAACGCTTTCGGTCTTTGATTTACTTACAACAGGATAGCTCTTGAATTTAGGAACTGGCTGAGAAAAATCTTCGTCAAAGAACAAATCTATTTTGTATTCAAAAGAGTCATACAAAGCCATGAAGTCAACACAAAACGATTCAGTCTTACCAAAGAAGGTCAAAACCTCACAACAGATTCTCTTAACACCATTACCTGAAGAAGCAACCCAAGGAGCTACAAATCTATTCCTTTCAACGAAGTACGCTCTAAAGAAATCTCTTTCAGCAGGGGTTGCAGCCGTATCTTTTTGAGTTTGCTCTGGAAGATCAGGTCCAATAGGAATCCATTCAGACCAATCTTCGTCGGTTTCATTTCTAAGTCTATAAGCATAAGTTCCAGGAACGCCTATTATGTCAAGTTCAACAAAGCAATCCGTTATAACTGGTATTGGAGTATTAACATCAAGGTATGTTGAATACGCAACGCTTCCTGGAGATATTCTAACCTTCTGATATTGATCAACCGTTCTATCTGGCGCTCCGCCAACAACAAAGAAAGATGGATCAGTTTCGTCCGTAAACATACAAGGCAAAATCAAATCCTTATTCTTTGCGGTAAATTTACAACCCAAACTGCATGACTGATTGTAAACCTTCTTCCCGTCATGAAGAGTTAGATTGATATTCTGAAATGGATCAATGAAAACAGAAGCATCATACAAATACTTTTCAGTTTCAGAGAAATATGTCAATCTTCTATCATAACCACCTTGACCAGAACACTGGAAATTATCATTTTCAGCATCATAAAGAGCCATGAAATAATCAGGAGAAGATGGAGACTGACTATCTAATAGTCTCGCATATCTAAAATCTTGCCATATAACGTAGAAAATATCATTCTCTGTTACAGATATCTTCGGGAAAAGGCAGTTACCATCTGCAAGAGAAATCCTAAAGTCTTCAAAACCTTGACCGCTTGAAAGCCAATTCTGAGAGTCATAATCAGTCTTCCAAAAATCAGAAGCAGTCTTTTCGCAAGGACATAGAAGCTCGTATTCTGATTCAACAAAGAAGCTTCCATTCCTGTAGCTTTCAATAACAACTCTATAAGGAATACCACAAAGCAATGGCTGTCTAACAACACTCGAAGGAGTTAATGTTGTCTTTGTTTGCGATTCATAAAACTCAAATGGCAATATTTCTGGCGAATAAATAACGCTTATAGACTGACCAGGTTCTACACTAACACCGCTTGAAGGAAATGAGGAAGACGAAGAGAACCAATTAAGAGTATCAGTCTTTGTAAATGATGACATAACAAGATTCGTCTTTTCAGGATCAGCGTAAAAGCTTACTCTAAAATGAATATCTTCAGCAACGTCTGAGTTGTTTGAGAATGAACAACTTACGTCGCATCGAGAAGACTGCTTCGATGGACAATAATAAACAAACTGATTTTCTCCAACAACCGAAGTATTATCAAGCAAAATAACCCTTATCTGGTCTATAACAGGATTTGTATACAAGAATAAATCAAGAGTCTTCCTATCTGCGGATACGGTGATGGTATCATTATTTTCAACACCTGCACCACCGCCACCAGGATAAGTAACACCAGGATGACCAAATACCGAGTTTGTAGATCCAAGCTTAGAGCCTGAAATAAACAACGCTAATATTGGAGAATTAAACTTAACTTTTGCAGTTACGCTTCCCTCTGAACCTTCAGGGTCAAAATGCAACAAAACGCTTCTTATTTTTTGACCAACCTCAACGCCTGGCAACTCAGTTAAAGAACCGGCAAAAGAAACACCACTATACCCACTTGTATTGAGAGAAGCCAAGCTCTGAGCAGCCACCTCAACAGGAGATTCATCCTCAAACTCAAGAAGCGCTCTAACCTCGTTTGATTTTTCAAGTCTACCAGTTTTCAAATTAAGACCGGAATATGGTCGCAAAATAGCAATATTCTGTGACGCAACAACATCAATGATGTTTGAGTTGATTTCGTATTCAACAACAGCGTATAAAACTCTTCCAGTTATATTGTCTTCATTAGATGGAGTGTAAGAAACAAGATATTGTGTTTCATCAATAGCTGATAAGCCATTGTAAGATATTTGCTTATTATCAACTCTCCATCCATTTATAGATTCTTTAGAAGATATTCTCTTATACAAAATAGAGTAATCCTTATCTTCGTAAAAGCTAATATTGAAATGGAATAAACTTGTTTCTGTAGCAAGGAATGTAAACTCAACAGCACAATTGAGTTGACTAATTGGCAAAACATCAGCATCGTAATAAGGATCTATAGACGAATTCCATTTGTACAAGAACTCATCTACCTCGTCTTGTTTACAACGATCAACAAGCATTTGATCGGGAACCTTAGACATAGCCGCATAGATTTGATATTTACCGCTTCTAGCGTCTTGCCATGCGATAAGTCTTCTACCAACTCCGTCTACGCAAACTGATGGATTAACGCTATTGCTTTTTGAATCAGATATCTTTGTGTCAAATCTAAACGGATTGTTTCTAAGTCTTGAACCACCATAATAAACATTCCAATAATCATCTCTATTTGACTGCCAAGCAATATGAATCTTATCAATCTTATCTATGAAAATGTCGGCGCTCTTGTTTTGATAATCATTAGAAAGCGTTATTGGTATTTGAGTAAAGTTATTTGTTACATTAAGACTGTAATTTAGATCAAACTCAGGCTGATCAACAAGAAGGCTTTCTGCTGTTGTAAACGAATCAAGTTCATCATTTAGATCTTCTTCCGCTATAACCATTACAGCGTCTATCTGAGGACCATACTGGACATCCCTTCCGTCATTAAACTGATTAGACGCATTTTCAAGCTTTATAGTTGTAGTTGTTGAAGTTGCAACAAAACTCATGGAAACTGTTTTCCAATTCATCACAGAAGGGCCTGTTGCGTTTATTGTAGTAGAAAAAGTCTTTGATGTTGTTCCTAGAGTTGCTTTGACTTTTTTGGTAACAGAACTTCCTTGAACATAACTTTCTGGCTGATTTGCTAGGTCGAAGAAAACCCAATACTTCTTTCCAACGGTCGTTGCAAAAGAATTTGTTATAAATCCTCTTTGAACTGTCGGAGAAGATAGACCAGTAAGTTCCATCCAACTTGTTCTATCAGAAGCGCTAAAACCAATCTCTGTATTTGGAATAACCGTTGGCGTTCTTCTATACAAAGCGCCATAGCTAACCGTCCATCCAGTTACAGATTCGTAACCATTATATAGAGGCAACGAATCCTGATAAGGCATAACCGTTTCTTCAAACGAACCATTTGAAAGTATGTTCTTAACAACATCTGGAACAACCATCTGCGCTACATCTCTTTCAAACTCGCTAAAATCAATGTATGAAGGATCAAGAACTAGAGTATGCGGACTTATAGATAGGTTTGCAAAAATCTGCTTTACATTTCCGCTCTCATACATATTGCCCTTATAAGGTGTTGACTCATTAATTGAAAAGCCTGATCCAGGAGGAATACCCAAGGCAATATCAAACTTTCTAATCTGATCAGAAAAATCAGCCAAGAAACTAGAAGCACAAATAATTTTGTTGTTTAGAGAAACAACAATATCCCCGTAATATCTATATTCATTAGCAAAAGCTTCTCTATCTCTCTTCATAACACCATTTATGTGATCGCTTCCGGCTTTCGCATAATGGACAGAGATCTTAACTTTTTCAGCAGTTGAGAAATCAACATATCCATCGAGTAATCTCTTGATAAGATATGTCTTTTTAGCAACTTGGCCTGTTGATTCGTTTTCGCATGTAGCCAACAATAAAGCAAGCTTGTATCTACCTGTATTTAGTTCGTATTCTATTTCGTTTGTAAAGCCTTCGCAATCAGATAGCTCAAGTTCGTTTCTTTCGCAAAACTGAGCAAATGTTTCCGTATTCTTAGCCTTGAATCTAATCTTCTCTGGAATAATAGCAAGCATCCAATGCTTTACATTTGCAGGATTAGCAAGAGACATTCTCTCGTCATACGATGTATAAACAAGAGACTGTCTATGAGGAACATCATCAACAACTGCTCCTCCGCTATTTATTTCTATGCTTGAACCGTCAAGCTTGAAAGCACCGCATACTGGTATGAAGTTTTCATAAAAAGCCTCATAAGAATCTATAGTGTAAAGGTTCTTGTTCTTAGAATACTTGTAATTACCTGCTGGAGTAAATCCGCTCTTCCATTCTGCAAACTTTGCTGCTATTTCTTTATCCGTAAGAACGCCAGTTGATAAGTATGGCATCCAAAGGTCAAAAGAAACCTGATAGCTAAGCTGCGCAAAATTCGCAGGGAAATCATTTCCAAACTCGTCTTTGGAAAGAGAGTAATAAGCCATAGCAGTATCTTTAGAGCAATCTCCTTCTATAGCAACATAACTTCTGTCGTAAACGGAAACTTTACCATCATTTGCTATCATTCTAGAAAATGGACTCTGAAGTTTAACTGTTGGCTCTGTAATGGAATACAAATCAACATCTGCTCCAGAAAGAACATTCTTATCAAGTATGGACATTAAAATCTGATTATTTACTGGTTTAGCGGACGGTCCAAGAACAGAGTAATACAACTGAGTTGGACCAATCCTGTCTGATTCCCAAACAATATGCAGATTTCCAACGCTATCGCATTTTATCTTAGCATTCTTGTTCTCACCAAGTTGAGTTAACTGTTTCCATTGATTATTCTCAACAGACTGACCAACTCTAAATGAGTAATAGAATAACTGATAGATTCCATCAACAGGAGCCTGACAAACAACGTAAGCTATTTCCTCTCCTGTATCTTCAATCTTTCTGGAAGCTATAACAGGATAAGCGCAACTAACCTCTCTATTGAATATGTCATAAACATAAGGCAAGGGATTGACTTCAATTAAGTCATTTTCTGGAAGTTCTTTTGTTGAATCAACAATAACAAACTTCTGACAATATATACTTTCATAAATGTTTGGACCAATATCATTATTGAATCCATCAGGAACTTCTATTCTTATAAGATTGTTTACCATGTCCCTACTAGATATTTCATGGGATTGATAACCAACCTTAGGCGTCAAGAAAACAACAGTATTACCTGAATCCTTTATAGCAGAAGAGTCAACCAATAGCTCAAGAGTCTTATTGCTCTTTAACTGAACCTCAAGAGTTCCGCTACCAGTATAAACATCCGATCTGATAGTGAATCTTGTATCAGACTTGATTTCTATAAAATCACCCTGGTCAACAGCCTTAATCGAATAAAGCCTACATCTTAGGTCATTATTGATTAGTTCAACAAACGAAGTTATAAGCTCAGAAAGAGTTCCCAAAATAGTAGTGTACTGTATTTCAAAAACAGCACCATCATCAACTCTAAACGTAATACCATACTTCTGATCAACAGCGACTCCGCTCGGAATTGCTGTGTGATAGAACTTTGGTGGCTTAAGAATAGAACCATCCCTAACAGGATTACCATTGTACTTCAAAGAACTTGGCAAATTAGCAATAAAAACTCTACTAGAAAGAGTTGGAAAAGCATTCTCGTCGCTCTCAAAAGTTTCTTGAGAACTAAAAACAACAAGACCAGATCCATTAGACAATGATGTTGAAGAAGTTGAATTGTAAATCCTACATACAGAATCATTATCTACAGGATAAACCTCTTTCAAATCGGAACAAAATCCTATCTTTGAATTGTAAAACGCTGATTCGTCGTCAAATATGGATATTGAACCAACAACGGCTCCGTCAACGCAAAAGTCATCAAGTTTTTCAAGCTTCAAACCCTGACCAGGTATGGGGTCAAGAATTGCGCATTCAGGAGCCTCTGGGTCATTAGTTGCTTGAAGAGCTTTCATCTCTTCGGGAACAAAGTGAATAAAAGAACCAGAGTCATACGTTTCAGCATGCTTATCAGCAGACTTTGAATACCTAATTGGGAACTTTTGCAACGTTCCCGAAGAAGCAGAAGATCCAGTTAGAACGTCTATCGCTCTAAACGAAATCGAACCCTCTCCGCTATAGTTCGATTTAACGATAAACTTCTTGTCATTTACGATAACATGAAGACTTGAGTTTGGCTGAGTATGAACCTTGATTGTTGCTTTCTCTTGCAAACCAATAAAAGGCGGATACACAGAAATTCTGTCTCCAGTGCTTTTTACTTTTGAACTTTGAACCTGAAAAGCGAACGCTGCAATGTCAGACAGCCTCCAAGTACCCGACTCTGATTTTTCTTCTACGTTTGCATAAACAGAGATAACACTTGCAGCATCGGCCTCAGAAAGAGCAAGGTCCATTCTTCCTGTAACTTCTGATACAGAACCAACAATAATCTTGTCACCAACAACGCTTCCACTAGACAATGTATTAGGCTTCAATACTCTACCAAACGTGGCGTTTTCAAATCCTATTCGATAGGTCTTTGACGGAACGAGACCGGAAACAACAAAAGCAATAGCTTTTGTTTCTGCTATTGGAGCGCTGAAAGGTTGTAACTTAAGTTTAGCGGACACGGTAAATATTCTCCATTATCTTTCCAAAAGCATCGGCAGCAACCCTATATGTAAAGTTGTTATGAACATAGTCATATGCCCTATCTGCTTTTCCCATAGTCTCGTCTTGATTTGAATAAACCCTTCTCATAGCGTCTTGAACTGATTGAATCGTTATTCGGGGCCACTTCTTATTGAAAAACTGAACGATGTTATCCATATTAGAATGAAGCATGAAACCCGAAGGTTCGATAAGGGTGCATCTGTCCTCTGAAGCATAGTCCTGACATCCTGAAAAATTTGTTATAATGATTGGCACTTTGATAGCCATACATTGCAATCCAGGAAGGCCAAATCCTTCGCCTAAAGTTGGCATAACTAAACAGTTGGCTGACTTATAGAAGGACGGTAAATAAGAGTCGTCGAATATTCTTCTTTCAAACAAAATGGGAGCGAATTCCTTCTTTAAGCCAAGAGTTGTCTTAATTTTTGCAACTTCTTGCGTTGCAAGCTGAGTCTTGTCTGTTTTTATGAGAAGCTGAACATTGTCAGAAGACGAAAACTCTCTACAAAAAGCCTCGATAAGCTCCTGCCATCCTTTTCTCTTTTTCCATGTCCCAACAAACAAGAAAGTGTACTTATCATGTTTGTCAAGAGGTATTACATCTTTATGCCAGTTTTCACTATTGAAAGTATGAGGTAGGTAAAACATAGGCTTGTAAATACCGGCATGAGCAAATATCTTGTAATTAAACTGCGACGGACAAGCAATGGCGTCAAGTCTATTAAGAAGTTCAACCCACTTTTCTGGAGGCTCAAACGTCTCAAAAGTTGCAAAACCAATAGACTTATAAGTTCTTGGTATCCTCATTTGCATAGGAGGAATACAGTGATAAACTTGCGTTGCTCTAGGATTTGGCAACTTTCTAAACAAGGGATCAAGTATAGACAATGACTTTTTACTGAACGATTGCTTTGAAAGGCTACCATTCAGAGGAACAACCCTAATATCATACTGCTTAGTTTCAAGGAGAGCAGAAACAACGTCAAACGCTGCTTGCCCATATCCTGTTTCGTTGAAAAAACCTATCCACTCAATTGGAATCATAAACATCCCTCCATCTCTCTCCGACCTGTTTAGAAAATGAAGTTATGGTTTCTGGTTTTATTTTCTTTTTATCTGCAAGTCTATGACAATTTGGACATAAATAACTTAAGTTGTCATGAGAGTTGGCATTTGGTATTTTTCTACCATATATATGATGAAGATCGCAGATGTCTTCAGCCCATCCACATTGAGAACATCCTATTTTCAAATTAACCAAAACTCTTTTTCTGGGTATAGAATTAAGATTCCAAATAGAATCAACTCCGGTAAATCTTTCTTTTGCTTTTATTTTAGTCCAGTTTGAGTTTTTTCTATCATTAGCATAATACTTACCTGAACATAGTTTACTACAAAACTTGCGCCTCTTTTCATATCCATTATCAAACTCATTACAACAAAATAAACATTTTGAAATCTTACATCCAGGTTTCTTTGGCATACTACTACCGCATTTGCGCGAGCAGCACTTTCTTAAATCTTTGCTAGTAAATTCTTTTTTACAAAAAGCGCATATTCTTGAATGCGCTATGTTCCAACATTTTTTGCTACAGTATTTTGAGCCAGAAGCTTTACTTTCAAATACAGATTTACATACACAACAAACAACATTCATAAAATTCTCCGATATCAGTTATTCCGTGATACTGGATACACAGATAATCGGAAGAATTCCTCTTATTTCTTCAATGTACTCAATTGGGGTCATGTGCTAACAATAACATCGCCTGTAAACTTGGCCCTTACATCGTTTACTTTGCTGAAAAGGCCTCCGCTTACCTGCCAAACAATGTTACCGTCAGAATCAACCTTGATTACCCTACCTGCGTTTCCAATAAACGATGTTTCTGCGATAACAACATTAGTATTGTCGTCCAAAACAGCGTCCGAAGGGTAAGCATTATCAGAAGCAAAATACTCAAAACTGATAGACTTATCTCTTCTGCTCAGAATAATTGTCTTACCCCTATAGTTTGCCAACTTTCTTATAGCTTGCTGTTCATAGGTTTCAACACCATCGCCGCCATCTGGAGCAGGTAAAGGGTCTGACTCTTGAACCAGACCACTCACAAGAATTTTTTCAGAGTCTATCTCATAGACCGACCCCAAAGTAAAATCAGAGAATGTCAACGCATTATAGCTGAATATGACCTCTTCATTATTGAAGTTGATTTCAACCAAAGACGGAGCCTCTTCTGGGGTATCCGTTCCGCTACCGTCGTCGGCTGCAATAATGTTCAATATAAGCGTATTGGTAGTTGTTGCTATTGTCTCGCCTGTATCTGTCTGTATATAAACAGCAGTAAAGACCAACTGCCATGTTCTTATTTGAGTATCATTGGGAGAGTTTAGACTAACTGTTGCAACATTTCCTGGTAAAGGAGCCTCAAAGCTAACAATATCTTGTATTGCAGCAGGAACATTTCTTTCCCAACGAAGTTCAAAACCATCACCAGGAGGGTCAACCTCGACCGTAAACGTCGTACTATCTCCAACCTTCAATGTAAGATTTGTAGTCGTACCAGTGTCAATCGCTTCCTCTTCTACCTTGGAATTACAAATCATCCAAGTTCCACTACTTGTTACATTCGCAAAGACAGGTCTCTTAACATCGTTCATGTAAACGAAATCGCCTATAAAAACCAAAAGGCCTCTATTCGTAATTAGTCGTCTTGCGCTATCAGGATAGACAAATGGAGTTGGCAAGAAACCCGAGAGAAGGTCTACATACACATCAAAATTAGGGTCTTGAAGCTGCTCTACCTTATCGTTTGTAATACTTATTTCAAGCAACTTAGGACTCTTACCAGAGTCAAGAATCTCGTCTTGCTCACCAAAAAGAATACTTGCAGAACCTATCCAGAGCCTTATTTTGGTTATATCAACCTTAGTAGGATCAATGTCTTGACTAAACGCAATGGTCAAAACACCCTTTCTTTGATTGTAAACAGCAGTAAGAGGATAGAACGAAGACGAGTCGCTAACATTATGCCCTCCAACACCTCTAACAAATTCTCCAGCAGGAGTTACCTCTATGACTCTATCATTCTTCGTATCTGCAATAATGAAGTTTCTAGTCTCAAGCCTATAAACAGAAAATGGATTGTTGAATCCTGGCGAAAAATCTGGCGAAGCTATATCAATCGCTTGCTGCGGAGAGAGTAACGTTCTAAACAAAAGACCTCTGAAGCCATAAACAGCCGTTCCTTCAGGATCGTTTTCATTAACACCGTTTTGATAAATGTAGTAAATATCGCCTACTGAAATGGGTTCTTGCAAAACAATCTTTGAGTAAAATGGATTGAACTCGTCAATGGTTTGCTTTTGATTTGTATAAGAACCTCTATCCCAATCCTGAGCAGTAGATATAGTAAAACCAGTTATATTGGAGCTAACAACAAGCTGTAACTCAAGACTCTGCAACGTAGGCGTAAAAGTTCTATCTGGATTAGAAACCAAAACAACTTCTATTTCTGCGTCAGTTCCATAAAGAGAAAATACGTCTCCCGATCTTAGAACAGGAGTATATATCGCTCTATTGAGCAAAGACGGAGAGTTCGCAACCCTAACTCTAACCCTTACGTCACAATCCTCTGGAATAAGAGCGTCATAGTTGATAGCGCTAAATACAACAGGAACTCCGCTAGAGTACCTAAACCTAATCAATCCGCTAGGAGGGAACAAGCTCTGATTGCGAAGGAATATATTGTCAACCCAGAAGACATGCTTTGTAACAGTATCGTCGGTATAAAAGACAACTTCTCTAATGTCATTCTTGTCTTCTTCCGAAATGTCAAAAACTCGCCTCTCAAAACCATTGAATACGGGGTCAACATTATCTGTTATCTCGTCAGGACCAAGAACAAGGTAAGACTGCGACTGCTTCTTTGTATCTCCTTCGCCATTGACAAAGTACATATAGACAGCGCCATGAGATATAGACAAGCTCTTTACATCAAGGATAAGTTCGTCATACAAACTCCAATCTCTATTCTGCGTTAGAACTCTCTTGTAAATAATCCTAGAGTCTCTTTCTGTTTCAAACTTGCCGCTATAAAAGCCTTGAGTTCGTAAAGCAGAAGAGTCTTCCGAAGTTACGCCTATCTTGTCTGTCGTTATCTCAACTTGCGTTGTAAAGCCAGGAATAGGTACGCCAGCCCTAGGAACTTGCTCAAAGTCTTCAACTTGGGTTGAACTGCTACCGCCTCTTGTTAGAGTAACAGTATCTCTTGTAATTGTTACATTCTGTCTGTCAGTTGCCGTGAAGAAAGCAGGATTAGAAGCCCAGTAAATAGAAATAATCGAACCGTCTTGAACTGGCTTTCCAGATATACAATGGGTATCAAGACTTACATTCGCTGTAGTGGCGTCAAAGTCAATACCTGCGTCTGGCGTAATACCAGGATAACAAACATGAAGATTTGGGAAATCAACAAGATCGCTAAGGTTCAGATTCATGCTATTCGCAAGATAGTGCTGAGCCGTAATAAGCTTCATTGTATTAACAGAGCCAATCTCGCCAAGAAGCTGTCTATTGCCAGAACTTATCAATCTTGTAAAAGAATCGAGAGCGGCATGCGTCAAAAGGCCATTGTTCTCTAAGTCATTATGGTCAAGCTGTGGCACTCTTTCTGGAGAGAGTCTTCCGCTGTTGACTTTTGAAGCGTCAAAGTCTTCAAGCCTAGCGCCTGGAAGCTGATTACGAGTTTCGGTCTGCAAATCAATCTTGCTTGGAGTTCCTCTATGCTTATGCTTTGCAACCTCGTCTTTAATGAACTCAAGAAAACTTATTTCTTCTCTAAAGTTCAGATCAATACTTGTTATGCCTGTTTCGCCAGTTGTAACCCTTGCAAGTCTAATGGCGTTTCTAGAAGGAAGGCTTCTACTCCATACAAAGTCAACTCTTCTTGAACGAACTGTTCCGCTTGTAAGTATGGCATAGATATCAAATGTTTCGCCAGGAGGCAGATCCAAAACTTCTCCTGTGGATTCGGTTTGAACAGCAAGCGAAGAAATAATACCTAAGCCAGGTGTTATATCAACAGCGATGGTATTGCTACCTATGTTGTCTCTTTCCGTAATGGTCCAACCGCTTATGACTCCGTTACCAAAGACAGAGTACAAACCATAAAGCTGTTTATCAATGACAAGAAAACGGTCAATCTCTTTTTGGACATTGATACCGTCGCCAAGGTCGTCGCCATAGGTAAAGTAAGCTAAACCGTAAAATGGAGTTGAACCTGCCATCTATTTATGCTCCGACTCTTCCGCCCCTCGTAACGCCAACAATCATAACGCCTTCTGCTGCCGTACTACGAGAAAGCTGATACAAACCCATTCCTCTATAACCTTGTCGGCTATTCCTAATTGCAAGAAAGTTCTCGGAAGAATTTCTATCCTTCTTAATCTCATTGCGAACTTTATTGAATACGCCTGTTGCTTGATTCTTTGACATCTTATCCTCCTAAAACGTTTCCGCTAATAGACCCATTGGCTCCCAATCCAATCTCGTTCGTATTACCCCATTCAATATCTTGTCTTGGGAAGAGCCATAAGCATTCAAAATCTTGATACCATGTATTCTTTGAAGCGTCAACCTCGCTCTTTATCGAACTTATAACAAGAGGTTGTTTCTCTCTTGAACCAAGAGGCTGAAATGTAATAACATCAAGAGCCTTTAGCTTATTTCTTCCAATTGCTTTGAAAGAAACCTTTATTGGAGGGATAAACATTCTGGTGTAATTCTTGACAATCCACTTCACTGTATCTGCGCTACCAAATATACCGTCCATCTGCAAGAAAGGCTTACGGTATCCTATAAAGCCTGGCGAATCAGGATCATTAAGAGAAGCATAGTTTGTATGACCAGCAACAAAGACTTCTCCATTTGGCGAAGTAGAAAGAACTTTGATTTCGTTCATAACATCTTGAACAACTCTTTCAACCTTATAATCGCCAACGATCTGCCTATTCATTTCAGCGCCGCCAACCGCCAACTGCTTTGGCGTTGCAAAAAAATCAACCTTACTAAGTCTTGCCCAATCCTGTATGGTCCAGTTTGTTTGCGAGCCAGACTGCCCTCCCCATATTTCTTGGTCATAAGGAAGCGGCTCAAAATGAAACACGCCAAGTCTATCAAAGTATGCAACCTTATTGGCAAGCAGAGACATCTTCTTTACAGCGTCCCAATAGTTGCTTCCGTCAGGGAACTTCAAAAATGGAGATTGCAAAATATCATAAGAGCCAGGAAGGGCGTATTCTCTATTATAGATTTTGTCGCCGTTATAATAGAAAGTATGCCATCCGCCTTGGTACTGAGATAAAGCAAGACTTCTAATCAAAGACCCAGGCTCAAACGTAGAATCATTATCCTCTCCGTCCCTAAGCCCTGCCATCTGCATAATATCGTAAACCGCATTTACATCCCTCATTCTGTCAAAGAATGGAGAGTTCAAGAACATCTGATCTTTCAGTATCTTAGAATAATCATTCAGTTTACAATCTAGAATCTTTTTATTAGTTTCAGTTGTAACAGTTCCGCCATGACAAAAACCAGTGAAAACAATCCTATCTTTAGGATTAGCTGGAGTTGGCATAATACCATCTTCCCACCAAATGCTAATCTGCAAATAGAATGTTTTATCAGCCAAAGAATACAGATAGTTTGATTGATTATTCCTAAACTTCATACCGTCGCTTACAAGGAACGATATCGAACCGCTATGTTCAAGTTCTTGCCATTCCGTTTCTGACCATTCATCGCTAAAAGCAAGAACGTGCTGGCTTACGTCAACAGGGCTTCTTTCAAAGATACATCCCTTTGGCGGAACAAACATTCTAAAGTAGTATAGAATTGGAGTAACACAATCATTGAGCAGCCATCCTGTTCCGGCATTGTCTATAACAGGAAAAAGATAACCGCCAGGCAGCGCTGTTATAGCAACTTGGAAAAGCTTACTTCTATTAGAGGTTGAACCTTGATCAAGAACACATTCGGAAGCGTCAACCTCAAGAATAGATTCAAGGTTCAACCTTGTTCCCGTTCCGCCATTAGCTTTCATCATGTCTGGAGCTTTACCGTAGTTCCAAACAGCCCTAGGTTGAACGTCTATAGCATATGTTGTTGTCTTCTCAGCAGGACCGCTTGGTTCTGTTGCATTACCAGACTCCTCTTCTGGAACGCCAGACGAGCTTCTTCTTGCGGCTATTTCCTTGTAAACACCAGCCTCGTTTGTATATTGTTGATTTTCAAGATAGACAGTAACATCAGGGTCCAAGCTCTTGCCTTTATCTCTGAAAAGAAACTGAACATCCTTAACGTCTATTGGTCCTTGTACAGAAAACGGTTGAGGTAAAACAAACTTGTTCAGCTTTGTATACAGCATTGGCGAGAAAGTAAACTGACAGTTACGATTTCCTCCCATTATGGCTATTCTACCAAAAGGGATGAGCATTTGTACTGTCTTATAGTTGACTTGACTTTCGCTAATAGGAACGCCAACCGGAGTTGAAGTAAGGTCTATATCCTTTCTAGATATAACCCAAGGGTTATTCTCATATCCAGAAAAAGTAACAACGATATTACCGGCATGCTGTCTAATAGAAACCTTCAGCTTTTCCTGCCTCAAAAGAGTAGCAGAAGAAGCTGCGTCATACGTTGAAAGCTTTCTTAACTTCTTATTTCTACCTAGAACATCAAAATCAACACTTATAACTTCCTTTAATGAAATTCCGCCAGCGTCTGTTCTTCCCGTATCTTCGTCGGTATTAGTTCTGCATTTTTCAGGTTCATTAGAAGTTGATGTTCTTGGCGGAGGCTGCGTCCTTTGGTTGGAATTATCAGCTTGAACCCTACAAGTAAGAGTTGGAGATTTTCCGCATTGGCAGAAAAATGGGAAGTTATTTTCTGATATAATGAGCCAATAATTATGCAAAGGATCTTCAACGCCTATCTCAATTATATAGTACATCTGTCTACTAAGATCAAGAGATTTCTTTCTCTCTTCCGCTATTTCGCTGCTTCTATCTCTGGCAGGATTGAAAAAATCTCCTGGATCAAAAGCTCCGCAAATAGAAGTCTCTGTAATAGAGTTGACATCTAAAAACGAAAACTTATCAAGCATTCTGTAGACATTGGACTTGTTAGCTATAGCGCTACTTTCTCTTGCTCCTGTAATAAACTCAACAACAAAGTCTTCTCCTTGAAAAACAGGAGTCCTCTTGAAAACTCTCCAATGAGCGCCAGGATTGATACCGTAATAGATATTGCCTCCCGGAGAGAAGAATGGCTTTAGGTTTGCTTGAGCAATAACAGCGGCAGGATCTCCTGTCTGAGCTATACCAACCATCGCTGGCATGGCAACGGTATTCTTTGTTTTTGGAATAGTATCCGCAAGACCTTCGCTTGTTGCCTGTATGCCAAACGACTGACCTGCTTGATAAGAAATATACTTCCATTGAGGACAGAATGACTTTATCATTCTAACAACAGGACTTGTTATTTTAGATATAGAATTGTATTCTGACGGCATCAGGTTGATATCGCAATATAAACTTCCGTCAGCTATCCATGTTTGATGGGAAGCAATCGAATTCGAAAAGACCGCAGAGTTACCTTCAAGAATAAGAAGATTAGAAGTCAAGTCCTTATCAAGAGCCAAAAACTCAAAAGAGCTAAGAGTATAGGTTCCTTTCTTCCAATCAAAATCTCTGCCTTCCTGAACTGTTGAACGAGACATCTCTGCTTTTAGCGAATTCTTTTCCGCTTTCTCTTCAGCGTCGGGTTTCAGAAAAGCCAAAAAGTTATCTATGTAGAAGTTGGGTATAGGCCTTAAGAAAGCACCGTCCAAGCCAGGTATTGATAGTAAAGTATTCCTCAAGGTCTGAGGAGCAAACTGCAAAGTTTCAGGCGAAAAGATAAATGATTGATCTTGTCTAAGCCTATCATAGATAGGACAATTAGCCCAAATCAAGCATTTGAACTTAAGCTGACCAGGACGGCCCGGTGAAGCTGTTTCCCAATCTTTACAGCCATTTGCCATCAATCATTCCCTTTTTGCGTATTCTATATCTAGTATCGGTGTTTCGGGATAAGAAAACGCTCTGAAACTACCAGATGCGTCCTTATAGAAAAATCTAAGGAAACCGTTACCCGTTGAATAACCAATTGAGGGTGTCTCTGATATAGAGAATCCATCGCCAAATACATCTACATCTCCATACGGGAAAACAACATTAGTTTCCTTGTTCTTAATGGCAATCTTTAGTTCTGGAGAAATTGCGCCAACGACAAAAACAGGCTTAGCCGTTTCTGAATCAGGACCAAGAAGATCTTGTATCTTAACATCACTAGCAATACTTGCCTTAGAAATGAAGTTTCTTATGAACAACATACCCTCAACCTGATAAGTTAGGTACGCAACATCAGACTTGTAATCTATTGCAAATCCAAGCAATTTGATTGATTTCAATTCTTGCAAATCACTATTCTTATGAACAAGCAAGCCTTCTTCAAAGAAATCATACCAAGCGGCCCCGCCATTTGAACTACCCCTACAGTACAAACGACCATTTGCAACAAATAGAACCTTGAACTGACCCGAAGAATCTCTAAAAGCAATAAAATCAACGTCGGGGAACCCCTCTTCGTAATTCTTTTCGTCCCCAGCAAGAGCTATACGATAATCTGTTCTTCTTGCATTTCTCATCGCTTCCGTAGTCGCAAGTTGCGTTTGAAGATAATCTCCCGCTACGTTGCCAACAACTATATTACTTGGAGTAGACCTTAACTTTTGTCCAGCTTCAGAAAAATGATACAAGCCATACATCGCTAACGTATTTTCATCTAATCTATTCGGTCTCTTATATGCCAAAAATGCGTCTTCATAAACGAATAAACTAGCATCTATCTCTTTATGCATCAAAGCATCATTCAAAACATAAAATAGGTGTATTTTATTGCTAAAATCGTCCATTACAGCATATGGAGCCGAAACGCTTTCTCCAACCACGGTTCTAACAAGACCCTTAAAATCATACCATGTATAACCATAATCAGGGGACAATAGACAAGATATCTCTCTCGCCGTCTGCTCTTGAAGGCCTGGCATTGCGCCGTCAGGATAAGGTCCAACTACATGAGAACCGTCAGCATTGCGTCCATTATTAGAAGTATCGCCTTCGCCGCCCTTTTCGTCTTCATAGAAAACAAGCCATCGACCAGAAGGATCAAAGCATGTCGCAACATTGCTTGTTGATATCTTATACTTCTGATATTCTTCCTCTTCCAAAGACTCCGCTTCGATATATTCAATATCCATGTATTTAAGTATATCGCCGTCTATGAACCAACTTTCAGCATTTATGTAACGAGTATCAACGCAAACAATCCTTGCGTCCTTTTTGAAACTTCCTTGATAAGGAATAGCAACATTATCAACAACATTCTTTGAAGACGGAAAAACAAAAGAAACCATTCGTTTTGAATTATCCAAAAATGCTCTGTTATTCGGTATGTATTTGATTGTTATTTTTCTAAGTCTTCTTCCGGATAAGCCGGCAACATTAATCCTGCCAGTAGTTTGATCTCTTGTGAAAACCAACTTGTCAGTTTTGATAATTGTAGGAGAAACCTTGCTCATAAGAATCAAAGCATTTTCTGTTGATATCTCTATGCCTCTATAATATCCCGGTTGATCTCCTATGAGATTATCATATCCGCCATACTTGATACTCTCGCCCGTAAGCGACGTATCAAGCTGAGGAAGAGTATGACCCTCTGAAGTAAGATTTTCTCTTTCCATTTCGGAAAAATCTTTATTGATTACGCCTTCTTCGAAAACCCTGAAGTTCGTTGTTCCATTAGAACTATCAGGATAAACAAGACAAGCTTGATACTTATTAGGGTCTGTAGTGACTGCATAGTTTTCAGTAAAGGCCGGTCTTGTACCAACCCATATAGCTCCGTCGCCTCGAATAGGATTAACTGCCTGAAACTTTTCAACATAGATACGAGACTTAGAAGAAAGTCCTTGCAAAAAGGTAGGAGTCCTCAAGAGCATATCAGCTTGTATAGTACCTTTTGTGCAGAATCCAAAATCGTAGGTAAATGTTACGTTGCAAGTATACAAAGTTCCAGAACCCTGCATCGGAACCGAATCGAACTTAGCGCTTGTTAGATCATAATCGTCTCTGCCTGGAGACAAGTTTTTGATAAGATCCAAGTTCGCAAAACCAACTCCAGTATTAGGTATGTCTTTGTTATATATAGTACAATTTGAAAGCGCCTTTGCTAATCTTCTTTCATATCCAAACTTCTCATTATCATAGCAAACAGAATTGACATGATCGCTTATATCAAAAAGAAAATCATCAAAAAAAGCTCTAGCCTCATCGCCGCCTAGAATCAACTGCCCACTTGAATCAAAAGCATTACTCGTTGACTGAACTTCTTGCAAGAAAGAGTCAAACCAAGCCTGATCTCTTATAGACGCCCTAGGAATCAACAATCGAACTTCATTGTTATTTCTAAAACTACAAGATAGTATACCTCTTGAGTCTGCAAAATAACAACCCATTATGAACTGGTTTCTATTTGCCTTTTCAAGCTTTGATTCGATTAGTCGCTGACATTCCATATCCGTCAAAAGGATTCTTTGAGTAAGCCTTTGAATTCTTCTTGTCTTTTCTGTTTCAGTAAGAGAAGCATTATTCTGTATTTCAAGGATTTGACTTTGTATCTCGGCGTCATTAACGAAATCCGCCAAAGCTGCTCGTTCCGAGGAATTCTTTCTAACCTTAAACTTGAACTTCTTAAAGTTCCAACCCTTTACCAAATCAAGAGGAGGTAACTGATAAACGCTTTGATCTGGAAAAAGGAAAAAGTTAGTTATGTTCTCTATAGCATGCCTAAAAAGAGGCGTTCCGCCAACGTAAGATATATAGACCTTATCGCCAGCCTTCAACGCAACAGTAGGCGGAGCGTCTGCGGGAGGCGGATTGTTCGGGTCTGTTTGCTCGGAAAGATTGAAAGAAACAACCTTATCAGCTAGATCGTCGGTGCTACCATTCCAAAAACAATGACCATTTGTTCTATCAAACTCATTATCAGCCCTATAACGATTTTTCCTCTCGTCTCGAACAATTCCCGTAAACAAATTGGTTGCGTCAGAATATTTGTAGTTCTCAAACTCCGCCTGTATCTGTCCTTCAGGAGACTGAGGCCAACCTCTAATTCTACCACCCGAATTACCAAGATTCTCTAGCTCATTAAGATCTGACAAGCCCAAAAGAATCCTCATATCGCTATCTGTTAGTTCACTAGGCGCAACTCTTCTACCAAGCCTTTGTTCTACTTCGTCAGCGGGAGTTGCTCTTGCTCTAGCTATTTGCTCTTCTGTTAGCGGCGTGTCTGGCGTAACAAATACTATTGGCGCTCTTGTTATACCAAGAACTCCCAAAACATAATCTGGCAAAGTAATTTGCTTACTTGTTATATTCTCTTGGGTAAGAACAATTTCTCTATTAAGTCTTGTTTCTGAATCGCAAACATGAAACGTCCACCTAGACAAGGTTCTTTCAGCATCGCCTTGCAAAGAGCAACCAAGAGCAGAACCTATACCAAAACCTGCTCCGCCTCCAAGAGTTCCAAATATGAAACCAGTATTACCACCTGGCGATAAATCATTAAGACTTGTTCCCGTGACTCTTGTTCTTACTCCAAACCAAAACTCAGCATACAATCTATCTGCGGGAAGCAAACGTATAACCTCTCGTTCAGAGATTATTTGTCCTCCCTGATTACGAGTTCTAGGTCTAGCTGTTGTTCCTGTTTCTGGAATATAGCCATTTGGAATAAGGTCTATATTGTCATAAGCAAGAACACTGCTAGGTAAAAGATTGCCTAAGCATATATTGGGCATTTAATTACGCCTGTCTCATTTCCTTAAGAACCTGAGGTATAGCTTCTCTTGCAGCCGCAACAGCAACTTGAGTCATTGCATGCTTGAATGCATTTATAACTTCATTACTATTTATTGAGTCTTTAACTGTATTTGGAAAAGACTTTACATTCTCTCCTGACCCAGAAGCCAAGACTTTATCTTGTATTATTAGATTGTACATATTCAAATCTTCTTCATATTTCTTCTTCATCTCTTGCAATTTGAAGTAATTCTTCTGCCTGCCTTCGAGCTTTTGTTCTTTTGTCATTCCTGAAAGATCTGTGGAATAAGTCTTCTCCCAACCACTCGCCCAATTTGTCAAACTATTCTTGCTACTACCAAATAAACCCGAACTAAAATACGAAGCGTAATCCGCAATACCACCAAATCCTTGAGAAACTAAGCCCTTAGCAGCTTTAGACACAGGCGATTCGCTTGACTCTTGACCCAAAGCCCTAGTTTGAGCGCCAACAAGCTGCTCCATTCTTCTAATTTCTTCTTCATCAGCAACTAACTTAGAAAGATAATCGTTGTTGTTCTGAACAACTTCTACAACAGCCGGAACGTCAGCTTTATTTTGCTCGACCTCTTTTGCTTTTTCCTTTGTTACATAAGGAGAAACCGCTCCCGCAAAACTTCCAGAATCAGGAGCAACAACCGAACTATTCATAAGAGACGGGTTCCCGGTGACTCCAACAAAACCGCTTGCCGCTGTTGTAAGCTTTGTCAAAGCAGAAGCCGAATCTTCTGTCGCCTTCTTATGCTCGTCAAACGCCTGAGAGCTACCATAAAGAGCATCCGAAACCGCCGCAGCAACTGAACCGCCAGGGCCAGAATTGACCTTATTGATTACTGCATTTGCTCCGTTTCTAAGGAAATCCGTACCAGAACCAGTAAAGTCTCCGAACTGCGAAAGAACTGCCTTTTCAGCAGCACCAGCAGCACCTTCGGTCAAGCTTCCCGCGCCAAATCTTCCAGACTCTCTACGACCCTCAAGCTCAGAACCTGCTCTAAGCGCCCTAACTCTATCAGGAGCGCCAAATACTAAGCTACCAAGTCTCTTTTCTTGAGATATAACAATACGAGTAAATACACCAGCACCAGTTGTCATGGCGGCAATAGCTGATATATAACCTTCTCTCAAAGCTTTTGTAAGCTCAGCCTGCTTTCTAATTTGCTCTGTATACTTTGTTCCAAGTTCAAGCCTCTTATTCTCGAAACTGAAATCGCTTGCCTGCCTATCTTTCTGAATCTTCTGTCTTTCCTCTTCTGATTCAGCAGCCGCAAGTAAGGTTTGAAACCTTTGGTTTTCTTTTTGCTGCTCTTGATCTAAAAGAGCAATTGTTTCTAGAGTTATTCGTTTTTCATTTTCAATAGACTTAACAACTTGCATCTGCATACCAACGCTTGCTCTGAGTCCCATTCCAAGAGAATCTGCAAGATTCTTTCGAGACTCATCAAAAGCTGTTTGTTTATTAGATTGTTCAGCCGCCTGGCTTCCTGCTTCAACAATTTTGTCAGCAATGGAAGCTCCTTGTTTGCGTAAATTATTTTGCTCTGCAAGCTGCTTATTGTAGTCTCTAATAGTCTTAAGCGGAATCAATGTCGCATCTGTAAGATTCTTCTCCATCTCATTAGCTTCATCAACCTTACCAGCAGCGCGCAATTGATCGGCCTCAGCTACTAAAGATTGCATTCTCTCAGGGCTAATGCCGCTTCTTTCAGATCCCTGTCTGATAACTTTCATATACTCGTCATTTGCTTTTTTAGCTTCATCAAGCCTTCTTCTAAACTCATCAAGATTTTCTCCTAAAGCGGAGCCAAATCCACCTGTCAGATTCTGCGTCATACCAAAAAAGCCAATAAAGCTATCAAGAATAGCCTTTTGAGAATTAAGCAAATCAACTTGTATTTTATATCGTTCTTCTACACTCTTAAGTCTTATTGTGTATTGCGTAAGAGTCTCTAAGTTTTTATTATCAGCTTCCCATACTTTTTTGCGAATATCCAATAAAGCTTGAGCTTTATTATTTTGCTCCTGCATTTCTGCAAGATTTCTATTATTGAAATCTAGTTTCTTCTGAAGATATTCAATTTGCTTAGCATCTCCGGCTTGCCTTGCCTCTGCAAGCTCAGCTTCTAGTGGAATAATTTCACTTTTTATGAAAGCGGCTTCTTGTTTTTTAGCCTCGCTTGCACCAGTTGCTCCACTCGCTATTAAATCTTGCTCATTTGCCCTGTCTCTTAGAGCAAGCATCTGATTTTTCTTTTCTCTCGCAGATTTTACTTCATTAGCTTCTTCATTTTCAAACCAAGCAGCAATAAGTCCACCAATACCGCCTATAACGCCTCCTGCTACAGCACCGATAGCAGTACCCAAAACAGGAACAACACTTCCAACGATGGCTCCCGTCGCGGCTCCGAGAGCGATTCCTCCTCCGAAGCCAGCAACCTTACCAACATCGCTTTCCATGAAATGTTCGTCGTCGTTTATTAATCCAACCTTCTTTGCTCCCCAATTAGCAATATTGAGACCGCCTGCGGCAGCGAGATAACCGCCACCGCCTGCAAGGGCTGCACTTCCCACACCGCCAAGAGCGCGAGCGCCAAAGCCTGTAGCGGTTGAAGAAGCTGCTCTAAATAAGCCGCCTCCGCTACCAAGCATATTCTTGACAGCCATTCCTGTTTGCATGAAATTAGCAAGACCACCAACCGCTCCCGCCAAAGTTGTAAGAGCGGCTGTTGCTATAACAAGACCCGAAGCAAATGATTGCAAAAATTCTGAGTTCTTATCCATATACTCAGAAATGTCTTTTAATGTTCCTATAAACCCAGAGCCAAGTCGCATCTGTAGATCTTCGAAGAACTTGTTTATGTTCCTAAATGCTTTTGTCTCTTCGTCAATCCTCTTCTTGAGTTCTGCGTCTTCCTTTGTTATAGGTTGACCGCCCCTCAAAAACTCGTCAAGTTTCTTTGCTTCTTGAACACTCAACTCACCAGCAGCGGCCATTGCAAAACCTGATTTCTCAATAATATCAAGGTTTGCTTGCAAGCCGCCCTTTGCGATAGACATTGTTCCAAAAACGTTATTCAAAAGCTGAGACTTACCAACGATTGACTGAATATCGCCAAGCATTGCAGCCATTGCTTCTTTATTAGTTCCAACAGAAGAAGCAATCTGATCAAAGACAGACTTCATACCCTTAAGAGGAGCATAATTAAAGCCCCTCTCATATTGGCTCATAAGCTGCAATGTTTCAGACCTAAGGAACTTATAAGACGAGGACAAAGACTCTACCTGAGCCTTTGTTTGCGCAATTCCCTGTCCATACTTTGTAAACTGAGCAGAAGTTGCTCTTAGCTCATTACCAAACTTGTTGTAAGCTTGCAGAGCGCTAGTAATCGAAGGAACGCTGGCTCCTGTAACCGCGCCAAGCTTGCCCAAAGCAGCAAGAGGGGTATTGATAACCTGACCAAGCCCCTGCATAGCATAGGAGGCTCCCCTGAGCTTATCCGTCATCTTTGTCAGAGTCTTATTCGATTCCTCAAGCTCTATACGAGCCTGCCTCATCGCTTGCTCCATCAAAGAAGCGTAGCGCTTAAACTCAAGAGCGGTAGCGCCAACAGAAGGGGCAACGATACCCCTTGCCTCAAGAATCATTACTGCACGATTCTTGACTTCTCTTTGAAACTCTTTATCACCAGCGGTAGACATATTTTACGATTTCCGTTCGGTATATTCTAATTTCGTCCGTTAAATGAAAAAACCTTCGGCCAAACCGAAGGTCTTGAGCGTATTATTACGTCTCTAAATGCTACTTCTTGCCAAGACCCGACTTACTTGTACGAGTCAATTCTGTCCAAGTCCTTCTGACGCCTCTTCATTGCGTTTTGAGCATATTCATTCGCTTCGTCCAAGCAACGATTAGCTGCCTCGAAAAGTTCGTCCTTATTTCTACCAGGAGGCGTAAGCTTGTAGATTTCCATGTAAGCGTCTGCCTCTTTGATCTTATTCTCAACGTAGGCCTCGTCATGAGCCTTGTTTCGAATATAAATGTCCTGATTTCTTACAGACCGAGCAACAGGGTCGTTGTAGCTCTTACCAGTTGATCTCGCAATATCGAACATGAAGAAGCCAATAACAAACGTTCCCATGAAGATCAAGAAGTTTGCGATGAAGCCCCTGTAGCTAAGCACTCGGGCGGCAAGCAAAAGGATTGACGATGCAACAGAGAACAGGGCAACAAAGGTCAAAGCTCCCCAAATAGCTCCGTCTTCAAAAGGACCGCCTTCCGCAACGACTCTGATAACGAAAGCAGCAATCCAAGCGCAGACAAGGAAAACGCAACCGATTGAGAAAAAAACCGTAGGTCTGCTGTTATCCATGACCGAACTCCTTTGGCAAGTATAGGCCATGAAAGGCCTATCCATCAGATTTTGCCTCAAAGTTTAGTCCTGAAGCCCAAATCTACCAAACAAGACCCTTACCCTGCCGAATTGAGGGCTTTCCCTAGCTCGGAAGCTATCGTGTCACAAATAACGGGGAAAAGAGCGTCAAGGCTCTCTTTTGTCGCAGGTATTTCTTTTCCTGAATCATCCTTGAATGTCCAACCCTTGAGCAGCGTGAAAAGCCTTGTGTACTTCAACTGGTTTGAGACAATTGACAGGTTTCCTTCTCCATCAACTTTTAGACCTGCATCAAGAAACAACATATGGTCTTTGTATGACGGAACCCTGAAGAAAACGTCGTGATGGTCTATTTTTGATTTCTCAAACCCTTCAGGAGCATCTTCGCTATCGCCCCAACAAACAAGCTTACCTTTTGCGTCTTCGGCAAGATTGATACCAACCTTAATCTCTGCGTCTTTGTCAATAAACAGTTTCATTTGCTACTCCTATAACTTATTTGAAGCTCTTACGGCGTCAATCGACTTCTTCAGTAGAAGTATTATCGAATGTTCTCTAAACTTTTTCACAGGCAACGCCTCAATATACTCAAGGGACCAGCCATACTCTGAGGCAAATAAATGCTCATATATTGAATCAGGAATCTCTTGTTGAGAGAGAATCTTTGAATCAGTATATAGCCTTATGGCTGCGTCCGCGATTTTTTTTCGTCATTCTCGCTTGGCGAAGTGCTTTCGTCATATTTGCCAAGAAGTTCTTCAGCTATAGAGTTTGGTAACTGACCAATGCTCTCTTCATTGATTGGAATGACATTGCCAGAATCGTCCTGTACGTCCCACTCCTTAAGACAGGTTCTAAATATGTTATCCTTGTACTTTGTTGGGTCAAGTCTTTGAGAACCGTCAGCAGGGTTGTAATATGTAGAAGCCCTCATGACTTTGTTTGATATTTTCCAAGTAGGAATAGCCCATTTCGTATTCAAAACATCAACAGTTTCGTCTTTTTTCTCAAGGAGTTTTTTCCCTTCTTCTTCTGAAAGAATTTTGAACTGAAGATATCCTGACTTGTTTTTCTTAACTTGATAGTACAGCGTAATATGTATGAGATTTTCTTCATCTCTTATAAGCAGTGACTTCGCCATTTATTTCTCCTTGTAATACAGCGTAACAAGACAAACCCTCTTGAGAACAGAGGGTCGTCTTCTACGAACATATCGTCATTTACGACGTTGATAATCAGGTGAGAGGCTGGAAATAGCCAGGAGCGGATGGACCGCCAAACGAGTTGGAAGCATTGTCAACAGATACGTTGCAAGCACCAAGCTCCAATGCCTCATAATCATTTTCGCAGTCGCCAAGGGCGCTGAAAGGCATTCTTGTTTCAACAAGGTCGTTACTAATAGCAACTTCTTCAATCTGGAAGATTACACCCCAAAGAGCGGTTGCCCAATAAGGAACGGTTGCGCTACCAAGAGTATAACCAAACTGGATCTTAGTTCTAGAAGTAAAGCGATTCTGATTGTTATATACGAAATCATGGAACTGTTTGTTCGCAAAACCCATAAGAGTCAAGCTACCTTCGATTGACCTCTTACGAGCGGTAATATCCTGAGGAACAAGCTTACCATTCAAGGTATAGAAACGATCTGCATTGTTGTTAAGAGTTACTTCAAAAGCTCTAATAAACGAACCTGGGACAACGATATTCTCTTCTCTTGCAAAAACGTTGATTCGGAAATCGTTCCAGGTAACAACACGAGCAGGAGCCAACATGGTTGGTTCTCTTTCAGTCGTAAGAGCTTCTCTTACGTTATCAGTAACGTTTGCTCCACCAATAACTCCAAAGTTAATCTTTACAACGTCAGCTTGAGTGACGTTAATTCTCATGGTATTAATGATGCAGTTTGGATAACGGAAAGCGGTGTTGTCTGTATAGCGAACGTCTACATTGAACTGGTTAACAAGACGACCAACTTGGTCTCTCTTAGCAGCAATGTTCCAGAGGCGATTTGCTAGGTTTGTTTGGCAAGTAGCGTCTGGCTCGCCGCAATCCTTACCTGTACCATTCTGAATACCTTCATGAACAAGAGGAAACTCAGCAGAGCCGTCTACCATACGGGGACCAACTTGGTAGAGAGTTCTGTCGATACGACCGTCAACAACGTCAGGATATGTTATGTCTTGCTTGGCTCGTATATCACAAGACAAGGCTCTTACAAAGATTTCTTGGCCGATAGACCCTCCTGAGAATCTAACGGAACCAACAAATCCCATTTGTGCTGTTGGAATAGGCATACTAAATCACTCCTTACCTAGTTATTGTAAATCAGCAAGCAGGTATTGCTGTCCCGTCTGCAAATCTTGGAACGGTAAGTCCGTCAACAGCAGAGTAGGTTGCAGAAGGAAGGTTGGAGATATTTCCTTGACATACGAGAACTCCCGTAATCTTGCAGAGTTCTGCCCATGCCATAGGAATCTCAACATTCGCTTCTATCAAATAATCGTTGAGGTCAGTAACCGCAGCGCCGGATCTATTGATAACATGGTTATTGATAGCTCTTACAGCGCTGAGATAGGTAGTTGGCGAACGGTAAATATCCGTGTTGATCTGATAACTTGTCCAAAATTCATTGATGAGGTCGATTGTTGGGTACACATTATCAGACAATACGATCTTGTAAACTGCGTCATACAAGTAATCAACCGAACCCACGTTCGCTATTCTTGCATTGGCGTAGTACGTCGCAATTGCCAGATAATCTGCTCCACTTATTACATTGCTAGACAACATTTGTATTAACTCCTCTTTCTAAGCTGGTCCCTTGAGCAAACGCTTCTACTCCATATTCTGCTTCTAATATAGAGTCTCCTCTTTTTTTTCAAGAAGTCAATACAAAATCCTTCTGGAACGAAAAAGAAATTCAAACAGAATCGAGAGCCAAAACCGGCTTAGACGAAAGAGCCTCCTGAACAACGTTTGAAAAGCCTTCCAAAAAGGACTGTTTGGAAAACTGATTGGAAAGGTTTCTGGCAGCAACAGAAGCCTCTTTAAGCTTGTCTTTATTATGAAGAAGATTTATCAGAGTTTGATTCAGTGCTTCCGAAGAGATTATAGCAAATTCCTCTTCATTCTGACCTACAAATATACAATACGGAACAAAGAATCTCAATCCTTCTGGCATTTTCGAAATTATCTCTCCAACCCTACCGTAATTAGGGCCTACAGGAACACAACCGCATCTCATACCCTCCAGCAAAGACAAGCCAGTGGCCGACTTTATCGAACAATCGACTATAACAGATGAATTGTTGTAAATTTCATTCATCTTAGAAAGAGATACACCTTCCTTAATGGAGCAATAGTCTTCGGTGTAGGATAGCTTATCAGCTTTATATCGTTCTTTGAGAATATCTAGGTTGTAATCGCCAGGATCGTAAAGATTTGTATGTATATAGCTATTCAACCCGCTAGAAGCCCTAATAAAAGCAGCCAAGTTACTAGATTGAGCATTCCTTGCGGAACAAAGAACTCTATCTCTAGTAGAAGTAGGATCAAAAACAAAGTCTCTATCGTCTGGGCCATAAGGAATGAAAGTCGCCCTAACATTCGCAAAGGACGAAATCTCCTTCAAACCAAACTCGCTTGTTGAAACAATAGCGTCAGCGTATTCAAAGCTATCCTTACTGGCAACGGAAATGCCGCAAGAATCAAATGTATAAACCGCAATCCACCTAAACAGAGTTGGATACATGGATTTGATTGCGTAAACAAAATTCGTATCCTTGTAATCGCCAATCGTTATAACAAGATCAGGCTGAGTCCTCTTCATAAGCTCATATATAAATGGGGAGGCCTCTTCTGTCTTTGGCGTAAATGGATACAAATAACAAACGTGCTTACCGTCTTTCTCGTAAGAATGAACGCCTTCTTCGGAGGGCATAAAATACCCTTCGTCATGATGCCAAACGGCAGAGCTAACCTCATGTCCTTCCGAAACAAACTTTTCAATAATGTCTGCATTTATCTTGGCATTTCTAACCAAGAGATAGGGCGAAGCGCCAATGGTCAATATCTTCATGTTTACTCCATAAGTATGTACAGCGGGTTTTCAGGCCCATAAGATGTCAACTCGTATATCTCGTCAATCTTCGACTGCGAAATTAGAGACGTACAATCAATGATAACTGCTTGATATCCAGAGACTCCCATAAGTCTTTCAAGACAGTTCGGCGAGCAAACTACAACTTTATCTTTTAGCTCTGGACTAAGTTTTAAGAATCTCGCTGCAAGAGTCATATTCGGAAGGACAAGTATAACCTTATCAAACCTATCTTCTATAATCTGCATGATTGCAGACGTATGACCAGCGCCTCTGTAAGAACAAAGTTTAATAGTTGAGTATTCTTTTGCTCGTTTTATTCTTGGCAGAAAATCCAAAACATTACCAAGTTCTTTTTGTCGTTCCCTTGCCATATCAACAAGAGTAAGAAGACAAGTATACAATTTACCGCCACGATATCCGGTATTTACCATTTCCATAGGAACATCTCCCTTCCAGCCAAATATAAAAAGGAATATGTTCCTTACATTTGGTATATGATATTATCGACAAGGAGAAACAAAATGATAGGACAAAGATTTGGAAGACTTGTTGTTGGAGAAAAAACAGAAATACGATTACAAGGCAAAAGTAAACACAAAACCCTATATCACCACTGTATATGTGATTGCGGCAAAGATCTTTTTGTAAGAAAACAAAGCCTGAAAGGAGGAAACACAAAAAGCTGTGGATGCTATAAAAACGAACATTCAAAACTAATAGGAAGAAAAAACAGAAAAGGGAAATATACAGGTAAAGCAACAATAAACTATTTACTTAGAAAATACAAATATAACGCTTCAAAAAGAAAAATTACATTTGATCTCTGTATGGAAGATTTTAACAAGATAATAAAAGAAAATTGCTACTACTGCGATAAAGAACCATCGCAAAAAATAGAACTTAGCTCACAGAAACTGTATTACAATGGCGTTGATAGAATAGACAGTTCAAAAGGATATATTAAAAGCAATTGCGTGCCTTGCTGTAAAATGTGTAATATAGCAAAAAGTTCTTATTCTTTATCTGAGTTTAAGGAATGGATTTCTAAAGTATACAACAAACACTGTAAACGGGGCTGATATAGGAGATTATCGGCAAATTATGTTAGTTGAGGGTCAGACCAGCCATGCCTTGTCTGAACTTCCATCTCTTCTCCGAACCATGTTATGCTTGCCGCATGAAGAAGAGTCCCCTTGTACTTAAACCCATAGTTGATATCGCTAGGCCAAGAGTTGTATATAAACCTAGTCAACTTAATAACCTTCGTTTGCTCGTCAACAGCATAAGGGAAGTGAGGATTAGGAAAAACTTGCAAAGTTGTTGAATCTGGAATCGAAGCAACCCTCAACTCTTCTGCTTGATAAATGTTCTCTATCACTATCTTGTCTTCGCATACAAATTTCGAGGAATCAGCAACCTTGATAAACTCGTCTTCTGCATTTACGTCTGCAATCAAATTGCTTGTATCATAAGCGCCAATAAGAGGAAAGATATTCTTCTTCAAACCTAACTGAATGATATTTGCAAGCTGCATAACCGTTCTATAAGAAGATTCATGGTTATCATTCTCTGCATAAATAGCTATCTGAAGATTGTATCTCTCTTTTGTTGTACCAAGAGTAAACCATTCAGACGTTCTATTTTGACCAAGTATGGTTATGGCTGGATAACGAGGAATAACGTCAGGCTCGCCTATGTAGATAGCCTGAACAAACTGTCCGTCATACGTCTTCGTTATCATTGCATTTGCCGAGACTCTCCAACCAGTTATAACCTTGATTGGCGACTCAAGAATGATTGTATTCCTATCTGGAATTTCCGCAATCCTCAAGCCAGGCTCGCCATTAACGCCGTCATGCAAAGCAACTTCGTCACCAACTCGAAAGCGTATAGCAGAGTTGACTTTTATAGTCGTCGTATTGTAGGGAGCGTCCTCCGTAAGGGTCGCGCTCGTGTTGACCCAACGGTAAATTGTTCTTCTTACGCTCTCTAGAATTTCAATCATTAGAAGTTCCTATCCAAAAGATCGTCTAGTAAGTTTTTAGCAATGTTATCAACAGCTTTGTTGACATTGTTATTATCAATCTCGCTTGTCTTCATATAGTCTTCGTATTCAGCCCTATTTATTGCGTCCTCTTTTGTCTTGCTTATTTTTGATTCATTAGGCAAGCCAATATCGGTAACAAGTTTTGTATTTTCAATTTGAGAAGAAAGTTGCTCTATGCTTTTTATTAACTGATCAAATGTAACTTCTTTTTCAGACTCGCTCATCTATCGCCTCCCTTCATCTCTCGGTCGCTGCCTTCTATAGGAGGCAAGCCATATCTGTCTCTAAGATTAGGATTGAAGAAGCGATGACCTATTCTCTTTTGACCATGAAGAATAGTTACGCCTTGGAGAATATCATTTAGCCCTGATAAAGCCCAGCCTCTCAATGTTTTACCATAATCTGAAACATTAGGGCTTGATTGAGAAGCAAAATACTTATCATAGATACTAGCGGCAGCTAATCTTGCGCAAGCCAAATTGATAGCAGCAGGATATCTTACTCGAACAACCCTTGCTGTCTCGGCATGGTAAATACCAAGCAAAGGCTCCTGAAGCTCAATGGTTGTTGTATTGACAACGCTCGAAACAGTATGCCTCTCTTCTCCTAAAGCGTCAATGAATATCAAGGTATCGCCAGGATTTAGAGGAGAGGTTTTGTTGAGTTCGATTGTATCGTTATAAGCGTCTATATCAACAAGAAGAGAAAGCTCCAAATCAACCTTTTCGCACAAAGGAGTTAGATAGAGTTCGCTAATGGCTGCATCTATCTGATCTCCTGCCCATGTAATGTATTGATACACAACATCATCTGGAATCGAGTTATTACTCTTATTCTTACCAAAAGTCCAAAGAGGAACCGGCTGACCATTCGCAACAGAATTCGTTGCAGAAGTTAAGGCCTGTGCTAGTATGTCATATACCTGTTGTGTAGTTGCATATCCCATTTATCTTTCCTGTTTACGATAGTATCTTATCTAAAGGATCTTGGGAAGCTGCTTGCATTTCCTTCTTCTGCGTAATAATCGCCTGCGTCAACAAACCTTCTGCAACCGCATTTCTTGGACTCTTAGCGTGTCTTACTTCCTTAATCTGGAAAGGCAAGTTCATCCCTCTTACTATTTTCTCTAATTTCTGGCAAAAACCCTTTGGCATACTTGTACCACCAGCAATAACAATATCAAGAGGCTGACTGAACTTGCTTTTAGACTCTTGGAACTTCTTTCCGAACAATCCAAAAACATGCTCGATCATGGCGTCATAATAAGCATCAAGAGCAAAAGAAACGTCGTCGTTTTCGTCTAGCTTGTTGAAATCAAGCTTCTTTTCCTTAGTAGAAATGACCTGAGAAAGAGGAACGCCCGTCTGCTCAGAAACTTGCTTATCAATCCAATCACCGCTTCGGGCAACAGACATTCCAACAACAGGCAATCCCTTATACGCCAAAAGACAGTTAACTCTACCCGCTCCAAAGCTTACGCCAATGCCTGAATAAGGAACAACCGTTCCGTCTTCTTCGGTCATAGTCGGTCTTTCGCTCAAAACAACAGCATGAGCCTCTTCGATAACCTTTACCTTCCATCCAAGCCTTGTGAACAAAGCCGTCAAACGATTCTTGTGAAAAGTTGAATCAACGGAAGTATCAACAGACTCAGAACTAACGCATATACAAACCCATGAGTTAGAGTCAGGAGCCTGCCCAATAGAAGCCTTGATTATCTCAGCAAGAACAACAAGCTTCTTGTCTTCATTCTTGTTCAAAACTCCGTCAGCCATAGGCCTTCGTATTTCAACTTTGCCCGGGAATATGTTAGCGACCTTAATACAGTCGTCTCCAACTACATAATAGTTATCGCCGTCTCTTACATATTGCCAACCATTGCTCTTAAGAGTATCTTCAATATCATCGTTCTTGGGAAGCTCAACAAAGGCATTCCTTGTATTTCTGACTTTGATAGCGCCGTCCGCCATTTCAGCCACTTGAAAAAACATCGTTCCTGGGTCAACTCCAATTGCTTTACTCGACATCTCTGTTCTCCTTTATTACAGCAATCCTTCTAATTCCTGTATGTTCTTCGTAACATCTTTATCGGTTGTTTGTTCTTCATGCTTTACCTTAGATTCAGCGTTACCAGCCAATCGGTTAACCATCCTCTTTTGTATGTCAACAAGCTTGCCCTGGTCAACGTCTTTAGCTTCTTGAGACTGAGCTTGCGGTTGCGAGTTTCCAACAATTGCCGTCAAATTCTGAAGCGCAGCAAGAGCCTGGTTAAGAGCGTTTACATCAACGGCTGGTTGTGAATGAGATACCTTTTCATCAATCCTCTTGGTTAGCTTCTCTTCAAGCTGTTTTATCGAGTTGATAACATCCATTGAAGAGTTTTGCTGAGGTTGATCCGCCGCAGCAGCGGGCTGCATATTGATAGCCCCTGAATCTTTATTCAAACAAAGTAGAGATTTTGAAGAAAACAAAGACCTAAGACTTCTAGCTTGTTCAATGTAGAATCTAGAAGAAATCATATCTAAATCTATCGTATGTCCAGGCGAAAGAGTAACTCTTAACTCTGGTATATCAACATCATGTTTTGTAATGTTCTTTACAACAAACATATTACATCCTTCTTGTTTTTGGATAAGCCGATGGCATCTGCTTAGAAAAATCCATTTCGTTCATCTTTTTACATGATTGACAAAGCCAATAAACCTTGGAATCTCCAAAGTTAAACTCTATAGTTGGATTCCTCTCATGATGCCTGCAATGTCCGCAAACGGCCATCATTCTACAAGAAATATCTTCAGGCTTAGAAAGATCCCATGCTTTGCTGTCTTCCATTTATTGCTCCAGCGATTATTGCGTCTAACACACTTGTATCGACATTGAACTTTGCAAACTTTCCTCTCAACGATACAAGATTTGCAACTCTTCTATTTTGAGCGATCTTCTGCATCATTCTAATTCTAGAAGCAATCTTACCGGCAGCGCCTGCGTCTAGAAGCTCAGCGAAGAACAAGGCGTCTCTAGCAACAAGGCGAGAAGGACCATACGGCCTCTTACCCTTTGGATCGATTGCCTCTTCTTGAGGAGTCTCTCTAAGCATGCTCTTAACTAACTCGTCAACCTTAACTTGAGGCTTGTTATGAACAAGAGTTTTCTTTACAAGACCCCTATTATAAGCATCTCTAAGATCTGGGAAATATCTCTCAGCAATCTGGAACAGCCTTCTGTCTGGCATCTCTTTTATAGAGTTTGAAATCTGACCGGGAGTGATACCGATATGCTTCAAGAACTGATCCTTAGATTCAAGCTTATTTCTTGCCAAGAAAGCAGGATTATCCATAGATTGCTCTATGTACCTTTCAAGATAGACTCTCAAAGCTTCAAGCTCTCTGCTTTGATCGACGTAATACTTCTTGTACTCGCTCTTATCAAATTCATCTATAACTCTCTTCTTAGAATCTCTAGGAAGCTTTGCAAAGTCAGCCTTACCCTTTACGTTGTTCAAGCCAGCGGCTGCTGCAAACTGAGCAACATATTCGTCTTTGATAAATGAACCTGGATCGCTAAATTTCTTTTCTATATCCGTTGGAGTTGAGTACATTGTTTCAAGTATATCTCTTACCTTATCAAAGGTTGCAGTGATTTCTTGAGGAGTCATTGCCTCAATCTCTTCCTCAGTCTTACCAAGATCAACGCCTCTTCGAGCAAGCTGAGTAAGATAGTTCATCTTGTCGTCAAAAGAACCTCTGTTCGTCTTTGCCAAAAGAGAACCAACCGCTGCTGTCTCTGGGAAGAAACCTATAACCTCAACAAACGAAACCATTGTATCGTTGCCGTACTTATTGATAAGCTCGGGATCTAACAATACGTCTCTAAGGCTTTCAAGATCTCCATAAGCCTTTTGTTTTATAATGTTTCTTGTGTTATTTACTTGATTATAAGCTGGATCTTTTCTACTACCAACTTGCATGTTAGGAGGATAATCAACAGCACTCGACGTTAGTATTTCGTCATACGCTTGGCGAGGGTCTGCAAATAACTTATCTGCAACAGCCTTTTGAACTATACCAGCTACGTCAGGATTATCAAGAGCAAATGAGTTATCTGCAAGATGTTCAAGTTTGAATAGTTCGCTCCAGTCTTGATTTAGAATGTTGATCATTCTTTCATCAGTAAGGTTGTTTATGCCTCTATTAGCTGCTTCAACAGTTTGGGCAACAGACTTCCTGCATGACTCTTGTATTCTAGACCAAAGAAGCATTTTACGAAGAGCATTAACCTTTTGATCTCTTGTTTCCTTTGTCAAAGGCGTTCTCTGATAAAACTGAGCAAGCTTACCATTTACGTCTGTAATAAACGAACTGAGCTTATTCCAGTTGTTTTGCAAACTCTGTAGCTTATCAAGTTCAACCGTATCACCCTTCTGAACTGGCAAGCCCTCAGGCTGCAAGCCCTCTTCTTTGAAGACGCTTTCTCCAAGTTCAAGACGGAAATCAGTTTTGAAATCTCTATCTGGGGTAATAGCGAATGGGTCTTTTTCGTTAGTTGAACCAGCGTCAGCGGCCCATTGCATTTCTTGAGACTTATCTGATTGCGCCGAACGAACAGCCTCTTGCAATACCCAATCAAAGAACTTATAGTGCAGAGGATTATCTTTGTCCGAAATAACACTCTTAAGTTCTTGAACGAGAGGTTCAAAATGCCTATGAACAACATTCATGGCATTTGCGTCATATCCGCTCTTGCCAACATTTCCAAGTATTTCATTCTCACCAGGATCAAGATCCGGACCAATACTATCAAGCATGGACTGTCTAGCATAAGGTTCTAAAAAGAATGACAAAAACAACTCTTTGTTATTGGCATCGGCGCTGAAAAGCTTATCCTTGATGAATCCAATTGAATCAGAGTCAGCAAGAAGTTTGCTATTCACAAATGATTTAGACTTATCTCCCCTACCCAAACGAGATTGCAAAATCAAATCCCTATCTCTAGAAGACAAAGGCTCGCCAAGGAGCATCTTGTATCTAATGAGACTTTCTTTGTCATTTCCGCCAAGATAGCTTTTCAAGAACAAGTTCTTGAGTTCTTCTCTTGAAGCGTCGTCAATACCGCTTGAAATAGTAGAACCAGTAAACTCTTCTTGAACCTCCTTAAGCAATGCAAGGTTATGATCGTTATGAGTAAACTGAGGCATCTGAGCAATAGTATCAAAAACCCTATTCGTCTTACCTTTACCCTCTTGCAAAGCTCTGTTTCGCTGAAACAAAGCGACAACTTGAGCCTTTGTTAGGTCTGGGTATTTTTGCTCTTGAGGAGTTTGAGCAACGTCCTCTTCGCCTGAAAGACTCTTCCTCTTTGACTCTTCAAACTTGTCTTTGAATATCTTCTCAAACAAAGTCAGAGCCTCTTGCTTTCTCCCTATTTCCTCGTCCGTCAAAGGCCTTCTATCAGGGCCAATTTCCGTTTCTGCTTCTTCGTCAACAAACGAGAGAAACATATCGAAAATCTGATCTGGAGTAATAGGGTTATAACTGGTATAGCCAGAAAGCATCTTATTAAACTTGAAAATGAATCCAGCAAGCCATTGCTGAACATTAATCGCAGAGTTAGGCAAAATCCTTGGCTTTGAAGGAGGGAGATTAGACTCTGAAGCGCTTGAAGACGGAGACGAAGGCATTGCTTTAGGAGCGTTTGGAGTAGCCTTAGGCGCAGTAACAGGAGTATTCCCTCTCATAAACGGAGGAATATTAGGCCCGTATTGAACAGGCGTAGAAAGCTCGTCTTGCGAAAAAGGAGGCTGTTTATAAGGCCTAAGCGTAGCCTCTTTAGAAAAAGCCTCTTTCATCAAATTCATAAATACTAGATTGTTCATCCTATAGCTCCTAACGTGTCTCTCCTACCATTCAACGGAATTGATAACTTTCCTCCAAGTTTTAGGAGAAGAATTATCATCCCATCTATTCAAATATCGTCAATCGTAGGATTCTACCTTTTGGCCAGATCCGTTAGAAGAATGACCATTATTCCTAGAAGATTCTCTAATACCTTCCTTATACCTCTGGTCTATATCAGAGACGATCTTCTCTCTGACGCAAGAAGCGTAGTCAAGCTCAATAAATTCAAGATTATTGATACCTTGAAGCCTATTGATAGCATCAGCAAGACCGTTTAGTTTAGAACCAAGGTCAGACTGTTCAACGTCGCCAGTACATACAATCTTCGATCCCTCTCCAATACGAGTAAGCATCATTCGCATTTGCTGAACAGTTGAATTTTGGCACTCGTCAGCAACTATATAAGACCTCTTAAAAGTGCAACCTCTCATATAAGCAAGAGGATAGATAACGATCTTTTTACTTTCAATAAGGTTCTTGATATCGTCTTGACTTAGATAATCTGAAACAACTTCATACAAAGGCATAACAGCCCAACTCATTTTAGCGTCGAAATTTCCGGGCAAAAAACCAAGCTTCTCGCCAGCCTCAACATACGGTCTTGTAAAAACAACTCTGTCATAATGACCTTTTAGCAATTCTTGAATTCCCCAACCAACAGCACAGTGTGTCTTACCTGTACCGGGAGCGCCGTATAAAAAGGTTACTTGATTTTCTGAAATAGCTTTGAGCGCTTTTTTCTGACCAGCATTCTTTGCCGAAACCGCAATTAAAAGCTTCGAAGATGTACTATCAGCCAAAACAAGATCTTCGCCTCTTTTACCTTTCATGCCCTTCATTTTCTTAGCCATACAAACAGACTCCTTTAGATGATTAAACTAAAAACCTTCCTCGCCTACGAAGGGTAGGCGGCAAGTCTGTTTTGACTCGCAATTAAGGAAGGTTTCACTCAGCTAGCTCTCTAAAATAAACAACACAACGTAGTATATATTACGAAACATCGCCAATAAGATCCTCTTATTTCGGCTTCATATTTTTACTTCTATTGAGAGCCTTAATACAAAGTTCATTTGCATTTCTAACTCTTATTTCACCAAGATCAAAAATGTATGAATTGTTCTTATCAAGAGTCCCGTCAATATACTTGATAACCATTGGTGTATACAACGCTATACCCTTGCCGTCTGGCAACTCCAAAAATATTCGCTTTGCCATAGAAGGAAGAGCGTCAATAATCGGGTCTCCGCCTCTAACGATTCTATTTTTCAACTCTGCTGAAGGAAGAAAGAAAAACTCAATCTCGTCAGCAAGCCCTAACTGTTTTAGCTTTGCAAGAAATTCGCCCGGCGTTGGTTTATTATCATTCATGCTTTATCTCATTTCTTAGGCTTACAACTTCCTTTAGAGTACGGCTCCTTTCCAGGAACAGGCTCGTACCCTTTCCAGCATCGACCTTTTTTCTTCTTTTCCGCCTTGTAAGACTTTGATTCTATACTTTTCATAACTATCGTCCTCTATCAAACGCCACCACCAAACATATAACGGAACCATCTCGACCTTCCGCCTGGCAATGTAAATTCTGGAACAGTAATAACTTTGGTTCTTGGATACTTACCGTACTTCTTCTGCTCAAGAAGCCTTGTGAACTCTTCTTCATAGTTTTTCTTCAAAGTTTCCATGTTAGAAGAAGCCTTCTGAGCAGCGTCGGCTCCGCCAAAGACTTGCTGAGGTTGTTGAAAATTCAAACACATAAGAATGTCTCGAATAGCGTCTTTCGCTGCTCCATAAAGCAAAATAGGTATATAAAGATCAGGAACGCTCAAGATACTATAAGCGCTTTGAGGAGGATAGAAATTGACTATCGCCAACGCATTCAAAAGGAAACGGTCTAACTGTTCATCGCTAAACCACCTAAAGTTATAATCAGCATAAATCGTATCATAATCAGAAAGAGGCGAATCGAAAAGAACTGTACCATTGAAGTAGTTTATTTCATATCCACCCTCAACAAGCTTATTATTTCTGAAGATTCTCGTTCCATAAGCCTGGTTCCATCTACCAAAAGTAAACTTGTACTTTTGATTATCTATATCAGGAATGGATTGCTCATGATAAACAGGAATCTTCTGAGCGCAACAAATCATCTCACTAAGAGCAACTCTTAGATCTCCAAAACGAGCGCCATAAAGTTGAATATCAGAGTTTAATGTATCTCCGCTTGGAGCTATGATAACCTCTTGAAGTTCCGCCCCTGTATAGCCATTAGCAACGTAATTCCATGTAACGAGATACTTCCCCGCTTCCAAGTCAGTAGGAATCGTCCAATCAAAAGTATAGAATCCAGGCCTAATATAGTCTGGATTTACGTCAGTCAAAACAGGGCTTCCGTCTTTGGTTACGCTAAGAGTAAGAGTCTCTGCCTTCAACGGATTACCATGAACGTCTGTAAGGCTTAGAAACAAAGCGCATAAAGCTCCCTGAACAAATGTTCCTCTTGTATCTGGAACTGACTTTACAGGGGATTCTGAAATAGTAGAAAAAGGGCCAAGCGACTGAACGGCATAAACAGGATCTGAACCAAGCGATGAAACTATTTTCCAAGAAGCTGTATAGATAATACCGTCTTGTACAGTTAGATCATACTCATAAACTCCAGTAGAAGAATTTGTAACAAGAGTTCCATTTGCAACAACAATTGTTCCGTCCTGTTTCTTTACTCCATAAGAAGAATCTTCTGAAGCAAGCTCAACAGAATAAGCGTTGGTCAAAGAACCGTCAACTTTGTACTCAATGAATATTTTCTTAATAGCCATTTATCATCTAACTCCAGGCGTAATTTGCACAGAAGAACCTTGCGTTCCTGTTGTAATATTGATAATTTCTGAGGCTGGAACCTTCTTGTTTTCGCCAAGAGTAATCTCAGGGCCTACAGATTGTGTTCCTGCTGTAATCTCTATTGTTGTATTATTTCCTACGTCTGTTTCAGTGGAGTTTTCAACAACAACGCTCGAATGCCCAACATTAACGCTAACAGTTCCACCAGAACCTCCTGAACAAACTTCAGAAACTTTAACATCTAGATTCTCCGCTTCTTGCGGATTTACAGATACAAAAGCTAGTATATTGTTAGGAGAGCCTTGTTCATAAAACTTAACGCCTCCTCTAAAACTATCAGGGAAAGACTCATAATGCCAAAGATAATAACCATTACCAACTTCATTAAACCCTGTCGAAACAGCACTACCAACAAGTGCCAAAGAAGAATCAACAAGCTGAGCGTTGAGAGTTACACCAGCCTTACTTGAACCTAAAGCAAGAGATATATCAAGAGTATACGCCATTATAAGGCTCCAGGAATAAGGTCTGTCATTCTCTTAATTGCAGCAAGAAGGTCAGCCTGTTCTTGCGTCAAACCTCCAGTTGCAACAGTAATAGCCTGTACTGGCTGTTGATAGTTTACTCTAACAACATAGTTGCCATTTGTATTCATAAATGGATCGCCACCGCCGTCTACAAGCAAAACCCCATTTGTTACATTTAGAGTATGATTTGACTCTTGCGGTTTGATTCTCCATCCATTAGCCAAGAACGCATACAATGGAACAGACGTTCCGCTGCCAGGGTCAATTGGGTCTCCTCCTGAAACTAAAAAGGCTAATTCCCACTTACTATTATCGCTTGTCAAAACCCAATCTTTCCATCTGGAATACAAATCCTTAACGTCTAGAGTTGTTGTTCCAGTCGTTAGCGTAATAACTTTTTGAGAGCCGTCAAAAGAGTATCCCATAAATCACACTACATTACGGGTTGAGGTAATTCCTATCAATGACTTGCTGAACAGGGATAGAAACAGATTCAGAAGTCAAGGTATACGGAATGGTCAAATGCAGATATCCGTAGTTCTGAATGACTATGTTTACATCGACATTTGCATAGTAATCGTATGTTAGAGAGAATGAGGTTCCGCTGCTTGTCGTTCCTCCAAGAGAAACGCCGTCCGAAGTTCTTACAAACGTAATCTTCGATCCTGTCTTAAGTCCCGTCAATGTAATAGTTGGAGTCGTTTCAGGATAAATAGCCGTTTTATCAACGGTTGTAAATATCATCAAACCGTCTATGTAGCTTGTAAAGCTTGGTCCTAAAGCAAAACCATTCGTTGCCGAATTTGTTGCCCTGCCCGTAACTCCGCTTCTTATAACTTCTCCTGGAATGAAAGAGCCAGTAACACTTGACAGTCTAAGAGTTCCGCCTATACCTGACGCGCCTGCCTCTTCGTCGTCAACAACAGCGGTCGCTCCAGAAGTAGCACCATTAATGGTTTCGCCAATAACAAATCTTGAAGTAAATGAAGTATACTTCATAAACGTTGTTGCTGTAAACTTGATCTTTAGATAAAAACCAACGTCAGCGTCTGGTAGCGTTTCAGCAACGAGATTCTCTGGCGTAGCTTCCTTATATGCTCCATATCCAGAACCAGTATCTATTTTGTACTCAATCTTAAGACCATAACCTGTTGTTGCGTCATTACCGAAATCATTTACGTTTACCTTATAAGCCAAACCTCTAAAGGCTGTTACGCCATATATCTTATGAGGCCAAGTATACTCTATAGAATCGCCTGCGGTTTCAAAATACAATCTTCCGCTATTTGAGAACTTAGGACTACCTGATATTATTGCATATGGAGGCGTACTAAGAGTCGAGGCATTGAATGTCATAGCCAATGCGCCGTTAGTTGTTCCTTGATAAAGTTCATTGAAAATTGTATCGTATATTGTTGTATAACCGTTTGCAACTCCGTCAGTTGTCGAGGTTATAGTAGAGGTTGTTGCCGTTCCTGATAGAGGAGCAAAAGAACCCCCAACAACACCTTTGCATATCGTATTGATATAGTTATTGTTCAATGGAAGAGCATAAGAATTTGATCTTATATTCTGTAATATGAGTCCTGAGTTATTGTTTGTTGTTCCTGAAGTTCCGCCAAAAGGATAAATAGTGGCAGTGGCGTTGAATATGTTCTTAACATCCCAATCATAGATAAAATTGTTATTGCATAGATTTGAAAGAGTAAGAATTGAGCTTGCTGCCGAGTTTGCATAATCAAAACCAACATCATATCCTATAAACTGATTATCAGAAGAAGTTGTCAAGCTTATAAGACCAGCAGTTATACCCCCTCCAATTTCAGTTAAGTTTCTAAATACGTTACCATTACTATTTGTCAATATCTGCGTAACGGTGCTGACGTTTACATGATTTGCTGTTCTGTTATTTACGCTAGGAGTAAAACCAGAAGATGTTCCAAGATAAAGTTCGTGCCATAAACCCGTTACAAGAGCGCCTGTGTACGCTATACCTTGATGAGAGTCTTCTCCCGCGTTTCCTTTACTCCAAACTTGAATAAGAGAAGGTTCAAGAGCGCCTTGAGAAACAGACGTTGTGGTTGTTGCGACATAAGGAATGGCTGTTGCACCCGTATTTACACAAGGAGACGCTGCTATCATGCTTGCGCCGTTATTATTTATGGTTATAGTTGCCGTTGTACTAGCGCCTACAGCAGTAAAGGTAACAGATATTCTTTGCCAATCATATGTTGTAGTAAAGGCTTGAGACGAAGATCCAAAACTTATACTTCCCGCAACAGCAGTTTGAGGAGTAGCTATATCAGATCTTACATATACGGAGAACGTATATTGAATACCATTGGTCGTTGTGACTGACTGAGTAACAGTTGCATTATTACCAGAGGCAAGAAGTCTATCAGCGTTACCTGTAATAGCTCCCGTAGCCCAATAAGCTTGCGTTGGAGGGACATCAACGTTTACCGTAACAGTAACAGTTGTCTTTGTCCAAGAAGCATTAGAAAAATCGTCAGATTGTAAACAAAGATTCGTAACAGCAGTAGCAGCACCTTGAGTATAACATTCTTGCTCGGCTGACTCCGTTCCCCATGCAAAGTTCAAAGTACCAGAAACGGTTCCTGCATTAGCAACTGTAACGGTCATTGACGTATTTGAATCAACAGACTGTATTTGCGCATTTTGACCTATGTTAGTTCCAAAAACATACATACCAGCAACTAGACCAAAAGTAAGAGTAACTCCAAGTATGTCTTGCGTTAGATTATTTGATAGAGTAATTTGATAATAAGAATCAACGCTTGCAACAGTTGTATTAGCTGGAACTCCAGTTCCAGAAACAGGCATACCAGCGATAATACCTACCGTATCAAAGTTAGATCCTATAGCTAGGATTATGTTCTTTCCAGATTTTCCTTTACAGTTTGTTATCGTTGCAACGGCATTAAAGTTACCTGACGTTGTTACGGTTGTTGAGCCTCCCGATCCAGAGCCAGTGCCGCCTGCTATTCTAACATTGTACTTTCTAAGAACGTAATAGTATGTTGTTCCATTAACAGGAGCGGATAACAAAAGACCGCCGTTATCATTCACAGTGACAGTAGCAGCAGTACCGTTTTGATAAAGCCTTGTTGTTGCGTCTCTTGTTGTAAATCCAGGAGTTGTTCCTCTATATATTTCGTAAACAACCGTTGCAGCAGAAGGCGCTCTTTGAGTCCAAGTTAGAGCGTTAGTAGCGGAACCTGTATTAATTGCGCCGAAGTTGAATGGATGGAATTTATCAGGACCAATATAAGGAGTGGCAGAAACAACTCTGCTTTCATGATAGCTTGTTGGATTTCTCCAATCCTTAAATGTTCTGGCTTTGAAATAATACTTTGTTCCATCAACAAGCCTATCTCCCGTTGACGGATCATAACCGTACCTTGCGCCAGAAGCATAAAGGAGTCTTCCGTAAAACATACCTTGAGCGGTTGTTATACCATTGAGAGTGTTGTTATTTGATCTAATGAAGTTGTTTACTGCGCAACCATAAATTTCCGTATCCGTAAGAGTACAATCAAAAACAGAATCGGAAAAATACAAACCAAAAGAAGAGCTTTTAATAGGACTTAGACAAAACAATCTTAGCTTATTGAAAGTTGCATTCTGCGTAAATGAAAGACCAAGGATACCCGTAACCGCCGCTGCGCTAGTAAGAGCTTGCGGATTAGAAACAACAATAGACAAATCCGTTATAGACGCATTCGAAATATAGCTCCATATAGCATTATTACCAAAACGGCCTCTACGAGTTTGCCAAGCTGAAGTACCAAAGAAAAGCCTATCAGGATTCAAGCCCATACCAACGGATTCGATAACAAGCGAATAAGTTTCTGCAATAAGCGGTATTATTGCAAAACCACAGTTTTTCAAAGAACAAATCTTAGCCTGAGTAAAGTTGTTATATGATTCTGAGAAAATAGCTTTATCAACAGTTATGTTACCACCAGACGTAAGCAATATATTAGCGCTTAATACCAAAGAAGAAGTTTGCAAGCTTGCGGGAGTTAAATCATCAACAACAATATTTGGGACTCTAACCTTAGCTCCGCTAGGGACTACGTTACCATTTGTTCCGTCACCAAATCTTATAGTTGAAGTTAGCTGAGATTTGTAAGGATTATAGATAGTATATGTATTAGGACCAGCAGAAGCTGTAGTTACCTGATTCAATCTAAGAACTGTTGAAGATACTACAGCGTCAACAACGGAGTTGGCGGGAATGCCCGTTCCGGTTATCGCTGCGCCCTCTATAACTCCTGTCGTTGATGTAACAGTAACATACTTAGAAACAGTAGAAACACCGCCTGACAAAGAGATAGGGCCGCAAGACACAACAGTTCCGCCACCAGACGTATCTGCGTCTTGAGTAAAGAACTTTCCTCTTTGATCAACGCTAACGCCGCTCAATCCATCTCTAAGAAGAGTTGGTATCTTATCATAAGACCCTGTTACATTGTTCCAAATCTCATATATTCCAGTTCCGCTACCCGTTTCAACCCAAACGCAAGGACAATGATTCCTATAAGGCAAGGTCATTGTTTGATTAGAAGAACCACTACCAGTTCCTATTTCAATCCAATTACCAGTAATCTCAACCGTTCCAAGACCGCTTGCAGGAAATATTGAATTAACAGTTGCACCTGTATTACGACCCATAGCAAATTGTATTGGTGTCGAAGTTGAACTGTTTGTAATCAGTAATTTACCGTCGTTAATCGTTATGGTTTTCCAAAACTTAGTCTGGTCTGTATTGACTGTTATGGTTGAACCATTGTTAATAGTCAGTGTATCGCCAGAGTTCCACTTTATTGGAGTCTCGCAAACAGAAGTATAAGCGGCAGAGGCCAGTGTTCGACCTGTCCATGTAATACCATCAGGCGAAGTTGCAAGACCGTTGGTTGTTGCATTTGTTATTGCGCCAAAAAGCTTAAGACTGTTTGAGTAAGCAATAGAAGACCAGTTACCAGAAACAGGCAAAACTCTTTGAGTCCAATCTATTCCGTCAGTAGACGTTAGAGCGACAGTACCGCCTGTTGCAACTGCAACAAAAACACCGTTTCCATAAGCTATGGAAGTCCAGTTTCCCGTTACAGGCAATGTATTGCAAGCATTCCAAGTAACACCACCGTCTGTTGAATATGCTCCTGCTGTTGAGTTATATCTCAAAGCAACAAGAGTACCGCCGCCAGCAGCAACGCATCTCCAATCACCAGAAGACGGCAATGTAGCTGCGCTCCAAGATGTTCCGTTTGTTGAATAAGCAGCAGCAGTTGAAGCGCCACCAGAAACAGCAGCAAAATTGCCATTTACAGAATCATAAGCAACAGATAGCCAGTTAGCAGAAGTTGGTAATGTTCTAGCTGTAAATGTTATGCCATCTGTTGAAGAAGCAGCAGCGGTTGACGAGGTTGTTGAAACAGCTACAAAGACACCTTCGCCAAAAGCAAGAGCCGTCCAAGCCGCCGTAGAAGGCATACCTGTCGCGTTGGCTGTCCATGTTGTACAATCATAAGAATAGTTAAGGGCTTGAGTTCCTGCCGCAACAGCAACAGCAACAGCGTTACCATTTCCGGCGGGGTCTCCGCAACAAACAGCGTTCCAAGAGTTTGCCGCAGAGAGAGCGTTCGTACCAGTTGACCACGTTACGCCGTCAATAGACGTAGTTCTCGTTCTTGAGCCAGTGATTACCGCAGTAAACCCAACGCTATCAAGAACGTCAATGTTATTACTGACGTTTGCAATAATTGCTGCCATACTCTATTATCGCCCCAAACTGATTTATGCGTTAGTTGCTATAGTTACGTTCAAGAGGAGCAACCAACGAAACGCTATTCGCTGTCGAGCGAGCAAGGGTTCCTGTTGCCTTAACATACTGACCCGTGTTCAAACCAATACCAACTGCTGTTATAGGAGCGTCAACTGCTGCCGTTCTACCACCCTGAACGTTACCGTCATAGTTGAACGATAGCTGAACGCTTGACTGACTTGAAACAGATCCTGTCATATCTGCGCCTGCATTATTATCAACAATCACAGCGCTTGAACTTCCGAATGGATTAAACTGAACAGTTACGCTAGCTCCCGCTGATTCGTTTGTAAAGTTAGCGTCTCCTGTATCTGCTTTTTCAACAGTAACAGAGCCGCTTGAACCACCAGCGGTAGCTCTATAAAGTCCATTATTACCTGTTGTCGCAAATCCGCTAACGTAAAACTCTTCATTATCAAGAATCTGAGAAAGATCAGTTGTTGAACTTGTAAGAGTTGCTGTTTGTCCAGAAGCACTTGTTATAGCAAATCCAGTATTTGTTGCTTGATGAGTATATGTAAAGTAAATCCAATACTTAGCACTAGCATCAAGTCTCAAGTTATCACCAAAGTTAACAGTAAGAACAGCAACATATGGGAACGTTCTCTTTGTTCCAGTGTTGTCATAAAACTCAATACGGTTTGTATCGCTAGAGCTAAAGCCTTCGATTATAACGCCAGAACCGCCAGAATTAGGATTGCTTGGAGAAGGGTTTCCGCAAACAAGAGTATCACCAACGAATCTCATAAGAGCGTCAGCAGTCTTTCCTGTTACAGATTGATCTGTTGAGTCAATATCTGAGTTTTGCCTCAAAAGATACTGAACTTTAGTATAAATTTGCTCTGCTGTTGCAACTACAGGAGTTCCTCTTTGAAGAGTAAAGGTTTGATTAGAAAGCGTACTTGCAAAAGTTCCACCAGTAATTGTAACTTGAGTTGCTGTTGGATTTCCTGAAATCGTATACGTTCCAGCATTAGCGCCCTCATGTATGGTAAGGGTTCCACCTGCGTAAGGATTTCCAGAAGTATTAATTCCGCCTTCGGTTGTTGTAAAAACCGTTCCTCCAGAAGAGCATGAACCATCAACACCCGAATGAGTTCCTACGTCAACAACAATACCGAAGTTTCTATCAGTTGTTGAATCAACATCCCTACTGAAAGCCTGATCAAAATATCTAACAAGAATTGCCGTGTATGGCGAAGACGAACCAACAGTAGAGTCATCTGCGGTAATCTTAAGGTCAGTACCTGTAGAAATAGGGAAACGGTAAGCAATCGAGTCCATCGTAGTAACACCGATGTCCGTCAAGCTTGATTTACCATACAACTGATTGTATTCACGGCAAAAAAGATTAAAAACAGTTCTTCTATCATAGTCAGAACCTTCTGCGTAGTTTCCATCGCCGTCATCGTCTCTTAGAATTTGAACAGCCTGATTTACCTGACCAGTAAGTTGAACGTTAACTGCTGAACCACCGCTAGACTGCTGAAAATAAAGCTGGTCATTTGATTCAATAGTACCAAGACCTATAACTCCGGCCCACTTTTGAGTAACATTACCAGAAGTATTTTTTACCGTCCAACCTGCTGTTCTAATAAGATACCTACTTGCGTCAGCGTCAAAATCCCATCCTTCGATAAACTCGAAAGATTCGTCAGTAATAGGAGTCATTGGAAACGGAAACGCCGCAAGATTCTTGCTATTAGGATCGTTTCTCCATTCTTCTTTTAGAAACGAATAAAGACACTTCAATGTAACTCCGTCAGTTGACAGGTTACCTGTTTGATTCAATTTGATAGTCTTAGCAGCCGTATCTATAAACACTTCGGTTGCTGTATTATTACTTGCATGATCGTTTAGGTTGTCAGGATCTGTGATTAGTGCCATTTATAAACTCCAAATTACCTATGATAGGATACAAGAAAAACGAACTTATTCCTCTTGAATCTTCTCTAAAAACAAAATGTAGTTGGGATTTGAAATCTCCCAAGTTTTTTCGTCAAGCTGACGAATATCAACAACTTCAAAAAATATAACCAAAATCAAGAACAATATCATCCGTTATGTCTGGTAAATCTTCAAATACCCTACCAATATTCTTGCCATCCGTTGATCGAACAACTATATACTTCATAAACTTCTCCTATGTTATGAGACTGATATTCCAGAAAGAGTTCCGTCTAAATTGTAAGTAAAGGTCTTCGTAACATATGGACCTGTTCCAACTATTTGATTTAATGTTCCGTCTAAATTATAAGAAAGAGTCTTCGTTCCAGAAGAATCTGTTATAACCGAAAGACGACCGTTTCCGTCATATGTGAAAGTTTTTGATAATTCAGTACCACCACCCGAAGTAGGAACTGTTGCCCAAAGCACATCCGTTCCATTTGTCTTCAAAAACTTATCAGTATTACCGCTTTGAGAGGGTAATAAAGCATTAATAGCGGCAGAAACGCTTGTCTGCCCTGTACCTCCCTTATTGATAGGAATTACGTTAGCATTCCATGTTCCTGTCGTAATTGTTCCAAGAGTTACAATACTTGTGGAACCAACTAAAGGAGAGTAAACCCCATCATGGTTGTGAGCTACAGGTGAATAAATTCCATCATGATTATGAGAAGAAGAAGCCGCATCAGTAATACCATAGCCAGCCAAAGTTGTAGGAGTAGAGGTTATGCTTGCCCAGGAATGAGTATGGACAAGAAGTGCTGCATCAGTAATACCGTATCCTGCTAAAGTTGTTGGAGTAGAAGTTATTGAAGACCAAGGATGAGTATGCGGTCCTCCGCCAGCGAGCGCTCTATTTTCCCATTTTTGGCTTGTCGAGTTATAAGCCAAAACATCACTATTCTGAACGTTTATTATAGAAACGTCAGCTTGATCTGATATTCTGTCTATTACTCTAATACCTAAAGGCATTATCCAAACCTCATGTTAGGCCCTCTTCCTTTAGACCCTCTTGGGCCGATTCTTGGGCTTTGAACGGTTGGGCTTCCTCTTGCTTTTGCAGCACAACAAGTCTTAAGCAAGTCAAACGTCTTCTGTATGCTACTTCCTAATTCCGAATTTACCTTATTCAATTCCTCTAAGGTCTTTCCAGTTGACAAAGCTATAGCCGCTAATATATGAGCCTCAAGCTCCGTATAGTCGCAATCAGCAATACCGCCAGCCGTAAGCGTTCTTGTTGAATACTCCCATATCTGCTGTGGAGTAATGCCAGGCGGAATCTCCGGGAAGCTAGTAAGAGTTCTTGTTCCATATTCCCAAACTCTACGAGCAATCTCAAGCCACTCGCCACTCTGAGCGCCCCAACAAACCCTTAGATTTCCCGTATTACAATCTACAGAGCGATTTGGAGTAGCCCCTTTCCTTTTCCAGACCTCAATAAAGTAAAACTGATTACCAACGACAACAGGAATGTTTGAAACATTGCTTATGATATATTCATACCAACCAATCCTGTCTGTATCTTCAACCAAAGGCAACGCAAAAGTTGTTTGATTTGATAAAGAATATGTCTCAAATGTAGACGTAGACGGATTCCATGCTTTTGTTAAATCTTCAGCAGAAAACAAGATTGCATAAAAGTTCAAACCTGGCTGATCGCTATAGGTTATATCAAATGTATCGCCAATCTCAGGGACGCACTCCTCATTAGAAGTGCAACCAACAAGTCCCTCAGTTGATATGTCTATGAAAGACAAAACTCTAGAGGTATCGGTTGAGTCGCAAAACTTAACGCCTCCTCGAAAGTTTTCTGGGAAATTAGAATACTCCCAAATATAGAACCCTTCGCCGACTTCAAAGAATCCGTCAGAAACAAACGGAGTAACAGTTGTTCCGTTTGGCTTTATTATTTGCGCAGCAAGATCTAAGCCTGCAAATCCAGCGCCTAGATTAATTGATATAACCATTGTCTTAGGCATACATTACTCTCCAATAACCGAACCAGTAGCAGGCGGATTAGCCGCAGGATAGTTGGCGCTTCCACCAGGGCCTTTATCAAGACCGGCAGAACGAGGAGTTACAAGTCTCCTCTTTGAGTAGAATACCATAAGATTTGTCATTTCAACGTCAACAGTTCTACTTGTCGTTCCGCTACTCTTGAATATTCCAATTATCGACGGATGAACCCTTATATTTGAAAGAGGAATATTAGTCGTTATCTCTCCAACCAATCCGTTATTGATATAGAACGATACCTTCGTTCTGTTTCCTCCGCTATCATCATTTGATAGTATCCACTTCAAACTAATCCAATCAGTCGTTACATCAACCGCTGTATAAAGCGTTCCTCCAGCATTCTCCGTTGTACCAAAAGCGTCCTTACATCTATAAGTCCAAAAATCGCCATAGTTCAATCTGTCATAAACAAAGCCAACAAATGCATTTGTCGCATTTGGCGTTGTATTAACATCCGACAATCCAGCAATAACCTGAAACTCATTTCCAACAACAGAAAGATTCTGTATTCTTAATAGGCATTCCCAAATTGTACCTCCCAAAAGATTACTCGTCTTTTGAGAAGCGGCATTGTAAAACATAGAAACATAGCCCGTTGTTCCCGTACCAGTCTGAAGCTGAACCCAACCTTGTTCGTCGGTGCTTGTTCCTGCTACGTTTTGAACAACCGAGCCGCCAGAGGCCTGCGTTAGATAACCAGTATTACCATAGCTTCCGCTCGTAATTGCGCCTCCCCAAAACTCATCATACATCTTACCAACGCACATTGGGTCGGCAACAACATTCTCATGACCGTTAACAAGAATCCATCTACCATTAGCATCTGCGGCTTCGTCGTCATACATAAAAGTAAATTCGTCTCTTGGCCTCATAAGGATATCAACGCCGTAAGGAGTTCTAATCCTCTTTTTGCTTGTTAGCGCCGAAGAGCTTTCGTGACAAACAAGTATATCATACTCTCCTGCATTTCTAATATGAATTCTTCTACCTGGATAAGGATTTTCTATGCCTTGTAGCTTTATTGGAGGATTTGCTGAGTTGCCTGCTATTTTTATGAAGTTCTCATTGAAACCAATAGGAAATGCCGTTTCATCAAAAAACGAAATAGCAGGAGTATATCTTCCGTGAGCAATCATAAGACATTGATTGCCAACAGAGAATCTTTGCGTATAGCTAACGGCATTACTATCAGTTCCGCTTTCAAGAATATGAGTTGGAACAAGACTTGTATTCGAAGTAAACTTCATTGTTGACTGCCAATACTCCATATACGAAGAGCCAGAGACAGTTAACGCTTGACCGCTATTGTTGTTACCAGTTAGTATCTGATCAAAAGATATTGTTCCGCCAGGATTTATCCATGACATATTACCAGAAGTATCTGAGGCCAAAACTTGACCATTAGAAACAGGATAAGCAGAAGGTAGTATATATGGATATCCAGAGCCAAGACCGCTAGGAGCTTTTATGCTAACATAAGCGCTAGGAGAGCTACTACTTGTTAGTAACCTAATTTCGCCAGGAGAAGTTCCAGAAGCTATCCTAAGGAAGTTGGCGTTTGCTGTATTATCCCAAAAGAAATTTGTATTGTTCTGAGAAAGAACAGGACCGCTTCCAATAAAAAGGATTGAGCCAGTAGTTCCGCTTGTAACTGTAGAGCCTATTGATATGGTTGGAGCCGCAGGAGCCTGAGAAACCCATGTTGTTCCATTAGAAGTAAGAACATTTCCGCTTGTGCTTGGAGCAACCAACCCAACCTGAGAAGTTCCATTTCCAAGCAAAACGTTATTTGCAACAAGAGTTGCCCTTCCTGTGCCACCTTGAGCAACGGTAACAGTTGCTGCGTCAGTCAAAACAAGAGCGTTTACGTTAGGTAATGTATAAGTCTTTAGAGATGTTGCAGGCCCTGTAAATTGCATAAATCCATTGTTTGTTCCGCCATTTGCCCCTGGCAAGATCCCGCTAACTTCTGAGGTTAGAGCAACAGCGCCCCAAGAAGGCGTTGTTCCTCCATGCAAAACTTGAGAAGATGTTCCGGCAGCCAAAGAAGCCATTGCCGTTGTGGACGTACCATATAACAAGGCTCCAGCGCCTGAAATAGAAGTCAAGCCCGTACCACCTTTATTAACTACTACAGGGAAGCCCGACATATTATTGATATTGAAATTGGCTTCAACAGCATCTATTGTAATAGATCCAGCACCAAGAGTAACAGATATCTTCGAAGAACCAGCAGAAACGGTCTTGTATTCCAAACCCGTAGCGCCAGTATTAACTGCCAAAACTTGATTAGCAGTACCAATTGAAGTCAAACCCGTTCCGCCTCTACTAACTGCTATAGTTGTTCCGTTCCATGTTCCAGTCGTTATAGTTCCAAGAGTTGTTAAGTTAGTAGAGCCAGCCCATGTAGAAAGAGCAACGTTTTCAACAAGATTAAGAGAAAGCATTGTTTTTGTTGAAGAAGCGGTTAATTCTTCAATATCGCCGCTACCAGTTGCGGTTCGACCAAGAATTCTATTCTGAGCTATAGCCTGCATTTTAGCAAAAATGACAGCCCTTGCAGCTATGGTTGCCGTATATGTACCGCTTGTCATAGTTGGAGTTGTTACGTCTCCGCTTAGTGTTATAGCCTGATTACCAGTAGACCAAGAAGTGTTTGAACCGTCTGTCATTAAGAACTTATTAGCATTACCAGTCTGAGAAGGAAGAAGAGCATTCAAGGCTGCATTCGCTGTTGTCTGTCCCGTTCCGCCCTTTGATATAGCAAGAGTTCCAGAAAAGGCATTTATGTCAATAACACCAGGAATAAAATCCCAAACCAATTCGCCAGCGTTTGGAAGAATCTCAATAGCGTCACTAACTGAGTAAACAAACTTATATTCAAGAGCATTACCAAAATTATTGACAGCTAAAACATAGTTAGCAGTTCCCAAAGAATTCAATCCTGTTCCGCCATTAGAAACTCCAAGAGTTCCAGTTATCTTTGACGCAGCTAAAGAATCAATCCATGATGGATCTATATAGTCACTCGTTGTAACAACAACTTCTGATCCAACGTCTATTGACGGATTTCCACTAACACCGTCGCCGTTTGAAACAGTAATTCTGTTTGCTGTTCCTGTTATTGTTCTTCCGGCGAAGTTATTATTAGACGTTTGAACAAGAATACCATTCGTATTATAGTTTGCCAAAGCTTCCAAGCCAGCGTCTGCATTTATGTTCGTTCTACCGTTCAAGCTATCGTCTGAAGCAGTAAAAGCTCCGCCAACAAAATTGATCGTGCTTCTTGCTGTAAGATTTGAACCATCTTCCTGAACTGTTGCATAACCACCAGCGCCTGCGCTAGCGTTAATTGTTACAGAGTTCGCTCCATGCGATATCGTTACATTCGTTCCTGCAACAAGCGTTTTGTATTCTAAAGCATTTGCTGCATTATTTACGCCAAGAACCTGATTGGCGCTTCCTATAGATCCAAGTCCTGTTCCACCAAGATTAGTAGGAACGATTGTTCCATTAGAAACCGCAGTTACTCGACCCTTACCGTCAACCGTTACCGTTGCATAAGTAAAAGTTCCAACATTTGAGTTCACTGTTGAAAGCGTCAAAGCACCGCTATTATTGATACTAGCATCACCAGACATCGCAACACCAGTTGCAACATTAGAGCCATTGCCAACAAAAATGTTTGCAGAAGTTAAAGTTGAAGAAAGTTTGTTATTGAACGTTGTCCAATCTGAAGAAGTCAAAAGACCTCGATTAGATCCAGACGAATTTGGAATATTGAAAGTATGAGTAGAGCCAGTTGAAGATATACCAAAATCAGTTCCGGCTGTTCCTGTTGCAAATGTTTGAGAAGAAGCAGTAAGCGTATTAAGCGACTGTATAACGCCAGTTCCGTTAGCGGCTGCTGTTATTCTTCCTTTTGCGTCAACGGTTATTGTTGCATAAGTAAACGTTCCAACGTTAGAGTTTACCGTTGCAAGAGTCAATCCTCCAGCATTATTGATTGTTGCGTCACCAAACATAGCAACACCCGTCGCTATGTTTGAAGCATTACCAACAAATATATACGAAGACGTTAACGAAGAAGAAAGCTTGTTATTGAATGTTGTCCAATCTGAAGAGGTCAAAAGACCTCTATTAGACACAGAAGAATTTGGTATATTGAAAGTATGAGTAGAGCCAGTTGAGGATATACCAAAATCAGTTCCGGCTGTTCCTGTAGCAAACGTTTGCGTTCCAACTGTCAAACCATTTAGATTTGTTATACCGCCACCGCCGCCAACGATTTCGGTCCATTGCAGGGTCGAACCATCGGTTTGCAAAAACTTACCAGCATTACCAGCTTGCGGAGGAAGAATAATTGTAATTAAGTCCGCATTAATCCATTTTTCTGTTGCAGAATCATAGACAACTCCTTGATGATTTTGTATGTTTACAAAGTTAACATCAAGGAGTCTTGAAAAGAACGTAATTATGCGAATTGCAGAAGGCATTTCTTATTCGTAATATCCTATGAAAGTTACTGTTCCGTAACATAATCAACTAATATAACATCTCCAGTTTGTGGTATATTACCGCTTTCAAATGTTATTTCTTGTCCAGAAAGAGTATAATCATATCCAGAACCTGGCTTTTGTCTTAAGCCATTCTTATAAACCCTAAGAGTTCCAGACTCTATACCGTTTGCTGTACTAAACAAAGCATTTGATCCATTAACTGTTCCGCTTGGAACTTCATTATAAATTTGAGTTCCAAGCTGTGCATTTGCTAGAGAAGTCCATGCCAAACTTCCTCCATCTCCAGTCAAAACATAATGCCCAGCACCAACAGGTATTCCTGATGGCAAAACTGGCCAAGTATAAGTTGAATCAGAAGAAAGATCGCTTGCTGCTCTGAAAATAATCTTGTTTGTTCCTAAACCAATCGACTCAAACATATGCAAAGAACCTTGATCTCTAAGAGCTATGGAACCAGATTCTATAGAAAGAGCATACGATCTTGTTATCGTTGCATTCGTACCAGCAACAGGATTGCCTGATATTGCAACAGTCGAAGCGTCTGATATTGTACTTGCAGAAACAAAGGCATATGTTGGAGCAGAAATCCTAATAGCTCTTTGGGTTGTCAAAGCGCCTGCGGCAAACTGTACAGTTCTAGCAAGATTTAGATAAAGATCAGGAGACTCAGTAGAAGCCGTCAATGTTGTATGAGCGGCACCTGTATAAAGTATTCCAACAGGTGAACCGGATGTATGAACATCAGGAACTATTTGAGTTTTACCGCCAATATACAAAGCATAGTTTGTTGTTGCACCTGTTGGTGATTGAACATAAATACCATAGGCGGTTGTAACCGTAGAAACAGCGCCAGCTTCAATTCTAAGAGCAGAACTACTTGTAATTGTTGCATTTGTGCCAGCAACAGGAGCGCCTCCAATAGAAACAGTAGAAGCCGTAGTAATAGTGCTAGAAGCAACAAAAGCATAGGTAGGAGCTTGTATTCTAACCGCTCTTTGTGTTGTCAAAGCACCAGTTGAAAATTGTACAGTTCTAGCAAGATTGAAGTTGATATCAGTGGCTTCAGTAGAGGCTGTTAGAGAAGTATGAGCAGGTCCAGTTGCTGTAAGCAAAGTAGGAGAACCAGTTGTTCTAACAGCAGGATTGATTGTCCAATCACCATGAGAATTAACATTGGAAACAAGAGTTCCGGCCCTTGTCCATTGTTGAAGAATTGCCGTCTGAGCGGAAGCTCCTCGAACCTCCATAACAACTTGACTTGTTGTATCAGAAGCAGACTTAAATGTATTTCCAGGATCAGAAGTTGAGTTCCAGTTAGCTCTCCAGAAATACTGAGAGGTACTACCAAAGCCTGATATATAGAAATAAGGAACGGTTTCAGAACCAAGCCATATTGCCCAAACCGCAGAGCCAGCCGAAAAGCTTATACCCATAGTATTTGTAGAATGAGCAACGCTAATTCTGCCAGCAGCAGATGCTGAATTTACAAGAACATTACCGCTTGAATCAAGCTTGAGTCTATTCGTTCCTCCTGTTGCAAAATCAAGAGCATCAGCGCCGCTTGAATACATGCCTGTATTGCTGTCGCCGCTAATAGTATACGAAGGGGCTGTATTACTTCCAACAGGAGTTGCAATTTGTCCGCTTTCAATATTCAAAGCATAAGAGTTTGTAATCGTTGCGTTTGTACCAGCAACAGGAGCGCCAGAGATAGCAACAGTAGAAGCAGTTGTTATTGTACTTGAACCAACAAAAGCATAGGTAGGAGCTTGTATTCTAATCGCTCTTTGAGTTGTCAAAGCGCCTGTCGAGAACTGTACAGTTCTAGCAAGATTGAAGCTGATATCATTAACTTCAGTAGAAGCCGCTAATGTTGTATGAGCAGCACCTGTCATTGCAAATGACACAGGAGAGCCAGAAGCTTGAGCCTCGGGTGTAAAAACAACATTTGCCAAATTATTGAAAAGCCAAACATTATTAGCCTTTGTCGCTATCTCAAATATGTTTGTTGACTGGCTTGATTCTCCAGAAAAACGACCAGCAGCAACAGACGCAGAAGCAGCCACCGCATTCAAAGAAGCTGTTGGAGCGGTAACATTAATACCAACTCTACCAGCTATATAAGCGCCATAATTGTTTGTTGCACCCGTTTGTAAATCAACATAAAGACCATAAGAGTTTGTTGCTGTAGATACAGCACCAGCTTGAATTCTAAGAGCAGAGGTGTTTGTTAGAGCAACATTCGTTCCTTTAACAGGAGCGCCGCTAATGCTTAAAGTTGAAGCATGAGTTATCGTTTGAGTAGCCGCTGTTGCGGTATACGTTGGTGGATTAATATAAAATGCTCTAATCGCAGCAATAGTAGATCCAGTTGTAAACTGAACGTTTCTACTCAAATTGAAATGTATATCATTAACATCTCCAACCTGAGTTGATGTATGAGGCGGTCCTACAAGATAAAATAATTTTGGACTTAAAGAATTGTTCTTTTCTGGAGGAGTAATTGAAATTTCAAGCGGTATGTCAATATAGTAATTTATACCAGATATCGTAATCGCAGAGTCAGCGCCAGCGTTTCCTCTTCCATATCTAACATAAACATTTATACCATTACCAAGAGTTCCGTCTTTATCGTATGGACCAAAGTAAAAATCGTCTCCATAAAGAGTGAATATTTCTGTTGGATCTCCGTCTAAATCTTCAGCATAAATACGAGTAGAATTATTCATTATAAAGTCAGAATAAAACCTCGGAATAGTAGCTCCTTTAAAAGTTTCATAACCAATAGAAAAAACATTATTAGACAAAGAATCCTTAACGACAAAAAAGCTTGCGCTATCACCTCCATTTATAAGCTCAATTCCTCCCGTTGAGTCATTATAAAGCAATCTACTTGTTGTTGCAAAACTAATAGCGCCAGAAGAATTCGAAACTAAAAACCCACTATTACTTCCTGGCAATTCACCTGGAAGTATTAGATTGACACTTGAAGTTAGAGAAGCAGGAGCCTTTAGCGAAACATAACTCGTTCCATTTGGATTATCTTCTTCAAATCTAACTTCACCTTGATCCTTAACAAGGACCGTTCCGGCATTGTTAGTTGAACCAACGGTTATTGTATTTGTTGTTTTGTTCCAAGTTAGCTGAGGATCACCAGCCGAAACGCCAGAGTCATTAAACTGTATTTCCGTATCGCTACCAGCAGGAATGGTTGAAGCAGCGAGCAAAGACCATCCAGTATTACCAGTTCCAGATCCTTTAACGTATAGAGTATTTGCTGCATTAGAAGCGGTTGCATTTAGATAAACAGAGCCAACAGGCGCTGTTTCAACACCTTCTGGGCTACCGTTTCCTGTATAAATCAGAACGGCTTGCGTTCCAAGAGAAATTTGAGATAAGAACTGATTAGCCATACTTTATCCTACAACTACAACCCTATATTGAACTCCAACACCAGGTGCCGGTTTGAATGTTATTGTTACATAATTGACGTTTGGCGTACTAACCTCTGGATAAACAAGAATATCGCTAGAATTGTAAACTTGTACAGCAACATTTTTTGAGTTCATGTTGTGAGTTATATTGAAAGCTGTCGTAGAGTTATCTCCAGTTATTGTTCCTGAGTATCTACGAGCTATTATCCATTCATAAGTACCATTATCTATATACCACTGTTGATCGACCGTTTCCTTGAATCTTATGAAGGCATTATCACCAGTTCCGCCTGTACCCCTTTCAACTTCGATACCTGCGTCCAAAACAGCAGAAATGCTATTTACTGTTATGAAATTGTCTTCAACAAGAAGGGTTGAAGTATTAACTGTTGTTGTAGTTCCATTTATTGTAAGATTTCCTGTAACAGTCAAGTTTGTCGCAACTGTAACGTCTGTGTTGCCGCCAGAATCGCCAACTGTAAAGATTGGAGATCCGCCGCTAGTTTGAACTTCAAAAATCTTTGCTGGAGAAGTTGTTGTCTGCTTTACAACTAAGCCAACAACGCCCGAAGCAGTTGGAGCAACTGTGTTATCAGAAGTTGCAGCAGGAACAACTCTTAGATATGTTCCTGTAAGAGATGGAATATCAGAGCTAAGTATATTTCTAAAAACAACATCACCCAATGTAGAGCTATTCGCTACGGCAAAATTATTAGCTACTTGCGTTCCTGAAGATATAGTAACAGTTCCGGTAAGGTTAGGAAGGGTTTGTGTCTTACCAGAAGAGCCAGAAGTTCCTTGAAGAGTTATTCTATTGGCCGCAACACCAAACTGAATAGAACCATTTCCAGTTGTATTAATCGAACCGCCACCATTATTTGTTGTAATCGAGCCACCAGCAGCGGTTCCTCCACCAGAAGTATTTATTGAGCCGCCAGCATATATACCGCTTGCATAAGTGTAAATATTACCACCTGCCGCTCCATTTGCTCCCAAACCATCAGCGTCAGCGCCTCGGGTATCTATGTTTCCGCCAGGGCCGCCAGATTCATTTGTTGAACCGTTTGTTTCTCCATTGCCACCATAGGTATAAATATTACCACCAGCGCCACCAGCACAGCCATCATTAGCTCCGCCATCGCCGCCTTGCGTCTTAATATGTCCAGCGTTTCCGCCTGTACATCCAGTTCCAGCAACACCGCCGCCGCCGCCAAAAGTATAAATATCTCCAGCCTGCCCACCAGAACCTGCGTCATCAGAACCGCTAAAAGTCCATATATCACCACCTCTTTGAGAAGAACCAACAGAACCTGTATTGATACTACCACCAGGTTTACCTGTTGTCTGGGAAGATCCTGCTGTAGTTATACTTCCACCAACACTCAAATATCCTCTCGTGTCAATGGTTCCGCCTCTTGCTCCGTTACTTGTTCCTCCGTTTGTATAAATATTTCCACCAGTGGCATTAGTCGCGCTTCCTCCGCTTGCATTAATACTTCCTCCTGCGGCGGTCTGTCCTCTTGTCCAAATATTACCTCCAGCAGCAGAACCAAAACCATATGTATAAATTGAACCACCATCTGATGTAGAACCAGCAGAAGTAACAATAGAACCTGTTACTCTACCAGAATATGAATCCATTTGAATATAACCAACAGTTCCACCTGAGCCGGCATTGGTATTCAATCTCAAAACATAGGTAGAAGTTGCAGAACGATAGACATTAACAATATCAGCGCTACCGCTAGTTTGTACTGTAAAGACATTGTGAGCAGAGGAAAAAGTTCCCGAAGATTGTTTCACAATCAATGGAACAACGTCTGCAACGGTAGGCGCTATTATGTTTCTCGAAGAAGATCCTGGTGTAGTATGTATATATTGAGTATGATCATCATCCGATAGACCAGTTAACCCACCATGATCGATTGATAAAGAAGCAACACTAATCCAAGTTGGAGCGCCTGCTCCACCGCTTTGCAAAAGCTGTCCGCTTACTCCCGCAGAAGTTATTGCTAAAGCAGACGCTGTTGAATAAAGAATACCACCATTTACCGCTGTTAGGTTGGCATTTGTTCCACCGTCAGCAAGAGCAATAATTGCATTTGAATTATAAAGATTAGCATTTATTGTACCGCTACCCGAAACGGTCAACGAAGCACCCGTACCAACAGTCATCGTTGCTGTTGTATTTGTTCCTGTCGTAACACCGCTAAACGGAACAGAAGAAGCAGTCGCAGAAGACATAGCAACCCAAGTTGTTCCGTCATAATAGAATGGTTTTTTATTAGAAGCATTCTCGTCATAGAATATTTGACCAGCAACAGGAGTTGAAGGATAGCCGTCAATAACCGAATCTCTGTTTTCAATAACAGCGCTGATTAGGCTATTTTGGTCAAGATCTATATCAATTAGAAATTTTCTTGTTGCCATTCATCCCTTTTCATTATACGCAATAAGCTGTTCCTGTAATAGCTTTATTAAAATCTACAACTAATTGGTCTAAACTAACATGAGAAACCTGTCCTTCTATTTCAACATCGGAAGAATCTCTAACCGAAACAGAAGGCATTCTTCCCAAGTTATGAACAACAGACCATGTTGCTGAAGAAGAACTTTGTGTATGAAGATAGTAAGCTTTATCTATGAAATCTTGGAGTACAACTCCTCTGTACAAATAAAACTCAACCGTACCATTAACAAGGCTTAGATTTGTTTCCGAAACAACAACGCAAGCATATGGATCAAAAAACCAGTTTGTTACATCGCCAACAGGAACATCAACACCATTGTTCTTAAGTCTAACCGCATATCCTGTTGACGGAAAAGCAACTGAAGAACCAAAAGATTGAGGAATAGCGAAAGTCCAATTACTTATATAGTCTTGCGCAACAAAGCCTGGAAGAGTTGAGAAATATCCAGAATATCCTGACGGGAACTTTGCTCGCCAAGCCTTTCCTGAAGAAGCAACAATAGCTTCAAGATCTGCGGTTATTAGTTCAGCAACATTATCAGAAACAGCAGTAGCAGGAGTTTGACTAACAGAACTTCCCATAATCTGAGAAGCAGCAATAGATACCTGAGTACCTAAAGCCTCGTTAGGATGGTCAAAGGTGTTTGTTGTATGCGCAACTCCAAGAAGCTTCTTGAATGCATACTTGCTTAGTGTTGTATCACTAAAAGGCATTAGACACCCCACTCAATCTGTAAACTTGTCAAGTTGCCAGTCCAACCTTGAGGAGCAGATATTCTGTAATAAACCTTATTAAAACTACTGGCCGTATTCTTTGTACCGAAAGTTATACCAATACCATTAGCTCCTGTTGGTATGGTAGTATCAGAGCCATAAGTTGCCGAATAACATCCATCTCCATCACTCCAGCTACCTGGAACATAAGAAGTCTTTATATCCATCCATCCTGTTTGAGAAGGTAATCTTAAAGATATCTTGACTTGAGTGCTACTTGTTGTAAAAGAAGTTGCTTCAGAAATCAAAGTTGCAGTACCTGTTATTCTAAGCCTAAAGTTTGCAGCAACAGTTCCGTTTGTAAAATAGCCATAATAGTATCTAGTACCAGTTGCTGTTGAATAGTTAGGACTGCCAGAATAAGCATTTGGCATATTCGTTGTTGTAAAATCAATAGAAGGATAATATACCGCTCCATTTACGGTTTGCAAACCAGTAGTATAATTTACATTCATGCCAATAACGGATTCTGTTGAATCCCAGTTTGCTGATAAGTTTGTAGCAAAGTTAGACCCTACATGAAGGCGATAGTTCTCGTCATCAAAGTAGTTTATCAAATCAGTTGATGTTGCTGATTGATTATCAATCAAAAGAGTATAATCGCTTGTTATCGAAGAAGTAATCGTTGATTGGACCGTTCTTAGAGTTGAAGTGCTTACACCAAACCCATAGGTACTAGACTCTCCAACAAGACCTTTTATGATTCTCGTTTGGTCCATTGTTACGGTTTTAGCTAATACAATATCAGCCGCTTCATTACCAGAACAGTTTGGAATAGAAGAAGAAGAAATAGAACAGTTTCTGCTTGTTGGATGAGTAACAGCAGAGCCGCTGCTTGAATATGTATTCCTATAAGCGTTCTGTATGGTTATGTTATAAGTTGCCGTTGCACCCGTATGGTATCTTACACCAGATAGGTATTTACTACCCGTTGCAGAAAGACCGCTAAACGAAGCCGAAGCATACGAAGTCGCTGTTACCGATGCGTCAATAACCAGGTTATAAGTCTGAGTAAGAGAGTCAGAAACCGAAACCCTATCATGCTTGACTTGTATGGTGTTATATCCATTACTCAAATCGGCAGCAGTTACAATCCAGCCTCCTGTTCTATACTTTCTAAGAGAAAATGGTTGACTATTTGGAAAGTTAACAGGAGTTGCAGCAGATAATGAAGAAAAGCCGCTTCCATTACCATTGTAACTATTGCCTGAAGTAAAAACAGAAAGGTCTACAGAATGAACAACCGAACCATTCACCAAAAGCTGTAATACGCCTTCGTCAGCATATCCAAAAGAATCAGCAGGGTAGGCTCCGTTTGAGTCTGCAACAACATCGTCGTTGATAGTTCCAGTAACGCTTCCTCCTGAAGCGTATATACCCTTTCGGTCTCCAGAAACTGTAAAAGACTGATCAACTAAAACGTCAGGAACATTGTTATAACCAGATATAGTATTAGAAACGTCAAACGACAGCTTTCCAGAAACGCCAGAAGCCGAAGCATAGGATATATAATCCAAATCAGGAGCATTTGGCGGCAAAAGATTATCTAGCAAATCAGTATTTGAATCACAACATTGCTCAACGTCACAAACTCTCAAAACTATTTGATCAAGAGCGTCATTTACGTTACCAGGGTCACTACTACCTTGCCAACAAGAAGCAGCATCAACCGAAGGGGTATAGGTAATAATCGAAGCGTCTACATCTCCAATTGGGCCTCCTCCGCCATTTATCTCTATCTCATGAACTCTATCAGCAAGTTCGTCTAAAGCAATCTGAACAGTTCCAGGGTTGCCTATCCAGTCCACAGCCTCTGACGGCAAGTAGTTAATCTCACTTGCGTCAGGATAGCAGCATCTATTACGAGGGACATGGGGCATATGCAGAAACTCCGCTAGTCTTTGCTAGACAACCGACCTATTTCGTTATATAGAATTTGAGGATTTTTGATGTCAAATCCTTTACCTCTTAGGTAATGATAAGACAAAACGCCTATACCCGCAACAGCCGCAGCGCAGAGGCTACTCCCTGCAACTGTCGCAAATTTTGAATCAACAAACGTTGTCTCAAAGTCTTGCGATGGCAATATAACGCCTTTTGTTTTTCCAGCATGCTTAATGACTTCATTACTGTTTATATTATTCGAATATCCAACCGAAAAAACCTCGTCGTATCTTGCTGGAAAATCCATATCCTTCGTTCGGGATGTACAGTTCCCTCCTGCCGCAAACATTGAAATCCCAGATCTGTTAACCTTTCGTATAGCATCTCTTAAGCCGTCATGCTCAAACTGAGAGCCAAAAGACATAAGAACAATATCTACTTCTCTAACTATGCACCACAAAAGAGCGTCTATAACAGCCTCATGGACTCCTGTTCCGTCAGCGTCCAAAAGAGTCTTCGCAAAATATAAGTCTGTCTCAGGAGCTAGCCCTTTTATGCCGCTCTTGCCATTTGCCGCAATAACGCCAGCCAAGGAGGTGGAATGACCAAAAACGTCAAAAACGCTACCGCTAGAAGTAAAATTTGAGCTTTTGTAAACGTCAGCGGCTATGTCTTTATGCATAGGGACGCCGCTATCAATAATGGCTAATCTAACATACTTCCCTGTTGCTTGTATATTTTGGAATCCAAAGTAGGGAGTAGTATATTGAATCTTCTTAGCTGGATAATCGTGAACATTCTTTATGTTCGTTTTGCGTGATTGAATTGCTCCATGCGACATTTGATATCCCGTAATGATTGCCTTTGCTAAAGAATTCTATCTTATAAGGCAAGCCCATAGTGTCTAAAAACTCGACTTCTTTGCGCAAAGCAATTGAAGCATGCAAAGCGAACAAATCGTCAGTTATAATGTACATATACCTATTGATTTCATCCATTTTCTTCAGCAAACTTTTTCTATTCGGAACCGTTGAAACGCTAGAGCCTGAAATCTGTAAATTGTTATTTACAAAGCCTCTTAGTCCTTCGTTTGAAATTGAAAGTCCAATACTATTCTTCTTTGTTCTGTTCTTTGGATAATAAGAAAGATCATAGCCTTCTCCTCTCCATGTCATTCCACAAAACTTGAAAAGTACCTGCAAAAAATGTTTATCTGTTTTTCTGTTACCATAAACAATACCATAGTAATCTTCAACTTCTTTACTCGAAAAACCAACCGAACCCCGTTCTTCTACAAAACCAATTACATTAGGCGACAAAGAGGAAGAAAAGGTTGAACAATGAATATCTGGCGTTAGATTTATTGCCAAATCAAAACTGTTCTCATAACCAAATTCTTCCACTGAAACAGCAACCTTCTTGCTAAATGATAAGATAGGCAAACATTCAGGTTGTACAAAAAAGGTTACTGAACAGTCTTTATACGCTTTCGCAAGCCCTCTAATAAGGCTTGTGCAAGCAAGAAGGTTCCAAGGTTCTTCATGATTTATTACAGCTATGTTCATTTCTTAGTTTTCTTAAAACTGATTGTTTTGTTCAAATCTATCTCAATAGGATTATCGACAGAGCCGGACTTTTCAGACCTATCTTCTTGAAGAAGCTTTTGCTCTTTTTCATTCTCTTCATTGATCTTATCTTGCTCTATATAAAACTTCTGCTTCTCGGTAACAATCTCAAAAACGCCATCTCTTATACCCTCTGTTATTGTTCGACAGTTCTCAACAAATCCCTTAGGCAACAGAGATACAGGCTTCATGTCATACATGCCTCCAAAAAAGATCTTCTTACCGTTATAAGCAACAGAATGTTTTTGTTTTCCCGTTGTTCTAAGATAAAGTTCTCCGCCGTCGTCGTCAGCAAATCCATTATCTTCGTCAACATATTGAGAAACAAGGTCAACAACACTATCTCCGTCTGTTAATACAGTTTCAGAAACATATATAACCTCTTTGCCCAAAAGCTCTTTTTTGATAACATTGAGCATAGTAAACGGATAAACCTTAACGGTCTTATCGCATATTGTAATTGTCTTTTGTTCTGTGTCTAAAAATACTATCATGTTTGCTTCCTTTTAGTCCAAATATCATCCAAAACTATTTTTGCTTCCGCTCCAACCATTTTTCCGTCAAGATTCTGCTTAATAAAATCTTGCAAAAGAGCATTCTTTACTTTAGCTTCATCGTAGTTATTGTAAACATATCTCATTTTGTCTGCTAAATCATAAATAAAAGACTGATCAAGTTTCGGGAATTCTTGACCGTCCCAATAATGGATTCCAGTCGTTCCCTTTTCCGCTCGTTCAAACTCTTTGAAATCAACAAGGTATGAGTTATCCTTCGTCAAGAAGTCTAAACATCCGCTATAGTTTGTCGCTATTATTGGCAAACCGCATAAAGAAGCCTCGCAATAAGGCAAACCGAAGCCCTCTCCTCTAGAAGGCAAAACAAAGGCATTAAATCCTCTGTAAAAAGAAGGTAACTGATATTCTGGAACAATCTTTGTGCATATACAGATATGAGGCTTATTAGGAAAATCTCTGGTTATAGCATCGGCTTCTTTTCTTATCTTTTCTTGCTGCGACCTTGACCTCTCAGAAGTTAAAACAACAAGAGAAACATCGTCCTTGCTTGTAAATGCAGAACAAAAAGCCTTAAGCAAAACATCAGAGCCTTTTCTATACCCCCATGATTGAACGCTAACAAAAGAAAAGGACTTCAATGCCGGCCTAAAAGTATATGGCTGTACGTTTTCCTTGTAAAGATTCGGATTGACTATTGGATTAACAACACTAATCTTACCAGAGTAGCCGCTATTCAAAAAAGACTGCTTACAGAACTTGCTTGTAACCCATAACTCATGATAATCATTTGCTATATCAACAAATTGTTTTGGAACAACATGACTTTCTGTTGTAGTGTACAATATGTTATAACAGTCCTTTTCTATCTTACCTTGCGTTGGAATAACACTGTCTATTCGTATAGCATCTTTACCAACTGGTCTCCTAAGAATAGAAAAAATCATTGCTTCAACTTCATTGAGCGTATTGTTTCTTGTTGTTACAGGATCTATTTCAACAGAAAGATTACTTCTTCGCAAACACATTGCAAAGTTTCTATTGACTTTTGAATATCCTGTTGCGTCATAAAAATGACCTCTCAAGATAACCTCTGTAGACAAACCGCTTGGTTTCCTTTCAACAGAAGGAGGTTCTTGCATAACTGCGGTTTTACTGAGTTTATAGAGATTCTGTTCAATTCTATCTTCCGTTGCCTCTATCACGCTAAAACAACCAAGCTTTACCATTTTTTGAAACGCAATGCTCTTCTTGACAAGCTCCGTGTCTATATGTTGAGGCTCTTCATTGGCATACTCTATTGACAAATCAATGTCTTCGAGTTGTACCGAGTTTTTTGTTTTATTGATGAACTTCATATAGACTATATCGGCGCAAAAGAAAACCGCCCTCTTTCGAGAGCGGTTTCCCTGAACCCGTGTATCTCTAGAACTCTTTGCGTCTCAGTTTAGACTCGCCCAAAATGAACGTCAGCCAAGCGGCGGCGAGAGGTTCGACGAGTATGTTTATATACTAAGTTCTCGTTAGGGTTCAGAATTACTTCTTTGCCGGTTCTTCGGTCTCGCAGAAAAACGGAGAAAGATTCGCCATATCTCTTGCGTTTACCTTACTATCGCCTAGCAAGTCAATAGGAATCGGATTCATATTAACTTCAACTTCCTCTTTTAAGAGGCCTTCAATCTCTTTATTGAAGTCTTCGATATGTTCAGCCTTAACTCTAATAACACCCTCTTGCTCAAGACGCTCTCCGTACTTGGCGACAAGATTCTGTCTTGCCTTCTCGTAAACAGTAATTCTGTCTTGAATCAGCTTTGCTGCAACACCAAGACGGTATGATTCTTTTGCCGGAAGGGGCAGATTCATAACATTGTTAAGACTTTCAATCATTGGTGCAATATCTCTAAGAGTCAACTTTATCATTTGTTCCTCCAAAATAACAGTTCTGGTACTAAGACTATGTGTTCCTTCGGAATTTTTATCGACCAAAATCAAGATTCCACAACAAATAAAAAGGGCTACCCTAAGGTAGCCCTTCTGATCTTTCAGGCAGATCAGAGCCAGTATGTATAACCTATTAGGTTACGGAGCCAGTCAATCTAACTGCGCTGAGAGCGTAGTCGTTGATGATGGCAATGCCAACTTCTTCGTAGATAACCCAGCCAAGGCGGAGCTTCTTAGGATCGTCAGCAGGAAGAACGGTGATATCCTGGCGAATTGGGAATGCGCCAACGGTATCAGGGGAAGCCAAGCAGAGAACATAGTTCGCTGGCATACGAGAGGAAACGTGAACGTCAGCGGTCCACAAGTGGCCGTAAAGACCAGTTGTAAGGATTTCGCGAGTTGTTGCCTCGTCGAAGAAGCGGTAAGAAGCAGTTGTTCCGCCTGGGCCGTTGAACATACGAATGTCAGCGTAGCGGAAAGCGTTCATTACCATCTTGGTGCAAACCAAGTCATGCTGCTCAATTTCGCGGAAGGCAGCGTTGAGGTCGTCGGTCATGATTGTACCGCCCGAGTCAACGATAACCTGCTCAGAACGAAGAGCGGCGATGCATGCAGCGAAAATCTGCTCATCCTCTTCCTTCTGAATGGCTTCCTTAGCCTTAATCTGAGCGCGGTCAACGATGTAGAATCGGCGTGCCTTGATTTCGCTGAGACGAATCGTTGGGTTAGCAGCGATTTCCCAGGTTGGAACAAGGATTTCCTCGCCCTCTACAATCTGGTCAGGTACAGCGCCTCTACGAGAAACGATGTGTGCAATAGCAGCAACATCGCGCTCGTAACGAGCAAGAGCGCCCTGAGGCAACTCGTCGATCATGAGGAGCTTACGACCAACCGCCTGATACTCAAGAGAGCGGCGAATTGGTTCAACCATTGCCTGAGCGAGAGCAGTACGACCCTCATCGGTCTCAAGGGCTTGAGCAATAATCATTTCTTTCTGTTCGTCAGTATATGACTTTACAAGACTCATTTTCTATCTCCTTTAGTGTCCTTTGGGTTTCCTTAATAGACCCCAGAGTAACAGTAAAACTTAAACTCTTGGAACGGAATTGTTTCCAAGACAACCCTCTCTTATTGAGAGGGCCAAGCCCCTCCCGCCGAAACGGGAGGGGCGTTAGCCGCCTAGTTCATTAGACGCTAAGGATGAATCCAACAAACTGCGTTGCCAATGGCATCGAGTAGTCAGAAGCAGAGCCTCCATCAACACCCGGAACACCGCTTGGGTAGTTGATCAATCCAGTGGTTGTTCTACCAACCTGAACGTTAGAGGAAGAGGTTGTCGTAACAAGTCCTGTTCCTGTGTTTTCTGCATAAAGAGCAAGGCCGGGAGATGCTACAGCGCCAGAAACCTGGTCAGTGTAGAATTCGCCGCCGACAAGATAAACGGTCATCAAGCCGGAACCGAGAGTCTCGTTGAAGTAATCAGAAACACGGTTCTGAGTGTACTTTCTTGCGCCAGCAGAGTTAACTACAAGAGAATCGCTGTAAGCGTTGTAGCCTCTAGCAGAGTGCAAGGTATCGGCTGCCAAACCAATCGGAGGCGCAGAACCGCCAGAGCCGGTTGCCTTCTTTACATAGCCAGAGGTGTTAAGACCTACGACCATGCCCTGAATGATTGCGTTTGTGTTAGTACCGCTGTTGACGGCAGAAATATCTGACGGATCGAGAGGGTACTGGCCAACTACTGAGTGATACTTTGGAATAAGAGCCATTTGAAAATCTCCTTTGTTTTCTTATCTTCTAAAAGTCTGTCTTAGATCCACGTTTGGATCTTCCTGAGCGAGCTTGTTCGCCTTATCTAACTTGAACAAACTCTGTATGGAATCCTTCAATTCCTCACCAATTTTTCTTTGGTTACTACGCTCAGAGATTACTAAAGGCTTTTCTGAACCTTTCGCAACGGTGTCAAGTCCTTTCTTGGAAGCTCCAAAGAGGGCAGTTTCAAGATCCTTGAGGTCAGAAGGCTCATAACGAGCAAGCTTCTCTATTTCAGAAGCAAGCTTGTCAACGGAAATCATTCCCGCTTTGAGCTTACGACCCGCAACTCTTGTAGCAGCCTCTTTCTTAGCCGCCAAGGACTCTGCATCGCCACCAGCAATGACCGTTCCCTTATGCGCCGTTTGCTTTTCAGGCGCATTCTTTTCATTCTTATCATACTTAGCATTCGTTCCGCCGCCAGCAGGAATGCTTGGAGCATCCTTCTCAGCCTTTGGTACGCTTACTAATGTTTCTTTTTCATGTCCCATGAAGCTAGAATCTCCAGCTTCAACCTTGCCAATATCAGCAGACTCCTGAGGAGTTATTGGATTACCACTCTTTGGATGATCCTTGTTAGCTGCATATGGCTTTGTATCTCCGTCTTCAGAAACAGGAGCAGCCTTTTCAAGCTTCTTGTCCGAAGCGGTCTTTGTTGCATTCAAGATTCTTTCAGCAAGAGCAGAAGTTCTAGCCTTGCTAGAAGCAGACTTACCCGCTCCTTGCGTTCCGCCAGTCATTTCATGTTCCTTCTCTGAGGTATAACCAAGCTCTTTCTCATGACCCATTTCGCCGCCGCCAGCCTCAAAGTTAGCCTTTGGCTTGCTGTTGTCATATCCAGCGTCTTTTTCGCCGCCCATTGTGGCGTCTCCGCTAAATACTTCTGGATCCTTAGCGTCAAACTTTTCCTCATTGCCCATAGTTCCGCCGTCCTTAACCTTGCCGAAATCTTCGGTATGGTCTTGAACGTTCTTATGAGTTACTTCCTTGGCAATCTTGCCTTGAGAAGCAAGAACCTTCATAACGCTAGACAAGTCAAGATTGATTTCGCCGGAGCTAGAAATCTTGCCCTTTCTAAATGCGTTTGTTGCGGACTCGGCCTGAGCCATAAGCTTGAACTCCTCTTTATCTTCTGAACCTTCTTCGCTGTCATTCGAGAAGTCGCTAGAAGAATCCTCTTTTTCTTCTGAATTTTCTTCAGAAGGCTCGGAAGATTCACCTTCGCCCTCAGAAGATTCGCCTTCAGAAGACTCTCCACCAAACGGATTAGAAGAAGGCTCTTCAACGGAAACCTCAGACTCGCCAGTTTCAGGAGCGCCTCCCATGTCGCCGCCCTCTGGGGCGACTTCAACGGAAACGTCTTCCTTAAGTTCAACTGGGTTTGAATCAACTACGCCAGGCGCTTCTTGAACAGCGTCTTGAACAGCGTCAAGAGCGCCGCCCACCGCAGAACCAACTTCTTGAGTTGCGTCTACAGCGGTTTCAAGAGCTTGGTCAGCAGCTTGGTCTACACCTTCGGCAACTTCGCCAGGAAGGGAGATTGTTGCAGTTCCATCAAGAGGAGCGTTGTGATGAGGCTCGGCAGCAGGATTCTCTCCCTTTGCCGTATCTATAGCAGCGTCAAACTGCTCTATAACATCAAGAGGGAGTTCGATTGTAATAGTTCCCGCCATTGGGTCGCCACCACCAAGCTCTCCTCCTACGTCCCCTCCAACATCGCCACCCATATCTCCGCCCATATCGCTTGCAAACGGATCTACGTCGCCTCCAAGTTCGCCACCCATATCGCCGCCCATGTCTCCCTCAGGAGATGGAACGCCGTCAGTTGGGGACGGAGGAACTTCAGAACCGCCAGAAAGCTCATCAGCAAGATGATCTTCAAACTGAGCATACTTAGCCTTGAGTTGGTCGCAAACAAAGCAAGCTTGCTTCATGGAGAACTTTCTAGAGCGTACAAAATCTTCTACGCAAGTAACCATAAGGTCTTCGTTCTTCCATATGGAAGCAAGCTTGATGGCAACGTCATTAGCATAAACGCCAGCGGTAGAAAGCTTCTGGCAAACACAGTCTGCAAGATTCTTTCCTTCGCATGGACCGCTCATTGCAAGAGCGTTTTCGCCATACTTACGAGCAATCTTCTCTCGGCAAGTTTCGATTGGGAACTTACCTTCAAACGCCGCGGTCTTCTTGAGGCCCGACAAAACAGAACTCTTAGAAGCTGTCTTGACAGGAGAAAGAAGGCCCTTATCCTTCATAGCCATGATTGCGTCACCCTTATCGAAGAGCATCATGGAATCAAAAGTATCTTCGCTAATACCGGCGGACTTGAGAGCCTTCATAAAGGCGCTCTTCTTACGACGGCAGCTTTCGCAGCCGCGAGTAAGAGGCTTCGCTTCAAATCGCCATTCGGCAAATACAGCCTTCTTTCCGCCCTTGTCTACGCCAGCAACATGAACTTCATAAGTAGCGCCCGTATCCAAGCACAAGAACTTATTGTTGCTAATCTTCATAACGCTTGTTGAGCCAGTATAAGGACTGATAGAGCCAAGGCTCCATTCAATACCCTTAGCCTTTGCATCTTCAGCAGCCTTCTTAAGCATTGCTGGGTTCAAACGAGTCATAGCAGCAACTGGCAAGCTTGCAGGTTCTTCGGCTTCTGGAAGAGCAAAGCCTTCGCCGCCCTCCTCGCCGCCACCAAGTCCAGCCTCGCCAGCTTCCTCACCCTCGCCTTCGCCAGAGTCAAGCAAGCCAGGATACTTAGTAATCTCAAGCTCAACCTTATAAGCAAACTCAGCGGAGCAGTTACCGCACTTACCCTTGCCGTCTAGAACATCAACGTCGCTAGAACCGCAAACTGGGCAAATAGTGCCAGGTGGCTTTGGTTGCATATCGCCTTCGCCGCCGCCCATCATGTCGTCTTCGCCTGCGCCAAGCTCATCGCCAGGACCGCTTAGGCTTTCAGCAGCAGGAGCGCCTCCCATTCCAGCGTCTGCGCCAGGCATAGTTGCTCCCATTCCGCCAGCAGGACCGCCGCCTCCCATACCGCCACCCATCTGTCCGCCCATCATCTGGGCTTCCTTAAGAAGGTTGGCTCTGTTAACAGAACGAGCAGTCTTATTTGTTCCTTGAGGCTTCTGTGTTGCAGTCTTGAACTGTCCGCTCAAAACAGAAGCAAAAGCCTTCTTCTCTGCGTCCGAGCAAGATCCCTCTTCCTTGCAATCAGCCTCAAAGATTCCAGCTTCCTTGTCCAACTTGACGTTAGTAACAACGAATGGAACTTCGATATGGCTCTTTGCGAAAGTAAAGAGAGCATTCATGAATTCTGTTTGATTGTCTGGGCTTACCTTGACATCTTCTGTAAGGGTTCCGCAAATCTTATAAAGACCGTCTTCTGGACGATCAAGTTCAGCAAAGGCTTGACGGAAAGCATCTTCTTTGCTTACAACTGTTTCTTCAGAAGAATCTTCGGCAGAAGCGAGCTTGGTATGAGCCAAAGTCTCAGCAGCAGCAAAAGCCTTCTTATCGGAAGCAACAAACTTGATTGCGTCAACAAAATCCTCAGCCTTGAGGTATCCAATGTTATCACCCATAGAAGCCAAGAGAGCGTCAACGCTTCTAACCTTGCTACCGCTAGTAGAAGCTACCTTAGCAAAGTAGTTCTTGCGATTTCTTTCAGCAAGACGAGCCTTAACCTTGACAGGGGATGCGTTGATAAGAGCAAGATATCCAGCCTTGATAGAAGAGAACGGAGAAGAAGAAATCTTGCTTACAGCCGCAGAAACCTCGGCAGGAGTAAGGTTGTAATGAGCAATCGCGTCGGCAACTGCATTGGAAGCGGCCTTAACCAAATCCTTAGCAGATGAAGCCCAACGAGCAGAATCGGTCTTTCCTTCTGGAGCAGCCTTCTTCTGTTCGTCAAGCTGAGCTTGAGTTGTAACTTCAGGAGCGGTCCACTTATGAGACTTCTGCAAAGACTCTAGCTGAGCCTGAGTTGTCTTTTCTGTGTAATCCTTACTAATAGAAGTAGAAACTCTGCGGCTCATTTCTGTCCACTGAGCTTCAGTAATAACCTCTGGGTAGCTATCCCAACGAGCAATGTCGTCATGCTCAATCGAATCAAGCTGAGCTTGGGTAATAACTTCAGGAGCGTTACCCTTACGAAGCTGATTATCGTCAGAGGTTGTATCATTAACTGGCTTAAGCTCGCCGTCGCCGTTGAGTTGAGCCTGTGTCGTTACGGTTGGAGCCTTGTCTTCTCTAGGGTGAAGAGGGCCAGCGTTATCAAGTTGCTTCTGAGTGGTAACTTCCAACTGGGAAGCCTCTCCTCCAGCTATCTTCGTGGTTTTTTGTGCAGACATATTAACTCCTGATTCTTTCTGATATTGACTTAAAACAATCTTAGCAGCCTCTTGAGGATTTGAGGAAGCAAGGGCCTTTATTTCATCGCCAAATTCTTCAGCAGAAGCCCAGCTTACAAGCTTATTATCTTTGAACTTTCCGAAAACTAGACCGGAACCTTCTACAGTGGCAACAACAACTCTTGTGTCGCCGTTTACAAATTCAGCAATATGTTCAGATTCAGCCACTTCCTTACTCCTTTGTGCTAGCAGAACGATTGAAGCGCGCAATGCAGAGCTAACACTGGCTAGCTTACTGCTAATATTCTCGCCTTGCTTCAAAAATTCCTTCTTTAATTCTTCAGATGCTCCAACAAAACTTGGTCTTGTAACACTTCCCAATCCAGCCATTGAGCCAGATTGAGGGCTTCCCTGAGGGGCGGCTTGGGGTTGAGGCGACTGCGTTAAGCTCTGAGCGCCTTGTCCAACTTGACTTGGATTAGATACTTGCTGAGCAGCGCCTGCACCTGTCATTGAAGGGTCTAAAGACATAACATTTCCAAGAGCAACAGCCTGCTCTGGAGGAGATGGAAGTTGGGCGTAACCCATTTCCGTTAGTTCGTCAGTAAGAGATTGAACTTTAGCAAGTTGCTCAACAAGATCACTTACATAATCTAGCTGAATTTGCTGTTTTTGAGCCATCATCGAACGAGCAACATGCTCCATAAGATTCATGGCTTGAGTAAGAGCTTGAAGTTCTGCCTTGCCAGCAGTCTTTTCTAGCGAACCGTCTTTCATTGTATCAACAGCACCGCTAAGTCTCGAAGCAACCTTCCTCAATTCTTCAATCTTATCAGCAACCCTTGTCTTTACATTATCAAGATTGAGAATATCACAAACCAAACAATCATGGCATGCTGGATTTACAACAAATGAATCCTCGATAAACTTGATATCATAATTCCATTCATATACTTTTGCTTCTTTATGAATAAGTTCGTGTTCTTCATTCTTTTTCTTGCCATCTAAAGGGCATGGGTCTGTAGGCTTGCAAGGGCTATCATGATATTTACATTCATATTTGCCGCTAATTTTCCTATTTTTACCACCCTTTATATGAGTGCAGAACTCGTCTGCTGTATGGGCCTTATTATGGCAGATTGAGCAGATAGAATAAGTAACTTGAGCGCCCATTGACGTACCAGTAATGTATCCTTCTTCGATACCTCTAGCAAGCCTTGGATAAGCGGCTCTATCAACCATATTGATACAATAAACACCTTTAGAAGGCTCGTCATACCAAGAGTGAACGACCTTACCTCTTGCGTTCTCTACATTATCATTTTGATGATTTACAAAGACAGGAACGCCAACGAAAGTATGAGCAGCCTTCTTAAGTTCTTCTTCAGAAAAACAATCGCCGTTATCATTTACTTCGTTTGCCTTAATAGCAAATACCTTAACAAATAGATTGTCTGGATTCTTCTCAATTGCTGCTTGTATATCAAATCCGCCAAGATCTGTTTTCTTGGTTTTATCAATAGAAGCAACTTTAATACGAGAAGTATTGTAGTAATCCCATGCGCCTCCCTTAGGAACATGAAGAGCCTCAACGCTCATCTGAGTATTAGTTTTTGCTCGTTTTTCAAACATTTTCGTTCAAACTCCTAATAATTCTCTTAGCCAGGCTAGACGCTTGAGCGTCAGGATGATCAGGTCCAACATCTTCAACCGGAGGGCGAAGAGGAGGAGGTTGCTTAATAGGCTTTATCGGATCTCTTCCTACAAACTGATTAAACGCCTTGTCTGCTCTTTGAACACCTTTTGATTCTGGACTAAGATTCGGTAGCGGATCTTGTTCAGTTAGATTTCCTTCATTATCTTCAACAATTCTACCTCCCTCGCCAACGATAATTTTCTTCATCTCTGCAACTGCGGCAGAAAGAGAAGGTAATCCGCTTCTAACTTCTCTCCAAGGAGAAAGGATAAGTTTCTTTTGTCCAAGCTTAGTTTCGTAATATCTTTCGCTAGCCATCATTCTTGGTATAGATATTTGTTTTGCAACAACGACAAATGATTGTCTGTTCGTAACAACAGAACCTCCCCAAAACTCGGGTTCTTCATTTGGAACGTCCTTATATTGAACCATATCTTGCTTACCAACAGTCTTTGCTTGACCAACATTGCGGCCTGTTGAAAAATCAGGACCAGCCATGTAAATAATGAAGCCTTCTAAAGCTGTATGAGAATTTTGAGCCTTGACAATACCGCCATTCTCGTCAAAAGAATAACGGTCGGTCTTTGTGTCAAGCCATTGTTTCAATTGCTTCAATGCGGGAACAGAATAAGCAAATTCTTCTTTATTCTTCGGGTTCATTATCTTTTGAACCGTATTCTCATCGTCTACTGAATAAACAAACTTATATCCACTCGCAACCTCAGAAACATCAAGGTCTTCACCCTGAGCCTGAGCAGTTACTCTATAAACCTTACCAAGCGTATTTTTATTAGCTAGAGCGGTTACTTGTTCTTGCGATAAATAAAGCTTCTCGCCAGTAACTCTTTCAACCCTCTCGCCTGTTTCTTTGTTAATAGCTGGACGACCGCCTGCTCCATACCTTATCTTTTTCTGAAGATACATTGCGCCTGATTCTGGGTCTGCAAAAATTCCCCAAATGAACTTTGCTTGCTCAGGACTGTTTTTGATAATCATATCAGCGTTGTTGACGTAACGTATATTCAAAGACTGAGGGTTAAACTGAGCGGCGGCAGCAGCCTGCTCATCAGGAACAAGGCCTTCTACAGGAGAAACATAAACAGCACTACGATTCATAATGATAGGATCATTGAAGAATTTCTTCATCGTAATCGTATTCGTAGTAACGGTTGAATCAAAAACATTTGTAACGCCATGAACGTTTACAATACCAAATGTAAAACCCTCGCCAGACGGAACAACTTGAAAGTTTCCATTAGTCGAGTTAGGATACTCTTTCCCACCAACATTCTCTTGAATCTGACGGGGTATCTTGTTATATTTTTGCGACACATGATACTGAAGACCATTTGCGGCCAAATCTTGATAAGCATAGCCAAAAATAGAAAACCAATGCTTAGAACCAATACTCTTGTCTATCTTGTTTACACCAGAAAAGCCTGAAGCGCTCGAAGGAAGCTGTAAGCCATACTCTCTCGCAAACTGCGCTGTCTGCAAAAGTTCAGGACGCTCTCTTTGAAGATCTTTAATCTCAGAATCACCAATCAATCGATCTTCAGCATAAGCGATACGAAGCATACCAGAGTATTCGTTTGACCTAGCAGCAGGAAACCTCTTAAAAGCCCTATCAAACTCGGCTATTTGCCTCTGTATGCTTTGTTTTACAACATCTGGTAACTTAGAAAGATGTTGCTTAAGTCTATTTCTATCAAATACATGAAAATCAAGACTTCGATTCTTGATATTGATAGAGCCAGGCATGGCGGGCATATCCGCCTGCTTTAGCAAAAGACTACTAATAATTGACTTTGGATCGCTACTCATGCCTTAACATGCTCCGGTATATCTGCGTTCACAAGAGACTCTCTGTTATACGGAACTTGACCCTTTGGAACAGGAGTACCCCATCTTTGACTTGCGTAAATAAGCGCGCCTTTCATTGTTGGAAAATACTCTCCATAAGGGCTATATGTCTTTGTATCAGGATCTTTTGTAAATTCTTCAATAGGAATCTTTTTGATACCTGCAAAGAAAACCTTACCTACATTATGCTGCATAGAAGGACCAACAACAACATAATAGATTGAGTTTGTTGTATAATCATGTCCTTCCCATCTATAGTAAGCACCAGGGCCAACTTGTTCTTCGAACTTTTCCTTAAGAGGCTTTGATCTTTCTCGGTATATTTCTTCCCACTTAATACCACGGTCCTTGATTCGTTTACGACCCGCGGTTTTTTCCAAGTTGTAAACTAAATCGTTCATCCTTGCTTAGCTCCATTGTCCGTAATATATTTAGAAACGACACATCCTTCAAAAGGACTAAACCCAACAGGTTTATAGTTCGTATTTTCTCCTGTTTGTGCCTTCTTGGACAAAGCTTTCTTTTCCTTTGACGCCTCTTCGACTTCTTTACGAACAACTTGCTCAACCTTGTCTAGGTGTTCACCAATAGCTTGTTCAGTAAATCGCAAAACCCTCCAGCCATAGGAAGCAAGAGTCATATCTCTTTCTTTATCCTTCTGCTTATCTTCAACAGAAGAATGCCACTTTTCACCGTCTACCTCAATATCAACACCAAGTTCAGGAATCGCAAAATCCATAAGATAGAAATTGGAATCGCTTGGAACTGGTTGCTTATATTGAGCAAACAATCTAAAAGGCAACTTCATGGATAGAAGCGTTCTGTACATCTTTGATTCAGGCTTGGTTAGCTGTATAGTTGTTGGTCTTACAGGCTGCATTTCGCTTTCTTTAGCTTTAGGAGCCTTACCTCTTCTATAAATCTTTCCGTCCCCTCCGCCTGCGGCTACGCCGGGAGCGACTCCCATACCTCCGCCCATGCCGCCTCCCATGCCACCGCCCATGCCACCCATGCCACCTGTCGGGTCCATACCAGGAGCGCCCATGCCTCCTCCCATACCGCCCGTTGGGTCCATGCCAGGAGCGCCGCCCATACCGCCGCCGCCCATATCCATTCCACCTGCGCCTCCCATGCCACCACCCATACCGCCACCCATGCCACCACCGCCCATAAGTTGACCGTTTTGCATGGCTTGTACTTGTTCGTTTCTAATTCTTTCTGTTTCTAGATCATAGTCCAAATCAAACTCTTCCAAAAGAGTCTGAGCAGAAATTAGACCGCTCTGCTGCATCTGCAAGAACATTTGAAGCTGATTAGTATTGTCTCTAAGCCTAAGGTCTTCCCATTTAACTTTCGGGAACAAATAAACCGTTTCTCCAAATTCTTCAGAAGCCTCTTCATCAATAAAGCCTTGCATCTTAGCAACAGGAAGGAAAATGTGCTTCTCAATCCATTGAGCAAGCTCATTTCTCCAAGACTCCAAACGACGAATCATAACCTCAACGCCAACCTGAGCGGAGTTATAACCAGCCATCTCTCCATTCAAAAGAGTTTGGTTGAGCATGAGACCGTCCAAGATTTCTTTACCAACATATTCAAGTTCTTGATTAATGTTGTGTATCTTGCCGCTTGCTCCATACCATTCGTAATCAAAGTTATTATGAGTTACAATGGTAAGATTAGGGTCGTTAGCGACCGCAGCAAGCTGAGCAGATACGTCCGCAATTGCGTCATCGTCTGCTGGTCTCTCGTCCGAACCAACCTTAACAACTCTAACCGGAAGTATGAGTCTTTCAGCAACAATCCAGTTTGCTGTCATAAGCTTTGTTTTGTATGCCAAAACAGTAAACAATCTACGAAGAAGAGATTCTCCATAAGTTCCATAAGGACTTCCGCCATGCTTTACATGGCTCGTAACTCTATTGGAAAGCAGAATAGGCCTCTTAGCCATAATCTGAACTTTGATGTTATCTGGAATTTGATCATACAAAAACTTAGGTTGCTTTGTTTGAATAATTCTTTGAAGCTCTTCGTCTGGCAAAAGAACAATCTGAGGTTCTTGCGAAATAGGAGTCTTCATCACCTCAATCCAATCTGGATTAAGAACGGTTAGTTTACTTATAGAGCCGTCAGGGTGATTGCATGGCTCATTCTTTTCAGAATCAACGCCAGTACCCTTACAATGAGGACACTCGATTTCGGTCATTACGAAAACGTCGCCAAGAAGAAAACGTTGATGACTTACCATTCTAAGCCAGTACATCAACTCTATTTTCTCAATAAGCCTCTCGAAGAAACGTAATACGCTCTTCTTTTTGCATTCAAGTTTTAGACCGTTAATGGGGAACTGTGAGTAAAAATCTATACCAGCAGCAACCTTTGGTTCGTTTTCATAATAGAACCTCGCCCATTGATAGACTTCTTTTCTCTTGCTTGCAATCTGCCAATTCTGAGGAGTATGCAAAGGCGAAAAGAACATGGGCTGAGCCATGATAACGTTAGCGCCTGATCCCGCAAACTGAGCAGCCTTTGTAATTGGAACGCTAACAACGCTAGAAGTAGAATACGGCTTAGCTGTTGCGTCTCCGTCCTTCATAACAACACCCTTAGCGGAAGCTATCTTACTAACAGCTTGCTTATTCGGAAGTTGCATCTTGATTGGTTTATCTGCCATATATCATCCTGTTATAGACCCAAATGATTCGCTGATCTCTCAACGTTGGATAAATGATTTTCGTCAACAACTTGAATGTCGTCGTCCGAAATCCTCTTCCTATTTGGTTTCATCGGTTTAACTGCTGGATTCGTTGTTCTTGGAATCAAAGATTGAGCCGCAGCAGCAAGACCTGGAACATGAACTTTGTTAATAGGAACACCCATCATGAGCGTCTCATGAGGGTTTTGGCCTTTTTGCTCGCCTTGTTGATCTCTTTTTCTTTGTTTAGGAAGCGCTCTTATTTTTGCAATATCCGCTCCGCAGTTAATGCATACAACAGCAGTCGGAGTGTTATCCGAACTGCATGTTGGACATACTTTTTCGAGAGCTAGAGGCTTAACTTTGTCTATAGGAGGAAGAGACGGTATCTTAGGAAGAGACTGAGCTATCACTTTTTTTTTACAGAAGCTTCTTTCCAGTTATAAGGCTTAGCTTCTGTATCTGTTGGCTCATATCCCCTGTCCTCTGCCATCTTCTTTCTTGAAGCTTCCATGCGAGCCTCTATAGTCGCAAACTCTGGCAAATATGGACGACGACGTTGCCCTGGCAACAACTGTAAGTTATTACCTTCTGGAACATTACGGTCTACATCAAATCTCTTGTTGATATAACCGCCAACCCATTCTCCCTTATCATTACGATAAGGTTGGCTATACTTATCCATTATGTTGCCGCGCCAGAAAGTTTCAAAATCGAACGCTCTATCGTCGAAAATGAAGTTATGGTCTCGACCTCTAATCCAGTTGTGCCACTCGCTACCGAGAAGTCCTGTATTGCTATGAGGGAAAACTCTTCTAGATTCTGGACCGAAGTTAATAAACTCACTTCCGCCGTTTCTATTAACACCGTATTGAGCTTCTTTCTTTAGATTGTAAGAAGCCTTCTTGTTTAGTTTCTGAGACGAAGCAGCTTTCTTTGCAAACGCCTCGATTATCTTCAATGTTTCATTTACAGCATTTTCTGCTGAAGCTTGAGTATAAGTCGCATCCACTGTTTCTTCCCCTTGTCCTCTGCCGTGAATGGCTTTGAAAACTTCTGCCGCTATAATTGTCTTGTCGGCAGGATCTCTTTCTGGCTCATAATACCTCTGAACGGCGTCTCTAACAAGAGACTGACTATCAGTAGGGGCGGACTGAACTATTTCATTTACGAAATCTGGATTGTCCGCATTTTGGTCCAACAAAGCTTGAAGCTCTTGCGGACTATTAAACTGAGATTGCAAATCCGATTGAGGTTGTCCCATTGATGGGTCCGCCATTGGATCTGCTGCCGGGTCTGTCATTGGAAGACCAGCAGAATCTCCAGACATCATTGGGTCCGACTGAAACTGAGCAACCTTTGCTAAGCTAAAGTAAGAAGCCATAACAGGAACGCCATCAACGCTATTTACATCAAGCTGTTCTTGATCAACGCCTTCTATTCCCTGAGAAGCCTCTTGTTGAGCCATTTCTAATTCCTGTCGTAATGTATCCAAAAAGTTCTGTTGCTCAAATCTTGGCCTTGTTGGATCAACGCCTGGATTGACAGCCTGAAGGTTATTCTTGGCTTGCTGAGCAAGTCCAACATTAACCTGTTCGATTCCGTTAGCGGCAGATGGTCCTGGCGTTACAGGCATTAGTTACTCCTTGTTTCTTTCAGACAAAACCTTGAACAATCTAGAAGTTGCATCGTCATGAACGCTCTTGTAAGAAGAGTCTTTCTTCTGATCAACTATACCGTCAACAAATCTGTTAGTCATGTCCTTTGAAGAAGCAACTTTCTTGTTACCAAGATGGCTCGCCTTCTTTGCTTCTTGCTTTTCAACCTTCGGGCTAACCCTATTCTCAATAGCTGTTAGTCTATCAAAATTCAAGTTGTTATCAAACATGCTGATCTTATTCGAAGGAACCCATCCCTTACCGCTACTCTTAGCGGAGGCTGGATTTACAGAAGAAGACTTCTGAGCAAGAGCATCAGCGTCTTCGCCAAGCTTAGGACTCATGCTTTGCTTATATTCTGCCTGTTTCTTTTGACGAATTCTATCAGACGAAGCTTTTTCTTCTGCGGTTGCTTCTCTAGAAGAAATGCTTTCTGCCTTCTTCCCAAGAACATCAGAATCCCAAACAGAGTTATTGCTTTCGCAACCAATTTGCTTTGTTGGACCGCCCATATCAGTAATACCACCCTTGCTTGCGCAGCGAGAAGGTCTTACGCTTGAAACACCGCGAGCGATAGGATTATTGTATTCAGCAACCCTATTCTCTTGCTTAGCCCAAGAACGATCTTTCTCGATCTTCTTGGCCTGCTTCATTTCAGGCTGTCTCTCATTAACTTCTTTACGATAATCAACCTTCTTGTCTGACGTTCCGAGAAGAGCATCAACAAGGCTTGATTTTTGAGCTTGTTTACGAATCATCTTTTACCTCCAAAACCGCTCTTCATAAGAGAGGCTAGAATTTCGTTGTGACTTTGCTTAATAAGAGAATGCTTAGACTCTGCGGCCTTTCTCTCGCCATGATCGGAATTACCCGCTCCACTACCATACATCTGTTCTAATCCATTAAGAGCAGGGGTTTCGTCAACTGAAGCGGATAGAGGATTTACGTCAAATACATAAACGTCCTCGCCCATACCCATCTCTGTTGGAACAATCTCGAACTCATGGTTATTCGCTATTTCCTTCAAAGACTGATACGCCTCTGTATATTGTATAACATGACGCTGACCATCTGGACCAATCCACCAACCAGGTATTTCAATACGGCCCTTACCTGTTGTTGGAGCTATCTTAAACATTCGATCAAGCATCTTTCGCTTATTCTTGTCTCTTGTAATAAGCTGCATATTGATATTGAACTTTTGAACAAAGCCTGTAAAGTCTTCTTTGAAGGCTTGAATATTCTCAATGTTCTTAGCAATAGCTTGCTTTGGATCTTGTTGCTGTTGAGAGCCTGGAAACTTTAGAGAATTCGCAAGCTGTTGTTGATTTGGAACTGCTGGTTTTGCCGTTGGCTTTTGCTGTTGTTGTTGGAGTGTATTATCAAGCTTAGCCATTGGATTAAAGTCACCACCCTCAGCAGGCTTTGCCGCAGGAGTTATATCCTCCTGCTGAATCCCCTCTCTTGGAGGAGGATTCCCTGGCTTGGCTTGCTGAGCCGTAACTGTTCTTTTAGTACCGCTCGGGACAATGCGCATTACGAACTCCTAATTGTTGGAAGAGATTTACTTATCAGCGAACATTGCGTCAACGTACTCAGATGGGTAAAGCTTCTTCCAGTAGTTCTTCCATTCATTCTTAGTCTTGGAGTCAAGGTTTGCAATGCGAACCATTCTACGAGAAGCAGAAGCTTCCTTCTTTTCCTCAGCCTTGGCCTCGCCCTTACTTTCAGACTTCTTAGAGCCTTCGCTACCGTCGCCGCTCGTTGGAGCGCCGCAGCACTTATCAACCTCATGGGTTACGCCCTTGTTCTCTGCTGGAATCTCGGAGTTATCAGCCTTCTTTGCAACAGAAGCCTTCTTCTTTTCGCCTTCTGGCTTGCCGGTATTTGTGCCGCCAACAGGATCCATCTCCTGCTTCTTGACATGCATTTCACCGTCCTTTTCCTTGCAGCATTCATCCTTAGCAACCTTAACTTCCTTCTCAGCGGAAGCCTTGGTTTCTTCTTTCTCTGCGCCTTCTACCTTTTCTACTTCCTTGCCGTCTTTCTTCTCTTCCTTCTTACCGAATGGAGGAGCTTTCTTGTCGCCAAGGTTAGAAATATTGGCAGTCTTTTCGGCCTTCTCTGGCGCAGCGGTTGAGGCTGTCTTGGAGAAAGCTGCGTTACTTGCAGCGAGCTTTTGTACAAATTCGCCGAAGTTCTGGGCCTTACCAGTCGAGATCTTGTTCGTATAAAACTTCATATCAATACACTCCTTTGGATCTAATGGCTATTTTAGCCTGTTCTTGATTTCTGGTTATCTTCCAAAATTCCTTCTTTTCACTTAAGGTTTTCTTGGAGCAAACCTACCTTTATTTCTTGGTTGTTGCGGGCGACCTGCTGGCGCTGCTGGCGGCGTTGCCGCTGCTGGCGGCGTTGCCGCTGCTGGTGGTTGTCCATAAAGTCCTGCGCCTGGTGGCGGATTGTAATTAGGCCCTGTCATTACGGCTCCAGGAGGCATTGCCCCGATAGGACCGCCTCCCGCTGCTGGCGTTGCTGGTGCCGCTCCTCCTAACGGATTAGAAGATGCTGCTGGATTGACTCCAGGCGCTGCGGGCGGCGTTCCGCCTGCTGGAGAACCGCTTGGAGCGGCTGGAGCAGAAGGAGCGCCTCCCGATGGAGAACCGCCATAATTGCCTCTCAATATAGAATTCAAAGAAGTTAGAGTATTAGGCCAGTTCTTCCTTACGCCTTGAATATCTTTAGCCTTTATCAAACCAGAAACATTACTAAGATGCTGTATCGCTGTTGAAGCTTGCTGCTTTTGTTGAGGAGTTGAGTTTGGATCATTTGCAACGATATTTAATTGCTGAGAAGCCGTCGCTATACCACCAGAAAGCCCACCCCAAGTTTGATTTGCTTTTTGATAAGCATCTTCAAAAGCTTTGAAACTATTGTCCAAATCCGTTATTGTTTGCTTAAGCTTTCCGGTATAGGCTTGATTACTACCCCAATTCTTAACACCCTGCCCAACGCCTTTGAAAAAGTCCATTATACCAGCTTCTTTTACCATTTCTTCAGCAGCGGCTGTAAGCTTTTCAGCTATTTCTGGGTTAGAAACAAGTCTAGACGCAATATCCATGATTTCATTGCTTGCGGAAATCATAAGCTCATTTGGCTCATTTGCAACTTCTTCAATAGAAGCATAAACAGCAGAACCAATATCTAAGCCTTCCGCAACCTTCTCTTCAACCTTGCTAGCAATCTTTGCGTTAACTTCTTGAGAGAAAGCATGAAGCTCAGAACCAACCTTAATGTTGTTTTCTGAGCCTGCGTATTTGTCCCATTTAGAACCATCATTGTTCAATGACTCAACGTATTCTTTATGGCATTCAGTCCAAACCTGTTGAGCAGACTTATTTGGAGAAGAAGTTCTTTTCTGCCTATAGCAATTACCCCAACATCTGGAGTTTCTAATAGCATAGCCCTGTATACCAACATACTGAGCCGTTTTGACTTCAAAGGTCTTGTTTGCAACCTTATCAACCTTATCTGCTATAGCTCGTAAGCCTTGAGCGTCAAGCGCTTCTGCTGCTTCAACAAGCAATCGAATGATATTATCCATTTTGAATCGGCTCCTTTATCGAACAATAAACTTAGGGTTGAACTTTTTCCCAACAATAGAAAACTCTCTTACATTTTGCATACGAAACGCCCTAATTCCTCCAACGGTTTCGTCAAAAGTTACAAGAATCTCATGCGACGGCTCATTCTCTGGATGAGAAGTAAACCTTCCATGAGGCTCGATGTACCTTGTTATTACATTATTACCAAAAAAGCGAAGTCCCTTCTTTTTTGATTTTGTTTGATACGAAATCTTCATAACTTCTTTGTTTTCTTGCGCCCAATTAAAGGCCTCAGACACGCTACCGAACGTTGGAATCCTTTGCTGAAGATCTTCTAAACTTTCTTGTTCCTGTTCTTGAGCGTCTTCGGGAGAAGGTGGTTCTTCAACAGCCAAACCATCTTCCTGTTGCATATCCTGCTGCTCTTGTATCGAATCTTCTATATATTGCCCTATCTCGTCTTGACTTAAAACAGGTAGATTCGTTTCTTCTATTTGTTGCGGCTGTTGAGGTTGTTGAGGTTGTTGACTCTGAGAGTCAAGATGGTTGAAGTAATCAGATAATGTTGGGAATTTAGAAAGCATCTCTTCGTCTGTCATTTGCTGAGCAAGTCTTAAAGAAGATATCGGCTCTTTAGAATCTCTTTTAGCAAAGGAAACCATAGACGTATTCTTGTTGAAAACCATCATATCGCCAGGCTTGATACCGTTGCTCTGAAAGAATCCAAGATTAGCTTCAACAGCGAACTGACATGGAGACGAGCTTGAAACAGATTTTTTGGACAATGGAGAAATTGTTTCAATATTGACAACTCTTCCTCTGTCATTTACAAATGCAATATCAAGAGGAATAAAAGTGTTCTCTCCCCAAAAGCTAAGTTTTCTGTTCGATGAGAAAACAAATAGCATACCGCAGTCCCGAGGCATGCTCTTCACAAACATTAATCCCCGAGCCTGAGACTCAAATGTGTCTGCTATTTTTACTCGCAAAGTTGGCAATGAGTTAAGATTCATAGAATTACTTACGTCTTTGAAAAGATTATCCCTTCTTAGGTAGGAGTTTTGAACACCTTTTTGTAAAACTAAGTGACCTTAAGCGGAGGCTCCAAATGATCAATATCTTCACATTCATTCTCAAACTGATTTTCGGATATAGTGCATCCGGAAGTCTAACAGTATCTTCGTCAATTTCTCAAATAGAAGTCAAGCCAGGATGGACGCCTAAGCATGTATTCATTAGCTTAGACAGTAATCCTTGCATTCCTGTTTGCGGTTCTCATCAAGATTGGTTCGATGTAAAGATTGTAAAAGACGGCTTTATATTACAGTGTAACATTAAGAGTTCTTTCAGGAAAATTACATGGATAGCAACACAGTAAATGTTGTTGGATGGTATAGTAAGTGTAACTGTGGAGACGAAAGCTACAAGCTAGCTTTCCCTAAGATTTTCCCAGATTATAACCTCGTCTTTTCTGATTGGCCCATAAAAGACGCTGACGCCTACATTATTGGTGGCGGAGATATCTTAACAACAAAACTTCTTGATAAGTTTGCCAGTATCGACAAGCCTAAGCATATAATGTCTGTTACAGTTTCTAAGAAACAAGATAAAGAAAAGTTCAATGGGTTCAGAACAATCATAGTTCGAGATCAGGAGTCTGTAAAAAGACTCTCTGAAATTGGCGTCGAATGCCTACTGTATCCTGATTTTTCCTTCATCCTTGAAGGCAATAAAGAAAAAGGAACATCGCTAACAGAAGAGCATTTCAGCAAAAATAGAAGCGATCTCTATCAGAAGAAAGTTGCAATAGTAATCAATGGGCATTTAGTTCCTGCTCACGGAACAACAGCATACGAACAATCAAGATTTGACAGATTCTGCTTTGACCTTTCAATCGCAATAGACGAGACACCAGCAAGTTTCATATTTGTACCATTTGGAACAAAGCAACCTTGGGACGACAGAATTGCTAACGGCATGGTTGCGGTAAAATGTAAATGGTGGAAAAAGAACTGCATGGTTTATAACGAACTTGATGTTCAGGAAACCCTTGACATTATTTCAGCAAGCGATGCCGTTGTAAGCACAAGGTTGCATTCGTCAATATTTAGCTGCGCAACAGAAACGCCTTTTCTCGATATCACTCATAGCCACAAAAACAAGTATTTTCTTGAAACCATAAAGTACGAAAAAGCTTCTGTTGGATATGAAGACTTCAACATTACAAAAGCAAAATCAATTTTGAGAAACGCAATCTTTAACACTGAAGCTAAAGAAGAAATTGGAAGTCTTGTTTCAATCAACAAGCTTTTGCTTGGAGAGCTAAATAAAAGAATCATCTTGACTTGAGGAGTTGTTGATTATGTATCTACTGTATGATAGCGACTACATTATAAGAATTGTTTCCACAAAGCCCGTCAAAAGCGAAGGCCTTGGTATCGTGTCTGTACCGGACAATCAAAACTGGAACAAACAGATATACAAGAAACTTCCTAGGAAAATTGCCGAACAAATTGGCGCTAAGGTAAAAAAGAATCATAGCGAACTAAGAATCGCTGTTATATGCAACTGGAAAGATAAGTGCGGCATATCAACATATAGCCAGTTTCTTGTTGATTCTCTCAAAAAACAAGTCAAAGATATTGCTATCTTTTCCGAGCATGTCGAAGGCAGCATTGACATTCAAGAGAAAGGTATGGTACGTTGTTGGAAAAGAGGCGAAGACGTTCAAGAGCTTATTGATTTGGTAAAAGATTACGCTCCTGATTTCATTATTATACAGCATGAATATGGTATCTTTCCAAACGCTTTCAAATTCATGCAACTCATGCAGTCCTTTGACAAGATACCCTATGTTGTCGTAATGCACAGCGTTTACAAACATCTCGATAAGGCTGTCTATAGCGAATCTGCAAAGAACATTATCGTTCATACTAATGAAGCTAAAAAGACACTAAGAGAAGTTGGCAACACAAGCAATACCTACGTTATTCCGCATGGATGTATTAGCTTCAAAGACACAAACGAACTATGGAATATCTGCACAAATCCTTATACTATTTTGCAGTTTGGTTTTGGATTTTCTTACAAAGGCGTTGATAGAGCTTTAATGGCAATCGCTCAACTCAAGTCTATGGAAAAGAAATACCAAAACATGCAATATATCTATCTGTGCAGCACTAACAGCCATAACCTTGCGGCGAACGCTGAATACTGTAAGAAGCTTATGACTCTTGCAAAAGAACTTGACATAGAGAAAAACATTGTTATCATACAAAAGTATCAAACAGAAGAAATGATAAATCTCTATCTCAGGCTTGCGAAAATCGCAATCTTCCCTTATGTTATAGACCCTTCAAACGAAGTCTTTGGCGCTAGCGGGGCGATAAGAATTGCTCTTGCGAATAAAAGACCCGTACTAGCCAGCGAAAGCCATCTATTCGACGATCTAGAGGGCATTATACCAAGACCGAAAAACCATATCGAACTCGCAAACGAAATAAACAAGATATTCAACTCAAAAGAGCATAGAGACTCTATTGTTGAAAGCGGATATAAGTTTGTTCAGGATAACAACTGGGATATTTGCGCAAAGAAATATCTAGAAGTATACGACTCAATCGTATCTAATACCTGCGAAATTCAATGATTGTTCAATAAAGTTGATATCCTCGTCGTCAACATTAATAGCAATTTGATTCATAGAGCTAGAATCGGAATTAATCACAACGTAATCGTTATGACTTTGAATCCATTTCTCTATATCTTGCTTGTTGCTAACCTCTTCATAGACATTAATGTAAACGTCTTCAGGTTTTGGCATTAGACGAGCGGTTTGAATATCAAAAACAAAAGAAAGCTTACCGCAACGATGAGCTTCCATCGACTCTGTTTCTGGGTTGTACCAAAAATGAGTCGATTCAACTTTCTGCGCTTTCTTGATTCTTCTTTTTTCAATCTGTAGAAGTAAGATCCGCATTCTTAACTCTCAAATACCATCCAACAAGTTCTTCTTTTGAGGCTTTCTTCTCTAAGGCAAAAGAATCATCATTGAGAATCATTACCTTCAAAGCTTGAGCGCCCTTCTCTGTAACCTTGAGGTACTTACCCTGATCTTCGACAAGACCAGACTCTACCATTTTCTTGAGTTCGCCAGACGCTAAATTAGCAGGCTTCAAAAACTTACGGTTCGAGAGCTTTTCCGTATCAGACCACATAGCATACAACTGCTTATTGATGCCATCGCCCCTATTGACAAGTCTTGCTCTTGCGTCTTGCAGCGCTGGCATTATTTGTATGAGTATATCAATCAAAGATTGTTGAGCAGTTTTTTGCATATTAGAACCCCACTTGAACTCCGAATGAACGAAGCTTCTTTCGTATTTCCATTTGTATAGAATCAAGAGCCATAACATCAGCCTGAGAAAGTTGTGTTATACCATTTAAGCCTAATGTTGTAAAAGCTTGCTGAAACGTTCTAACCCTAGGATCTATCTGGTTAGGTTGATTAGGGTTCTTGAGCCTTTTGGGATCAAATTTCAAAGTTTGCATTTGAGATGTTTTATACCAATTACTCATGGTCGCATTGTGCCTCTAGGATATGGACTCTCATCTTCTCTTTTGCCCCACAAATAAGGTTCATTACGAAGCTCTCTCCATTTGAATCCTTCATTAACCCAAGGATCATGATATCCTTCAAGACCCATTTTATATCTACTCTGATTCCTAATATCTCGGCCTCTTCCTCTAACCTCTTCATCAATAGCTGACCAAGAGAAAACTCTTTCTTGCATTGGAACGTCTAAATTAGAATAAGGTCCATGAACGCCCTTTGCAGAAACTTCTTTCTGTCCTGGAAACTGAACAACCAAAAGCAAAGCTCTAATATAGAGATTCTTGGCAATCAAATGGCTTACCCATTCAATACCTAACTTGTACTCTATGATTTTAGACATTACTCTATACGAAAAAGAGTTGATATCTCTACACAAGGCTTGCCCAACTTGTCTTTGAATCTCGTCAAATCTAAGAAGACCAGGATACAAATAAAGCATTCTATAGAGGCCTTGTAAAGCGTGAACAAAAACTCCGTCGATACCCTCGGGAGGATTCGTCTTAGTCTCTGTCTGTTCAGACAAAAGAGAACAAACTTCATCCCAAAGTTTCTCAATAACTTCGTAAGAAGCTTTAGCCTTAGCCTTAAACAATCCTGCGCAATGAGAAACTGGGAGGCTCTTGCTATCAAAAGAAACAACACCATTACCTTTTAGAGTAATGTTATGAACCAACAGTTCTTTTTTGATCTCGTCATACAAGGGTTGTATCCTCTATTGGCCTTCTCTTAACTGCAAGAGTAATATGGAAATCATGGTCTTTTATCCTTGGCGATAAGTTATACTTCTGCCTTAGTTTTTCAAGCTGAGGAGCCTCAACCTTCAAAAACCAAACAGACTGCATCTCTTCCCAACCGTCAGGATTATCAACCTGTTCTACTCCGGTTATTTTATAGTTTATCTTCTTACCTACATCTTCAAATCGAATACCTCGCTCAGAAACTTCCTTAGTCTTAATGACTGTTATATGAGCGCCAATATCATCATAATGTCTTTCGTTCTTAGGCGGCTTTTCAGCTTCATTACCCAAGAAAGGCATAAATCCTGCAAATATAGAGTTAGGAACGTCTACATAAACAAACCCGTCTCTAGTCTGTCTGAGTTCGCCAACAAAAACAACATCTTTAGCATCACTAGCTATCTTCTTCAACGCATTAAAAGTAGCAGCCAACCGATTTTCATAATCAGCGGTCATCTTTTTGGCATAATCTTCAGGATAAAGAGTGGACCAGTAAGTTGTTAGCTTTACTTGATCTTTCTTTCTCCTTTTGAGCCAATTCTTAGGAACATTTTTGGAAGCCAACTGTAACATTTATTATTCTTTCTGTTGATTCCTTAAGCTGTTTTGCATTTTAAGAAGTCTATCTCTTGTTTGCTTCTTATCTACAAAATTACCTTCTTCAAGATCCTTATCAATTTCCGCAATTCTATTTTCAACATAAGCTTTTGTTTTTACATCAGGATCGTGAATGTAAGTGTCCTTTGGCGGTTTCTGAGAAGCAACAACGTCTTTCATGTTCTTTGGAGCCTTATCAACAGCTTTGGATTTCTTTTCTTTTGCAGCCTTAGGTTTTTCTTCTGTTTTTGACTTTTCAAACAGAGAAACAAAGCCCTCTTTGATAAGGTTTGTAAAATTAACAGAAGACGCATTTCCAAGCTCAACATCAAAAACTTGATTTGGGCCAATAATCTGTCCCCAAGGCATTCTAAGTTTATTACCAGTGTTGTTCTTATATTGCGAACTTGCAGAAGGCTTATAGCTACTTGACTGCAATACTCCGCTCTTCAACAAGCCTTGTACCTGATAAGACAGAAACTGCTCTTTCGTCAAATCAGCTTCTTGTCCCGCCAAAAGAGTTCCCGGCAATCCAACGATATTCAACTTTCCTTTTAAGCTGTCTGCAACTTTGATCTTCATGTGCTTTTTCCTTATATGTTTCTAAGTCTCTTTCTAAGACCCCTAAGTACGCCATCGCCACCATTCAAATTGAATGGCTTTCTGTCCCTATTATCGTCTATCTGCCGAGTAACCGTCTGATTTCTTCCCAAAGCTGCGTCCGAACCAGAAGAACCTCCTTGACCCTGATAATCGTCATGCAATTCTAAACCATAATCAGTTACAATGCCAGTTCCATTATCATTCTTTGGACGACCTTCATCGTCTGTAATAAAAGGCTGATCTGTGGGCCACTCTTTATTCTGAGAAAAAGGACCACCACCAGTTTCGCCTGGCCTTAAAAGATCATCACCCGCGCCGCTATTCGGTTTACCCTTTGACTTTCTATAAGGATCAGTCAATAGGGGATCTGAAGGATTAAATGCGGTTGGCGGATTTCTTCTAGCTGTTTTTGATAAGTTAAAAGGGGGCATCTTCAATAGTATCCTCTTGTGGATTTTGCGGTTCGATTGCATTATCAACAGGAGATTCAGGCTCGCTTGGTGCTGTGGTTTGACCAATTCCTCCAGTATAAGAAACGTCTCTACTTGTTACTCCAGAAATACCAGACATAGGATCAGGGAAATCGAATCCAGAATCATCATTTGGATCTACAGGAGCATTTGGATCAGTAGGAGCATTTAAGTCTACAGGAGCATTTGGATCAGTCATATCGTCTACAGGAGGCGAGAAACCGCTCTGTGTTGCCCAATAATGCTCGTCGCCGCTAACTGTTGGATTTCCGTCCATAAAATCAGCTTCCCTATCCTGAGAGCTAGCAGAAGGCCCTGGTGTTGGCGATGGAGGAACGTTAGGGTCAAATGGCGGATTATTAGGATCAGCAGAAAGAGGGTCTTCTGTTTGAGCTAAAGACATAAGAATACTTACCTTGTCTTTATTGATCGCCGAAACAATCTCTTTCTCTGAAGCAGTAAGGCCTCTACCTTCGCTACTAGCCTTTAGGTAAATACCAAACAAAAGCTTGTCTGCACTCTTTAGAGAAGCTGTAATCTCAATTGGCTTCTCTTTCTTGTTCATTGGCTTTATGTCAAGCTCTTTACCAAGATGCTCTCTATTTGTTGCCGCATCAGGATCGTGAGGAAGACCATCAAGGTTTCCAAACCTATGAGGACTATTTTGAAGTTGACTACCCTTCTCTGGTAAGTTAACCATAACTTTTGTTGGCTCACCATCGAGTTGAGCGCCTACAAACTTATCCCAGAAAGAGGTATCCGCTCCCTTATTTGCCTTTGAAAAAGCATCTCTAAACTTTCTATCATTAGCATGAGCAAGAGCGTCAATTGGAGAAACGGTATAGTTATCTTCTCCGCCCTTGAACTGCCTATGAGGATACAATGGAGAATCAGAATCTTCTATCGCTCCTTCTGTTATCTTTTCAGAAACAGAGGCCTTACGACGAACTTCGTTCAAAAGACCTTCATGAGTTTCTGGACTTTCGCCCAAAGAACGACGGTCTGCCTCAAGAAGCCCATTGATAGACTTGACACTACCGCCTCCCTCTAGCGAAAGGTTATACTTCTTAGAATGAGACGGAACAGCAGCCGACTGAGGCGTTACGCTGTTATTGATTACCTGTGCTTTTTTCAAGTTAAAAGTCATTTTATATTCCTCCCCTTCGAGGGTACGATGCTCTTTGTTCCAATTTCCTAGCAACCTGCTGTCCAGGTCCAACCCCATAAGGCTGCCCAGACATAGATCTCCATACTACATCATTAGCTCCCTGTACTGGCAAAGAGACTAATTTTCCTTGTGGAAGTTTGTTCAACTCTTTTTCGACGCAATTATAACAAGCGCCCGCAAGAGCGTCAACAATATCGTCCGTGGTAATATCTCCGTCTTTCCTTGGATATACCTTATATCCGCTATCCAGCCACTTTCTTTGAAGATTCTTCATTTCATTCTTAAGTAAAATGTGATTTGGTATAAACAGCTTACCTTGTACGGCTATTTGGTACAAATTATCGTAAATAAGGTTCTTATACTGCTTATTATACGGAGTCATCTTGGTTGGAACGCCTCTTTTCCTGAGTTTAGCTATACTTTCTTGACTATTAAAGTGATCGTAAGTAACAACACCAAGACAAAACTTTGTATTCAAATCAGCAACATACTCGTCAACCTCTTCAACTGATATTGGCTTACCAGGCAAAGGCGACCAATACTTGATATGGTCTACAACAATTCTCCACTCTTTCCTAGAAGTCGGTTGGTCAAAGAAAACCTCTTTATGAGCAAGAACCAAAGCATAGTTATGGCTCGAAGTTGCAGGGTCTAAATGGGCAAAGTAATAAATGCCAGGCACCCCTCTGTCTCTAAACTTCAAAACTTTATCAGAGAAACACTTTTCAACAACTTCTTCTGGAAAGAAGTTTTCACCAGCCGTACCCGAAAACTCCGCTCCAAACTCCATTCGAAACTTTTCTTCGGGCATACTAGGAAAGGCCTGAATAAGAGCTTCTTTTGACTGCATTGGATTAACTTGCCATGTAGCCGCTCTACAAACGAGTCGGTGGTCAACCTCTGCGTGATTCTGATACAAGTCATAGAAGATACCTTCCTTACCTCTTGGAGTAGAAAGACAAATGATCTTGCCGTCATAAATCTTGTCAAACTCTTGTTGTCCATTAGCGTCAAGAACAGGCTTGCCTTCCGCGTCAACCCTTGGAACTTTCCTAATATACGTCTTTACAGCAGGAGCGAGCGAGTTGAAGATAGCATCGCCTGAAGAAGATCCAGCCGTATTCTTGTAAAGACCAATTTCGTCGAGCAACAAGACGTAGCAAGAAATACCTACCAAGCTGTCTGAGTTACTATGTCCTGATCGAACAACAATAGAACCCAAACCAGGGGCAAACCCCTTGGCAACCAACTCTTCATTCCTTCGTTTATCTTCGGGAGTCAAGAAATGGATTGCGTCCGCAGTAATACCTTCTGGTAAAACCTTATCCTTAAAGTAATCGCTATTGAGAACCTTGTCCTTAATTTCTCGGAACAAAATCTTTGCCTGTTGAGTCGAGTTTGCTATTGTAAGAATGGTAAACGGAGTTGCCATACCAAGCTTATAGACGGCGTAGGGATTACCGCCAGGACACTCAAGAAGTCTCATTGCTTCGTAAAGAGCTATGATAGATGTAAGGAAGTCTTTTCCGCTATTATGACAAATAAAGCCATTTGAACAGAAATTTTGTAAAGACGGGTCCGAAGAAACCATCAAATCAAAAGTTCTTTTCGCTCCAATCTTTTTGATAGATACAATCGGTGAAAAGATAGGCGAGTCGCTAACCTTTTCAATATCAACATTATGAGCAATCTCTTGAACTGCTTCATCTTTTCCTACAAAACCGATCTCGTCAATAAATCGACGAACACAGGAGTTTTTGCTTATAACTAAAATATGCTCTGGCTTAGAATTGATTAGCTTTGATTGAAAAGTTGAAAATACACCAAACCTTGACAACAAATGCTGTACTTGCTTCGTTAGCTGTAGACTCGAAAAAGAAGCCTCAATTTTACATGTGAAACGAGAAGTCTTTGTGTAAGAAATCTCTCCATCACAACTAAAAAGAGACTTCAAATAAGCTGCAACAATATTCTTTGGCGAAGAAAAGATCCTTGACGGAACAAACTTCTGCGGACTTGTTTTATTCTTCAAACCGTTTTGGTCTAGAAGCGTAATAGCATTATTTTGTTGAGCCTTTGTTGCCTTTTGAGAATAAACGTAAGTGTATTTACGCTCGTCTTCAGACTTTATGTTATGATTACTTGCTGGTTCTATCTTAGAGTCAGCACAATATTTCGTTATTCTTAGCTTGAAATCTTCAAAAACTTCTCCATTACTGAGCGACGTAGCAAGATAAGCTCCAACCGAATCACAAGAACCGCTGCTCAAATAACCAAGAATAACAGCCTCGTCTTCAGATAGCTCCGTAGAACTACCAAAGAAAGGCTGATAAGACGCTAACGCTACTTTGTCCTTTGGTTTCAAATCTTTGACATGAACCCATCCTGCTTCTGTCAAAAACGGATGATTATCTGTTGCTTCTATTTCGTGTCCAGAAATGGTTTGAATCTTATAGACATCTCTAACGCCTTGAAGTATCAAGTTGCAATTGTCTATTGAAACCATCTTCTTGGCTCGTTCGTCAAACGTCCAAGACTCTAGCTTGGTTTTTCCATAGTTCCAAAGCTCGCCAAGTGTCCAGTTTCTTCCTGTTTTGATATCAAGGATTTCACTATTTTCAGAAAGACATCTTCGGCCCCAAACAAGAACAAGCTCTCTAAACTGATTACCAGAATTCCACTTATCTAATAAAGCGCCATTAAGCGGATCATTTAGTCCGTTCTTTTGAATTACCTCAAGATCTTCTGGAGTTAACTGTAAATCTTCATTTCCATCGCTACCCCTATAAAAGCACTTAAGTATGAGCTTTTGAATATCGTAAAGATTAACAGGGGGATTAGCGTAAGGTAGTCCAAGAAACTTTGGACTATCAACAAACTCCACAATACTTGGAATCTTAGCCAGTCCAGCTACTTCCTTTTTCATCTTTTCTCTCAACTCGTTCAACAAGCCAAGAGAACTACCTTGCTGCGGCTTCTGTGATTGCTTCTTTTCTTTTGCCATTTTTACCTCAAATCTGAAGCTTCTTTATAGACCAACCAATCTTCTCCGCCATTATATGTTAGAAGCTTCAATACGTCTATTGCATTAGCAGTTGAAGATAGAGTTATATCCGTTTGTCCAGGTTTCCTAAACGAAGACGGAAACGAAACGGTATGACCGCCTGTTGATTGCTCAACAAGTAAGGTCAACTCAAATGCAGAACCCTCGTCTAAGTTATGCAAAAACGTTAGCGACAGATTCTCGGTAAGCGTGAGTTTTTGAACATTGCCAGCGGTTGTGCTAATTTGATAAGTAGCTCCAACCTCTCCTATGTCATTGTATTTTAGATGGTACGAATCAATAACAGGCTTTACCAAAGCGCCCTTATTGAACGTAGCCTCCATTTTTTCTGTGGATAGCTTCAACGGCGTAGGAATGCCGTTGCCGCCATAAACGGTTACTAGATCGCTTGTGACTCCTATATTATCGTTGTTGAGATACAGAAGGTCATTACACGATTGAGCAGGTGTTTTATCGCCTAGAGACGAACTCATGAAAATTCCTCAAACTAAAGGTTCTCCCATCCTATCTTATTCATTGGAAGCGTTATATCCTTCCAAAGAAGATGCATGTCAGACCACCTGGCTTTAGCATCTCCTATCACCGTTATCGAATATCCAACCTGTTCCGAAAGAATTGCATAGGTCAGCGGAACCTCTAAAAACTGATCTATGAGAAACTCGTCCATGTTGTCGTACCCATATGCAGCGCCATATTCTCTCATTACATGAGCATTCAGCGCTCGAACGGCATTATACATAGTCTGTTGATTATCAAGATGCTTGTAGATTATGTAAGCATACGTTCTTCTTAAAAAGCTCTCAAGCTCCGTTCTGTGTCTTTGGCGAACATTTACATCGCAGTTTTGCAGATTATTATACATGCAAACAAGAGGACTTAGACACTCCTTGCCAAGATCATAAGACTCAGCTATGGCCTCAGTTATCACTCTATAGTCATATGTTCCTATTCTATGTCCGTCGTCTGGGACAGGCCCTCTTGGAGGAACTACAGGCGGAGCAACAGGAGGTGGGGGAGGCGGAGGGGGTGGAGGCGAAGGCGGAGCTTCAAACGTAATAGAAAAAACAGAACTAGAAAGAGATTCTTCATAAGTAATAAGATCATCTACAAGATAATACGTTACAGCCGTAACAACATAATAATAGGTATTACCTAAAACAACGTCGTTATCAACAAACGATGTACTGGTTGTTGTGCCAATAAATACAAACGTACCTGGCGTTCCAGTATCAGAGCGATAAATATTGTAATGAGAAAAATCTCCTGGCAAATTATGGACTCCAGCTTATTGTTATTGTATTTTGGTCAACATCTCCTACCGCAGTTACAGAAGAAGGCGGATCAAGAACAGGGTCGTCAGGGACAAAGGGAACCGTCAGAATGGTAGATTTGCTCGATTCATTACCAAAAACATCGACAGCAGAAACTTGATAGTAATAGGTTGAATTTGTCCTAACCGCCGTATCGTAAAAGAACGGGTTCTTTGTATATTGCCTCTTGACAAAGTTTGCAGGTGTAGAATCTATAACTTGATTTGAAATCTTGCACTTATAAACAATGTAATGACTAAAATCTGGATCTTCATTAGCGTCCCAGAATATCTTTATGTACTTTCTGTCCGTTGTGTATGTTGTATTTCTTTCTTTATCATAGAAACCATACCTAAGACCGCTTGGAGGAGCAGGCGCAACAGTTGATGTGTAATTGGCTGGAACGTCTACAAAATCAAATCTTCTATCAACAGCTTCAAAGCTTGAAGACGAAGGATCAAGATTGGGATAAACATTCAAACCATAGCCGCCGACAACATAGCCATAAGACGCCATAGCCCCAAACCTATACAAAACTTCTTCCTCAGTAAGAGTTGAATCAAATCTTACAACACCATAATCAATACACCAATGTTCGTTTCCTGGAACCAAAAAGTTTGCAAGATGATGAGGACCGCATATGCCGTCATACGAGAACAAATACGAAGCCCCTCTAAAGCAGAATACATCTTGTTTCGCTTTCTCAACCAATAAAGACATATTTGGATATCGCTCCTTATATGTATCCATAAGGTCTAAAGCATTCTTCATTTGATTCTGATTGAAACTAGAACCAAAGAAATCCAAACCAAGAGAATTTGCCCAAAACAAATCCGAAGCAAGGTCTACTTCGTCATAGAACTTCTGCATTCGTGCGGTATCTGTAAAATCAATAGTTTCATACTCAACAGACGGACCATATACCGTTGAGCTTGTTGCAACCAAATCTCCATAGCCTTGATAGAAGCCAAACTGCGCAATTTCTTCACCAAGCCTTTGTAAGCCAGATATTGAAGAAAGCATATTTGGATATCCGGTCCAAGGATACTGGTTTCTGTATATTGGAGTCAAAATTTGAGGATAGTAGTTTAATCCATTCTCATTATGACCAAGAATTTCCCAAACCATATACCTCTGATAGTTCTTGTTGATAACATTTGAAACAATACTGTTTATGTAAGAAGAATACCCCGTTGAAGGTATATTGTAAGAAGCGTTAAGTAGTAACGGAGCAGCGCCAGGGTTTGTTGTCATAACTTCCAAGAAAACAGGCCTTGGATCTCTAGTATGAACCATTTCATGATTGGACTGTAAATAGTCTTTCCAAGGCTTAGCTTTCAAAACCCATTTAGACGGATTCCTTGCAACACGAACAGATATGGTTATGGAAAAAGATTCTCCCCTTTGCAAGCAATCATTATAGTAAGAAGTAGAACTTCCTGTATTTGCTAACCACTTTAACTGAGTTTTACCCCTAGAATATACAACCCCATTAAATCCTGACCTAGACGAGGTTATTTCTTGAAACATCTTGTCAGAATTTACATAATCAGCAGTCCAAGAAATAACAACCGCATGATTTTTCAAGAGATAACAGCTAATAGGCGCAAATTTGTATGGATACTCTCTTGCGTCATTGCCTGTATAAAGCCCTTGCTTTGTGTGGAACATATAGCTATAAAAGCCCATTCCATTCAAATCAGTTAGCAACGAAACATTTCTTCCGCAAAATATTCCGTCAATGTCTATGGTTCCCATTTTTTGAGCAGCAGAACCAACAGCCTGAGACAAAGGACCGTCATTAGTATAAACAACAGTAATATCTATACCGTCGTCTTCAACGGAGGTTGAAATAGTTGTCTTTATATAGTCTCCAACACCATTCAAAAGAGAAAGATAAGGACTTACAGCAGTCTCGTATGATGGGATTCCATATGACTGCCCAACAATTATTTTTGCAGAAGTAACATCATCATTATCTTGTTCTATAAAAGATGGGTCTCTAATCTCAAATGTAAGATTATGAGAATCATTTGCAACAGCATTGGCATTTGTTGGCCGGCTTCTATATGACAATGAAGACGAAACGCTAAACTGAGAAGAATCATCAGAAAAAGCAACAAAAGGAGCGGCGCAAACTCTCTGAACTATAGACGAATCAAGAAGCTCTAACTTATAGTTTCTGTTAATAGACTCATGAGGACTAACCTTTTCAAACTCGTCATACTTTAATACATCAAGAGCAAAAGCTCTTTCTGGCAAGCAATCTTCTATCTCTATAACAAATGAAATTGATTGAACGTTTTCAAAAAATGTCTTACAATCAACAGAGACTCCCTCAACTAGCGCCATTCTAACATTTTCAAGATCAACTGGTTTTGGATAAACATTTCCTTTTACATTAAAATCTGACTGAACTGGATTATAAGATATGTAATTAGACATGCAATTGATTTTGTTATCTACAAATACGTTTTGTGAAAAATCAAACTGGTCTAATACAAAATTATCTGCATTCAGATCGCAAACCGCAGAATAATCCGAAACATTTGACCACAATAAGAACATATTGTTCAAAATCAAAACCTGCTGCTTTGCAACCGTTGGTTCAAGCAAAATAGCAGAGCAAAGCATGTTATTGTATTTTAGTTCAAATATATTACTTACAACACAGATTGCGCCCTGTTGTTGATCTAAATACAAACAAGCTCTCTTTTGAACAATTGTACTTGGATCTGATTTTTGACCACCACCAGCAGCAGAAAAATAGTTATTCGCTATTCTTACATAGAAAATGTTTGAAATTTCAGAACATCCTCTTATGAAGCAATTAGAATACAAAAAGACATCATTACCTATTGAAAAACTAAAAGCTCCCGCTGATAATTCATCAAAAGTGGTATACAAAAAACCGTATGCAGAAGAATCTCCACCAGGAGAAGAGTATCCAGGTTCAAGAGTTAAGGCATTATCAAGATATGACCATTGCAAAACAATATGGCTTGGTGAATTGAATTTTATAAGCTTACCTTGCTTCTCATATAGGGTTCTAGAGGTTCCAGAATAACTCGAAGCTTCTATATTTGTCATAACAACATAATTAGCAGAGTCTCCCTTTATCAAACTTTCCTTACAAAGATAATCCGAACCGCTAACAGGGCAGATAGACCTATTTATATATGCTTTTGAACTTTGAAGCCAAGCGCCTATTTTCAACCCAGAAAAAGAGCAATTATGTAAACAGAAACTCTCTTGCGAAGAAAACATCTCAATACCAATAAGCTCTGAATTTGATGTTGGACCATAACCTTTTATGGATATGTTTTCCATATAGAATCTATCGCCCTTGACTTTTATCAAAGATTCTTCAGAACCAGGATTATAGTCTGCTACAATGGAAAAATGACTAAGATATTGATAATCAGAAACAGTAACTACTTGATCTGTTCCGTCAAATGTTATCTGAGAAGATACATCAAAACTATAATTTCCGCCTGCGTTTGTAAAAACATATCTGACATAATTCAGATGCCAAGTACCCGCCCAAGTAACAGCATTTGCTAGTGTTGAAAATTCTTTACATTCTGAATTAGCAGGATTATCTTGTCCAGGGCCTGTATAAGACGGATTGATTTTTAAGCTAACATACGAACCTGGTTGGTTTATATTGTGTCCAGGATTTGTAATTTCAGCATTAGTCCAAGAGTTATAAACAGTAGGCTGAGAAACGGTTACGGTTGTAGTAGTGCTAGCGACCTCTACTCCTGCAAAAAAGATTCTCAACGTTATTGTAAATGGACTTCCTCCATTATTGTGATAGTAAGTATATGCAGCGCACTTCGCTCTTTGCATTGAATTTGAAAGACCGCTACACTTGGTATAACCAGTATTGTCTACATCAGAATCAATCGTTGGTATTGGAAACCTTGTTTTGTTCTTAAAGTTTCCAGTAACAAGCTGATTAGTTGTTGTGCTTGTAAGATCTAAATCTTGATACCCCGCTGGATTTGAGTAGTATCTCTCATTGTCTTGATTGCCATTCAAAGGAGGTGAAGGGTCTCCAAAGTCCCAAAGATACTCAACCGTTTCCGAACTATTTCCATCAAGAAGACTAGTGCCTGCCGATACGAAAACCGTAAACGGAGCATAGCCCGAAGTATCTGAAACTACTGTTATATTAGCTGTCCAGGCCATTTGTTCCCCATTTTATAGATACACTATCTCTTTTGAGTATCTCCAACCAAACTCTTGTAGTTCGTCTTTCTGCCTAACTCTAAACCAATAAAACTCGCCTCGAACCAAAAGCTCAGAAGACTGATTGATATACCTTATCTTCTTATCTTCGTAATTACTGGTTATACCATTGCCAGAAAAAGGTTGAAAATCTCCATTATAATCTTCAAAATACCAATTAGTTATGTCGGCAAAAGTATCCTTTGATATCAATATGTTACCCTTATCAAAATCGTCATATTCCCTAGCAATCTGTAGCTCAAAGTGATAAAACCTAAAATCACCCGGATAATGCTCAAGCGTTGTTTCAAAGTTCCAAGACCCAACAACTTCAATATTTGCTGGAACAATCGAATCTATTAAACTCTGATTCTGAAGCGTTTCCAAAACAATGCTAGAAACCTTGGTCTCTGTATACGTCAAATATTGATTGAGATTTGGATACGCAAAATCATAAGAAGTCGCATTCCTATCAACAACAAAATTAACAAGTTTACCTGTTAGTTGAACAAAATCATTCTTCCATGACAAATCATCAAACTCCGCTGATAGCTGGTCAAATGGGTATATCAACTCCTCTTGAACAAATTCATCTGATCCACTTGCTACATATGTTCTAAGCTTATCAAGAACCTTTGTTTTTCTGTATATACAAGCAACAGCCTCTGCAAGACAGTTCTCCATATTATCCCACGCCTTTGAGGGAGATAACAGTTCGCTTTCCGTAAAAGGAACAGGGAAGGCAAAAGAAGCCAAAGGATCGCCAAAGCAGGCTATAGGAGAGTTTATAAGAGGCTGAGAAAAGAACATTGCTTCTCCCATTGTTGCTCCTCTAAAAAGAGCGTCCATAAACGGAACAGGCCTCAAAAACGCATACGCATTTGTTCCAGACATAGAGCCTGCCGCAGCAACATAGCCTTGCCTTATAGCAAGTACAGGCCAAGAACGAGCGTCTAAGTCTCTTATAGAAAACCCGCCATCAAAATCAGCATTGTAAAAGAAAGCTCTTGTCTCTGCTGTTGTTTGAAAATAGTTCAACGAACCTCTATCAGCGCCCCATCCCCAGAAAAACGAGTCTCCCTCAACCTGAGAAAAGAATGGATCTCTCGAAGGAGAAGATTGAGAAGTAGTCTCGGTCGCTAAACCGAGCCTCTCTAAATAGCTATCTCTAAAATTGAGAAGATCTAATGAATAATCAGAAGCACCTGCAAACGAATAAGCAGAATATGGATCAAAATAGAACTTGCCACCAACCTGAGACCTTCCTTTTGCTATTTCAATATTATCAAACCAAGGCGTTGTTACAATATTTGGACCGTCTATTCTTGTGCAAATCAAAGCCTGTAAAGCATCAAAGCCGTCGAATCTCTTAAATACTTGTCTGTTGTAAATCGGATTGGCGGCATTCTTCTCAAAAGGATAAAATAGTCTAGAAAGTCTTGATGTTGAAGATATTACATCAGAACCGTCTCTAAATCCACCAGGAACATATGGCATCAAAATAATTGCATAAACGCTTCGATCAGAAACGGGATAGCTTGTTATAGCAGTCCTGATTGGATCTTCTACTTCTTCTTGAAACTCTATATAGTCTGATAGAACTTCCCTATTAGAGCAGGGTATAGCTATCAACTGATTGTCTTCAAGGCCATGAATCTCTTTATATCGCAATGCAGACGATAGGCTGTCTGCGTCCCCTTCTCGGTAAACGCAAACAACGTTGTCCCTTGAAAGTATTGCGGTAGGGTTGACAATTGTTTGCTGGCCCCCATCTGGGGTTGGTCCCTGAATCGAAAAAAAAACACAAGTAACCGTACTTGGCTCAGACCTATTACCATAGATGTCAACAGTAACAACTCTATAGCAATATGTATTCCCAAGAACAGCGGTAGAGTCAACAAAGTCTTCCGTTATCGAAGTTCCTATCAAAGAAAAAACGCCGTCTGCTTGATTGGATCGATAGATTTCGTAATACGCAAAGTCCGTAATCAAACCGCTAATAGCCTCGCTATTGAACGCTATATTGATAGTTGAAGACGGAACAGACCTATTGCCGTAAATGTCAACGGTAACAACCCTATAGTAGTATACCGTTCCCAATACTGCGGTTAAATCAGTAAACGAGCCGCTTGTTGATGTACCTATGAGAGTGAAGGGTCCAGTTGGAGTTGTAGCCCTAAAAATCTCATAATACGCAAAATCTGTAGGCAAAATCATAATTGCTCCTTATCAAACAATGTAACCAGCTTCCTGAAGGTTGCTAACAACTTCGTATATCTTGCTATAAGTGTCTGCTGTATCCTCTTGCGTGTTGTTTGTCCCAAGAGTTTGTCCGCAGAACCACCCAACCATAGAAACATTACGCTTATTCATAACCCTAAACAGATTCATCATATGATCTCTGTCGTCTATAACAGAGGCCGAGAACCCGTTTGGATACTTTGGATTACCTCTTTCATAAAGATTGTTATAAACAAGAGGGGTATTGTTGTAGCTCAACCATGCTGCTATAGGCTTATTTGGATTAGCGACTTCACACGCTCTTAGTGAATAATCAAGAGAGGCAATTCTCATTGCTTTAACTATTTCATTTGGATTCTTTATTTTGTTCAAATCAATATTAAACCTAGATGCATTTTCGTAATAAGTATTGTAGCCATAGCCAGTTGGGAAACCTATCCAATCAGTAAGACCCCATCCATAATTAGAAGGAACATGAACGTCTGATTTCATATTTGGGCCAAAATCAACAGGACTTTCTCTAAATCTATAACCATTAGCGTTATACTGCCTTGTTGCTCCAAAAAGCAACCAGTTTCCACAAATAACATTAGGCCAAACTTCTTTTGCAGGTTCAAATAAAGACTTGTATAATCCCCAATCAACTCTCATTGCGTTTATACTAGAATAAACATGAACCAATTTTGAAGCTCTCAATGATTGATCATATATGTAAGGATAAAGCTCTGAAGTTGGAACTGGAAGACCATCAAGATCTTTTAGCTGAGCCGTAAAATCTGCATAACTAATAGATCCATCAAACAGAGTATTACTAGACCTACTATCTGCCATAAGCCAATTATGCCAATTGGCTCTCTCGCTTTCAACTCCTCCCGCAAAACCACCATTACCATCGCCTTCGTAGTCAGGATCCAAATAATAAGGATGAGGAATTCCCTCTTGATTAAGAGCGTTTGCAAGTATGCCAAAATACTCTTGCATTCTAGTTCTGGCTTCTTGTATTCCTGCGGTTGACCAAACTCCAGAATACCTTCCATTGCTCAAGAAATCTGAACTATGTCTAAAGAGAGCGGTGTTGGGTGTTCCCCAATCATAAGGACCAAAATTCTGAGGCCAAAAAGCCCATCTGAAAGGCTCATTAGATCTAACGGAAGCCCATCTATTTCTTGCTTCAACAACTTCAGCAACAGCTTCTGCGGCTCGTTGAGCCATTGTTCTATTGTCGCTATTGTTCCAAGAAACAAACTCATTAACAAGTATGTAGGTATTTGAAAGATCAAAAAGCTCATTACCAAGATCTACGGCCCGCCTACTACCTTGTACAATAATCTTTGGAGGAGTTCTATTGGTTGAAGAAGGTTCAAACTCAGAAGAAGGAGCATTCCATGCAACAACAACATTACCGTCTCCAACATTGGCTGTTGAAGAAATGTTCTTTGGCGGATTAAGTACAGGATCGTCAGCTATATGAGTTACTTCAAAAGCTGTTGGAGAAGAAGCGTTGCCATATACATCATACGCAACAATCTTGTAGTAATACGTTCTTGCCGGAAAGACTTGATAATCAACAAAGATTGGCTTTTTAGTATAAAGCTTCTCTTGATATGGAAGATTCAAGTCTGGCTCGCCATTTATAATCCTAGCTCTAGAAACAACATAATGACTAAAATCAGCTTCAATATTAGCATTCCATGAAAGAATAATTGATTGCTCATGAACATCAGGATAATCTTGGTTAACAATTGCGTCAATAATCTTGTATTGCAAACCAGAAGGAGCAGCAAGAGACGAAACGCTTGCAGGCTTCTGATCGTAAACAAATCTCCTATCAGCAGCATTGAAAATCGAAGCGTCTACAAGAGGGGACTTAAGAGAAGCATGTTGCTCGTTATCTATACTTCCAACAACAAATCCCCATCTTGCAAAAGCTGCCAAAGCATTCTTTGTGTGACCTTCATTATAAGTCGAATACGGGAAATCCGACCAATGAGTGTTAAAGTAGAACATAACCAAGGTCTCATGTCCTGGTAATATGTAGTCTGCAAGAACGTGAGGTCCAGATTGTAAATCAAAAGAGAACAAGAAGCTCATACAATTGATATTAGTAATGTCTTCTGGAGATTTCTCGGCAAGAAGCCTTAGGCCATCATATTTATATCCAATATAGTCAATCGCTCTTTTATTTTGTCTAAGCGCTCCCTTTGTTCCTGCCGCATACGCATCAAGACCAAGCATATTTGTCTTGGCATAATTAGCCATCAAATGGAGTTCGTTAGCTGCTTTATTCATAATGTAAGCAGAATCCATATTTTCAAAGCCAACAAAATCTTTAGCTTCTGGATTCCATTGCTTATGAACTGTTGTTCCATATCCTTGATAGAAACCAAATACAGGAACCTCCTGTATTGCGTCTCTTAACATATAAATCGTTCCTTTTAGCAAGTTTGGATTTACAGTAAAAGTTCCAGGAACGCAAGTTCCATTACCAAGACGTGTATAGCAAGTATCTGATACTGTTGCAGCAGAAGAATGAGGGAATGTTCCATTTGTATCAAAAAACGGAGTCAACATAATAGATGGATAGTTATATGGATTTTGATTGTAGTACAAGCCAGCAGGACTCCACATGAAGAATCTTTCGTATCCAAGCGTATTGTATAGATACTTAACCTTATTAGACCACCAAGCCCAGCCCCAAGTGGCAGGATTTTGATTGTTTACATCTTCAAATCCATGATAATACAATGGTTGAGTGTTGCTAGAAATAGCAGGAACCACAGGCCTTATTGGTCTTGGATCTTTCATGTAACTAACAGAACCATGCGTAGCTGCAAAATAAGCCTTATAAGGAGCTAACGTCTTAACCCAATCTCTTACGTTTCTAGTAACTCTAACAGATAGAGTTACTTGCATAGACTGTCCGCGAGCAAGACAATCCGCATTAACTGTAGCGGAATCACCTTGTATATCCGTAAGCCAAGCAAGTCTGTTAGATATACAAGATACGCCAATACCTCCAATAGAACCAACGCCATATTGTCCTATGAATTCTTGAGAAATCAAATCGCTAGTTGCAAAGTTATAAAGAACAGACACACCAACTGCATAGGTTTCTCCTACTACTACAACAACTGGCGCAAACCTATCAAACGGATAATTCAATCCAGGACCAAAATAGTTCCTAAACGAAGTATCATAATCCATAAGATTTGAGCTATCAGTACATCTCAGGAACTTTCCTTTGAGACCAGAAAGAACACCCTCAACTCTAAGCACGCCAATTCTTTGCCTTACATCGCCAGTTACGCTATCATTAGCTCCGCTTGGGCCGTCATTGGTATATGTAATAGCAATATCATATCCGTCAGTTGTTGGAGTTACAGTTGTTGTTGTTTTGATATAGTTGCCAAGAGTTATTGATGAGAACTGCGAATAAACCCATCTACCAAAACCGCTATAAATATCGCTCTCTATACTAACCGCACTAGTATTCCCCAACAAAGAAGTAGCAAGATATCCGCAACCAAAGAGATCTATAGAGGTTGAAGGACTTCCAAGATTATTATTAACAAACAACGTGTTTATAGCACCATAAATAGCATTTGAAAGGTCTGTTAGAGTAGCATAAGAAGAAACGGTTAGACTCGTTATGGATAATGTTGAATTATCATTCTTGACAAAAGTTGCTCCAAACTTCTTTATACCTCCGTCAAGAAGTAAGCCAAAATAAGCGTTTTTGATATTAGAATTTCCGTTTGGATCAAACTTAATCCTAAGCGCCCTAGACGTAGTATCTCCGATTGAAGAGAAGCTCAATATATCACTAACGTTTGACGTAAGCTTTTTGATAACGGGCTTAGCAACAGAAGCATAATTGTTATCAACAGTATTTATGACAGGATCTGTAATGGCAACAAACGCATTCTGAGCGCCAGATGGAGGCGTCCAGCCCGGTTCTGCCGTTCTTGTCCTTGTTGTTATGCTTGGCGAAACAGTAAACGCAGACGTTGAGTAAGAAAGAGCATAAGGTTTTGTAGCTCCAACTCCACAACTAAACGAACCCCTAAACTCGTCATTGAAATCCTTTGAAGCTGCTGGATACAAAATAGACAAAGACGCTAAAGGAGTATTCGTTGAAGAATCAAGCTTGTACTTATAGATTGATTGAAGATCAGTTGTGATTACTTCAAACTGAGATGGATTTTCTTCATATCCGGTAGAAACCCATTGATCCCATGTTTTTACAACACCATTGACAAAGGCAAAATCCATAAAACCAAGTCTTTGCGGCCATACGTTGTTACTAAATTTGTCAAACTGACCAGTATTAGTCCCGACAGAAATCCATCTAGATATACAATAACCACTATGTTCTGTATTGAGATTGTTTACAAATTCAATACCACTCAGGCCAACACCTGTCGCTGTAGTAAAGTTCCAGAAAGCTTTTTGATAGCTAGTATTTACGTCAGCTATCGCTGTGTTATTTCCTATCTTAAGGTTATTTACAAGGCCATAAGACCCTCCAAACTCAAATAGTCCAGAATTGATTCTTGTAGAACCTGCTGTATAAGTGTTTGGTCTCAATACGTTGTTAACTATAGTTATATCTGAGGAAGGCGGCGTAACAACAAACAAACTCTTAGTTCCACCTGCTAGCATTTCATTCGAATCAAACCTAATCGCAAAAACATCATTCAAGCTGTTTGATCCGTCTTGTAAAACAGAACCATAGACGGTAACATATCTTGAGTTGTATAGATTGATGGGGCCTGAAGAAGATATTGAAGAACCCTGCAACGAAGCAAGATGATCTATCCTACAGAAATTCATAGAGAGCTTCTCTGCAAGACCGCTAGTTCCTCCAAAGTTTATTGGAGAATCAGCCGCTGTTCTTACAGCAAAAACTTGAGCGCCATCAACAAACCCATTTAGAGTTGCATGAACGCACTTGTTGATAACGAAATTACAACCTATGAAATCGTAACTCTTGATTTTTGTTGTTGACGTATGACATTGATTGAAATATACGCCTGTTACAAAATGCGAAGCTGTTACTGCTTGATAGAGATTCCTAAACAAACAACCTGAGAATGTTATATTACTTGCGTTTGTAGTGGCAGAAGCAGGTGACTTTATTACACATCCTATAAGGTTAGAAGTATTATCGCTTCCTTGCTCAAGACCACCTGGATCTCCTGTGACATTGGCAGAGGCTCCAAACTGAATATCCTGAAAATTAACATTGTATGCAGTTGCAGCCAACTCAAACAAAGCTGTTGGAGAACTCCTGCTGAAAGAGCCATTCTTTGCAACAATTCTTGGTTTCTGCGTCGAGTATGCCGTTGAAGATCTGATCAGAATATTTGGCTTGCTTATTGTAATCTTTCCGTTAAGAGGAAAGTTCAAATTGTTTGAACCGCTATATCCTGGTAAAAGCTCAATAATCGCCTTACCATTAGTTCTGTTTGAGTTTATCCAAGAAACAGCAGCGTCTATTGTTTGGAAAGTATTTGAAGGAGGAGTAAGTTGCTCTGGAACAACTTGCAACAAAACCCAATTGTTAGGATTATTGGTTGGATAAGAGTCTATTGTTGGATTAGAAACAGTAACAGTTGTAGAAACTGTAGAGCTAACCACTCCATTATGCCATATCTTCAACGTTATAGTAAACGGAGTTCCGTTGTTATTGTGGTAGTAGGTATATGCAGCATTAATGCCCCTCTGCTTGCTAGATAGAGAAGTTTTTCTATGAGAACTTCCGTCAGAGTTAAAATCGCTATCAACTCTCGGATCAGAAATCATAGTTCTCGAAATAACAGAAACAGGAGGGTTATTATCTCCAAAGTCCCACTCAAACGTACAATCTTGAGCGTCAACACCATTGAAATACGAGTTAGTTGCGTCAACATGAACCGTAAATGGAACTTCACCAGAAGAAGGTGTTACAACGTTTATGAAAGGAATAACTCTGTTGAATACATTTGTTCCATAAGAACCAAGAGCTATTGATTTGTAAGAATTCCACCAACGAGAATTCTCGATCCATCTACCAAACTCATTAGTCGTATCTGTTCTCGTATTTGTCAAATCGGTCCAGACGTTGTGACGACCTATCCATTCATCAACTCCTATATCAACACCAGGAGGAGAACTACCCGTCCAAGCTGTCCATGATCTAATAACAAAATATCCTTTATCAAAGTCTGGTGGAAAAACCAATCCGCTAGGAGACTTCAAGGTTCCTTTTAGAGTATTCATTACAAACCTAAGGTTTGATGAATCCCATGTTACGGTAACATTTCCTATATTTCTAGGAGACGTTGGAGATCCTGAATTCCATGTAGAACCATAAGAAGCAGTAACTATAGCTATGGTCGCTATCTTATTATTGAATCCGTCTTGTATCTTCTGAGCAACGTCCGCCATGCTTGCTGTTGTTGAGAAGTTTATACCCTCAACCTTTACAGGATAGCCGTCAACAGCGATAATGAAACAACCATTTGTAATAGCTTGCCACTGAGCAAGTGTTTTGCTTACAGTTGGAGTAAATCTATGATTACTAGAATAAAGGCTTGGCAAATTGCCATACCACATGATATAACCGTCAGCGCCAGAATCAAGAATCTGAGTATACATTCCTTGAGACAAGGTTGCATTCTGCGCCATACCCATAAAGACATTATATCCACTAGACTCAAAGAACGTTGGCATAACAAAGGGGTATATTGGTCTAACCTTGCCAAAAACTTCTATGATTTTTTCTATAGTACCCTTTACGATAAGAATTTCATCAGTCTCTGCTGCTGTCCAACCTTGGTAAAGAGGATATAAAGAAGGAGCAAAGAAGTCATTATAATCAGCAAAAGGAACAGTAACATATACTCCGTTCTGATATCTCTGATTAATCCTTCTCATGCTAGCATCAAAAACGGAACCAGGAATAGGATGAGCCAAGCCACCGCTGCCCCAATAATAAGCTCCGTAGTAACTATTGGCCGAAAATGGAGTTCCATAGTAACCAATCTTAATGTTTGATATACCTTTCAGTCCAGCCCTAACCTTGGTTCTAGTGTACAAGCTTCTAAACTGTTCAAGGTTTGCGTCAACTTCAGCTTCCGTAACTCCATAAGGCCAATTTGGGCCGGTTACAGTAACATTGCAAAAATCACCTTCAACGTCCCATACAAAAATATCTGCTTTTTCGGCCAAGAAAGCGTCAAGCTTTGAGTCTATAAACGAATCGGTAAACTGAGACCAACCAGCCGTCATAGAAGAATAAGCTGTATACGATCTAACAATATTGTATTGAGACTTTAGCTGAGGAACAGTTGGCATTCCAGAAAAACTTCTTACAGTACCATTGGATGTTGTAGAACCAAAAGTCTCCATAACAGTTATGGACCTATCTCTTGTATACTTGTCCGCCGTAGCCATTGAAGAAAGAGCGTGCCACCAATCATTACCAACAACCCATCCATTAGACCATTCATTTGAATCAAAGTCTTGGCCCGAATAAATGTTGCTATCATATTCCTGATTTGTATTAGAATATGTACCTATCCAAAGGGCGGAACCAATATTGGTTCCTCCAACAGGCAAAGATCCGGAATAACCATAGCAATACAAAAACTCTCGTCCTTCATACGAACTATGATCGGGAGGCGTCTGAACAGATGGGGTTGTGTAAGTAAACTCAAAACACGGAACTTGAGTTGAAGACAATGGGGCATTATTTGAAACACTTGACTGATACGCAACAACAACGCTTCCCATCTCGTAAGGCCTTGAAGCTGTCAAGCTTGGATATATAGCCGTAGTTGGAAAGAAATTGTTGATGTAGTACAAATCAGCATTTATCGCTGCTTCAATGATATTCGCAACGCTTGTTGACTCTGCTCCACCAACGCTTGTTGCAACTGAGAAATTAACACCAGTAACCGATCTGTTATATCCTTGCGCAAAATAATTGAAACAACCATTCGTAATGGTTTGCCAATCAGAAAGCGTCTTAATAGGAACGGCTGGAGGGCCTCCAGAAGCTGTCATAAAGTGACGAACTCTTGCTCTTCTAAAGCTTGGTCTATAAGTATTCCAAACAATAGCTCCGTCAGCTATTCTCTTGCACCAAGAAAGCATCTTGATCATATAGTTTCCGCTTACAAGCTTAGAACACCAAGGTGTAGAGAAGTGGAATGACGGATTCAAGAAAACATACAAAGGCTTATTTCCTGCTGTATACTTTGCAGCTTGAATAAGATTTTCTTTGTAATACACATCATCAAAAGGGTCTTGCTCTCCATAAAACGGATAAACGTCACAAGTTATGAAATCCGTATAGTCTGAGAATTTCTTTGTATAATAAGAAGCTCCTGATTTTCTAAGATTAACTCTTCTAAACTTAGAAGTCCATGTATCATAGCTTGTTGTATACCCAGTATTATTGCCTCTTGAGAACCAATAAAGAACAGGATTGTAGTAGCTCTTGAAGTTTGGATTGAAGTAAAATCCAACCTTAACATTGCTGATACCCCGTGCTGCAAGAAGCTCTTTTGTTCTTGTATAAACTCGATTGAAAGATTCCAACATATTATCTATGACGGTATCAGAATTTGAAGCTGGATCAAGATATGACTGGAAAAACTCCAAATCATAAGCATAATAAAGCGCTTGATTATTACCAAGAGCAGGATCTAGCCATGCCGTTATGCCAGCGTTGATATTACTGTCGCTAATAGTTAAAGTTCCAGTGAGAAGGGTTGTTGCTGCCTGAGAATAACTTTCAACAAACGGGGATATCCCGCCTGTTTGCATAAAATTGATTCCATAAGATTCAAAACCCGTAAAAGAGGGCTGTCCTGTATAGTTAGAGGACATGAAATACTTGAAATCTTTCAATTCTGCATTTTCCAAAGAAGCTTCGCTATAAGCCTGCCACCAATCTTGGTCTTCAGCATAGTCTCTCCATTCCATATTATTTTGAGTTCCGCCATATACCCATTGTTGATTACCAGGCAAGCCAGCAGTATTCACTGTTGGAACGCCTATGAACTGATTAACAGCCAAATCTGTTCCGCTTATATTTGCTCCCCAAGCGTTCTTGGACTCAATAGTAAACCATCCTCTATGGAAGTTTGGAGGCATTGGGGTAGAAACCCCATTTGTTGTCATATTGAATAAAAAGCCCTTTTGAGAAGAAGACCATGTTACGGTAACGGTTCCCAACGGATAGGGATAATTTCCGTCATATGACGGGTTTGAGCTAGAACTGATTTTTGTCTGTATTGCTGACTGCAAAATAGAAGCAACCTGTGTCATGGAAGTTGCAGCAGAAGTATTTATGTTTTGTATCTTGAGTCTTGCGTTGGCAACAGAAATAGAGAAGGCTCCACTTGTTACAGTTCTCCAAGTAGTTAGGTCAGCCGCCTCGTTTGCACCAGAAGGCCTCCAGAACCAGTTTGAATACAAATAGCTCGCGCCCCATCCGCCCCACATGATTATGCCATTAGCTTTTTCTTTTGCAAGAGCAACCATTTGAGACATATTGTTGTAACTTACCATTGCTCCAATATGCGTACTAGATGGATGAAATGAAAAAGTATAGAATGGATATATTGGCTTACCATTCGCAATTTTTGACTTCATTTGATCAATGGTAACTCCAGCAAATATCTTCCAATCATTTATGAACGATTGACTATTGCCATAAAAAGGATAACAGCTTGGAGCTACAAAATCGCAACAATTAGTAAATGGAGAAGAAACAAAAGCTCCATTTACATATCTTTGCGAAAGTCTATCCATCCAAGCGAGCCATGATTGGTAATTCGCCTGATATGTTGGATTATTTGGATTTTGAGTATATTGCAGAGGAGCATAATAATTGTTTGGATGACCGCCAGGTATATCATACCAGCCAATTTTCAAATCGGGCCGACCCTGAGCGGCTGCTCTCGCTTTTGATCTGTTGTAAATTTCAACAAGGCAATCAAGAGCAGAATCCTTATCTGCCTCGCTCATAGAGGAATTCCAGATATAAAATCTTGGATTCTCCTCGTCCCAGGCTATTCCGTCCCAACCCTCGCTAACGGCTTGATCGACATACTGATTTATGACATCATTGTTAATTGTTAAGGTTTGATAATTAGATATCGGACTTGTACAAGCAGAAATAGCGTTCATCCCATAGACAGACCTAAATTGTCCGGCAGAAGGCTGTCCCGTAAAACCAAAACTCGCAAAAAACTTAAATGACATTCGTATCCCCTAAAGAGTTCCTATACCATTATCGGGTAGCACTAGAGCTAATAGGAATTAAAAGAACACAGAGAGATACTCTGTGTTCTAAAAGAAGCTTCAAAACCCCTTCTAAATCAGGAAGTTTTAGATATTTAGTTACCTGAAGAACCAAATCCGCCAGAGCCTCTTGCTGTCTCAACAAGCTCCTGAGCTTCAATAAAAGAAGCGTCTACAGTAATCGAAACAACAAGTTGAGCTATTTTGTCACCCTTCTTGTATTTCTTAAATGGCTTTGGCAAAGTAACATAAACTTCACCATCTGGCATTTGACTATATCGAAGAGTAGGCTTAAACCTTACAAGAAGCTCTCCTCTGTAACCATTATCCACAAGACCAATACTATTAGCCAACGCCATATCATACTTACTAATACTAGACCTAGGCCATATCTCTGTATGAACGCCTTGAAGAGGTTCCACTGCAAGTCCTGTCCTATACTGTATAAAGCCTTCCGAATCAACAACGCCGTCGTCGATTGCTACCAAATCGAATCCTGCGTCTCCATTTTTGGCTCTTGTCGGTATTTGAGCCTCAGGAACCAACTTTCTGAACTTAATTTGCGTCTTCATGATTACTCCTTCTATTTTAGCCGCACTTGCTATGTCCGCAATCCTTACAAGTCAAACAGCCCTCAAGACGAACAACATTAGAACTTGAGCAGCTTGGGCAAGCTACGCCAGAAGCCTTTGTTCCGTCAGGAATATACTTCTTCAATACTCTTGCCATAGCTTTACCAAAATTTGTCATGTCGCCAGGAGACTTTTCTAACTGATCAACAACATACGCTATATCTGAACCATGACGAAGAGATAGACTGATCATTCTAGTAATAACAGCCTGCTCGTCTGTCAAAAGGTCGCAAACATTCTGAACAACAGAACCGTCTTCGGCTTTGAGTTCATACTCTCCCCTCTTCTTCTTAGTAAGAGTTCCCTTCTTCAGGGTTGTAATGCAACCATTCTTACCAGCAAACACTTCATAAGGATGGCCTTCAAATATTCCAACAAGAACAAAGAAGTCTTCTCCTCTTGATTTGGTGTGATGAATGTCGCAATCAAGAACTTGAGGCCTCTTTGGAGCGTTTGTCTTCTGAATATTCTCTTTCTTCTTCTCAGAAGCAGAAACAAGAACGCCAGTCCTGCAACCGTCTCTATAGACCGTAAAGCCCTTACATCCAGCCTCCCAAGCTTTCATGTAAACATCAGCAACGAGTTCTTTCGTAACATCATTAGGAAGATTACAAGTCTTGCTGATAGCATGGTCAATCCATTTCTGCGCGACAGATTGAATATCTACGCTCGCAGACCAGTCTACGTCGTTTGATGTTGCCTTGTAATATGGAGACTTCTTAAAGAAGCTCAAATCATCATGAGAGTTGATAGAACCCTTTTCGCTTTCGTCAATCTTATAACCATTGACATCCATCCATTCCTTGAATTGATGATGGAATACAAAGAACTCTTGCCATTTATCACCCTTCTGATCTACAAAATCAACGCGAGTATTGATTCCGTCGCCAGGATTAATCTTCTTACGACGCTTGTATAGCAAGCTATATGCAGGCTCAATGCCGGAAGTTGTCTGAGTCAGTGTAGAAACAGAGCCAGTAGGAGCGGTTGTTGTATTAGCTATATTCCTGCGACCATACTTCTTGTAAATAGCATAAACATCAGGAGCCGCTTCCCAAATGCGATTAAGGAATGGATGATCCTTTTCAAGCTTATGATCAAAAACAGGGAAAGCGCCTCGCTCCTTAGCCATAACACATGACGCTCTGTATGAACCGATAGCAAGAGCTTGATACATCTTCTCGGTAAGAACAATAGATTCCTTAGAGCCGTAGCGAACTCCTAGCGCTGCAAGAGCATCGCCAAGAGCCGTAATACCAAGTCCGGTTCTACGACCGTTTACACACGCCTGTCTAATCCTTGTCCAAAGATTTCTTTCAACAAACTTTGCATCGTCAGATTCTGGATCTGCGTCAATCTTGGCGAGAATCTTATCAATCTGTTCAATTTCAATATCAATCATGTCGTCCATGAGACGTTGAGCAACTTCGGCAACTCGCTCTATTTCCTTAACATCAAGGAATGAGTTTTCTGTAAACTTGTTACCAACAAAAGATAACAAGTTAATACAAATCAACCTACAAGAGTCATATGCGCTAAGAACAATCTCTCCGCATGGATTTGTGGAAAGACTCTCATAACCAAAGTCCTTATAGATATCAGCAGGAGTAAACTTCTGAGCAGTATCCCAAAAGAGAAGTCCAGGCTCCGCGGACTGCCAAGCAGCGTCAATAATCTCTTTCCACAAAGATTCTGCGTCAACCATCTCCCTAATCTTTGGTTCGCTAGAATTAACAGGCCAACGCAACTCAACTTGCGTCTTATTCTTAACTGCATTCATGAACTCGTCAGTTAAACGAATAGAGATATTTGCGCCAGTTACCCTAGATAGATCTTTCTTGATGTTTATGAAAGTCCTGATTTCGGGATGATGACATGAAATAGTCAACATCAAAGCGCCGCGACGACCATTCTGCGCAACTTCTCTACAAGTATTAGAGAACCGCTCCATAAAAACGCCAATACCGTCAGTCGTTCTAGCTGCATTATTAGTTTGAAGACCACGAGGACGGATATGGCTAATATCAAAACCAACGCCGCCACGACGCTTCATAATTTGAGCCTGTTCTTGATCTGTCTTCAAGATACCGCCATAACTATCCTCAGGCGACGGTATAACAAAACAATTGGAACAAGACTGAATTTGATATGGATTTCCAATTGCGCTCATTGGAGAACCCTGAGGTACGATATATTTGAAATGCTTGAAATACTCGTATATCTCTTGCTCTGAAAGAGGATTAGGATATTTCTTCTCTATCCTCGCAAACTCTCTAGCAAGTCTACGATGCATTTGATCTGGATTTGATTCCAGAATTCTACCTTCATTATCTCTAAGAGCGTACTTACTTACAAAAACGCTCGCCGCCAAACTATCTCCCCCAAAGTATTCAAGCGATTTGTCCAACGCTTCTTGATTCGAGTATATCTTCTTAATTGAGCCTTCGTCTACACTAACATCAGTATCCATCATAATCATTTTCTTCTCCATGTATTCCAATTAGGTGTAAAAGGGATTTCCAATAATAGTATTCGTCTTCCTTCTGTCAGAATTTAGAAATCGTCATCTAAAAAATCTTCTAACATAGGATTCATTGATTGTCCAAAGCCAAATGGCTTATTCTTACTCTGTTGCTCCATGTAGGTGGAATAATCCTTATCCTTTGTTTCCTTAATTGCTCTATCAAAATGCTTCTTTTGAAGAAGGAGTTTTTCTCCTTCGAAAGAAGAATCTTTGACTGCAAATATAGCAGAGGTTAAACAGAGGTCGTTCATGTGAGCGCCAGTTAGACCTTCAGTTGCCTTTGCAAGTTTTTCAAAATTAACGGTCTTGGCTACAACAAACTTCTCCGTGAACTTACGGAGCATTTTTACTCGACATTCTTCGTCGGGCTTATCAACGCTTATGATTCTATCAAATCTTCCCGGGCGATTCTTAATCGCGTTCTCAAGTTCTCCAAGCGCATTTGTTGTTCCGAGCGTTATGATATCGCCAAAAGATTCAAGACCGTCAAGCTTATTCATAAGCTCCATAACGAACGCCGAGCCACCCTTTGATCTATCAGAAGCAATCCAATCAATGTCTTCTATTACAAAGAGGCATGGAGCAAGATCTTTTGCTATCTCGCAAACTCTAGATATAGAATTGGGATTAGGAAAATCAGAAGGCAAAGCGTACAAAACGCTATATCCTGATTCTCTCGCAAGACACTTACAAATCTTTGTCTTACCAGTACCAGGTACGCCATGAAGAATAACGCCTCTCTTAACCGAGAGACCATATTTCTTGAAAGTTTCTCTTAGAGCAAAATTCTCTTCTATATTAGACTTAATAACCTTCTTCGTACTTTCGGGAAGAATGATATCGTCCCAAGAAACATTTTCTAGCTTTAAGAAGTTGCCTCTGCAATCAATTTTCTTACCCTTATAAAGGTTATTCTCAGAAGCATACTTCTTAAGTTTTTGCAACAGCTTAGAATCTTCTTCAGAAGTTGTTATGCTATAGGAATATTCTTCTCTTCCATGACCCCTATCAATTTGAACACAAAGCTTGCTACCTTCTTTCTCATAAAAGAGACAGCCTTCTCTGTATCCCTTGATATACTTGTCAGGAGATATCTCTATGTCGAATGTTACAACAGGAGTTTTCGCTGTAAACGAAAAATCGCACTGCTCTGTTAGAGTCCATCCCTCTTTAGTAAAGAAGTCATTCCAAACAGCCTGCATCTTTCTATGCTCATAAGGAGAGAGCGTCTCCGAATTGAGGGCTGTTGTTTTGGCGTTTCCAAATAAACCATTAATATAGTTATCCCTAAAAGAGTCTCCTTCAGCAGCCATTAATGAATGGGCGAACTCTAATAAGGTTGCGTCCTTAAGATTAATCTTAGATATGTCCATATTATATATTGCTCTTCTCTGTTCTCGCTTTATCAGCGTAGTATTCAAAAAACGGGGCAACGAGTTGCTCGATACGAACCGCCCCATTTTCCTGCCTCTTAGCAAAGTCAATTACTGCTGATATCTTATCGTCAAGAGGAACCTTCGCCGCGCCAGCACCACGACGCCCTCCTCCATACTTTTTGCCAAATATCTTCTGAATAAACTGAGAAACATTGATACCCAAAACGCCTGTTCTGAAAGATGCTATCAAAAACTTGGGCTTATCAAAGCCTTCGTCAACAAGCCCCATAACAAGAGCGCTATCTATTGACTCGACTTCGAGCATTTCTTCGCAAAGCTTCGCAAGCAAAGCTCTTTGCTGAGGATTAACAATGCCAACATTTGATATGGTCAGGTTGTTTCCGCTAATACAGAAGTTTGAATATGCTCTTCTTCTAAGCTCCAACAAAGCCAAAGGCTTAGGATAATCGTAGATCTTCCTAAGAAGCTCAACGTCCATAATTGACCTGAGAAAATCCATTGCGTCAATATCGTTCTGAACGGTTCCTTCTGATTTCAAATCCGCAGTATCTGTTGAAATGCCAAGATAAAGAGCCGTTGCAAGACCTTTGCTTATTGGAATATTCAATCCCGTTAGCATTTCAAGCAATATAGTCGAGCATGCGCCGTACTGCTTATTTATATACATAGGACAGTCTATACAAGGATTAATTGTATGATGGTCTATAACAGCGTCTGGCTTTCTATCTTTTTCAAGGAAAGCAAAAACTCCGGTATTGTTTTCTTTTCCGAAGTTTGCGCTTGTATCAACAACAATGACGCAGCTTTTCTTGATGTTGTCTTTTATTTGCTGAGTTGATTCTTCTTCGTTATCCTCGTCAACCTCAAGCTTAATTGCTGAAATATTGAGGACATTCATCATGACGCTATTTTGGGTATAAGGAATTTCTCCGCCATAATAAATGACGGCATTCTTCCCCTTTGATTGAGCAAGGGTTTGAATGGCAAAAGCCGAAGCCAAACAATCGGGGTCTGGCTGGTCATGACAAATGATTGAAATGTCGTCGTTCTTGTCAATAATAGACAACCACTTTTCAACAACCTTAGTGTCAATCTTGATATTTTCCGTTTGCTGATCGCCCATTTTATGTCAACCTATTTAACCACTCTAACCTAGGAAGCCCATTGGGTTTACACTCGTCAATGGCTGCCTGCAAAGAAATCTTGGGCCAGTATGGTGCATCGCCACAATTCGTTACGGGAATCGGAGATTCACGGCTGATCCATTCCATTGCCGCAGAAAAATTGGTCAGAGTATTTGTACTATGATTCTTGTTCTTTCCATAAAAATCCGTTTGCTCTCCTCGATAAGAACAATCGCAACCGAGAAGAACAACTTTAGAAAAACCCATCGCAACGGCAAGCTGAACAGAAAGACAAGCTGTTGAACCGCCGCCATGCAAAACGCTTGGGTCTTCTCCAAAAGAAAAACCACCTCGCTCTATTCTAAAATGCGTAAACAGTTCTTCTTTGTCTATTTCTTTTCTTGTTAGTTTTGCGCAAGCAAGAGTAACAAGATCACGAAAACAATCTTCATACAAAGATTCATCCTGCCACATAAGAATGCATGGCGAAAGAACCTTATATGCTCGATTCGTGCCTATGGTAAAATAGTTCTTGATTAGGTCAAGATTGTTGTCAAGAAGAGAAGGCCCATTGCCTATTATGAAAGCTGTCTCACCGACAAACCTTTTCTTCCAGAGCTTTATGGGAAACTTGTATCTCGACCTAAAAATCATAACAAGAACTGATTCCAATACTCTCTGTTTTGTTTATGCTTAGCGTCTATCGAAGATAACACTGAAGAAAGAGATTGTCTAGGAAACAAATCATTATCAGAGCAACTAATGATTGTTCTTTTACCGCTTTCGTGCAAATCCTTAATCCAGGAAAGACCTACATAACACTGAGACATTGTTCTTGGATTATGAAACTTGTTGTTGCCGTAAAAATCGCTTTCGCCGTCTCTTGGCCTACAGTCGCAACCAAGTAGAATTATCGGATTACAACCCATTAAATAAGCAAGCTGAACGGCCAACGGCGACGTTGACCCGCTCCCTTTTAGAGTTGATACAGTTTCTGGTAAAGCAAAGCCACCAGGACTAATCTTAAAATGATAGTAACGATTCTCTGGATCTGCATGAGCAGTACAATACTTGATAGCCTTTACTTCTGATAATCTCTTGCGCTCAGAATACCAAAGGCTAGCGTCCTGCCACATAAGAATCGTTGAATCAAGTTTATAGAAAGACCTGTTTATACCTATGGTTAGGTAATTAGATAAAGGGGTGATGTCTTCGTCATTGAGAGAAGGTCCATTACCCAGTATGAAAACTGGACAATTAGGGAACTTTCCCAACCACTTACGAGCATCACCCCTTTGCTTGATTGACGAATACCTGATTCTACGTCGCTGCTGCATCTGCTGCCCCAAACGGATTGCCTTCAACCTTGACGAACTGAGTCCAGGATGATGGAACGTTTGACGAGGCAAGCCTTGCAAAGCGAGCATAAACAGGACTCCACTTTGGCCTCTCAGGCTTCTTCAAAAGCTTGAGACCTGCCTCGTCTGGAGTTCTATCGGCCTTTTTCGCATTGACTTCCAGGCAGCACATAACCAGGTTTTCCCAAGTGCTTGCGCCGCCTCTTGATCTTGGAATAACGTGGTCAATAGTACCAGTATCCATTGAAATACTTCTACCCGTGTATTGACAGGTATAGTTATCTCTAATCAAGAGATTTCTACGAGTTAGCTTGACCTCTCTTTGAGGAAGCCTCTCGTACTCTGAAAGAACAATGATTTCCGGGACTCGAACCTCAGTTCTAGAAGTCCTGATAACCCTTTCTCCCTCTCGAACTGGCAAAGTCATCCAGTCCTCAAAGTTGTACAAGATATAGGTTTCAGGATCAAGAATATGAGCGAGACCAAGCATCGTCTTGGCAATTGCCTTCTTCGTAGTGCAAATCGAAACAGGACTCCAACTCTTGTTCAAAACGAGAGTCGGCATTGTGATTGAAGATTGAGTTGCCATATTACTACGTCTCAGTCGGAACGCTCAGGTTCTTTTTGAATGCATCTATGAACTCTTGGTTCATGTCTACAACTTCGATTTTGATTCTTCCGTTATAGGCCTCAGCAACATGCGCCATTTCTCTAGCAACATCGAACTTGCTAAGGCCTCCGATACCACATCCTAGGCCTCCAAAAGCTATCGAGCTTTCACCATTTGCGATTGCTGTTTCAAAAACTTTCGTCAAGAGAGAGGGTATCGTGCCTAAAGAAGTTTGTCCACCAGGATACTTCATTGTGACCGCATGGTAGATTCTTTTCACTCCCCTGCGCTTCAAAAGCCCTGCGTCAGAGATGTAAACGTCCCCAACATCGAACGGACCTTCTTTTTCGACGACCTCAGCCACAATTGTTCGGATATTGACACCATTTGGTTCGGTACTTGTACCTGCCGAACGAGCGATAGCGCCTGCTACGCCCGCTCCCATGACTCCAATACCGTTTGCGGCGTTCACGATAACGTCAACGCCTTCAACCTTCGTGATATCGCCAACGTAGACCTTCATGGCTAACCCTTTCAAGACTGAAGTATAGCCTCCAATCCCTTCATGTAGTTGGGATTGAGTTTCACTTTTTTCTGCAACCGCTCAAGAATCTTGGAGTGCATTTGACTGATTCTGGATTCGCTGTAACCAGTCTCTTTTGCAATCTCTTTCATGGTCATATTATCGTAGTAATGCATGTGAACAATCTTCCTCTCAAGAGGAATGAAGTTCTTGCCCATGAGTTTCTTGAACATTTCTTCACGAAGAACATTGCCATCAGGTCTCTCTTCGTCAGTTGTAATACTCTCTATCTGAATCTCTTCTCCTGAATCCGAATTTTCGGATTTACCTGCATTCATGCTGATGCAACTAACCGGAGTAGCCTTTGAACTAATCTCCATGTATTCATCCAGTGACATGCCCATATGGTCAGCAATCTCTTCATGAGTTGGCATTCTACCAAGCTCTGATTCAAGAGTCTGCTTTACCTTCTGAATCTTAGAGTATCGCTGTCTAACCAGACGAGGAACCCAATCAACTTGACGAATATTGTCAAGGATTGAACCTTTTATACGATGTATTGCGAAGGTTTCAAACTTATTCTTGAGAGACGGATCAAATCTCTCAACAGCATGAAACAACCCGTCCGTACCCCAGGCAACAAGGTCGTCGATATCGACCTCTCTTATCTTCTTGTGCATTCTTTCTGCCACTTTGCTTACAAGTGGGTAGTAAATCTCAAGTAAAGAGTTTCTTGCTTTGATGTACTGCGGGTCTTGCTTATCCAACGTCTCTCGTATTACAACAAACTCTTCCCACTTGTTTCTGATTGATTCTTCACTAATCATCAACTAGCTCCTTCTCTGCTGTCAGCTACAACCAAGTATACAACGCTACAAAAGCACTATCTTTGTATTCAGAACCAGAGCCTCATATTTAGGCTGATTTATCCTAAGATTGTCTTTGAAGTGCTTGCGGTAAATGTTGGAACACTCGCTACTGAATAAGGATCTTGAAATGCAACCTTTGTTTCTGGTTGTATTAAGTCTCCTGCGGTTGGCCTCCAAAACTTAGGAAGCTCAGGCGCAAGGCCGTAACCTCTCTTATCCTTATTTAGCTTTCTTACATTTCTAACAAGCTTCATTGTAGTTTCAGATTGAACATTATGAGCAACGCCTGGTTCAACCGCATTTCCAAAGATTTTCTCTCTTGCGGGAAGAGGTAGATATGTCTTAGCGATTTCACCTGTATGAACAAGCTCGTCAACAGCCTTGTCTCTATTCTTGATTTGCCATGCAACATAGGCAATGGCACCAATAAATCCAGCACCAAGAACAGCGAGAGCAACCCAAGCTATTTGAGTAAGATACAAGCTAACCGCTACAGAAACGCCTAGTGTCGCTACACAGCCCGCAGCAATCATAAATGCCACAGGCGTCTTAAAGAAGAAACCAATAACAACAGAAGCGCCGATTCCAACAACGCAAGCTACCGTTATCCATGCTAGAAGCGTATTAAGCATCTTCTTTTGAGAACTTTCCAAGTCTTTGATCTTGTTTTGTAACTTTGCCTTTTCCGTTTCTGCTGCCTTTGCAAAATCGGTATATTTATTGATCGCTACTTGTTGTTCTGCAAGTTTACTTTCTGTATCCTTCAACTTTTGCTCTACCGCTGAAAGCGTTGCCGAATCTTGACGAAGACCTTTAGTTTCTTCTCTAATTCCAGAGATTTCTGGCTTTACAGCCTCTTTGACTTCAGGCGGAGTTTTACTTTCGATAGAACTCGTATGAGTATCTATCTTGTCGGCATGGTCTGAAACACTCTTTGATGTTTCACCAACCGTTTTAGCTGCTTCGCCAACGTGTTCTTTTTCTCTATCAACTGTTGGCACTGCGGGAGAAGCATTCGGCGTAGTTCCTTTAGAAGAGCAAGACGATAAAACAAAAGTCCATCCCAATAATCCCAAAAGAAGAACTAAAGCAGTCATGCTAAACGCAAATTGGTTTTTCATATTTTTCCTCCAAATGTCTTGTTCAAAAGTTCGGTAGCTTCTTCGTTTGTAAAGTCTCTATAGGAATAAATAACGTAGTAGTGTCCATTTACATACAAAAGTTTGGCGCAAAATCCTACCTCGCAAAGCTTGTTTTTATTGAACAAGGCCTCTTCGCTAGTCCATTCACAGCCAATACCAGATATCTTAATTGGTTGAGTCATTGGGTTTGGATTTGTCTAGAGCATTCAAAAACTCTATGGCTGACCAAGTAAAGCCCAAGGCGATAACGCCTGTAAAAGGCCATAAAAACAAGTCAGTAATCCAAAACTTTAACACAAGCTCGCCAACAAGGGTTGTCCAAAAAGAGCAACAAACCGTACATTCTAGAAGCTCAGGCAGTTTCCTGTAAATCTTGCCAAATAAAAACTTCAAAGGTTTAGTCAATATAGTAACAGGCCAATCCTCTCCTTTTTCAACAAGGAGGATAGCTAAGGCATAACCAAACAAAACAGACAAGATACAATGTGTTATGAGTTCCAACTGTTTATCTCCGGGAAATCAAATATGTATCCATAACGATTGATGTAAGAAAATATCTCGTCAAACCCTACAAATTCCCTAAATAATCGAGTCGTCTTGATAGAGAAAACAAACCTATCATCTGTATAAACGAACGTATGCCCTATCTTTCTACTAAGCAGCAAGTAGCTTATTTTATAGCCACTTCTTGAACAATCGCCATAGAAGAAAGACTCATACTCTCTCATGCCTTCTTTTTGCTATTTCCGAACTTATCAGACCTCTGTAGCGCTGTCTGAATTATTTCCCACTTACTCTTCCCAATCTCGCTCTTGCTAAGGGATAAAGACGTTTTAGCCTTTGAAGTGAGACTCATAGCCATAACCGTCACATATAGCCATTTGTTTTCTGGCGCAGAAATGCTATACTTTTCAAAGAAACCCCAATCAGAAAGCTCTGCATACAAAACAAGAGCTTCACCAGTAACAGCCTTGTCTGGTCTAGAAAAAGCCTCCTTAATTTGCTCGTAAGCCTCTACCGCCTTTTCAACCGTTTGTATTTTGAAGCTCATTACCTTTTCCATATTGAAATCTCCATGTCAATCTAAAGTATATCGTCAATCAAGGGAAAGTAATAAAGCCGAAGTATATAGAAGTATGCAACAAGAAAATGGATGGTACATCAGAGCAAAAAGTCTAACTCTCCACAAAGAGGCAGACGTAAACTGGAAAGACGTTCGCAAAGGGCTTGGTATAGGAGGAACCTTAGGCGTATTACCTCTTAGCTTTAGTCTTATGGGACAACCTTCGGTTCCAGAAAATAAACAACAAGCTCCAACAAGAGAAGTTCAACCTCAGCAACAACCGCCTAAAGCAACCCCAGTTGAGCAATCTAAATTAGAACAAACTCCACAACTCCAAAAGGCTACTCCTCAGCAATTGCCTCAAGGTATGGTTTCAGAAGACGAGCTTGAATCTTTTATCGCCCCGTTTGAAGGCGGCTTTATAGCTAAGGCATATAAAGATAGTAAAGGAATATGGACTGTTGGTTGCGGTTTTAACCTGGAAAGAAAAGACGCAAACACTCTTCTTAAAAGTATTGGCGCAACTAAAAATGGGCTAATCTCTGGCAAAGAAACCCTTAGTCAAGATCAAATGTCTAAGCTATTTAGAGTTAATCTAAAAACGGCTATCGCTGACGCCCAAAAATGGATTCCAAACCTAAGTAGTCAACCCAAAGAAATTCAACTCATTTGCGTTGATATGTCCTTCAATATGGGAGGACCAACTCTGTCTAAGTTTGTTAATACCGGCAAAGCTATAGCCAACAAAGAATACTCAAAGGCTGCTGGTCTCATGGAAAAGAGCGCCTGGTATGGGCAAGTTGGAAATAGATCAAAGCATCATGTTAGAGTTATGAAAGAGCTTGGGAAGAATCAAGCTCAAACACCAGCTTCGCAATCTTCGCAGCCGCAGAAGCGTCAGCCATAGCTCTATGAAGGCCCAAGCCATCGCCAAGGCCTTCTCTAATTAGAACATCCTTAACGTTGCACTTCTCGCGAGAAGACAAGTTTCTTCTTTGCATATAGATTGTTTTGAGATCTCGATGCTCCCCAAATGGGAAAGAGATTTTACTTCTCTCGCAATCGCCAATCAAACAACCCAAATCCCAACTACCCCATGTATACCATATACGATTGGTTGGATCGTAGTTACTCTCTTTGCACCATTTGTAAAATCGGTCAAATACCTGCTCAAGATGCTCAGCGGAATCAACGTCTGATTGTTTTATGGAAGTAAGTCTTTTACAGAAACCAGATAGCCTAGTATTAAACTTTGGTTTAACAAGACTCTCCCATGAACCAATCTTTTCATAACTATCATTGCAGACAATGATTCCAATGTCTATAATTTCATTAAGATCAGGTGTTCTTGGGCTTTCCCAACAAGTTGCTTCTAGGTCTACAATGAAATACATGACTTACATCATCTTCGACAGATTATCCATAAATTCTTTTCTTCTGCGAGGACTCCATCCTTTTGCATCGAAAGCGGCGTTGAGCTTGTCGTTTAGATTCTCTACATTCATTAGAGACTTGTAAATATCAACCTCGTCATGAGAAATATGCACAGACTTCATTCTATGAATTTCAAAAGCTTCTGTAGCAATAGGAGCGAGTTCTTTGCAAATATTGTACATAGCCTCAGCGTACACTCTGATCTCATACTGAGCATGAGGATCGTATCTTAATCCTATAAAGTGATACAAGTTATGAAGATCAATCTTCCAATACCACTCAGTGTAATACGCAACTGGCAAGAACATTCTTGCAGTCTCTCTTGAAACGCCTTGAGATAAAAACTCTTGATAATCGCCATATGTTTCAGAAGCGACAGTCTGCAACCTACCAATAAAGGCGTCTTTCGTTTCTTGAGACAAGCTTCCGTCAGAGACTTGTTTATTCATTTTGCTCTGCCCCATTATCCTTTCAGGATCTGGAACATAGCAAAGGTCAGGAACTTCCGAGTAACGAGCCGAATACTCGTTGACGTTAGCTGTTCGATGGCGAATCCACTGTCGAGCAACAAACATAGGCATTCTGGCATGAAACTTGAACTCAACCATTTCAAACGGAGTCGTATGACGATGCCTCATGAGATAGTTAATGAGGCCCTTATCCTCATTAACAGCCTTTGTACCTCTTCCATAGGAAACTCTTGCAGCCTGAACAATGGCTGCGTCAGCAGGAATGCTGTACGGGTCTGTTGGGCTAGGCATCGAATCAACAAGGCGAATGAAACCAGCGTCTAGAACCTTGTGAACCTCAAAAGCCTTATGGGGTTTCTCTTGCTCAGGATAAACAACACTTTCATTATGCATATGAACCTCTTCGTTTACTCTGTCATTCGGCATTTCCATCGCACAACAAAGGAGATACACCCAACAAAGACAATAGCGTAAAGAGGAAAAAGAAGTGGAATACCGAAAATGATGTGTAAGGAGAACACTACATTGAAGGTCTATATATGAAATGGTATGAAAAAGCAATCCCAAGAATACGAGACATTCAGCCTTATCTAAAAGAGGCTTCGAAGAATATTTCTAATTTCAAGCAAGTTAAGAACATATATGCTTGGGGTTCTCTCGCTGAAAACTTCAACAAGAAAGACCATAGAATCAAAGACGTAGACATACTTATTGAATGCAACTTTGATTCTGGCGATTTACTAGCTATTGACAACAGCTTCAATGGCGCTCTAAAAATGTCTTCTGAAGAGCTAGAAGACTTAGGATTCAATCCGGCAGCCGTTCTCTTTACGAAGTCAATACTAAGCCATAAAATGCCTTCTATTGATTTCTGGGCAGTCTCAAAGGACAAGAAACTACTGCACTGGGGACCAATAACCGAGACAGTTGAAGAGTGGAAGCAGGTTAGAAAAGAAGCCGAAAACAAAGCCGAGATTCTAACAGGTTTCAAAAACAAAGAGGTTCTTAGCGCTTCAGAAAATGACCGAAAGAAATGGCATGAAGCATATGAAAAGTATCTTCAGGATTTCTCAAGCGGTTGTCCTCAAGGATGGTACTCTTCTCAAAACAATGTAGATAAGATATTCGAAAAAGCCGTTAAGCTTTTATGAGCGATATCTTCTTGAAAAATCCAGTTTGCGCTATCTGCGGTTCAAAAAGCGTATCTAAAACAAATAAACACATCTTTTATCTCATAGACTGCAAAGACTGCGAGCATGCTTATACTTTGATAGAAGAGAAAAGCCTAAAGAAGTTTACCAAAGAAAACTCTCTTGAGTATAGCTTCTGTCCATATTCAGATATTATGAAAAAGCTTCGCAATGAACGATTTGAAGTTCAACTTCGTTACGGAGATTACAACAGTCATCTCTGCCACTATTTTTCAGAGAAAAGCTTGAGAAAGTTCTTGTCAAACCTTGGCGTTGATTTTGACCTTCAAATAGAAGACAAAATAGCTACATTTACCATTCTTCTTCCTCGTCGCCGTCAGCAAGAAGCTCGTCAATGTCTTCCTTGAGAACATACATTTGTCGCCAGTCTATATCTATGAAATCGGGATACTCGTCATAGATATAAGACAAAACTTCGTCGTTGATATAGATTGCTATATCTTCACAAGTCATATAAGGAGACGGTTCTTTGATTGGAACTCTAACTCTTCTTTCGCAAAAATACCCAATCAGAATGTTGGATACAGCGCTACTACGTCGTTTGCCGACAATTTCTAAAGGCTCCTGCTCCACAAAGTAGTCTCTTATCGAGATCAAACTCGTAATGAACGTCTTTTGCCACTCCTCTCGGGTCTTGCTCATAAAATCTCCTTTACAGGTATATCGAGCAGAGGAAGTGTTTTTCTTTGCAGCGTAAATAGAAAAGACGATAATATACAAAAGGAAGGCAAATAATGATCAAATCTATCTTAGATGCAACCTGTCAAATCTTTGTAGCAATTCTTGGAAAGTTTCGTTCCAAAAAGACAGTCGAGGCACCAGCCGTAAGTCTTCAAAACGAACAAGCGATTACCATAACAATCAAAGCCGACGAAGAGAATGTAGAAACAAGCATTCCCGTCATTACAAAAGACAAACTACTGTTTCAACCCAATACGATGCAGGCAAATAGTCCTCTAGAATGCCCTATTCGTTCTAAAAATCAACAAGCGTCAACAGAGATATCTATTGACGCTCCTAAGATTGAAAACTTCAAAATAACGATTGAATGCAATGAAACAGCCATCAATCATCTCAACAACCTTTGTAGGTTCTTTGAAGTGAATCAGCCAGACGCCCTTGCAAGAGGGGTTTGGTTGCTCACAATAGCGAGAGATGTTGAAGTTAACAATAAGAAACTTGGTATCATAACGACAGACCAGAATGGTCTAATTGTTGACGTTATGCCAATCAATATTGTTTAAGTCTTATCTACAATAAGAATACCATTACAAACAGCTTTGCAAAGTTCAATAAATCTATCTAGACATAAATCCGATTTCATCTTATTTATGTCTTTATGAACCCATTGAATGTTATTTTTCTTGTAACCTAAATTTGAATCAATTCTATCAAGAGAAGCGGTTGTTTTACCATTCTTATGCTCTTTTATAGAATTAGCAAAAACAATATCCAACCCCGTTATAGCACACTTTTTATTTTGTTTCTCGTACAAAGATTGAAGATATTCCTTGCTAATTGAATGGTCAAAAATCAATTTCTCTCGCACTATGCTTTATGTGCGCAAATAACACGGATGATATTTTGCCATTAAGTTTTCTATCTTCAGCTTTACAATTTCGACATTTACTGCTTCTTCCAGAGAGTAGATGGTCTTGTATTATTTTTGCAGTTCTCCCGCATTCGCATATACAGTTCCATCTATGAGTATATCTTTGCTTTTTTCTTCTATTATCAATACCAATAATAGGATCTGCCTTGTCTATAACATTCCATTTGCCAAACTTATTTCCAGATAAGTTTTTAGGCGTTTTCATAAACATAAATTGCACTCCACACTTAGGTTAGTGTGAAATACAATATATGTGTTGAGATTCCTTCTTATTTATCCAGAATTGTAATTCCATTTAAGTGGTCAATCTCATGCTGAGCGCAACGAGCTTCTAAGTCTCTTAGATGCTCTTTTACTTTCTTGCCCTCATAATTGATATACTCAATGAGTATGTACCTGCTTCGAACAATTTCTTTTCGAAAGCCTGGAAAGAGGCAAGTTCCTATAAGGAGATAAGAAATGGGACGAGAAAAGGAATTTGAAGACATTGAGGACTCGTTTGAAAGAGAAGAAGACGACGACCTCGATCTTGACGATGAGGACGAAGACGAGGACGAAATCGAAGACAAAGAAGACGAGTTTGACGATGACGAAGAGTACGAAGACGATTACGAAGACGACGATGACGACTTCGACCTCGACGACGATGACGAGTTCTAAATTAAACCCCGCTTCTTGGCGGGGTTTTCTTTGGTGAAAAACTGGCCGAGTTCGTTTGTATATTCCGAAAGAGTGAATTGAACGATAAGCAGCCTTCTGTAGTCGGAACGCAGAAGGCGAATGAACAAGAGTATTCGAGACTCTTATCTCTTCTCGAATAGGCTTTCCCTCTTTGGCCTCTGTTGTAAAGGGGGTTACGCTCTAAAAGAGCGGTCTTTGCTGAGAATTCCGACTTCTACAGCATTGTCTTGGAATCCCGCAAGGGATAGCTGCTCAACAAGCTTTGCCTTTTCACTTGTTGACGTAGGTGAAAACAAGACGGCCTGACTGAATGAGAACTAAGTCTTAACGCCGACCTTAAAAGACCAACTTAGTAACCGCTTCGGCGGATTCAGTCGCTTTCGCTTTTCTTTTAGAGATGCGTTGGCGGCTGAAAAGGTTGTTGCGCAGCGCAATGGCGCAATTAAGTTGTTATAGCGCATTACAAAATACTCTTCTATATACTGATACGGATTTGCGATAGCAAAGACGTATCACCGAGCGTAGCGAGGAAAAAGCTGATAACGTTCCAAACTCCCCTATCCCAATGAAAAGGTACAGTTTTAGAGTGCCGAAACCTGCTTCCAAAATTGAAATTTTCAAACTAAGGACTTAACAGATTGAACATCGAAGACGTACAACTCATGCAAATACCTTCAGAAATACTTCGACAGAAGTGTATTGAAGTTGATTATTTTGAAGATCTAAAGCCTTTTGCTGACAAGATGCTATCTATTATGCTAGCTAACAATGGTATTGGGTTAGCAGCAAATCAGGCAAATATTCCCTGGAGAATGTTTGTAATGAAAACCGAGAAGATGAAGAAACCAAAAACCTTCATCAACCCGGTTATTCTTTATGAATGCGTTCCATACAAAGATTCAGAAGGCTGTTTATCTTGCCCTGATGAAAGACTTCTTTTTCGATATTGCTAACTGCAATACCGTTCAGGTGTTCAAAATGAGTTGTTCTAAAAACTCTGTTACCTTTCCTCTGTAAAAAACCCTTCCAGAAGGCTATTCTACCTTCAGCCCAGGTCTTATCGTCAACAAAAGAAAACTCTTTGCGAACCATTGCGGTTAGCCCAAAGAATGTTTCGACAGGAGTTGAAGCGATTCTTAATAGATCAATATCAACAATTAGATTCGCCTCATAATCCGCTTCAGGAGGGTTCTTGTCGTGTCTTGTCCATATAACAAGATCGTGAATTCTTCCGGCTCTTTCGGCTGAGAATCCCATACTAACAAGGTCTTCAAGCGCATACCAAGCGCTTTCTTCTTCGTTTGTTGTCGTCTTCGGGTTTAGACGGTAAATTGAATCGTGATAGAACCAGGCCAACAAAACGTCGTCAATTGATCCCTCAGAACAATCGCAATCGCTTTCAATTGAGAGTATATCTTTTACACCCTCAATGACATGGTTGAAGTCGTGATATTGACGATCAACATGAGGTTCCTCAGAGACTGGAGTTGCGTATTTCGCAACAAGAGTATCAAAGTTTGCCCTGGTTTGAACAAGAGCAGAAAGACTTGATCTTGCATTGATTGCTCTGTCATAGATGTAAAAGAGATAATCCATCCCAATATCGGGAGTCAATCTCTTATCTGCCATCTTTGTGAAATCTCTCATTTCTTCACCTTCCCCTCAAGAGCAATCGCAACATGCTCAGGAACGTATTTCCTTATCTCTTTCTGCCATCCGTCGTAGCCAATCAAGCTTTTCACAAAACTGCTTGAAACAATTGAGAGATCATGCGGCGGTTGCAGCATGACTGTTTCGACGGCAACGCCTCTATCTAAAGCCATTCTACGGTTGATTTCAGCCATTGTTGACTCAACGGAGAAATCTTCGGCATTTCGAACGCCTCTCAAGAGGTGAGTTGCTTTTTCTTGTTTCACGAAATCAACCAGGTAGTTCGGACCAATTGCCATTACCTTGACAGTCGGAGGAACACAAATCCTGGTCATTTCGATTCTCTCTTCAACAGAAAAGAGATACCTGCCAACTTTGTTGGGGTTTACCGCAATGCAAACAACAAGCTCTTCAAAAAGTTGAGTTCCCTGATTGATTAGCCAGAGATGACCCGCAGTAATAGGGTCAAGGCTTGCCGCATAGATTGCTTTGGGTCTCATGACCAATTGTAGGTGCTAAAAAAGCACAAATCAAAAATCAACCTCTTCGTCTTCTCTTAGGTATGGAATATCTGATTGATAGACAGCCATGCTGATATCGCAAATTTCCCCAGAATGTTCCTGGGAGAGAACGATAGCCTCAGCAAAACAACAACCTGTCAGGTTTCTGAACGATTCAACAAGCTGACGGAGTATCGTGTTTACTTCGTTCTCAGAGGACGCTCTCATAACAGAAAGAGCATGAATGCATCCTTCTGTTTGCTTCTTGGCATTATAGAAGTTTTGCGAAGAGCCACCAACAAGATGTTTTCCAAAAAAGGTTGAATCTCTAGGTAGTAGACTTAGTACATGCTTATTCTTGTCATCAATCGTTAGTTTGCGCTTTTCAAAGTCAAGGATAGATTCTCTATGAACCTTTAGGGTTTGAACTTCATACGGATCTTCCATATCCGCAATAACAGCAAACCAGGATTCATCGTCCTGAACCTTAATTGGTTCGCAAAGCATGGTTTGTACATTTAGTTTGTGAATTAGCTCATTCTTCGGCTTGAGATTTGTTCCGCCAATAGCAAAGTTGCGATTGCCTTTTTCATCAATATATTTTGAAATAGTTATCTTCAGTGTTGGGCTATCGGTTTTCTCTATTTTAGAAACTTGTTCGCCAAGACGGGCTGAGAGTCTGCTAACGCAACGAGCTAGCTCTTCTTTGTTCTGTATTTCAATGTATGGAACAAAGAAACATCCAGTATTGCAATCCTTATTGATATGCGTAGAAATATTGTCTTTATGAAGCGCAAGACCAAAGCAGGAAACATCAAAACCAAGAGGAAGTTTCCTGTAACCGTCTTCAATGCTATCAACATCATTAAAGACAAGCTCAAAACGAACATTGCCTTCGGTTATATAGTGAGGTAGACAGTTTCTGCCCCAACCATTAAGAGGTTCATTTTCCATTGATAACCTTGTCTGCGTTTGCAAGTATTTGGGTATTGACTATACCATAGTCATTGACTATGTAACTATCAAGGTTGTTGGTTACTATTTTGCCGCAAAATGCCAGGTTCAAACAGAATGAACGAGTAAGCATTTCTTTTGCTGGTCGATCAACTCCCGTAACGTCAAAAACTTGAAACTCAAGCTTGTCAGAAACTAAGACAATCGAGTTTGTCAAGAGCCGAACGGTTAGATGGTCGTTTTGTGAAATATGAGCAGCAAGTCTGTCAACAAACTCCTCAGAGATACTCATGGAAGTTTCAACTTCTTTTCCTGCAACTCTTAGACACGCTGTTACAGTCTCGACCATTCTTTTTGTGTCAAAATAAGAACTTGCAACTAAGAAAACAAATGGTTTACAAGATCCTACCTTTGGAGTAAAAACCTTTGTAACCATATTCTTCCGAGAGGTTTCTAACAAGATTTTGTTTCTACTTAAAAAGATATCTTTACAAGCAAAACAAAACTCGCTAAGTTTCTGGGAGAGAATGTTAAATCGTGATTTGTTTTCTTCCATGTGAATACTCAATCAACAAGAGGCTGACCCTTGATGATTGGTATATCGAATAAGCAGCTATCCCCAAACTTGTTTTTCACGTGATCAATCATAATGCTACTATGAGTTGTCACAATAAACTGTTTAGTTGGAAACTTTTCCAGTATCTTTTCCAGCATTTTTACATGCCTTTTAAAGTATACATGCATTTCTATATTATCAACGAGAACGATATCGCTTTTGTCAATAACAGCAGGGTCGCAGAGATTTCTTAGAAGCGTTGCAATCTTCTTCTCTCCTGCGCTCATGGATTTGTAATGGACTTTAACTTCACCCTTCTGAATCACAAAGTCCTGATAGAATGCAAGTTCAGCATTTTTGTGGTCAGAAAGATGAGCGTAAATCTCTTCCTTTGAAACTGTTGGTTTTGATTCTGAGGAAGCGATTGCTTTGTAGTTATTTGCGTAAACGCTTATAATCTCTTTAAGAGACTCATTACCCGCTTCAACGCCTGTAGCTGAAACAGGTTTCTCAACAAAACACTTGTACCCATATATTGCTTCTGCAAGTTCAAGAAAAAGCTCAATCCTCTCGGACGGGATTTGGAACTTACTATTGTTTATAGGATGGTCTGCGTCAATGAATACTATGTTTTCAGAACCTAGATTTGCAAGATCGTTTCTTATAACATCATCGTCTTTGATGTGAACGATAAGCTCTTCGCCTTTCTGGTTTTCAAATATAGCAATCATTTCCATATCTTCGTTGTACTTTGTAAAACCTGCGTAGTTTGGGTCGTAGTCTGGATGGAACTGCATCTTCCTTAGAAGAAGGTTCTCTTCGTCTTTCTTTCTTTTTGAGTATGCCTTGGCTCTAGAAAGAACAGCAATAGCATTAAGCCCTGTGCTTTTTCCGCAACCGTTTGGCCCAAAGAATACGCAAAGAGGTTTATAAGAACCGTTGTTATATGTGAATCTGAAAATGCTTCGCTTATTGAAACCTGCGTAGTTGGATAGTTCTAGTGAACGAATTTTGAGCATGAAAAAACCTCCTGACTAACCGTTTATCGGCAATCAGGAGGTCGGAAAGGGGGTAGCAATTTTAGTTCTTTGGTTTTGCCTTTTTCTTGGCCTTTTTAGGTTCAGGGTTTTTCTTTTGGAACCAGCCCATCTGATTCAGAATGACGGTCGGCTCAATCGGGTTCTCGTCGTCCTCTACTCCAAGAAATACAAACGCAAACCTTTTGCCCTTTGGGGACTTAAAGGTTACGTTCATGCCGCCACCAAGTTTGTTGACGAAGCTGGTTGTTGCTACAACCTGCCCTCTATTTAGAGAAAAAGCGCTTGACATTCTTGACCTTTTCGGAAATCTTGTAACAGAACCATGAAATCATGGCAAGGATTGCCATGCCCATAACATGCTTTTGATGCATAGCACTATTGCGGTCGGATTCCTCGGCAACAGGTTGCATGAAATCTTCAAACTTCTTACTCATAAGCAATCCCCCGCCCTTTCGAGTAGGGGACTGTTGTATTACTTGGTGACGGGAAGGGTCGCGGGAGTGGTTGTTGAGGCATTGAAGGGGGTATTAGGACGAGCAGAAGGCTGACCAAGAGCCGTTCTGATAGCGCCCATGAAGTCGCCAGACAGAGAGGTGAAGCTCATGTTCTGAGGGAGGAAACCGTTGAAGTTCTGGAATGCAGAACTCATGTTTCGAGAAATCTCAATCTGAGCAAAGGTCTGCCCGCCGATTCCCTCATAAGCCGCATAGAGAAGCTTCTGTGCTTCGGCCTTGGCGCGGCCCTCAGCAAGAACAGCAGATGCTCTGTTCTCAGCAGCCGCCTTCTCAGCCTCAGACGCAATCTTCAATCTTTCAGCCTCAGCCTGAGCCGCAAGAATGGTTTGCTGCTTCTGCGCTTCAGCAGCGGTCAGCTTTGCGGCGGCTTCCTGCTCAGCCTTGAGCTTGGCAACCTGCTTGTCTCTTTCGGCCTCAACAACCGCCTTGTTCAGGTCAGCCTGGGCAACGGCTCTTACTCTCAGAGCGTCAGCCTCAGCAGCTTTGGTTTCTTCGTCGGCGCGCAACTTCTTTTGCTGGGCAATCTGACGGGCCTTGATTTCCTCAGTGTACTTCGGGTCAAGACCAATCTTCTCAATAACGAAGTTTTCGACAACGATTCCCTGCTTACGGAGTTCGCTGTCAGGAGAAGCAAGATCCTGCTCGATTTCAGTCTGCAACTTAACAAGGCCTTCGCCAGAATAGGCGTCAGTCGCCTTCATCTTTGTTGCATGATTTTTGACGACCAACTGAACAGTATTGCGAAGAAGACGCTCTTCGATAATGTTCGGGTCTGCGGCGTCCATGTGAGCATGATAATTCTTGTGGATGCCAACAATGTTGGACTGATCAAATCTCCAACGAACACTGAGATTGATGTGCATGTCTTGCTGGTCTTGCGACTGGACAAGATATGCGTCATAGTCTCTTCCATGACCGCTTTCGCCCGCTGAAGCAGGAGAATCATTCATGACGAAAACTCTGCTCGTCATGTCGTAGCGATAGATGTTGGTCGTCATTCGGTTTCTGGAATAGGTTCCAGGAGGAAGAGGGTTGGGATCAACACCACTCCAGGTCTCTTTGACGCCAACCTCGCTACCAGCAACGGTTTCGAGGTCAACAAGGGTAACACCACACAGAAGAAGACCAACACCAATAACACCCGAAATAGCAAGCTTGACCGGAAATTGACTCATCGAATTTGCTCCTGAATATGGACTTCTGCGACTCATGACTTTCTTTCTGACTGCCGTTGCAGCCTGTCGATCTGATCGAGAACTCGATCAGTTTCTGCGGCGGTTTCTGCGGCTCTCCTCTTTAGCTCTTTATCCTTGTAATGCTTGAGAAGATTAAGGCCTAAGCAAACAACCCCAACAAGGGCTACTGGAGGGACGACAAACTCAAGCAACTGAGGACGCCGAGCAAAGATTGAGACCAGGAAAATAACGGCACAAAAACCAAACATAACTAGTGTTATGGTTCCGTAATGATCCTTTTGAGGAACAAAAACAGCGCCTTTATCGGACAGATTCTTGTACTCTTCACCCTGTCTGTAGAGGTCAACTTGCTCTTTCTTGAACATAACGGTGTTTCTGTCCCTAAACTGTTGAAAAACACCGTCTTCACCAAGTTGATGAACCTTTGAAACGGGTAGACCAAGCTGGTCTGCGGCTTCTTTCTCTGTTACGAACATTTTCATGTGCTACCTCGCTAACCTTTCCAACCGCTTATAGTAGGCTTCGATTTTTCACAAAGAACCAAGAGGGCCAAGGTTCCTTTGTCGTTTGGATTTTCGTGTCAACTCTTTTAGCAAACTCGTCAACGGCCTGCTTTACCCCAAAATCTCCATGAACAGGTATTTCACCGTTCAAGTAATCATGTCCAGAGATTAGGCCTCCATATCGAACTTTCGTATACCAGGCTTCGATATCTTGTTTCACATATTCGTATTTGTGGTTTGCGTCTATGTAGACAAAATCAAGAGACTCGTCATCAAAAGCAGAAGCTGCAATCATAGACATTTCTCGTATAATGAAAAACCTGTCACCAAACTTCTTTAATCGCTTTTTCGTCTCTTTCAAATGATCTTCTTGTTTATTTTGCGGAACGTTTGAAGCGTCGTTATAAACTTCTTTTTCCTGCTCTTCCCAGCAATCAATACAGAACAGTTTTTGTCCTTTCCATTTCGAAAGGATAAGTTCAGAAAAGACTCCCCGCTTTACGCCTACTTCTGCTCCTTGTCCAACAAGATGCAGACTATTGAGGTAGTCTCCGAAATCTGATCTATATTTGAGTATCATGAGCTATAACTTGTGTAGTTCATTGGCTCATCAAGATTCTCGTTATAGAAAAACCAGCCAATAAACTGTTCGCCGAAATAATCAGCAATCACAATTTTGACATGAGTTGTTGCAAATCCAATTTCAGGACAACTCTTATTATTGTATCTCTCTTCGCAAACGTCCTGCTTGAAAACGCTATTTATGATAGAGTCATAGAATATGTCGCTATTTTGCCAGCCAGCGGCCTTAGCTTGTTCAAAAGAAGTGTTCTTGGTCTTCTTTAGGACTCTTTCAATCATCTTTGGAGCAGAACGAAGTATCAAGGGTTGGCTAATAACCTTGCCTCTGATTTTGCATCGAATATTTGCATAAGTCAAACGGAATAGCTCTGAATGTTCTTCTTTTTCAGGAAGCAAAAGAACTCCGCTATCAATAAGGTGAATACCAACCTTCTTGCCATTGATTGTCTTTGGCGTAAGTTCGCTTATCCTTTCTTGTAAACCATCTGGTAGAGACTTGAACGATCTCATACGACCTCTTTCCTGGTCTTCTTGGAACTTGACCTCTATCTTGTCTTTGAATTTTCTTCTTATATTCTTCACGAAACGCTCAGCATCTTCCTTTGATTCAAAGCAGTAATCGCAAGAGGTTGTGTTCCAGCTATAGAAGCCGCCTTTGTTCTTTTTTGCTTCCTGTTCTATTTTGTCAAATGGAGGACAGAGAGGAAACCCGTCTCCATGAAGCATTTGCTCCATAGATTCTTCGGCTCCTTGCGCCAACGAAACCGTTACGCTGAACTTGCAATTAGACATTCGGCTAGGACTCCAAAAAGTTCCTAGGACTCATCGGAAATCCACTAGCCACTTTTTAAGATTACACAGAACCTGCCAAGATCGTTCGGTCATACCAAGTGGAGGCTTGGCGAGGATTCTCTTCGTCGTCATTGCCTTCAACTTCTCTTTCGAGAACAGCGTCATTGAAGTCAATAGCAATCTGCCCGAAGTCGTTATCTTTTCCGCCAAACTCGATACCGTTTTCCGCGAACATCTCGTTCAGGTCTTTTCCAAGCTGTACGTCGGCTTCCATATCAGCCGCTCTTGCTTTGGCAATCTCTTCCTGAATCTTGGCGTCATTCAATCCGTTGAGAATGTACTCTTCGGCTTCCGAGTCAAGATTCTGAATAATTTGAGCGATCTTGATTTTGCTTCTAACAAACTTGTAGAAAACCTCGTCAGGGCTTAGTCTTCCGTCTGGTCCCTTAACAACCATATACTTCGTATTTACTGGCATGACGTTAGTGATTCTGAAAGCCCGGCCCTCTGTTTGCTCTGCAATATATGGAGACCAGTCAAAGTCGTTCATAATTACGTTTTGCGTAGAGTTTTCCAAGCTAACACCTGTACCGCCCTTCTTGGCAGCAATAACCATTGCTCTCGCAGGGTTTTCAGGGTCTTTGAACTGCGCAACAGCATTCATGATCGCAGCACCGTTGTCGTCTCCCATGATACGAACAACTTCAAAATCTGGGTCTTGTGCTTTTAGATGAGCGTCAAGGCCTGCATACAGCGATTGGCAACAAGTTCTGAAGTTAGAGAAGACAAGAACTTTTTCTCCTCTATCAAGAATCTCTTTCGCAAGAGCCATAGTATGAGGAACTTTCATTTGCGCAATAAGAACTCTTTGCTTCGTGAGAACAGCAAGAGCAGCGCCAGCGTTTCCGCCATACTGAGCTTTTATGTTTTCGAAATCTCTAGCAAAGGCTCTTATATCAAAGTCTTCTTCAGAAATATACTGTTCGTCAATAACGTGTTCTGGAAGATTTGGATTGATAGCCTTTTGAGAACGGCTTAGATAGGCTCCAGAAAGGGTTAGCCATTTCCTAAGATTATAAGCCTTCTCTTCTTGTAGAGCCAAAATTTCTCTAGCCTTGATTGGATCTGCAAAGTCTCTAATTGTTGACTTTCTTCCAACGAATTCTTTATTGAAGTCTCTTGTTGAAATCTCGCCAAGAGTGTGACCAACAATGCTTAGGATGTTATGAACGTCAATTGCCGTATTAGCTGCTGAAGTTGCAGAAGCACCCCACTTAAATGGAACTCTTGGAGCAATCAAAGCCATAATCTGAGAAGCTCCGCTTGTTTCATTTTTGATCAAATGAGCTTCGTCAAGAATAAGGGCGGTAAACTGCGTATTGAAAATTCCGTCAATAATCTGTTGCTTAGATCTCCAACGAGGCTTGAGAACAGGAGAACCGTTTGGTTGAAGGATAACGCCTGCATTGTTCTTTTCTGGAGCAGCAGAAATGTTGGGATAGGTTATGATTGTCCACTTCTTATTGTCGCCAGGATTGAAACTTATGTTAGCAGGATCTTCTCCAAGCTTGTTTTGAATTTCATTAGCCCATTGTATTTGAGTTGTCTTAAGAGTAATGATGAGGCATCTTCCGCCTGACTGCTTAAGTCTCATAGCAGCAGCAACAAGAGTTGTTAGTGTTTTACCAGTTCCTGTTTTGTCGCCAAGGATTGCATTGCCTCTTTCATAGAGCCATCTTACGCCGTCCTTTTGTTTATCAAAAAGCTTTGCCCTGTCGCCTGTTATTTCTTCTACGTCTTTGTAGAATCTTTCATAATCAAACTGAGGATTGCCCTTAGCGTCTCTTAGTTGACGACCATTTTCGTCCTTAACTTCGTAACCGTCGAGTTCTCCAGAGTATCTTGTTCTTTCAAGAGCTTTTGATCTCAAAAGACCGCTTAGTACGGCTCTTAGATTTGTTACGTCCCAGCCTCTGCTTTTAATTAGCGCTCCAAATCGGAAAAAGTCATCGAAAGAGCCATAGACATACCATCTATTTTGCTGGTCTAGCCTCATTCCTGACGGCTCCCATCTTCCATTAGGAAGTTGCTTTGGAGGTTTTGCATGATAGTTTTCAGGAGCAGGGTCTAGTCTTAGATCGGTAAGATCGCCTTTGCTTGGGAAAGAGAACTTAACATAGTCTTCCATTTCCTGAATAAGCTGAGGAGTTCTTGGGAAATTGATAGACACAAGAAACTTGGTATTTCTTGTTGCGTCCTGAACAATAAGGGTTTTGAGTGGGTCTTTGAGGTTCTCTTTGTTTTTCTCAAGCTCGTCTTTATATTCTTTGATTGCAGCGTCAAGCTCGGCTGTGTCAAAGCCTTTTTGTCTCATAAACTCAGACATAGATTCGAGTCTTGAGGGAAGAATTGGAGGGTCGCCTCTAAGGTCAAATCTCCAAGCAACATAAGCAGGATCCCAGCGGCCTCCTATTTTGTTGTTTACAATGAAGTTTCTAATATCATTGTTTCTTTCGAACTTTACAATCAAAGTTTGCCAGCCTTCAGGCTTTGAAACTTGAACTTTATTTTTCTGTTCAACAGGTTGCTGTTGTTGTTCAGCAGGAACGGCTGGATCGTTTTGTTTTTCATATCTTTGTATTTGAGCCGTATCAAAACCCATTTCTGATAGTTTATCAAGAATCTGAGTAAAGAATGGACCTTCTGTTGTTCCAATATTAAAGAACGGACCTTCCATGTCCTTTGTTTTTGAAAACAACTTAAAGTCAGCAATTTGTAAGGCTCCCTTTTTCGCCTTATTGACCCATGTTGCCCAAGTTGGATAAGTTCCATTTGGCTTCTTTGTGCTTTGAATGTAAACTTTTGCAAGAGACTGCAAAGAGCTAAACTCGTCTTTGGTCATGCTTGGAGCTTGAACAACAATTGACATCCAACTACCAAAAGGAGCTTCTTTAACAAAGAGTAAAGGCCTGTTTCCTCCTCTTTGAGGACGAGCAGCAGGCGGTTGAGCGGGTGGCTGAGCAACAGGTGGTTGAGCAGGATTTTGTTCCACAGGAGCCGCAGCCTCTGGTTGAGGAGCAGGCTCTTGTTGCGGTTGAGCAACAGGTTGAGGTACGGGCGCAGGAGCCGCTGGCTCATTTACATTCTGCGCAATCTTTGTTATATCAAAATAGTTATTCATTCAATCTCCAAGATTCATATTCAATATGTCGTAGCCGCTTTCCTATACCATCCTTTAGAAGCATTCTTTTGCGGAAAATCCATTCCTGGATCTTGATTATCAACGTCTTCGACAACAGGAAAGTTGAAAGGAGTCTTTCTCTTATTACACATCTCGACAATCTCAGGGTCTTGAGCCGCAATGATATCAAGCTCGCTACAGTTTATGTAGTTTATCTTATCTCCTGGCATCGCCGTCCGCATAAGCCTCTTAACAACCTCTATATACTTTTGTTGAATGACAGGATTTTCTTTTAGAAACTCAGGTAATTTAGTAAACTCTTTAGCCAAAGCGTTCTGAAAGTTCATATTTGTTGAATAAACTCTTGATTGTATATACGCTTCAACAACCTGAGGGTTCTCTTGAACTTGAGGAGGAAGAGTTAGGTAAACAGAAGCTCTCCATTTCATTGTTTTAAGAACCTGCTCAATGCCTTGATCAAAGTTACCAACCGCTGCTTGATAGTCCTTATCTTGCAACAGTTTCTGGTCAACCTTGTCTTTACCAACAAGCTTTTTCTTAAGAGGGTCATTTGCAAGAACCTGCTCTTTATACAATCGGTAAAGTTCAGGATCTTCTTTGTAGCGAGGATCAAAACTTGGGAAGTTGTGTATATTCTTGATAAGAACTTTTCTCTTTGTAAGATTTACAAAGTTTTGGAATCCAGGCGTTTTTCTAGCCCAAAGAGGGGCTATTGCTGAAAACTCAGAGTCCATATAAGAATCAAGAAGAACCGAAGTCTCTGTTTGTCGAGAATGAGGCTCTTGGTGAGCTTTGCTTATCTTGTCAGCATACTTTTCAGCCATTTCCTCAACATTAGCAGGATCTGCAAAAATTCTATCAATAACAGGTCTTGGAGTATCAATAGCTATATAGCCTTCTCTAACCGCAGCTTCAGCGCTTTGATTTTTGGCAACATTGATAGCTTGCTCAAAATCCTTGTCCGCATGAAGTTCTGGCAACAAATCTCCAATTACTTGTTGAAGAGCGTCATATTCAATCTTGGCGGTAGCAATTCTACCCTTTTGTTCTTTGGTTTTTCTACTCGCGCTGAAAACATTTGCCTTCCAATAAAGACCTTCTTGGTACTTTCTAAGAACAGCATGCTTGAAGACTTCTTTACCTCTTGGGTAGTCTCTCCAGTGATTAGGAACCTTCTCAAGAACATTTCTAATACGGTCAGGGCTGTTTTCATAAAGAACCGTAAGTCTTCCATGAACATTTTCCATGAAAGCAGGATCTCTAAGAACAAACTCTGGCATGTTCTGAGCATTGGCGGCAACGTTCTCGGCCATCTGAAGAGCGTCGTTTCCTCCAAGATTTTGAACCTTCTTGAACCAACCTTCTTTACACGCAGTTTGAAGTCCCTCTAAAAGCTGAGGATACTGAGCAAACTTGTCGTTTTCTGTAACCCTGTTATAAAGAGCAGGATTGGTAAGAAGCATTTTTCTAAACTCTTCAATCTCTTCAAGATTTGGCGTACCGTCATCATTGAAGAAGCTCTTATTAAGGTTTGCTTCCTTGAGGATTTGGTCCCAGTGGGTCTTTGCGTAAGAAGTAATCCTTGGTTCAAGGCCTTCTCTATAGATAATGTCCGTAATTTCTCGCCAATAAGCTGTTGGGCAAGAACGACTTACGCCGCCAGCGTAACTCTGGTCTCCTGCGATTTCAACAATATCTTCGCCGCTAAATCGAATACCAACATTGGCTTTACCATTTTCAACTAATATCCAGAAATCGCCAGCACTAAGGTATCTTGGGCCGTTGCTGTTTTTGGTTGTACACCAAGCATTCGGAACTGAAAAGTTGTGAAGTATTTCAACGTTGTTTTCAAATACTTTTTCAGCAGGTATTTGCTTGCCGTCTTTATCAATGCCTTCCTTTGTCTTGTCCTTGCTTGGCAGCTTTAGCCAACCAGTTTTATCAGCTTCGTTATAACCCTGTTTAGCAACCGCAAGGCTATGTTCAACAAGGCTCTTCTCGTAGTCTTTGAATATATCAATGTTACGAGAGTTGTTCTGGTTTATAGCGTCCTGAACTTGCTCTGGCGGAAGATTTACTTCCTGAGCAATCTGGTCAATAGGCTTACCTTCTTTGGCAAGGGCTAAAACCTTCTTGAAAACATTCTCGTCTTTGATTGGCCCGTTATACTTGAACTTTACGTTCTTGACCTTTTGAAAGATTTGAGCAATAACAGGCGGAGACGCAGACGGAGCAGGGTTGATAGTCTTTGGACCTGAACTATCAAAGACAGGATTCAAAAGAAGATAAACGAAAGCAGGACTATTTGAGTAGTCAGGATGGTCTTTGACGTAGGTTATCCAACCGTCGAATGCTTGCTTCTTAATGTTGTTGATAACGCCTACATAGAACTTTTCAGCGCCTTCCTTGTCATATTTAGCCATGTTGTAGGCATGCTCAAGTTCAGGGTTGAAAATGTTGTTCTGTCTAGCAAAGTTATAACCTGCCTCAACATCAAACTTCTTTATATAGTTACTATTTGGGTTATTCTGGTCTACTTTGGCAAAAACTTTTGGTAGTAGAACCGCTTTGATAAAATCGTTGATATCGTTTTGATTCTCAATCGACTTTTGGAGTTGAGTGTCTTCTCCAGCCTCGTTTTTGCCTTCGACAGTATAACCGTTCCACTTGATCATACCCTCATAGCGCATGATAAGAAGTTGAAGAGCGGGGTCTGTAACTCCGTACTTCTGTATCTTTTCTTTTGGTCCTGCGACCTTTATCATTGACCTGATTATTCTATACCAACTCATTAGTTTTCCCAAAAGTTATAGTATCCCTGTCTATATTTCCGTAAAAATACCTTCTATCCTTCCTGAATTAGAGGACTCTCTACCTTTGAAATCGGCAAATTTTCGCGCAAAGAAAAACCGCCGGTCCAACCCGAAGGTCAAACCGGCGGCTGAGATAAGAAGAACGGATTATTCCGTCAACTTATGCGAGGTTGGTGATTAGGACTTGACAACAGCGCCAATCGGAGGAGCCTTGACGCTGTTCAAGTTGAGGCCCATCTTCTTGACATCCTCAGCGCTCTTGAAGGGCTGACCAGTGCCGTCAGCGTTAGCGACCTGGAGGAACTTCATGAGAGTCTCAGTAACGGCGAGGTCAGCAATCTGCTTGAGAACAGGAGGCAGGTTAGCGCCGCCCGTTGCAGCAATGCCGCGACCGATACCAGCGCCCAAGCAGGCGAGGCCGACTTCCATGACCGAAGGACCGTCGCCCGTCTTGGCCCCGTTGAGGAGGCGCATGTGAGGCTCCATGCCCTTCATGGCAATGATGAGGTCTTCGCTGGTGACCTGACCAGTGATATCGTTGGTGCGAGTAAGCGCCGAAATCTTGCTGCGCTCAACGCATTCGCGGATAGTCGCCGGAATCTGACCCGCCAAGAACTCAGCGGCAGGATTCAGGTCAGTGCCGACAGCGAGCAAGTCGCCGCCGTACTTCTGAATCAGACGCAGCGTTGCCTCGCGGTCGGGCGGCTCAACAGGGATAACCGTGTCGATACGACCAGGGCGGAGGAAGGCGCGGTTGATGTTCTCGGCGTGGTTGGTCGTCAAGATCGTAATGATCTCAGCGTCCTTGTAGTCAGCGCCGTCAATGGTGTTCAGCAACTCGTTCAACTGAGTGCTGCGAGGACCGTTGGTAGCAATATCAACGTCCTCAGCAAAGATGACGCAGGGCGAGTACAGCTTGGCGTACTTCAGAGCAATCGGCAGGTCTTCGACGTTCGAAACGTACATGAACGTCCAGCCGTTGTCTTCGCAAATCTTGGCCGTGGTGTAGGCGGTCAAGGTCTTGCCGCAGCCGTAAGGACCAGTGAGAAGAACGCCGCGCTTGAGAGGAATACCGAACTCGCGGAACGCGCCCGTCTTCTCAATCGCAGAGAACAGACCAGTCTGGATGAGGTCAGCAACTTCCTTGCCGAAAACAAGGTTGTCCTTACGAGCGTTGGAAACGTCCAGGAAGGTCGGAGCGTCATTGGTCGGGTGGAAATCGCGGCCTTCGCGCATCCAGGCGAACGAGACCTTGATAGCCTTGCCCTTGTAGATGCTCTTCTCGCGAAGGTTCTTCTCGGTACGAGCCGCAATGTTCTGTACCGACTTCTGGTACTTCTTGAGAATCGTACCGCCGATGATGAACTTCGGCTTGGTGTTACCCTTGCCAGGGATGACGGTCGTAAGAACGCTGTCCTTCAACTGGGGGAACGAAATGTTACCCCAAGGAACCTGAGTCTTGGCGTTGTGACCAATCGGAACCGTCATCATGGTCGGAGGGGTCGGACCACAGAAACCAGGAGTCGGAGTACCGATAGCAATACCGAACTCCTCAAGACAGGCGCGATTGAAGTTCACCAAGCCGTCGAGAGGGAAACATTCGATCTCATGGTTGATAGACGTTTCGGCCTCTTCGTCAGCCTGAATGCCGCGAAGAGCGTCAATCGCCTCCTGAATCTCCATGTCGCGGGGGTCGCTCGGCAGAGTAATCAGCTTGCCAGAACGCTCAACCTGAACGTCCTGAAAGGGATTCTCCTGAAGTTCCGTCTTCTTTGCTTTGGGAGTGATAGGCATACGCTTCTTACCTCATTTTTCTCCGCACAACGGCGGACTAGGAAACTGAAAGGACCGAAACCCTTCGGCCCAACTGACAGAACAATAGCACCCCAAACAATGCGAAGAAAACTCTTGCATGTGGAAATACAGAGAATCTTTTCGCTTTTCGTGTCTTTGGAAGCATTCTCGCTTTTACTATAGGTGACGTTTGAGCCGCCAAAAGAGAACGCCCGACCTTTTCAGGTACGGGCGCTGAGTATTTTCGCCGGTTTTCTCTTTTCTCGCCTCTCCGATTACTCGCAAGGTGTAAAAAGCATCTCTGCCTTTTACAAGACCGTACAGGTCTCGGTAGCCTGGTTATAGGAACTTATACAACTCTTCTGTGTCTCAAAGCTCTAAAGAAGGGATAGCCGTCATTCGTCATGAGGCCCGGCTTAATTACTAAGCCAGGATTTTCTTCTTTCATCTTCTTCATCAAAAGAGTCCCAACACCCTGCCTTCGGTATTTTGGAACAACCTCAATCATGCTAATATGCAACTCATTGTCAAATATGTTGTAGCTCAGTTGTCCAACAAGATCTTTCGTTTGTGTATCGTAGGCTCGTATAACCATGTCCGATTGCCCATGATGATACCCGATACACTCTGAATCCTCAACCTCTATATTACTCTTGATAGGCTCTGTGTTTCTCTGGGTCTCGTCCGGCGAAAACTCGCTTGCTAGTTTGCACAAATCGTACCAGCCGCTTGCTCTTCGTTTCGTTTTTCCCTTGAGCGCTTCCTTCTTTTTACGAGCAATCCCCTCAAGAGTCCAAAGTATCGTCGGGTAGTGAGACCTTTCTTGTTTCTTGTTGAAGTATTTACTTATCCATCTTGGTATTCTGATTTGAGTTTGCATAAGAAGTTTTTCAACATCTTCTATAACAGCGTCGTCAAGGCAATACGGAAGGTTCTCTTGTCGATGAGAGTCGGCTGCTTCGTCTTGGATCTTCTGCCTTTCGTCTTCCCAATCGCTGACCGCTTTTTGATACTCTTCAGGATCTTCAAAATCATCTTCCTGAGGTTCGTCTGGAAACTCTAAGTAAGAATCATCATAGTAATCAAAGAATTTCTCGTCGTTTTCTTGCCTCTTTTCATATATTTGCGCAATCTGAAACTGAGCGTCAAGAACCTGAGCCATGAACCTCTTTTGATTTTTCTCGTCAAGCTGATCAAAGCTCTTAAGCTTGCTGTAATCAAACTCTTTAGCTTGACTCATATTGTAATAAGCTTTTTCAATAGTTTTCTGCTCAACAGCTTGCGGACTCGTATATCTTTCCCATCCTTGCCATTTATCTTTGAGAGCTTGATTTGTCTCTCTTTGAACTGCTGCCGCCGCCTCTGGTATATAGTCTTTGAGGTATATCTTTTTGTTCTCAGGCGACATCCTATCGAACTGTTCTTTCTTCATGACGCTATGCTTTGCAGACCTATGCGCCCAATTCAGCGCCATTGCTTTCATTTCTTTTTCGTTAATAAGACCTTGATTGAGTTTTTGTATATCAGAATCAACAGCGGCTCTGGCTAATACTTTCGAGACATGATGCGTTTGATATCCGCCGTCATTGCGGTATCCTCGATCATTATTGAGTTTATTGTAAACAGCTTCGTATGCGTCTTGATATTCCCATTTTGTTAGAGATACTGGTAGGCCATAACCCTCCGCTCCCTTATATATGGCTCTTTCAAGATCGTCGTCCATGCTTCCGTAGCTAAGATCGCTATAATCAAAGTCGTCCATACCCTCAATAGCAGCGCCTTTGAGAGTTCTCATCCATTCGCCAATCATTGCTTTTAGATTGTCGCTTGGATCGGCATTTCCTGTTTTAGGACCGTTGCCGTAAATTTGTCTAAACGTCCAACTATTAGGGCTAACCTCCATTGTTACATAAGGCATGTTAGAAGGGTCTCGAAGCGAAAAAATTCTAGTATTACCCTTCATAACGTCATCGCAATAGCTTCCGACGCAATGACCCATCTTACCGCCTTCGGTTCTTAGGTTGTTTTTTGTTACAACTTGCTTGATTGTCCAACCGGCCCAATCAGGCCTACTCCATTGAGGACCAAATACAACGTCTTCTCTTTTCTCGCCGTAATACTCAAGCCCCTCGCCTTCTCCAGAAATAACATCATGCCAGTTTTCAGCAAACTGATCTGCTTGGTCAAGAGTTAGTCCGGCAAGGTTGGTGTTTGCATTTGTAACGCCGTATTCATTGATAACGATGGCTTTTTCTTCTGGCGTCTGAGCGGCTTGAAAAGCTTGTCTCGCAGGAAGAACGCCTCTTACATACCAGTCAAATATACTCTGAGCAATATCTGGAATCAGAGTAAAGTTGACATTTCCTCGCCCAGGAATTGAATATCCGTCGCCAGTTAGAGCCATACCGTCAGGCTTCTTTTTGATCTGATACTCATTTCTTGCTTTTCTTAGAGATACAAGTAACCACTTTTGAAACTCAAGGTTCTGAAACCTATTGGCAAGCTGAAGCTCTTGAGGAGTGTTTGGGTTTTGCTGAGGTTGCTGGTTCTGCGGTCTAATCTTGTCCATAAGCAAAGCTGACGGAGTTTGAGGAAACTTGCGCAGATAACCAATAACTTGTTGCTTTAGTTCTGGATTCGTTATCGTTGTAACAAAACTTACCGTTTCTTCAGGAACTCCAATTCGCGCAAGAAAAGCTTCAACAGAGTTGTCGCCTGCTGCGGATTCTTTTATGATTTGACCATAATACCAGTTCATATTCTAAAATTCGTACTTTTACAATCAAAACCTTCAAAACTCTCTTATTACAATATCGTTTCCAAAAGTCTGATGAATATTGTTCTTACAAACTTCTTTCATTCTTTTGCAATACATTTCTCTAGCGGCATTCATGGGCATGAGATTTCGATTAAAACAAGCATCGCAAGCGGTTAGGCTCGCCATTCTTTTGCAAGTATCAACCCTTCCTTTGTAAATATAATCGTCTGATAAATCGCCTTCGACCTTCCATGTACCATGATTGTTTACCAGGTCTGTTTCTTTTGTATGCCTGAAAGAACCATTCCTGTAAAAGAACCAAAGATAGTTACAGCCATACTCGCCTTTTTCAAAACCAGAATGACCAATGTTTAAGTAATTGTCGTCTAGGTCATAAACTTGTTCATTTTGAGCTTTCTTGTACCAATTTGTATTAGAAGCATTTTTGGCGGTTATTCCAAAGTTCTTTTCATAATAGGTTGGAACCGCTTTGTCTTTATCATTTAGTATGTAGGGTTCCATTTCAGGCCATCTCGCCTTCATAATAACTACAGCATACTGACCAGCGGCCCAGCCATTTTTATGCTCCATGATTTTCTGTTCAAGTTCAGGCCATCTTTGCTTTACTGCGTCTCTTGCGTAATAAAGAGCTTCAGATAGTCCTCCCCATTTGTCATTAAGGAGTTTTGGTTCAATTTCTGGCCATCTTCCCTTAATAACCTCTTTTGCATATTGGTACATATCCCATATTTTGTTGCTTTGAATAATAGCTCTTTCAAGTTCAACCCATCTAAAATTACAATTCTTGGCATAATCTATGGCATATTCAAAATCATAACTCTCTTGACCAACCTTAAGTAGATAGTCTTCAAATCTCTTTTCTGCTCTTCTATTACCATTTAGATGCCAAAGATAACTAACAACTTCTTCTGCGCGACGAGGATTCTCAAACATCGCAGCTTCATACTCGGGCCAAGTTGAATAGTCGCCATTTCCAGGTTTGCCCTCTCCAAAGTTATAACTTGAATATCTGTCTTTCCAATAATCATGAGCATATGTTGAGTTTATAACCTGAGCTTCGTGCCTCTCTTCTGTCCAACGAAGGCCTCCAGAAAGGACCGCTTCCATGTACTCTTCTATGCGAGAACCATTGATAACGCCATAGTTCTTGAGCATCTTTTTATCAGACAAGATTGGCTTGAATATGATTCTTTCCTCAACAGCTTTAAGTCTTCCAAAGTCTCTTGCATACTCAAGTATATCATTAAAGAGGTAAGAGGGAAAATCTCCGTCGTTTTCTTGAAGTTCTTTTTCAAAGTAGTTTGCAAAATCTTCAGCAGCACCGTCATAAAATACGTTCTTAGCATAGTTGCCAAAGAAGTCTTCGTCTTTAATGTGACCAAGCTGAACAAGCTTTTTGAGAACTTCAATAAAAGATTGCGGAGGCTGGTCTATGGACTTATCAAGAATGTCCATTACTTGATCTAGGTCTTTTGTTGTTTGAGCATACTTCTGCCACTTGCCGCCTTCATTATGTAAAAACAAGAACAAAGGACCGCTCTTCAAATACATTTGTGCATTTTCAAGACCGTCATTATCAGCATTAGTACACCACTTTGTTCCTTTGCCAAGCTCGCAAACAGCCTCAGGCGTTGTCATCTCAATAACACGCCATTCGTTGTCTCTGTAAACCTCTCTGCTGCCTTGCATCTTTACGTTCTTGGCAACCTGTCTTTTGCTTTCTTCATTAACACCAGTAACCCTACTAACAGCTTCTTCAAGATCTCCAAGAGAAGGGTACTGCTGTATATTCTTTAGCTCAAACTTGTTGTTTTGCTGCGTAAAAACAGACAAAGCTCTTGTTAGTCTACCAAGGTCTTCTGGAAGTCTTATTACGCCACGATGTAGCCATGCATATACAGGAAACAAGAAGCGATTCGGTATTTTGCCTTGAACTTCATGCAAAAATCCCTTATATCTGTTGAGATGAAACTCAAGCCTTGAGGCTCCTTTTTCATTTGTAAGTTTCGATAACTCAACAGCCGTTCCTCGGTCCCAGTTATTCAATGACATTAAATAGGCTTGAGCGCCTTGGCTAAAACCTAAGGCTTGAAGATTGAGATCAGCTATGCGAAGAAACCAACTCACCTTTTCTTTTTCCTTTTCTTCTTGGTACTCTTTGCCTTGACATACCAACCAGCCTTAGAAGAAGCCTCTCTTCTTTCTTTCTTTTCTTCCTTGCTTGGAGCAAGAACATGCAAACCCTTCATCGCTCTTGTATATGCGACATACTTAGCATTTTCTTCTTGCAAAAGCTCTTCTGGCGTTTTGGCTTTAGGATGAGGAAAGAGATTCGGTTCAAGAATAAAGACTCTATCAAACTCCAAACCCTTAGACCTATGCGCAGAAGTAAGAGTTACATAGGATAGAGGGTCTTTCTTCTTCAAAGCCTCTGCTTCTTCCGCATTATCCATATTGACGCCAGCAAACTTTTTCTTGATATAGTCAATAAAGCCCGTGCTGTCGTCAACTCTCATATTCAACTGAGGGTCTCTATAGCCAGAAGCCGCTAAATACTCAATAACATTACTCAAGGCTTCGGTTGTTGCCTTCATATCCTTGAGTTCTGACTCTCTTGCAATCTTGCCCTTCCAAGCTGTTTCTCTTTCGCTAAGGAAGTTGTTGATCGTTTCGCCAAGAACTCGTATAGGAACCTTCTTCGCCATTCTGCCCTTGCCCGTTATCTTTTCGATATGGTCAACAAGCTCTTTTGAGAAGTCTCTACCAATGATGACAAACTCAACATTGTTCTTCATAAGCTCAAGAGCAGTCTTTACAAGAGGAGAGTTCGTTCTTGCAATAAACGCTGTTTGTTCCGCAAGCCTATTTCTTTGCCTCTTCTCGTTGAAGATATCGCCCATAGCTTCTTCAACCTTGCGGCCTTCGGTTACTTGACCGTCAAAGTCCCTACCAGCCTGAAGATTCTTAACATGGGTCTTTTCATTGACGTACTTGATAATGGCTCTTCCGCTTCTGTAGTTAACAGGAAGTTCATGAGGAACATTACCGTTCGGAGCCTGACCAAGAACGCCTTGAACCTTCTGGAAAGCTTGAGCGTCAGCGCCTCTAAACATATAGATAGCTTGATTTGGGTCGCCTACCGCAATAACCCTCGCGCCTGCCTGAGATAACTTCTGCAACATAATCGTTTGACAAGTATTGAAGTCTTGAACTTCGTCAGCCAAAACAACGTCAAAATGAGGCCACTTTACGTCGTTGATCGCAGAATACCATAACGTATCGTCATGGTCTCTCATAGAGTTAAGCTCTGGTGTTGGCGCATTTCCGGGCAAGCAATAATGCAACAAGTCAAGAGCCTTGTCTATAATCTGAGGCGCATAGTTGACGCCCGCTGCGTTTGGTTGCTTATCCTTATTAGGAGATAAGTCTGTGTCAATATTGTACTGACGGATAATCTCTGTCATTTGCTGAGCAGCATTTTGCGACTGAGGATGAACCGCAAACGCCTTACTCAAAGAAGCAAGTTGCTTGATTGTTTGCTTTGCAACGTATTTTACAGATTGAGGGAACGTGTTGTCCCTTTCCATCATGTGGTCAAGAATCTGAGTAATACGCTCGCCAAAGTTGTTCCATAAATCTGTATGCTGAATCATGTTAAGTTCAGAGCTTCGACCTAGAACTTGTCCAAGGAAGCTGTGGCTTGTCTTAACTTCAACACCGTTCGGGAACTTACCCTTGCCCGTAGAAGCTTCAACTTGGTTCTTCTTGTTGAAAACCAAGTATAGCCACTTTTCGCCAGGCGGCTTAAAGCTTGCCAAGTGACGAAGCATGGTCGTCTTACCAGACCCGGCAAGAGCGTTGATCATAATGCTCTGAGGCGTATTAAGGAATGAGTTCTCAATATCTTTTTGTTGAGGACTGATTCTGTTGGCTGGAATTCGGCCAGGAGCTTCGGGTTGTTGCTGTTCAGCTTCTTGAGCTTTAGGATTGAGTTGATGATACTTGTTAAAAAGAACCGCAGGATTTGTGCCTGAAACCTTTTGACCGTTTTCTTCAACTGACTTAATAGTTTTCGCAACTTCAGCGTTTGGGATTGTTCCAAAGTCGCCATTTTCTGTTTGATAGTCCCATCCCGTCGCTCCCTTAGCGGCAACAACAGGCTCGCCAGTTGCAATCATTGTTGCAAGAATCCATGTTCTTTGTTTTTCAGGCTGCGGCATAGCAGCCTGCGGCGGACGAGGCTGGGGAGCTTGAGGTTGTCTGTTCTGAGGAGCGGCAGGAGCTTCATTAAGCTTCCTTACTCCTTTGCATTGCGGATATTTGCTGCATCCAAAAAACTCACCATACGGTCCCTTCCTCTTCGCCATCGGAGAACCGCATAACGGGCATGGGCCGTTCGCCTTCTTCTTCATATTGCTCGCTTTCTTTAACCAATCCATCCGCTAAACCCCTTCTCGTCGAACGCCGCCATGCTCGCACGAAAAAATTTCCCAGAGGTATAATGCTTAATTTTTTCACACTTTCCCTCTAAATCGCTTGTCGTTCCTCATCCATGCCGGTATATAAGCTCCAGGATTCCTCTCCAACTCTTTTAGCTTCTCAGCCGTCATGCGCTCTTGCTCCGCTGTCCATCCCCCAACCTGCTGACCAACCTCCAAGTTATGCCTTATGTCCGCTGGCTTTCCTATCGAAGCGTCCATGCTGTCGAACTTCTCAACGCCCTTGCAGTATTGCATTGGAATGTCGCCAACCGTCGTCACAACCGTACCAACCCGACCTTCTATTAAATTTCGCGGAAGTACAAAAGAAAGGATTACCGTTTCGTCGCCCTCAAAGAACTGCTTCCCAAACGCCTTCGCTAGCTCTTTGTTCGTCGTAAGGTTCGGTACGTCCGATTTCCTCAAAACGCCAGACTTCTTCATTAAAAGATAGTTCTCACGGCTGGTGCCATGATACAAAGTTACAAAGGTCTCGTTAGCGGCCTTATACCACATGATACTATAGTATCGAAATATAAACGGCCTTTCCTTTCTCAACAATCAAGGATTAGAGTATAGTTTTTCGATACATAGTAGTATGAACTGGTACTCTAGAGCAAAGTTTGCAGCAACGCCTATATGGAACGTCCAATATAGCAGAGACTCCATATCCAGCATGCTTTACGCCCTCTATGAACTTACTTATAAATACCAATACTTACAACACCATAACTTTCAAGGCTACCCAAAGAGACTTGAAAATATCCTCAAACAAATAGAAAACTCCGCAAGAACTGTTATCGCAGACTTTGTGGATATACTCGTTCCAGTCTTCGAAAACTGGCTTTCGGGTCACGCCCTCCTTACCCCTCGAACTTGGGCAACAAAAAGAGTACAAGAATGGTATGAAATCGAAGGAGGCAGTCCCGCTTCCCTCGCTAGTATGATCGTGGGCGAATGTAATATTCAAAGAGAAAGACGAAACTTTAACATATCACCAGAGCTTCATAGACTTGACGAACCTATAAAGAACGGTCAAGCTCGTGTACTCAGTAGATTGTTTGAAACCGCAAAGCTTGAACTTATAGAAGGTGACATGGAAAACGCTCTCTACGAAAAAAGACAAGAAGAAGAGGAAGTAGACGAAGAGCAGCTAGAAGCAGAAATAAAACAACGCTATGAAGAAATGCCATTCTCTGAATATCTTAGTACCTTTTATAATGACGACCTAGGAGATTTTCTTGAGATGGCTTCTCAGTTTTATGACCTTGAAGAGATTTACGTAGAGTTTGCTCAGTTCTTATGCTTCCCTATTTGGTACGGCTTCTGGAAGCCCCAAGGTATAGACCAAACAAGACAAAGAATAGAGAATGCCTATAACATGCTCAAGAGCGTTGAGAGTCAGCCTATCGGTCAGGCCCTCGCTACAATCAATATTGTTATCAACTCCGCCCACCAAACCGGAGATATGCTCGATTATATAGCTGACGTTACTCAAGACACAAAAGGCGAGATTCGTCGAGCAATGGACCTTCTTAGTAATGCTACCGAGTTTGAGGAGTGGGACTTGGACCTTCGAGAGGTTGGATTGCAGTTGCCGCCAAAGCAGTCCCCAATGGCTATACAAAATACACAAAAACCCAACCAAGTTGGGCTTCCTCCTGTTGCGCGAAATCTTATGTTCGAGCCGCCTAAAGAGGTCTGACGCTCTAAAGTATTAGAGAGGTCTGACGCTCTCAAGCCTTGCTTTGCTTACCCTTACCTCGCCGCCATTCGCAGAATCGCCTCCTGATACTATATCAGCTTCTTCATACGAATAGGTGAGCAAAAGCTCTTGCCCGTCCGTCATATTACTGTAATAGTCTATAACGAACTGTTCTGTCGTTCCTAAGAAAGTATCGCCAACGACGCTGCCAATGGTAAGGTTGTATTGGAGGTTGCGGTTGGCTAGAGAATAAGCCTTGCCGTTGGCAAAGCCAACGACCTTAAACCCTGTTCTTCTATTTTGCGCGAATTTATACCACATTGCGATTCTTGTACTCTCTGCCAAGCCATCTCAAAGCTGCGGGTAACTGTTTAGGCCATACATACCTATATAGCTCGCTCTTCATAACTTGTACACTCTTATTACCAAAACCTCTTATCAAAGCTTTCTTCGCTTCGTCAAAAGTCCATCTTCCGCCATACCTATCAACAAAGCTCTGTACAAACTTGTTAGGGTCAAACTCCTCGTCTACCCTAAATACCCTTCTTGAAGCCAAGGTCGATTCATGATTACTGTTACCCTTGAACTCGTAACCCTTGTTGCTTGCCAAGAACTGTTGTCTTGATACGTTAGATAGCTGACCGTTGCGGTTGTCTCTTAGCCATACCCTGATAATGCGGTTCGGATTCAAGTGTCCAACGAATAAAGCTTGGCTCTCGCCAAATCCTAATAGCGTATTCGCAAGCTCAGGTCTTTCGCTCTGAGCGATGGGCGGAATATTACGGTCTACCGCTCGTTGCCTTGCTCGAACTCTTTCTTCTTCTCTTTTGGCTTTGCTGTTGCCAAAGTATTGAGCCATCTCACCTTGAACGGTATAAGAACCGCCTGGCCAAACAGGAGCCTCAAGCTCGCTCATGTTCGCATGAAACTCGACTATCCAAGCTCCAAACTCCGAAGCTTTCTTTGGGTCTGTTGTTACAAATAATCCTGTAGGATTGTTGTCGGCTTCATATGAGTAAACCCTGCCAACTCTTGACTTGCCAGATAATCCGTAACGACATGCGGCTATGGCGTCCTCCAAATCCCTAAAACCATGAAAGACCCTTATTACGTCGTTGGTCTTTAGGGTTGGTCTTTCTTCAGGACTTCTACCAGGAGGTAAAGTAAGCCTGTCTGCAAACTTAGCAAGATCATACCAACTCATGCAGGCCGTCCTTCCCTCATAATCTTCTGAACGAAGTTCATGACTTGAGAGTTTGGAGGCATGCTCTTGAGTTTGTTGTATTCTTCGTGAGAGCCTATCCAATACCATATAAACTGAGATTGAAACTTAACAGCTAATGCTCTGTAACGACCGCCAACCTGAGCAGACCAAACTTCTAGCTTTCCCCTATTTTCGGGTAATGGTTTAATGCCGACTTGTTGAGGATTGGAAAGAAGCGTTTGATATTTTTGAGAGGCTAGCTGTTGAACTTGAACTGGCAACAAGGATAGCGAGTCTCTGAAGCTCTTGGTATGCCAATGCCCAGTATCGAATCCGGCTTCTACAAGCCTACAATAGTTTTCAGAGATTATAAGTTTCAAAGTATTAGACCTTTGGCGGTTCTTGGTTTGTAAGCCAAGGAGTATTATTGTCTTTTGGAGGTAGTATACCCTTGTGTCCGGCTTGACCTTTCTGAGCTAATAGAGCTTGTAAGCTCTTCTTGTCATGATTGCCAACGCCTTGACGAGGAGGATAACCTGCGTCAATCCACATGTTGACGGTTGAACGGTCTGTGTCGTATGGGCTTATATCAGGATAAAGAGTTTTACCTTCAGGGGTTACAACAGTATGATAAGCTTTGGCAACCTCTGGAACGCCCCTGTGGTCCCTTTCAATGTCAATTTCTATCTTACAAGTATGACCCTTGTAACTCCATGCGTCGTCATGCATAGCTTTCTTATAAGATTTTGTTTGTATATTCTTCATTGTTCGTTTTCCTCTCTTCTCATAGATACTATCGAACAATGAGGTATCCTTTCGTTGCGCGAAATTTTAGAGTTATGAGAAGTAGCAGTTTAAGAAATCAAAGATATCCTGAACGCCAATGTTTCCGTCATTATTGAAATCCCCGCTACCGCTAAAGTAGCTATTAAGAAAACTAAACAACCCTTCTAAGGTTCTTGAGGACTCGCAGCAAGAGTAGTTCTGAACGCAAATCCAAGTTCTCCTATTCCTTGTTACAGACTCTATCGAGCATGGACTGAACGCCTCAAGAACAACTCCGTTTGAGGTTGTATCCATAAGATAGCCAATGTAAGCAGGAGAACAAGAATCGTCATGACCCGCTCCTAAGGTATGAGCTAACTCATGAGCCGTTACCCTCCCTAAAATGAGAGAGTCGTTTGTGGCTATACCGTTCACAACGCATACTCCAGGTCCGCAGGCTCCTCCTAAGAAAGAGAAACCTCCTAAAGACGTATTCGTTACTCTGCCGGAAATTAACACAACACTTCCAGGTCTATACTGATTGTATAAAGCCGTATTGCTCCACTTTGCTATCATCTCTGTTAGAAAGCCTGTTGTCGTTGGAGGCATACCGTAACCGTCATTATTGGTTGTATTAATCACCACTCCCGCATTTACTATATCAAGAGCAAAGTCCCTCAAATAGATTGGTCTCATGTAAGCTAAAGACTGTTGCACAAAGGACATACAAGCAACGCTTCCCCTGCTTTGGTAGTATTGATAGTCAAACTCAAATACAACCCTGTACGGTATGACTTGATTACAAGTATATGTAGGAGGCGGAGGTATGCCGCCAAATGCATAGCTTATTGTAGCCAAGACTGCGATTATCGTGTTTCTTATACAAAAGTACATACCATCAACTCCCAAACCAACAACTGAGGAACTCAAAGATATCGCCTACGTCAACCTGAAGGTCATTGTCATAGTCTGCTGCTAAAGATTGACAAAAGTAACAGTTTAAGTATCTAAACAAGTCTTCAACGTCGCAAGTTCCAGAACCGTCAAAGTCTCCTTTATAAACTGGAGAGCTATCGTCGTATATTTCTAATATAAGATCTCCCAAATGGTCATAACCTATTTGCGTTGGAACTGTTGGCGTTGCTGTTCTTACAAGATTTACTATTGAGGTTTTAATCTTTGTGTTTGCTCCGTAGAGCGAAGATAGGTCAAATATGTCAGAGCCTTCTGTATGATGAATGTCTGTCCTAAAGAACCATCCATGATTGTAGATATTAAAACGAGGGGTTACTGTTGGACCTCTGTACCATTCGTCATAACCAAATACGCCCCATGTCAAGGGTCTTGTTAGTTGCGACCCAGATACAATGGAGTTTCCATAATCTCCTAACATTTGATTAAAGAAGAATAATGGAGAAGGAACGGACCCCGCAGGAGAGCTTGGATATATACTTGGAAGCCTATAGTAGCTATACAAGTCCACCCACATAGAGTTGCTGTCGCAATACCAGTCTGTAAGCATAATCCATGTATGCGGTCCTGCTGCGCTGTTTGCGCTATCAACCCTTAGAAAAAGGTCGAGTATTCTGTCTCTTTGTCCGGGTTGAATAGGCCAAGCTCCAGCGCCATAGTCTGGAATAGACAGTTCTCTTCCGTTTGCGAACATTTGAATGTCGGTTCTGTAGCCGACGTTGTAGCATTGCCCCGTACTTATCTCCAACGGCAAAGCGTCTATTCTAAGCCTTGCGTTTCTGCATACAAGCTTGAAGTTACCAGAAGCGTGCTGAGGTAACGGCGGAACGTCTGCCGAAGCTACCGATACGCAAAATCCTAATATCAAACATGCTAAAGACTTTATACCCATAAGAGTTCTCCCTTTGTTATACTACTAGGGTTCTCTATGGGCGTAATCAGTCCTTTTCTCTATTCAATTTGAGCTTAAAGTTGGGGAAGCGTTTTGGCTGCTTGGAGAATTTAGCAGCTAGAATGGGGTAAGGTATCCCTCTGTGCGCGAATTTTAATTGACGGCATCATCTTGAAGCGGTTGCCCAATAATTCTTTTTTCTTGAAGTCTCTTTAGTTTATTAAGTATTGAGTTATAGAAGCCAACCCTCTCTCCTTCAGGTCTCATTGTGAGAGCATATCTCCAAACATATTGTTTTCTTTCTTCTTCATCCATTGAATCTAAAAAGTTCCAGAAACCTCCTCTTGCAGCCCATGAAGCCTTCATCTTTTGCGATAAGTTCTCAAGGTATTCTGGATCATCAAGATACTTTCTTCTCTTCGTCATTACATTTTCTGCGTACTCTGGATTCTGCCATTGTTCTCTTCTTAGGTTCGCGTTCGTTTCTGCAACATTCTTTGCAAATTCTGGATCTTCCCACATTTTCTTCATTTTGTCAGAATGAAGCTTTTGATATGCTGGGTCTTTCCATGTTTCTTTTCTTTTATTTGACTGCATTTTAGCATACTCTGGATCTTGCCAAAGAGCTTTTGATTGTTCCCGAGTTCTATTGGCGGCTTGTTCCCTAAATACAGGGTCTTGCATTTTGGTTCTCATAGATTCTCCTTTATCTCTTATTGCAATTCCTTTGCTTTCAAGAACCTTTCTTATCAATAAAAACGAAAAACCTAAAGCTTTTTCTATGTCATGTATGCTTTTGCCAGCATTATACATGCTAATGATCTGCTCTTGTATCTCATTTGGCACTTGCTTTCTTGTTTGACCGCCACCATGACTTGATTTGTTAACATTTTCTTCTTTTAGAACCTTTTCAATTGTGTAAAAGGAAACGCCAGTTTCCTGTCTTATCTTAGAAACATTTTTGGTTTCGTTGTACATTTGTACAATCTTATCCCTTGTTTCTTTCGGGATAACATTGGGAGGTCTTCCTTTATTTTGAGCAAGTATATACCACATGTTAGTAATTATTCGTCTAAAAGGCAAGGTATCCCTCTTGCGCGAATTTTAAGTGACGGCGTACCCTTTACTTAATGTTTCTTTTAACGTTAGGAATAGTATTTTTGAGTTTATTCATTATGTTATAGTAAGATCTTTTTGCTGGTGTTGGCCAGTTTTCAAAGCTAGCATTTTTTGGTAAATGATACTGCCGTATAATTATTCCTGCAACAATACCATCCTGAACGCTTTTGTCTTTTGAGGCAAGCCAGGCCCACCACTCGTCTCCTTTTCTTGGAGATACATCAATATCGTTTCTTACTAAGAATTTATGTATTAAGTTTGGAGAAACTTGTAATAAAGCAGCAATTTCTCTTATGCTCTTTCCTTCTTGGAATAGGTTGGTTATTTTTTGTTGTTCTTCTAAATTCCAATCTCTAGGAGTGTCTATTCTTCTTTGTATTTTAGCAGCTTCTAAAACTCTTTGTATTGCTTGTATGCTTTTCAAGTTAAAAGCAGTCGCTATCTCACTAAGGCTATACCCATCATTATACATTTGACAAATTTCTTCTTTTTGTTCGTTCGTAAAAACTATTGTTCTAGCGGTTTGGTAGTTAGTTCTTAGAGGAATGTTGTTTTGTATTAAAACCTTTGCAATACTCTGAGGGCTAACATTATACAATCTACTTAAGGAATCCATGCTAGCGCCATTTTTATACGAAATAATGATGTCTTTTATTTGTTCAGCCGTCCAGTCAATCGGTTTCTTGGGACTTCTCATTTGAACATTATTTTTATTCAAGATTGTCATAATCGTACTTTTACTAACGTTATAGTTATCTGCTATTTGTATAGCCGAATATCCAAGATGATAAAACTCAACAATGTCAGCAATATCTTGCGGAGATAAGTTTGTTCTTGGGCGAGTATTTTGTGCAATAATGTACCACATTATGTAATAGATTTCGTCAATATAAACAGAATTCCTTTCGGCGTGAATTGGATAAGGTATCCTTTTATTCCTGAATTTTAAGTGACGGTATACCCTTTGGGTTTATTATCCTATTAGGAAGAAAATCTTTCTTTCCAGTGATGAAGTGTATGACAATTCATGCAAAGAACGTCGCATTTATCTATTTCTTTTTGTATTGCTTCTGTGCTTTTCCCTCTTGTAGCCATTTTGCTTATTAAGCTTTCTTTTGTAGAGGGATCTCTATGATGAAAACAAAGAACTGCTGGATGACTTTCTCCGCATGTCTTGCAGGGATGAGCTAGCTTGTAATTCCAAACATATTCCATTGCTTTATATTTTCTTCGAGTTAGGTTTTTTTGAATATCTAGTTTTTTGTTTTTGCATACTTGTTCTGTTGTAGGAACTGTGCTTTTTAACTTATTTTGCCTCTTTTTGAAATAATAGTGCTGAGCATCAGTATACTTGTATTGCGTCTTCAAAAATGTTTGTTTCTCAAGTTCTTTGATTTCTGATAAGAGTTTTTCTTTTTCTTTTAGACGACTCTCATGTTGTTCTAGAAAAATAGATTCTTGTTTATCTCTAAGATTTTCTAGTTCTTTTCTTACTATTTCTTGCTCTAGTTTACGTTTTGCTTCGTTTTGTAGATTGATTTTCTGATTTTCTAATTCTATTAGCTCACTTTGTTCTTTTTGAGCCTTTTCAAGATTCTTTAATAGAAGATCATATCGTTGCTGATTTTCTTCGCTCATCCCTTCGAGAGATATCTTTTTGATTTCTCTTCTAATAGAACCAAGATGTTGTCCTAAGCGATATCTTTCTTTATTCTGAGACCGCCATTTTTTCTTGTATTCTTTTTGTCTTTGTTTATCTTTGTATGGCATATATTTCATTATCGTGTGTTTTACTGTTCTACGTTTCAATCTTCACGCTAATAGGAAAAGACCGTAGCTGAGTATACTCTAGGATACCTATGTGAAATATAGATATCTTACTTTTTGAGAGACGGCGGGCTGGGGGGTGGGGTATCCTTTCCAACAAAATTAAATCGTTATGAGTGAGGAGTCTTCCACTGCGCCGTTCTTAAATAGCAAACCCCAACCAACATGGCTGGGGTTGCTGAGACAATCAAATCTGTGTGAGTCTTTGGTGGTGGGAGTTTAGTTCTTCATGGCTCGCTCCTTTGTTAAGACCCTTCGTTCCGTTGTCTGACTCTGTTGTTCTTTGCGACCGAAGTTTAGTTACGGTCGATGGTCGTCTTCATGGGGCCTTGCCCTTCGAGGCTGAGGTAGCGGAGGGCCGCTGTGTCCTCTCCAGCCTCTCGGACGATTCGAGCGGCCTTGCGGCAAGCCTCTCTGCTGCCCTTGGCGACGAGGGCCTTGCCGTTGTTGTGGACCTTGAGGGCGACGGCCTTGGCGTCGTCGTAGGAGAGTTCGGGGTTGATGCGCTGAACGAGGGAGATGACGAATTCGAGGCTGTGGGTCTTGCTGTTCTTGAGGAAGGTTCGGAATGGCTTGCGAGCGGTTTTCATGGGCTGTCCTTTCTTCCTTACAAGCGACGGCAGGAAGTTTAGTTCCCCCGTTTCTTCTTCCGCTGCCTCTCCTTGCGGTTGTGCTTCTTCTCTTGCTGTTCGGCCCAGTTCTGGATGGCTTGAGCGTCTCGGTCTGCGTCGGTCTGATACTTCATGCGGTCCTTTCAGACGGCGATGATACACTCGCCAGTAATCTTATGGCGAGAGTGTCCGCCGAAGATGGTTTGGTTATTGACCATTTGAGCGTGTTCGCCGAACGTCTTGAGGCCATGCTCGATGAGGGCTGCGCCGACTTGAGCGGCGATTTGTTCGGCGTTGAGGGTTTGGGCGTTGACTTCGACGATTTCCAACAAGGTTCCGCTGGGGCGTTCGAGGTTCTGAATGTGGCGGATTTCAACTTTCATGGGTAAGAGTCCTTTCTTACCTTTCGGGTTCGGTTGAGAAGTTTAGTTCTTCCCGGCGACGGCTGCGAGGGTTTTGCGAAGTTTCTTGGGGATGTTCACTCGGGTCTTGTCGTTGCCGACGAAGCGGAGAATCTTGTCCACCATCTTCTGGGCCTTGTCGGGTCCAGCGACTCGGACGATATCCCCAACGTCGATATAAACACCGAGTTGGACGTTGGCTGACTTGCGAGGCTTGGACTTCTTGGGCTTGGTTGCGTTGCTCATGGCTTTCTCTCTTTCGCGAGAAGTTTAGTTCGCTCAATACTCCACCCAAACATTCCAATGGTCAATATCGAGGTAGTAGGAACAAAGGGTGGCGTTGCCGATTCGTTGCCTCTTGATGAGGGTTGGGAGTTCTTGGCACTTCTTTACATGGGCTGCGATAGCCTCTCTGACTTGGTTTTCTGGAGTTTCGGGCGGAAGCCTCAAGATCTCGTGCCAAGACCGCATGAGGTAGATGTTGATCCCGTTCGTCATAGTTCTTGGGTTTGCTTGGGAAGTTTAGTTACTTCTCCTTGACGATTCGGTAGCCCCAGGTCGGGACTTGCTGAATCACAAAGCCTTCGGCGACGTTGGGAAGCGGGAAGAATTCGCCCTGATACCACTTTCCCTCTCGTTCGCAGCCGCCGTTATAGCGGATTGCGCCGTACTTGGGAGGGATTGAGGTGGAGGAACCAATGTAGCCCTTGAATGGGTAAGGCGTTCCAAGACCGTCCTTAGCGACATGCTTGGCCTTCTTAGCGCAAGTCTTGGCGTCCCAGGTCTCGGCCTTGT